ATGGAAACGACAAAGCTTATATGCCTTTTGGCGATATGGCAGCACTGGAACGGAACAAAGGAGAAGTTCACGCAAGCCGACATGGAGATGCTGCACACCTCGGAAGCGATAGTATACCTGCAGGAAAAGGGCATGCTGACATCCAATGATGAAAGTCGCGTGGCCCCAACCCACCAGGGCGAGATGCTGTGCAGGCTGCTGACCAACATAGCGGACAATTTCCACAACTTCAAGTACAAATAGCCATGGAAGGAAACAGGAAGCAGAAGCTCGCGATACTTCTCGCGCTTTCCGACTGGACCGACCAGTCGGAAAACAGTTCGGCACCGCTCCCGTCGTACGGGGAATTCATAAACCTGCACGACGAGGCGCTCGTTAACGAATTGATAGACACCGACAAGATGTTCGCGGTACTGCCTGGAGCTAAGGGAGAATTGAGAATGCTGTGGAAGGGCATTGAAACCGTATTCGATGTAATGGCCCTGATTAAGGAAAAGTGATGGGACCGATAGAGCTCGCCAACTTCATAGAAGTGTATGAAATGGTGAAGAGGAACCAGCGGTACGGATACCCTACAGTATTCGAGGTTTCGCAGCGCATTGGCGAAAGGCCTTTCCTTGACATGATAGGAGCCAGGCTGATAACCATAGAGCACCCTAAGCTGATACTTTTCGAGAACTACGTAAGGGTATCGGAAGAGGGCGTCGCGCTGATGCTGAAGGTAGAGGACTTCATAGAGTGCCTCAAGGAACCGATAGCGGGGGTTAAGCCGAGCAGGAAGCGAAAGCCTATAACGGCGCAGGCCGCTGGATAACCATAACAGTTCATTTTATTAAGACACGCGATTTCATGATTGCGGTTTGTTTCTGAAGATTAGGGCCTTCGCGAAAGCGTTCGGCCCTTTTCGAGTTGAGAAACAAACGAATTAATCAATCAGCAAATGGACAATGAAAAATTGAAAAAACTGCGCCCAAACCAATTCTATTGGGATGACATGGAGGCTTCGCAGTTCAGGGGCTACCACGACCCGTCAGAGGAGGCGGTGGTTCCATGGCTGACGTTCGCGGAGACCATGCGCCTCATGGAACTGCTTGACAGGGAATGGGCCAAATACGAGGAACCGTTCAGGGTTCGCGGTAGGTTCGGCGGTGGCATGTCAGTGGTCTTCTACAGCGGAAACGGAACTGAGGACAGGCGCGAGCCTATTTCCATTAACGCCATACTCCACTACGACTGCCATGGCATAATGAAGCAGTGGGAGTGCGTCAACCAATAGTTAAACAAATCTAAAGACATGAACATACAACAGAAATTCGCCAAAACACAGATTATGACCCTCGAGGACATTCGGGAGTTCTTCGTGTGGCTCGAGGAAACCGCTATGGTGTCTTGGCACCCCGACGAGAGGTTCGAGAACTACGTAAACAACGAAACAGGCGAGCAGTCGTTCAGCGATGAGGACTGCGGTCAATACAACACTCTGATGAAGCAGTCCTTCGCCTTCTTCTCGCAGTACGGGTCGGAGGTGATAGGCGTGGACATATACTCATTCGCCATACATAACTCGAAGCTGCACCAGGCGCTTATGCAATTGGGCGACGCGAGCGGCAGAGACGGGGAGGGCGGTAGCGATGAGTAGTATGGCCGACGGCACACCGAAACGGGAGCTACGTCTGCTTGGCGACCACTTATCTAAAGAGCTTAATGACTCTGCTGATTTGGCTGTAGCCGTAGCCTCTGTTTACGAGGGCATGAGGCACATGAAGCACAGGACGGAAACCCAGGAAATGCGTCCAGCGGGCACTTGGACCGAAGATGAGCTTGAAAACATGTGCAACGAAATGTTTCAGATATTCGAAGACAAGGCTTATGTTGCTGATGTGATAATGATTGTCAGGATAATCAACCTTTACCTCCATGAGCAGTAGGTACCCGAAGCATCAGTACAGACTCGTCCTGTCAAAGATTTCACTGCTTTCCGTTTCATTCAGAGCGGAAGGCATATGGTTGCTTAAGATTGAAACGCTGAGAATAAGCAGGACAACAAGCATATCCTACGGCAAGTCAAGGGCGCTTTTGGGGCTAAGCAACAGGAACGACTGGGCAAACAAGACCACTTGGGATTTCCACATTCTCTTCAGAATACTCCAGCTCGAAAGGGTCAACAGGTCATTTGTTGACAGATAAGTAAAACAAGTAAGGCCTGAAGCGAATTCGCTTCAGGCCTTTAATCATTACCATCATTTATCAATATCTTTACAGTTCCATTCCAGTGGCGAATGTTTCCCACATATCGCCATCAGCGTTCAATATCAGTTGCTCATCCTCGTAGTTGAAGTCAATATCCTCGATTTCCCAATCCCCACTGTGCACATTCTCTTCGGTTATTACGGTACCTTCAATGGTCCTGTTCGGTCCGTCGTATGCTGTAAAGTCCCAATACATTTTCTTTTTGGTGTTCCTTAAAAGCGTTGATTTCGTCACATTGACGTTCCATCCGTTGCACAGGAATACGTAGTCCGCAGGTGTTGCGTTGGCCTCGGGTCCCCTGTCTTCAATGGAACCGTCCAGACCTTCATCTTCAGTCTCATCATCCGTTATTGGAGAGTACACCCCGCGGCGCACCCACTGTTGAAGCTCCTCTTCCGACATCCAACCAAAAGTCTTGATGTTCTTCGGCTCACCAACAGTTCCTATACCGTAGTCGTCAATACCGTTGATTTCAAGTATTTCGAGTTCTTTGTCGTTGCTATTGTTGTGGAATTTCTGTCCCACTTCGTATTCCAGTTCCTCTGCGTTCGGGTTCACCGCCCCGCCGAACCAGCTTGTGGTTACTGACCCGGTCAAATCGAACTTATCGCACTGACCGCTTGGCTGATTGCCCGGTTCAAAGCAGTCTGGTTCGTACATTACGCGCGCTATCATCCTTTTGCCGGTAACATCGTACAGAACACCAACGTGTCCGCACGCCTCAGCAAGTTCCTGAATATCAGTGTTGAACAGGCTGGTTATGTCCATTCCTGGATTGCTTGCGAACTGCATCAGAAGCAGAGAAAGGCAAGTCAGGTAATCCTTTCTGTCGGCAGCCAGCGAAAACGCTGCCTTCTGGTCCCACCCGTCAAAGAATATTCTCGCGGCGGTTCCGTGCTTTTCGGTTCCAACGAGTATATTCGACCTTAAGCGCCGAAGAAGTTTAATTACTGTTGGGTCTTGGTTACTTTCCATTATTTCTGTTTTTACAGTAGGTATATGTTGTAGTTTGTGGCTATCGCGTCCGCGAAGCTTATCGTCACGTTGTTGTTTGCCGTCCTTATCACCGGGTACACGAAGGTGCCGTCAATCTGCTTGACCTGGCACATCAGCTTCGAGGTGTCCCATGTCGGCTGGTTTGTCCTGGTCAGCACGAGCGTGTATGCGTCCGTGCGCATCAGCTTGTAGATGTTCTGTCCGATGTTGGTCAGCGTGAAGGTCCCTATGTTGGAAGTGGTCAGTATCGGTATGGTGTCCTTGCTCGAGCCAAGCGCGTCTATCACCTGCTGCACTATTGCGGACAGGTCTATCAGGGTGTAGAAGTACTTCACGAATGACGTGAGGTTGTTCAGGAACACCACTATGCCGGTGAAATTGCCGTCGAACAGCAGCAGGTTGGTCTTGAACGCCTGCGCGCTCTTCGAGGGGTTTACCGTGATGTCCGGAAGCTCGAGGAACTCCTCGATTTCCTCGGGGGTCTTTGGCGGTACTGTTACGTTGCTCATGTTAGTTTTTCAGCTTCTGTTTGGCAAGCTTCGCGCGCCAGTTGTACTTGTTGTAGTGCAGCTCGAGGGCGGCCTCGTCGGCCCCTGTCATGTCTATCTCCGCGGTCCTGAGGAACTCGCGCACTGACGCAACAAATCCGGGCCAGTCCTGTGTCTTTGCGTCATGCCACAACAGGCCGAACTGCGTGTCCACGCTTGAGAGCAGGTTGGCCATGGCGGCGCCGTTCTCGAAGTCGAACTGCTTGCCCTTGGTGTCAAGCACGTCCTCTATGGCGGCCTCTTCGTGGTTGTCCATTGACGCGTCGCTCTCGAAGAGAGGAGCCTCCATCCAGTGGCCGTACTGCTCGAAAAAGTTCTTCTTCTGCTGAGCGTCCAGCTTGGGGAACATGTCCATGATGCCCTTCTTATTGGCCTTGTTCAGGACGGACGGGCTGCTGTTGGGTGTCGGCTTGTAATCCAGCTCCAATGTCTCGCAGAGCCACTTGCGCATCTCGCCAGGCTCGCCGGTAGCGTCCTTCCATGATGTCGCATTGTCCGGGAAGTTCTTAAGGAAGTCCTTCAAATCCTTTTCGGTCAGGTGCGAGAAGTCCTCGCTCTCAAAGAGTTGCGTGTCCTGGTGCTCTTCGTATTTCCTTATATTCATGTCTTGTTCGTGTTAAATTGGTCAGGGGCCGTTAGGCTTATATACCCAACGACCCCTGTCCTGTATTGTGCGTTTTTTCCTACCTGAACAGTCCGGCGATGTCCTTGTCCAGCGGGTTGTCCTTTGAAATCTCGAACACGTCGCTCAGTCGCTTGCCGTCACTGAGCTGCCTGTTCAGCTCTGAGCCGTTGTCATGGTATATCTGGCGCAGCTCGTCGCGGTCCAGCTTCATCCCTATCTCCTCGCGGCTGTTGCTGAATTCGTTCAGTTTGGCGCCGTTGTCCTTCCAGTAGTGGTAAAGGAACTCGAAGCCTGCCTTCATTTTTGGGTTTTCGAGAACGGCCCACTTTATCTTGTTCAGCAGTACCGCTATGCGTCCGTCCTTGCCTGAAAGGGACGCCTGTGAGAACGTCTTCTGTATGCCGTCCGCGGCGTACATCGCCGCGAGCTCCTCGCCCATTTCGGCCTGGGTGTACGCGTTGTTTGCTTCCGAGCCCGGGGTGACGCCTACCTTCTGGCGCTTGTACTCCAGTCCGAAGTACATCATGAACAGTTTGCGGTCGTACTTGTCGAAAAGCTTCTTTTGGGTTATCGATTTTATGCCGGTCTTGGCATCCTTCTTGGTGGCGAACATGTTGAGCAGTTCGCTTATGGAAGACAGAAGGCGCTCGTACTCGATCTTGGCCTCCACGTGGTCGTCTACCTTCATGCTGTCCTTTATCGCGGAAGCCCAGATGTCCGCGCCGTCGCCGTCCTCGCCTCCAACTGTGGCGGTGTAGTCGGACTCTGAAACCATGTTCAATGGCTGCACGGTGTCGTCGTAGCCCGCGAGCATGTCGGACAGTATCTTCTTGTCCATGTCCTCGAACTCGGGGTTGTATTTGACGAAGTTCTCGATTTTCTTCTTGTTCATGGTGTCCATTGTCGCGAGGCTGGACCCCGAAATGGTGCCGGACCCCTTAAGCTCAAGGAGGCCCCTCTGCACCGCTCCCGCTATGTAGGAGTTCGCGAACCCCTTGAATGACAGGGCGCTGTCAGACATCTTCTGGATAGAATACCATTTGTTGATTGCCACGGTGAGCCCCAGCAGGCCGTAGCTTATCGCGTCGGGCATCTTTGACTGCTGTCCGAGCTTGCTGCACAGGTTGTAGCAGATTGACTTTACCAACGGGATGTTGGCTGATGCTATTATCTCGCGGGGAGCGTCGCCCTCCTCGTCTGGGGAGGCGAAATCGAATATCTCGAATACCAGGTCTGTTAAGTTCGTTCCCTGAGCGATGTTCTCGCGGACGGACGCCACCTTCATCTTGTTCTCCGAAAGCTTGTCCTTGAGGTGCTGGGTGTCCTCGAGAACGCGCTTGAGCTCCTGAAGTATCTTGTTCGCGTTCATCTCCATGACCTCACCGGCGTGGCAGTCGATTATCTCGCCTATCTTTCCGCAGTAGTCGTAGTAGTCCTGCTCAAGCTCAGAGGCTATGACGAGCTTCTTGTTGCTGTCCAGTATCGTGTCAAGGTCCTCTATTGCCGTGCCGGCCACTCCGTTGTGGAGCTCGATGTCCTTGCGGAACTGCGTCACGCGCGCCGCGAGGATGTTGGGTGTCTTCGACTTGATTTCCTCCACGAGGTCCTTCTGCTCCTTTAGCAGTCCCTGAAGCTCTTCGGAGTTCTTGAACTTCTCATAGAGCTCCTCGCGCTTCTTCTCGTTGCCGCTGTCGTTGCCCGTCTTGAAGATGCTGCGTATGCGCGTTCTCTTTTCCGATAGTTCCAGAAGCAGTGTTTCGCATTTGTCCAACCCCTCCTTGTTGCCGCTCTTTTTGTACTGTTCGCGCTCGGCCTTAATGGTCTCTATCTGGCTTTGCAGTATCTGGAACTGTGGCGCCTTCTTCATGTAGTAGTTGAGCTTGGAGTTGGCGTCGCTCATGAGCCTGTCTGCGGACGTTCGGTCAGGGTCCAGCTTGCCTCGAGCTGCTTCCTTGGCGTCTTCGTCTTTCTTCTTGTTTCTCAGGGCCACCGCGGCCTCTTTTGCTTCGGACCGGGCGAGCTCCTCTTCCAGGGTTGGTACGTTGTTCATTTCAGGATTGGTTTGTTTTTAAGTGTTAGTTAGCATTTATTTATTATACTGTAATATAGGCAAAAATCCGCTTAATATGCAATTTATTTGAAAATGTTGCAATAGGATTGCTTCTTGCCAATCCTGAAATGAATGCCTTTACTGTACTGTCCTGTATCTATTACGCCACATTTCCGAAGCCGAGTGGAACCGCATTGGAGGCGGCGGTGTCGTAGTTCGCCGTGTTGTTGTCCTGTTGCGGTATGCTCACGGCAGCGCTAAGTGACTGCACGCCGTTCACGACCGTGTCCGTAACCACCTGCACGTCCTGCGCAACGAAGTCGAAGGTCTCCTTTAGGGTCTCCTTTATTGAGGCGTCGTCAAAGCCCATGAACTTGCGCGAGTGTGTCGCTATTTTGGTGCTGTTGGTCTGCTTGCTGACCGTGAGCGGGTTGTAGTATATCCGCTGCTTGCCCATATTGAACATCGTCTCAATGCCGGCCTTGTCCTTGGGCATTCCGGGCTTGAGCTTCACCTTTACCATCAGCTTGGTTGGGAAGTCGCCGTACCCGAGCGCGTCGGTCGGGAAGCTGATGTCGGTCCCGGTGCATATGAGGTTGCCTATGCACATTATGGGGTTGTCCGGATTGCCTATCATTAGGTGCCATCCGCCAACGGGCTCGCCGCTGAGCAGCGAGTTCATTACCAGTATGGATGGACGCCCAACCTTGTCCAGGAGCTTGCCGAGCGCGAAGTTGAGTCCGGACTGCATGGCGGACTTTAGAGCCTCAATGGCCGTACCGCCGTTCTTGAAGCCGGAGAGGGCGCTCTTCAGCTCCCCGTAGCCCTTTGTCAGGAAGTCGTCGGTCGTCTCGGGGCTTAGGAACCGGAACTTCTCAAGGAACTTGGAAGGGCGCTCGCCCACCCAGTACCGCGAGCCGGGCCAGAACTTGGCGTTGTTGTATGTGACCGCGAGCACGTTGGCGATGATGTCCTTGAAAGCGAACTCGCCGGTCCTGCCGCCTATTGAGCGCATCTCGTACTCGAAGGTGACGTCGAATTCCTTGTTGAACTCCAGGCCCACGTCGCGTATGTGCGTCATGTTCAGAGAGTCGACCGGCCCGAAAACCTTGTTTTGGTCGTGCTTGGGGTCGTAGTTCATGGCGTTCTCGCCCTTCAGGGTCTGAGACGAAAGAGAAGGGTCTATTATCGCCATGGTCTTGGCCATCCAGCCGGTGAACCCGGACTGCGGGCCTATGGCGCTCCCCTGCTCCATGTCCGCGGTCAGCTCCTTCCACTTCATGCTGTAGGAGAACGCCAGCAGGTCCTCAAGCTTGTTTACGTCCTGGTCGAAGTACGTGACCATCCTCGCTATATCGGGCTCTGCCTGGTTGAACTTGTCGTATATGTTGTCCGTGCACGGGTAAGGGAACCGGCGCAGCGTGACCATCTTGTTTATCGGGAAGCCGAGGTTCTTGGTGTACAGGAAGTCGTCAATCTCGTACTGCACGGCGCCCTTGTTCTCATCGGATGAGCGGCACAGGTCGGTGAACGTCTTCGGCACGAAGCGCTCGTCATTGTTCTTGTTGTAGTCCGTGTCTGCGGCCGGGTAATTGTTGGCCAGTTTTATCAGGTGCAGCTTGTTAGCAAGGGACCCGTAAACGTCCCCCTTGTTTATCAGGTCCTTGTTCGCGCCCTTCGGCACCGCTATGTTCCCAGTCGATTTGACGTAGGGCACCTGTTCGACGTTGTCCGCTCTTGTCTTTGCCATACCTATCTATTCTATTCGTTGGTTATGATTTCCTCCATTTCAGCCATCATGCGCCGCGTGTCCTCGTACACGGTTATGGTGTACTCCCTGCGCAGCTTCAGCACGGCCTCGACCGTCTTCCGCACGAAAAAGCACTCCACCTTGAAGAAGTTCTCGGCGAGGAACGCCTCTGAAGTGTTCTCAGTTATGTGGTACAGCCTGGGTATCTTCTTTTCCTTGTCGTCTGGGCGGTTAACCATGAAGTACTCCCTGCCCCACACGTACCTGGCGCAGAAGGCCGGGGTCTCGCACACCTCATCGAGCCTGATGCAGTACAGCTTGTTGAGGCCGTCAGTGAACCAGTCCCTTACAACGGTTCCGCGCCCTATGCACATTATGTGGTAGTTGTCCGCTGAATTGAACAGGAACCAGCACTCGTCGCCCTCCTCCAGTATCGGATTGTCGTCCCTGTACAGGTTTATGTACGTGTCGTTCACGTAGCCGAAGCCCCTGTCCGCGCTCCTCTCGGCGGCCAAATCCTTGTCGCTCAGCATCAGCCTATGTATTTCTTGAGTATCTGGGCAGTCTTCTGCTCGAGAGTGGAAATCTCCTCTGATATTTCGGTTATGTCAGTAATTTCAAGCGTTTCGTCTATTGCCTGCTGAATGGGCTCTTCTGTCAGTGGTTTGGGCATTTCAGCCTCCATATTCCTGTCAAGCACTGCCTTGGCGTCAATTCCCATTGGCCCCAAAAGGGTCCTGTCCTCCATCGGAACGTAAGGTATTTCGCGCTCTTTTGGCTTTTCCTGCCGCAGCTCATTCAGCAACTGCTTGGCGCTTTTGCCCCTTTTAGGCTCAGTCAGGAGTTGGTGCAGGTTCGCGCTTATCGCGTTGTTAATCCTGCTCTTCTGGAGAAGCCTGTCCACCACGTGCTTAACCACCTCATTGGCGTCAAGGTCCAATAGGGACATGGACTCCTTAAGCCTTTCGACGTCGAACGGCAGCGGAAGCTCGAAAGTAACGGTTATCGGCTCGATGTCATCGCTGGTGGTCTCAATGAGCTTCTTGAATATTGAGGCTATGAATGAGTTCTCGATTGTTTGTGGTAGCTGCTGCGCATGCGGTGCGTTTTCTTCAATAGTCAGCTTATGCTTTTTGTTTCCATCGGGTTCTTTCACCATGTCAAGAAATCTGCTTTCATCAAGAACTGGATAAATTGGCTGCGATTGAGTCCTTATTACCGGTAGGACGTGCTCTTCCTCTATTTCAGGCTCAACATTTGCTGCTTCGCCGCGCGCGAGTCTCTCAGCGTCCGCTATAGGAAGCAGCCCCATCATCAGCCTGTTTGTGGTTGGCTGGTTCTGGTTCACCGCTGTCACGAGAGGCTCCCAGTTCTCAATCAGTTCGTACTCCGACATGTCGCGGCCCTCCATAGTCTTCCAATGGCCCTTGCGGTTTGGCGAGGGCCCGAGAACCCTGACTATCTCCTTGCTCTCCTCGCCGCCGTGCGACTTCATCCTGTAGTGGCCCGCCACTATGAGCACCACCGGTTCTTCCTGTTCTGACATTTTTTCTGAGTTATACTTGTTATTCGTGTTATTGTCGGTAAAAGCCTCACTTAGCCTTTTGACGCTATCTCCGCCTTTATAAGGGCGCAGCAGCGCGCTACCGAGTCTTCTGAGACCTTTGAACATAATTCGTTATGGTATCCGTCGGCCGATATGCTCCCATATATGGCCGTGTACTGGTTTAGTATGAACTTTAGCGTCTTCAGGCCCTCGATGGAGACCCCGTGGAACAGCCCCGTGCACTCCTCCGAATTCAGGAGTATATTGGACTTTATGGTGTTGTATGCCACGCTTATGCTGCGCAGTATGCGCCTGTTGAACTCCTTGCTGAAGAAGTTGTTCTTCAGGCAGAAGCACCAGTTCATCAGCACAACCATGTTGTTTATGTCCTGTATGGTCGCGGACTCGATGTCCCATTGGGTAAGGAACTTCTCGCTTATCTTGCCTGAGTAGTCCCTGAATATTTCCCTGGACTTTGCCTCTGTAACGGCGGGGCGCTCTTCTTCTGTCATTGTATGTTATTTTAAAGTTATCCGATATATCTACGCGGGCCCTGCGGCGGCGGTTTTCCCCACTTGGCCCGCCGCAACCTCCTTGTACTCCTCAATGCCTTCGGTTATTTCGCCCATTATCTTCATGGTAGCGGACTCCATCAGCTTGAGCTGCCTCTCCTTTATGGTTCGCATGTACTGGGACTGCACTATCGATGAGCGGTTGGCCTTGGCCCTGCACAGCGGGTCATCGCAGAAAACGGACGCGTTGTCGAACTGCTTGAAGGAAACGTATATCACGCACTTGCACGAGAGGCAGCGCTCTTCGGACTTTGTGGTGAACGTGCCGCGCCTACGCCACCAGAAGAGCTTCCTGGCCGCAGCGAGCAGCTTAAGGGTGTCCTGCTGGGAAAGGGTTATCGCGGACATGGTTATCGGGTGTTATTTCAGTTATCAGTCGGTTATTTCGACTTCGTATCTCATCAGAGCTTGGTATACATTATCGGAAATATGATTTTTCCATCTGTTTGCAACTTCCTTTATATATGCTTCCTTGGCTTCCTTGTATTTTTCAAAAGCCTCTTCAGGCGTTGCATAATATCCAATTGTTCTTGGCTGTCCATCCCTATTTGCCGAAGCACCGTACTTGTTTATACCATTTTTAGGATAAAGCGATACACCAATAGGCCATGGACCTCTTGCGCTATTTACTTTTGTAAATAGTTTATTTATATCTTGCGGCACAAAACAACAAGTATCTGGACCATAAATTTTATTACCTTTTATGAGAATATCCTTATCAAGTTGATATTTATCAATATAATTTATTATATACCATTTAGCGAAATTCTGCAAGTTTTGCCATTCTTCAATTACACTACAATTATCATAAGCTGGTGAAAATTGAGATATTCCTGAATAGCACCTTTGCAGCATTGCATGCCAACAAGCATATATTGGATTATCATTAGATGGATAATGTATTTCACCTGTATTGAAACCCACACCATAAACTGATTTTAATATCAGATTCGGATTTGAAATTTTTCCACTTGAAATGTTTACATATTGCTGGTTTTTGACAATTGTTCCATCTTCAAATTTTATGGTGCAATTGGCCGCAGCTAAATATTCGATTATTTCAAATTCACTACCTTCATTGCTTTTCCATTTTTCACCTAATCTGTTCACTCCTCGTAAAGGGTTCTTAAGTACTACTCTGTTTGGATGCTGAACGTTTCCATTTCTTATAGATGTCATATAAACACCTGTCCTTATTGCACCATCTTTTAGAAATTTTACCGTAACATTAGAAGCTCCAATATATTCAACAATCTCTATTTCAAGTCCTTTACTTGTCGTGAATTTTTCTCCAATCCTGTTTTTTACTTGTCCCATATCATATTTGTTTTGTATGATATGTACCCAAATTCTAAATTCAATAATAGAAAGAAACCCAACACTTTACGATGTTGGGTTTCATTAACTTAATCAATAACAACTTATGCCCAATTGTAGTCATTTTGAACTACCACGGTCGCATAATTCAGTTCAGGGTAGAAGCCGATGTCCGCGATGGCGAAACGTGACCACACTCTGATTTTCTCAGCCATGGTGTCCGGGTTCAGGGTCTGACGGCTCGCGGCCAAGTCATACGCCAGGAACTTAGAACCAGGGTCGGTGTCATTGCCGCGGCGGCCCATCAGGATACGCGGGTCATTGAAGTCGATACGCGGCGTCTTGTAAACGCTCATGGTCTCAAACAACGTGCCCGAGTAGTGAAGCTCTGGGGCCGAGCTCAACGTGTTGGCGACAGGTGACTGGATGTACTTGCTGTGCTTCTTGATAGCAGCGGCAAGACCGCCCGAAAGCACCAACCAATCCGGCGGAGCGATACGGTTGTTCTGGCCAACGAACTCAGCAACCAACAGGATACGAGCCAATAGGCGGTCGTTGTGCGTCATCTGGTTCTCATAGCCCGAAGACTGTATCGAGTTAACGATATTGCCCATGGCAGTTCTCTGGTCAACGCCGAGCATGTCGTTGTAGACGAAGTTGCCGCTGTTAACAGCGCTGAATGCGATGTTAGCGTTTGAAGGCGCTCCGATGTACAGTGAGTAGTTCGTTCCATTAGCCAGGTAAGTGTTGTACATGTGCTGCACGCCCATACGGTAAAGGTGGGTAAGGATAACCTCGTCAAGGGTTTGAACCAAGGCGTTTTGAACACCGTTGTAGAGACGCGCGATAACGTTGATGCCCATTGCCGCCATATCCTTGATCTGGATGTTGGAGGTGTCGGCCTCGATTTCGATACCAACCATTTCCAATTGCTTGTCCATGGCGATAACGTTCAACTTGTTAACCGGGCCTTTTTCCTGCTGAGCACGTGACATGCCGCCAAGGCTGTTGTTGTTTGAAACAGCTTCAGCGATGTTAGTACGAGTTGCAGACGCATAACCAACAACGGTAGACGCGGCGGTCAATGAAACCGGAACAACCGTAGTGCCGTCAGATGGGTTAAGGTATTGGAACTTAGCGACACCGGCGGCGGCGGCATTGATAGTGCTGATGATGGTGGCAACCGAGTTTGCGTTGTCAGCGGTGTAAACGTTCGAGCCGTCCAAAGTACCGGTAGATATAACCTGTACAGTGATGGCAGGCTTAACGGTGCTTTTCAGCATGAACAGACACTGCATCGCCAAAGCGCCAGCGCCAGCGGCGGCGCGGAAAGTAACCACAGAGGTGGCGCGTTTCAATTTGGCTGTGGTGTCGATGAGGGCCGAAGTGAATATGGAGTTCGAAATCTCGATGAAAGAAGGCATGTTCTCAGCGTCATCAAAAGTACCGCCACCGTAAACGGTATCAACGAATGACACCATAACCTTAGGCGTGTCAACCGAGATGGTAGGCAGCAGGTCGAAACCTATACAGTACATCGCGATGTGGGCCTGAAGACCGAACACGTATGACGGGATGTCGCCTGAACCAGCCTTGTAAGCAGGGTTCCAGTAACCGCCATTGTATTGGTTTCCGTTGTCCGCGTTGCGAACCTCGCCCATACCGATGATGCTTCCCGGGCTGTCAACGCTTTCGAACAATTTGTTCATGTTAGGGATGGCGCCGAAGATGTTCGCGTCTTCATTCAATGGGTGAACGCCCATCACGTTTGCTATACGCACGCGGTTTGCGTACTGCTCTGAAAGGAATTTGATCTTCTCGTCGCGGATAACCTTTCTGCGGGGGTCCTTGCCGTCCTCGTAGTTGTTCAGGTCAGCGCCGAACGCGCTCTCCATGAGCGGTGTGATTTTCTCCACTAAGCGTGGGTCCAACTGAGTGTGTTTGTAGATAGGCTCGTTGGTAACTTTAGTATTAAACATATCGTTAGATTTTGTATTTTTGGTTGATAATTTCTGTTAAGTCTTTTCCGTTGCTGGGGTCAGCTGCGGTCCGAACCTAAATCAGGCCATTCAGGTACTTCTCGCGAACAGACTCATTGAGCTGCTGCTGCTTTTCCTGCTGTTTTTGCTGTTGCTGCTTAAGCTGCTCCTGTTTCTGTTTGTCCTGGGCCTTTTGGGCCTTCTGCTTCTCAGTGTCCTGCTTCTTAGTTTCGGCTTCCTGCTGGGTTTTCTGCTCCTTCTGCTGGGCGTCCTGAGCTTCTTTCAGCTGTTGCTGCTTCTTCTGCTGGTTTTGCTGCTGCTTCTTCTGCTCGGCTTCCTGCTTCTGCTTAAGCTCCTGCTGCTGCTTCTGCTGCTGTTGCTTCAGTTGCTGCTGCTTCTGCTGCGCGGCCGGTTTTTGCTGTTCCTTCTTTTGCTGGGCTTGCTGCTGCTGCTTAAGCTCCTGCTGCTCCTTTTGGTGCTTTTGCTGAAGGTTCTGCTTTTGCTTTTCCTGCTGGGCTTTCTGCTCCTGCTGCTCCTTGGCCTGCTGCTGCTTAAGCTCCTGCTGCTCTTTCTGCTGCTTTTTCTGCTGCTGAGCCTGCTTAAGCTGCTGCTGCTTGGCCTCCTCGGGCTTTTGCTTTTGCTCGGCCTTTTCGGCTTCTTGCTGCTGCTTCAACTGCTCCTGCTTTTTCTGCTGGTTCTGTTGCTGCTTCTGCTGTTCGGCTTTTTGCTGCTGGTTTAGCTCCTGCTGCTTCTGCTGCTGCTGCTGCTTCAACTGCTTTTGCTTATCGGCCGGCCATTTCTTTTCCTGGGCTTGCTTCTGCTGCTTCTGCTGGGCCTCTTTCAAATCCTTCTGCTCCTGCTGGTGCTTCTGCTGAAGGTTCTTTTTCTGCTTTTGCTGCTGCGCCTGCTGCTGCTTCATCTGCTGGTCGTGCTCTTTCTGCTGCTCAGCCTCAAAGAGCTGGTCATCATCAAGGTCACTGTCATTAGGGACCGCAGGGTCCTGCTCAAAGCCGAAGTCCTCATCGTCAACGTCATCGCCTTCAGTCAACTGAGAGAAGTCCGTGTTCTCGTCTATGCCAAGGTCCAGGTCGTCCCAACCCTCATCTTCGTCCAGGTCGTCAAAGCCAAGGTCGTCGCCGTCCATGTCGATGTCAAGCGAGCCGTCATCGTCAAGGTCCAAATCATCGTCCCCGTCCAAGCCGAGGTCATCGTCCTCAAGGCCCAAATCATCGTCATCGATGCCGAGGTCGTCAGCGTCAACGTCCAAATCAAGGTCTAAGTCCTCATCGTCTTCGAGAAGCGGGTTGTAATTCAGAAGGTCCTCATCACTGTCCTGTGATAAGTTCTTGTTGTCGTCGTCAAGAGGGAATTGCTCTGACTCATCGAGATTATCCATATCTAAGTCGTCATTATCAATTTCAGCCTCCTGCGCTCTCATCTCCCTTTCGGTAGCGTCGATGCTGCCAAGGAGATAGTTTACCATTCCGGTCATAAAATTTTCGTTTAAAGTATTTTGTTAATTATGTTGATTGCCGCCGCGCGTTCGCGAGGCGTTTTACTGGGGTTTCTGTTCTATTTATTCTTTCCACGACTTGGGCAAAAGTCCGCCCTGACCCAGCGCAGCCGCCCTGGACATTATCCATGCCTTGGCGAGCCTCTTGTTCTTTGCGAGCCCGTGCGTAACGATGGCGTTCTTCAAATCCTCCTTGTTGACTATTGGGAATGAGCCGTCAGGAAGCGCCTTGCCCTCTTTGGCCAGCTTCTTGCGCTGGGCCGTATCGAACTGGCGCTCGTACATTTTCTGTCGTTCCTGGGTCTTTTGCTGTATCTCCTGATACAATCCGATATTGTCTCCGTTCTCGCCGTTCTGCATGAGGGACTCGAAATCTGGCTCCAATCCATACTCATTGTCCTCGTACAGCAGTCCGAGCATGTCAGGGTCCGGACTTGCGTCCTCTCCGTTTTCGGAAAGGTCGTCCTGCTCTTCCATGAAGCCCTTCATGTCCTCCTCGTCAGGCGTTCCGTAGCCGTCTCCCTCAGTTTCCATCAGGCCGTCATTGTCCGTTACCGAACCGAAATCCTCACTCATATCCCCCTCGGCCAGGCCGTAAGGGTCGTAGGCCTCGTCAGGATTGTCCTGAGACTGCGACATTGTGTCCACTCCTGATATGCCTCCGGTCGGCTGCGCGAAGCCTGCGGAGCCGTCGTACAGCGAGTTTCCCTGCTTCTTGTACCTGCCTACAGCCTTCGCCGCGTTTATCTTCTGAGCCTCGTTCAGCTTCTGCTGCTTAGCGGTTGAACGCATCTTGCGTCCAAGGCTCAGCTGAGCGTTCTGCATTTCCTCGTAGAACTTGCCCTGGCTCTCGTTCAGGCGCACCTGGCTTTCGTTCAGTTGCTGGTCAACAGCGTCGCTTAGCTGCTGCTCAACCTGCTGCTGGTTGTTTGTCTCACCGGTCTGCAGCTTCTGCTCACCGATTTCCTGTTGGGTGTCTATGTGGGGCCCGGCGCTTTCGAACAGCTTGTTGTGGTCGACCCACTGTATGAAGTTCATGCTGCGGTCCTCCTCGGCTATGTACGACTCGTAGAGCTCGTCCAGTTTGCCGAGGTTTGTCTCGTATATGGTGAATGTCTTGGACTTCGCGTCAATTGCATGGTTCTCGTTAAGGGTCGTATACTCCTGCTCTGCAGTCGTGAAGCCTGGATGGTATACGATGTCGAAAGTTACCATCATGCGGATTACTGCCGTAATGGTTCCGTCATGGTTCTTGGTCTCCTTGCCGCCGGCTCGGGCCGAAATGCCCAGCGTGCCGCCGGATTTGACAATCTCCTGGGCTATAAGGCCTTTTGGCGTCTTGAGTATCAGTATCACCCCGAAGACTTTCTTCTTCATTGGGTCGTACCAAATGTCAAGTATCTTATGGCTTACATTGTTGTAGTCGGTAGCGTAACCCTTAGGGTGCTCAAGCTCGCCGTAAACGCCCTTTTTGGAGTGTATCTTCTTCTTGATTACCTCAACGAGCTCAATGTACTCCTTTTCAGTGTAGATGCGGTTATTGTTGTTGAGAACGCCGAGACTGGCGAACTCGCCCTCCATCACAATTCCGCCCTCATAGGGCTGTCCCGTGGTGGGGTCGATGATGTTCTTAAGTATGTCTGCATTATCCACCCTGGAAAGCGGGCTGTCCGCAGTTTCGAGGTACAGGAAATTGCGTTCCTCTACCGCCTCGTGAAGCTGGTCTATGTTTGATTGTGGTTGTGCTGACATACTATTCTGTTTTATCCTGTATTGGGTATTTATATAGGGAGGTTCTTTTTCAATTTGTTGTTTTCTTTCGCCAATTTCCTATTGGCGAGCGTTAGGTCGGCTATTTTCCTGTTCCGCCTCCTGAGTATCCTTACTGCCCTTCTGCAGCACCACTGCCACAGCTCCTTGTGAAGCACGGCGAGCGTGAAGCCTATGGCGCACCCTCCTATCAGCACGCCCACGAGCAGGAACCAAAGGTATTCGAGCATTTTCAGGTTGTTATCATCAAGCGTTAAATCCATCGTCGTCAACGCCGGCTATGTCCTCGGCGCTCTCGTCTTCGTCCTCGTCCGCCAGGCCGTCATCGTCAGGGTCCTCGTTCATGTCCATTTCGCCGCCGCCGCCGTCGTCGCTCTCGTCCGGCGCGTCGTCCCCGTGAGGTATTGGGTTTCCGTCCTTGTCTGTGAAGCCAAGCGCTATGGCCTCCTGCCTGCGCGCGACCTCCATGGCAACCTTCTGCTCAGGGGTGAAGTCCAGGTAGTTGTCGACAAGCCAGCTGAGTGGCAGGTAGTTCCTCTCTACGCCTGAAGCGTCGGTCTGAACGCCGAACTGCGCGAGAGCCGTGACCATTTCGACCTTCTTCTGCAGAAGCTCGGTCTCGGCGAGCTTGTCGTACTCATTGAAGGCCACCCACTCGATTAGTATGCTGTCGAGCAGGTTCAAGTCTATGCCTATCTCAATTTCTTTGATAGTCAGCTGTATTAGTATCGGCTTGAGAATTATCTCCTGAAGCATCTTGCGTATGCCGGTCACGAACTTGCTGAAGTTTATCTCGATTTTGCGCATGTTCGTGACGTCCACAAAGTTGAATACCTCGGAGCTGTTCGGGTCTATGCGGTCGAATGGTATCTCGGTCTCTTTCCAGTAGGATTTTTCCCAGTACTGGAGCGAGTCGACCTCTGTCAAATCCGGGCCCTGGGTGTTTATCTCCTCAATCTCTGGTGAGCCTGAGGCGGCGGTCTCAGCTGTGAAGAACTCCTGATAGCCTGAAGAGTTCGGCTCCCCGTTGAACTTAACCGTACCGTCCTCGTCATTGAAGTCAAAGGTGTTGGTGTAGTCGTTCTTGGCCACGCTCAGCTTCTGTATGGCGTCCTGGCGCGAAACGTCTCCGAGGTTCAATTTGATGTGCATGCGGACCTGAGACTTAACGGCAAACCAGAGTATCTTGGCGGTCTGCATGGAGCGCATTATATTGAACGGCCTGCGCAGCTGGTCAACGTATGAGATGTAGCCGAAATCGAACTTGTTCCATTCCACGAGTATCACCTGATTCTCATGCAGTATCCGCTCGCGCACGCTGTCGCCCATGGGCCTTTGTACGTAGTACACGTAGTTGTCCTGCTTGAACTTCTGCAGGGTGGATGGGTCAATCGGCACTATGTTGACAATCTCCTTGGGGTTCTTGAGCGAGTCGTAAACAATCTCACCAGCCCATTTGCCAGTTATCAAAAACTCCTTGCAAATCTCCATCAATCCATCCTTTTTGAAGCCTACCATCTGGTAAAGCTTAGGATAGAATATTTCGTCAAGGTAGGACTGGATAGCCTTGGCGGTATCTAGCTTTTCCTCAAGTACGTTGGTGAGATTTATCACCGGGTACAGGGCGTATTTCTTGTCGCGCAAAGACGCGACTATGAGCTCGTTGCATATGGCCTTCACGGCCTTCTTTATCTCAGTGTTCTCCGCGAAGAGCAGAAGGGCGTTACGCCCGTCTATAGATGTGAGCGGGGAGTACCCGTAATTGCTGCGGTAGCGTATGTCGTTGTTGAAGTACTGCGCCCTACTGGAGTTGGAGAAGTATATAGGGTCAGAAGGCACGCCCTTGCCGAGCTTGTGCGTGTTCACCTTGTCGGAGGTGTTGGCCATCAGTATCTTCTTACTGAGGCCCTTCTCTACGTTTCTTGTGGATAGGAGGCTTACTCCAATGGTGAGTTTGATAGTTTGGTTCCTCCTAAATTAGTTAATAAAATTGGATTTGCTGTACAAATCTAAATTGAAACTATAATTTGATAATTTTTGATAAATACGAATATCAAGAACATTGGAATATAATTCAGCAAGCTTTTGAATATAATTTTCTTTAGCATTTATGTAGGCTTTGTGTGCTTCCTCTTCTAAGGAAAAATATCCAAGAGTAGACTGTTTTCCATCTTCAATTCTTGGGCCACGCGCCATAAATTTATTCCTGTCAGGCAACCAATTGGCTCCGGGTAAATGAATACCTTTACCGATATTTGCAAATTGCATGTTTATTATAGATGGTATTAAAATACAGGTTTCTGGTGAATATATTTTATTACCATCAATAAGCAAATCCTTATCAAGGTCGAATTTAATGTCCTGTTTGTGTGAATATGGTTGACTGTTGTACCATTCAGCAAATACCTGAAAATTAAGCCATTCATCGCATACCTTACAACCTATATATGTTGGTGAACTTTTTTGCTTATTTCCGCTATAACACCGCTCAAGCATTCCATACCAAGTCTTATATTCTTTGGTATCTTTAGCACCATTTCTTGTCAAATACTTACCATCTCCTCTATATCCTCTTTCGAAAATATTAGGTATAAGGTTTGGTCTATTGTTCATTTATTTGTTATATTATTTTACGATTTAACCAGCATGTTGCCGCCCTTGAGCACCCCGTTCTTCTTGAGCCACTCGGCCCTTGCTGCGTCACCGTAGAGGTTGTCTGTGTACTTGAACCCGAGCATCGGCACGTTGGTCCAAAGAGTCACGAAATTGCCGTTGTTCTCATGGGCTATGATGTCCTTGTAGTTCGCGAGATCCATTTTGGTTACAGACCTGACCTGAAGTTTTTCGCCTGTGAAGTCGTCGGCTACCCTGTCGGCGTTCACCTCGTTGAAGTCTCCGAGCCTGTTTCCCGCAACGTCGTACGCTATGAGTCTTGACTTGAAAGGGAACAGTAGCTGTTTGTTGGTCCTATCCCAAAGTATAGCAAAGGCCTGTTCGATGTCAATCCGCATCTTCTCCTTCAGCTCCTGGCGAAGGACCGGGCTGTTCACAACGTCAAACCCGTAAACGTACATCGGCTTGCGGGCAAGCAGCTTGATCTTCATTATCTCCTGCGGAACCGTGTCGAGCCGAGCGAAGTCGTCAACCGACTCCAATTCCTTGATGCAGTCCGCCAGTTCATCCTTGAAGGCCTGGAAATCGTACCTGTTGGTTTTCTCTCCGAAGTTGACTATTGACTCGTTCAGCATCTGCATGCTCTCGGACTGCAGCTCATCATGCTCGTTAAGCATAGTAAGCACCTTTCCAAAGTAAGCGTATCGGTTCCCCCTGAAGTCCTTGACTGTAGGAACGTCAGACTGGAACTTTCCGTCGAACCTTACACCGGTTATGGCCTCAAAGAGCTTGGTCAGCCCGAGCGTGTAATGGCTCGCGGTCTCGAAGAACTTGGTTTTCTGCACTATGCCGGCTGTCTTCAGCTCGGACACCGTACGGGAACACACCAAAGCCGTTTCGACCAGGTGTCTTTCCATGTACTCTATGCTCGGCTTTCCGATATTGTTTCCCTTGGCCATCTGTTATCTATTATATGTCGGTATTCGTTAAAATGTCAACTTCTTCCTTCATCTGCCCAAAGCGTATGCCGGTGTTGTGGACTATCGTTGCCACAACCTTGTTGCCGAGTATCATTTTTGGAAAAAGCCTGGAAAAGAAGAGCTGCACTTTCTTCATCTGTTAGTTGTTTGTCTTGGTTGTGAGTATGTTGCTTGTGGAATTGTTGACCGTTCCGTCGTCCTCCACCTGTATTATCTTAAGCGCGGTAGGCCATGAGTCCACAATGGTGAAGGCTATGAGTTCGGCCTGCTGTATCGCTATGAGCTCGTAGGTCTTGTTGTCAGCGTCCACGTATGGCATCATTACGAGAAACCCCTGCCTAAGCGCGTAGAACATCTGCTGCTCCAGGTCGGTGTACGCGGCGAACCGCACAACATTGTCTATGGCAGGCACTATATTCTTCGGTATTGTCGAAGGATATACTATCTGGTTCCCGTTGTTGGCGTTTACTGCGCTATTGCTTGAATTGCCCATACTTTCGTATCCTGCGCGTTATACCAAACTTAAGTTGGTCACTAAGTGCCCGTTTTTCAGAAATCCATGGTAATCACCTGCCTGTATCGAACCAGCCCCGGCACTGCATGTCAAGCCGTTCTTGTCTACGGTGAGGTTTGGCGCGGTGCCGTGGCGCACCCAGCATTTGTGGATGCTGTCCAATGGGGAACCGCAATTGCTCGCCCTGCCGTCTATGTGCCATTGACCGCCCGGGGTTACCACTATGTACGCCATGCCGTCAGGGCCGCACATGTCCTTAAGGTCATGATACCACGGAACCTCCCACATAGCACCAACTGGTGCCGCCTTAATGGAGAACTCCTCGCCAGGCCTGTCTACTGATACGTAGACCTCATCAGTGAAAAGCTGCTTGTTGCTGTTGGAGTCCGTGTACTCGAAGCCGCATTCGCAGTGGGTGGGCCACATCGCGTCGTACTTGTCGCGCGGGCCGAGCCGCCACTTGTCGCCGTCGCATCTGCAGACCCCGACCTGTACATGGCTGTTGTGGTAGCTGTACTTGCCTGGGTTCAGTGGGCACTGTTGACCCTCTGGAAGAGACGCGTATCTGCGAAGCGAGCGCACCTCAACCCCGTTCGGTACGAGAAGGAAGCACTTAATCTTGTCTTGGTATGGTTTGTCCATGAATTGTCTTTGCTATATGTTAGTGTTCCAGTTGATGTTCGGACTCGTGCTGAACTTGCGGGCCCTAACGTACTTCAGCCAAAGCTGTATAAGCTTGGCGGCCTTTATCGAATCGTAACCGCGACTCGGCAGGAATATGGCCTTGTGCCACTCCCTGAAGGGAAAGACAACGATTACGTTCTGACGCGCAGGGATGTACATCCTTACCGCGAAGCCCGCGCCGAACTTGTCCAGTGACTTTATGATGTACTGGTACTTTATCTGCACGGCGCCCTGCTTCTTGTAGAATATCTGGTACCTGTAGAAGCGCTTGTAGAGTTCGAATATGTGGCACAGCACGACTATGCGCACCTTTGGCGGAAGCAGGTGGAGGTTGAAGCCTATGTTCCTGACCCCGAGCTTGGTCACAACCGGACCGAGCGAAAGCACCAGAGGGTACTTGTCAAACCAGGGTAGCTTGGCAGTGTTCTTGTACTTAGGGTTCTTGTACTCGAAGAAGAACAATTGCCCCTGTGCGAGCAGGTTCTGCTTGTACCTGTAGGTTTCCGGGTTCTTGAACACCGTTTTGAAGAGCCACTCAAGGGCCTTGGACGCGGGCCTGCCCGCCTTCACCCATGGGTTGTTCCTTATCTTCGTGCGCAACGAGTACTTTCCGACCTTGATGTCGTAGTCATCGATGAGCTTCTCAAGGTTTTCGTTGCCGCTCGCGTCTTTAATGGATTGGGCGTACTTCTCCTTGAAGAAGTCCGCCCTTGTCCCTGCGGCCTTTCCAGCCTTTTCCTTTTTGGCCTGCTGCTTGATGTATTCCTCAAGCGTTATTGGTTTCTTTTTGGAACGCACCAGCTATATTTTGTGATTACGCCTTCTGGTAGCTCCCGAGCACTTTTTGGCCGTTTGTCGGAGCCACAGTGAATGTCACTGTGTTGGTGGCAACCGCGTAGTCCGTTGTGCGGTCCTTCAATAGGCCCGCGACATAAATCTCCTCGGTACCCGCGAGTATGTTGTCCGGGAACGCGAACGCCGTTGCGGTTCCGTCGGCAGCGGTTGTTGACTTCACGGCCTTCACCGTGTTTCCCGAAGTTACGGTTCCCGCGAAGCTAACCCATGCCGTGCCGTTCCAAATCTGCAGACCTCCCAGGGTCTTGTTGTAGAACAGGTAGGCGCGGTTCACGCCGTCTATCTGGTTCGCCTTCGGGGTTGTCGGGTTTGTCGGGCCGGTTGGTATGCCCAGCTGGACCATTACCTCCAGCTCGCTGATGTTCTTCTTGTTCATTTCCGTATGTTTTTGTTTGTTTCCTTAAAATAATTGACTAATCGCACAGCACGTCCTGAACGGAAGTGACGTGCACGTTGTCGGTTATGAGCACAGGCCCCTCCTCGACAAAGGCGAGTATGCTGTCGTTGCCCGCGTAATAAAAAAGTTTATCGGAGTCTCCGTTGGCGAACGGCCTGTTGGTCACGCAGAACACCTCCTTGCCGTACTCTATGCGCACTGCGGAATTGACCACGTCTTGCTTCAATGAGCCAACAATGGATATGAGCGGTTCGTGGTCCTTGAAGTCCTGTATTGTCAGCATCACTCCGAGGCTCAGGCCCGAGTGCATTACCTGGCCTATTTCCGCGATAAGCGCCTTGTACTCCCACTCCTCTTCGTTGACGAGTATCTTTTGAACGCCATCGAACAACCTGTCTGAAAGGCTCATGGTCTTCTCCTGCACGAAGGTGCCGTTAAGGTCCATGAATATAAGGTGAATTGGTATCTGGCACTTAAGCAGTCCGTAAACCTCATTCTGCGTCAGGTGGGTCAGTACGACATTTCCTGATTTTTTGGCTATTTTCATATAATTATGATTGTTGTGGTTGTTAGAATATTTTGGTTTTCAGCGTCTCTTCAGTTATTAGCTTGAAGGTGTAGCCGTTCTGTTTGCACCAAAGCATGGCGTATTTCCATTTCTGTCCGTTCTTGTAGTGCACGTAGCTGTTCCGCAGCTGCGACTCGTTGAGCGGCGTGAACGCCAGCGGCTTTATCTCGCAGATGTACTTTTCATCGTTAATCAGCCAAACGGTGGCGTCCGTTATGTAGTTGTGTCTGACGTCAACGAATTCGTTTCCCCGCTTTTCCTTTAGAAGGTATGGTATTATCACCTGTTCAGCAGCCCAAGCCTTAACATTGCTGTTGGCTTCCATCTTGAACATGAAAGCGAGCTCGTAGCTTGAACGGTAGGTTATTGGCAATTGCCCGACATACTTCTTTGGATTGAATTTGGCGAAGTCGCCTGTCACAAAGCCCCTTGTCTTCTGCTGTGGTTTAGACTTATGGACATTGGACAGTCTTCGCAATATCCTCCTATCCATGCCCTAATAAGTCTTGTTCTCCAGTGTCACGAATATCGCGTTCGTCTCGCGGTCGAGGGTTCCATCCGCCCGCTTGTTGCCGTCTATGGCGGCGCCTCCGTTCATTATGTTTTCAGGCTTGAAAGGCAGCTGTATGCCGAAAGGGACGAGTATTTTTGAGTTCCTGAGCCAAGCCGTTTTGATGCCGTAGAGCTCGCCGAAGCGGAACACCAAATAGGTCCTATTCGCGCTGGCGGCCGACTTGTAAGCGATGTTAACGTCCCACTCGTCGTAGCCGTTCAGCTGGCAAGAGGCCTCAACCGACTGCGAAACGAGAATGTAGGTCGGCAGCTTGCCGCGGCCCTCAAGGAACAGCTTAAGCCACGCCTTGGCGGCGGCCTTGGTCTCGAAGGAAAGCACCGAATAGCCCTCGTTTATGGTGTCGAAGGGCATCTTCTGCAGCAGCTTGCCCAAGTTGTCTATGTACCGGTAGTCCTCAACCGTTATGTTGCCAACCAGCATGCGCGCGTTAAGCACGCCCATTTTGCCGAGAAGGAACCCGGAAAGCACCTGGCGGTCATCAGAGTCTATGTTGGTTATGTCGTGCATGGCGTCAAGCAGGTCTATCCTGTCGAGGTCTGAAACCCTTGAAGCGGCCTTGTGTATCGGCACTATTCCGCCCGGATAGTCAATCCTGTCGCTTATGGCGTGTTTGCAGTTGGGGCTGCGGAGCGCCAATTCCCATGAAGGGAAGTCCCAAACGTCCTTGTCTATGAACTGGTCGCCGAACTGCCTGCACGTTACGTCCACAATCAGGTTTATGCCGCTTTCCTCTACGAGTATGGCCGTATGCCACTTGTTCTGCGAGCCGTTGTAGCAGTACCCGTAGTACTGTTCCTTGATGTCGATGGATATGAGCTTGGCCTTGGCCTTGCGGAACTCAAGGTACATTTTGAATATCTCGTCGTTGAGCAGGCATTCTGACGCTGACACGCAGTAGCCGGTGGTTCCGAGCCCGTCGCCAATTCCTACTGGCGTGTTCTCGGGCAATGCTCGGTCATTGCCGCCGGTCCAAGCCAAAGCAAGCCCGTTAAGCACGTCCGTTCTGTTCTTGAAAGAGGCGATTACCTGATTATAGCCCTCAATTACCAATAGTAGGTTCTGTTCCATGTTGAAATTCTTATTAAGTATATTTACCGCTTACGGTATATTGTTGTTTTCCTGTCCCGTCAGACCAAATCAATTGTCTGGCGCACTATCGGATACAGCGTAGTGTCGGTTTTCCTGTTGAAGTGGAACGCGTAGCCTATAACGGTCTTGCGCCCCGAGTTCTCGGTGTCCATCACCGTAGGTGTGTCGTTCCTTTGCGGCAGCCAAGCCTCAAAATTCACCTGAGAGAACGGCGTTATCTCGTATATTATGTTCTCCATCTCGCAGGTTATGCTCTTACCAGCTATCAGCTTGGCGGCCATTTCATTGTGGAACGGGTGGTGCTGCGCCTTGAAGCCGTAGAACGAGTTGGCCTTCGCCGCCGATGTGCCGAACTGGTCCGTGGTGTCCTCGTCTACCTCGTCCGTTCCGTTCTGCCCTCCCTCAAAGTACGTGGCCATGGAAAGCGGCGTGTCTATGTTAGCCTTGCCGAAATTGGTGTTTATCGTGAACCACTTTACCATCAGCTTTCCAGAGTCCGTGTCGTCCGGCCAGAGGTGCGTGGTGAGCACCATGTCCGTTGCCGGAACAATAGCGCCCTTTTCGCCGAGAGTGTACTGGTCAAGAGGCTGGCTCTGGAGCTGCTCCCAATCCACCACGTGGAACGTGTACATTGGGTCCATTGCCCAAAGGCAATTGGTGTACTTGTTGACTACGAAGTTCAGGAAATTCAGTCCCTTCCAGCTCGCATTAAGGCAGTTATCCAGCGATTGCGACAGCTTTGGGCCGTTGACCGTAAACAGGCCAGTTCCGGTTCTGCCGCAAATGTCGGCGAGTATGTCCTGAACGGTCCTGTTGGTGTAGCCCGCCTGGAAATTGTCGTGAAGCGCGGGCGCCCACACGATGCCGTCAATGTTTATGTTGGTGTCCCCGGCGTCAGAAACCGAAACCGTGAAAAGAGCGTTGAATTTGATGTACCAGTTCCTGTACCCAATGAACACAACGCCCGTATCTATTATGGTGTCATTGAGCGCCTTCCGCACCGTGTAGTTCGAGTCGTACACCTCCATGCCGAAGGACGGTATGGTGCCGAACTTGACGTCCAGCCTAAACGATAAAAGCTCGCCGGCGGCGAGCGGATAATCATTTATCTTGACAACAGGCATGCTTGCGCCCCAATTGTCGAGAATGTTCTGCACAGACTCGGCGGCGTTTGGGTCCGCTTGTATCTGTATGTTTCCAACGGCTATGGTCGGTTTTACTATTATCGCCATTTCCGGTTAGAATGTTATTATGCCTGTGGTCTGGTCGTAGTTAACCTGCGGAAGCGTGACGCCTATCTTAGGCATGGCCGTGGTGGAGTTTCCAGAGCTTGTCCTGTTTTGGGTGACCGCGGCGTTCTGCTGCGTGGTCACCACGCCGGGAAGCGAGGTCTCAAGGTCCAGCGTAAGTATCGAGACTATGAGAGCCGCAATGTCCGGGAACTTTATCAGGTCCCCGTAGTTTATCCTTGAAATGTCCGGCCTGTTGTTGAAGGTTAGGACTAGCGGCAGGTACTGCATTGTCTGGTCAACTCCGTTCGCGTCTATCGGGTTGCCCCCGTAGTACCTGTACATCAGCGCGTCCATTGGCATGTCCGGAGAGTACCTGACAATGTCTATGATTGGAACGTCCTCAATGTTATCGATGAACATGTTCTCAATGTCCATGTACGTCTGATTGGTCATTGCTGCGGCTGGTTGATTGGGTACTGGGCGTTTGACAGCTTGAAGCCGGGTATCATGAAGTTCACGTCAATCTTGTTGAAGATGAAGCCGGCGTCTATGGTCTTGGCCTCGCGGAAGGACTGCGCGAAGGAGAACTCGAGACCGGGCATCACAGCCACGAAGCAGTCGGAGAAAATGAACTGAAGCAGCGGTATCTCGGCAGCGTCCATTATAGTCATTGTTATCCTGAACTCGTTAAGCGAACGCGTCCTGTCGTAGTAGCCCCTGAGGCATTCCCACAGGTACATCCAATTGAGTATGGAGTTCCTGAAGGTGATGTTCACAATGTTGCCGTCCACGATCTCGTTTATCGGAGCCGAACCCGCAAAGGTTCTATTAACCGTATTGGATGGGAACTGCCCAGGCCTGTTCCCCATGCCGGCCCCAGGGACGTTGCGTAGGTTGTTCAGCCCCTTAGTCTCCGTGGTCTGCACGTTCCATCCGGGTATGTTCACGCTCTGGATGGTCTCCATGATGTGCGCCTGCAGGTACTTGACAGGACCGTTCATGTGGAACATGTAGTTGTCGTACTTCTGCGTTAGCGAGGTCGGGAAGAAGTCGGACGAGAATTCCAACAAAAACTTGTCGGTGGCCGGGTTGAGCATCATTGCGTGTCAGTATTACTGGTGGTTTGCGAAAAGCACGTCAATGCTTATATGGTCCTTGTACTTGGTAATCTTGTTGTGGTGGTACGCGAGGTCGTTGCTTATAACTTCCGTGAAGAATGAGAATATGTTCTTCGAGCGCGTCTCGTCGTACTTGTCCCACTTCAGCCAGGCCTCCGTAAGCGCGTAGTTTACGCAGCTGTCCGTGTCTAGCTTGTTTACGCACTTGAACTTGGTAGAGTACCGCTTGGCGATCTTTTCGAACATCAGAAGCAGTTTCCGCGTGGGCTCTCCCTTTTCCTGGGAGAGCCTGTACTCTGCATGGAATTCCTCTGGTGGTATGTAGTATTTTGACTTGGATTTTGCGGGTTTAGGGGGCATCTCTGGTCATCATCTGTTATCGGACCCTAAGGCCTCTTGTGTAAAATCCTAAGCCGCTTTGGCGAGGGCCTGTTCGGACTTGAGCGCCGCTGCGACTCCTTCGCTTATGTTCTCAACGTAGCCCAATGCCTCTTCCCTGCCGGCGAAGTTGTTCTGTTGGAACTCCTCTGAATAGCCGTCTATTGGCGTCCAAAGGTCTATTACCCAATTCGCGGTGTTCGCGTCCTGGTAGCACAGCAGGTAGTTGCTCATGTCGTCGGACACGAGCGCGTGCACCATTCCGGTGTTGCCCAGACGTGCAACGAATTCCGCTATTTTTGTCCCAGTCAGCACGTCCTTTATGGGAGTGAGCGGAGTGGTGGAAATGTACTCTGAAAAGTCGGTAACGGTTATTGACTGCACGGCCTCGTTAAGCGACATCCCGTATGGGGTGGCCATGTTCACCACGCGGTCAAGGGCCTTCATATTCTTTTCAAGTCCGCCGCGCAGCTTGGCGTCCTGCTCGTTCAGGAGGTCCATAGCCGGACTGTCCTCATCGGCCATGTCGCGGAGCTTGGTGGTCTTCTTTATCAGGTGGTTTATCTCGTGCTGCGACTCGTTCAGGGTGCGTATGATTTCCTTTTGGTTCTTGTAGAACGCGTGCTCTCGCTGAAGGTGCGGCGTGAATATCGCCTCAACGGACTCGTTAAGCACAGACATGCCCTCGCGCGTAAGCTCCTCGTACGACTCGAACAGTTTCGGACCCTCTGAGGAGGTTATGAACACTGGGACCATTTCGGTGCGGGTGTCAACCATGATGTACTTGCCGTCCTCGAGGTTGCGTATGGTGCGGAGCTTGTCAAGGCGCTGCAGCCTGTCGTGGTTTTCCATTAGCATTACGAAATTGTCCGCATCCGCGGCGAAGCGCACCCTGTCGAATTTCTTGTTGCTGTTCTCTCCGGCGTATATGTCTATGGACTCCATTAGGAAGTTTGGAACATCCTCGCTTTTCATCTCAGTTGACTTGCCGTTCCTTGAAAGTACCACTCCTCCGTTGTCGTTGAGGGACAGGCCGAAATCCCATGACTCGTTAAGCGAGAACACCTGCTTCTCGGCGTCGAACGGAAGAGTCTGCAGGGCGGTCATCAGCCTGCGGTGGCGGTCAGGGATGTTAAGGTCCTTGTACTCACTCTCGTTCAGGGAGAAGAACGTCTCATTCTCGCGGTCGTACGTGAGCACGGCGTTCTCAGTAAGCATCAGTATTCTGTTGTTTTTGGGGTCCTCCATCCTAACGCCAATTGGGGCGTATATTGCTATATTGCCGGTAGGTGACAGCAGCGTGGCGGACTCGTTCAGCACGTTGCCTTCGTGGTGGTCCTGCGGGGCTACCACCTTGTTCTTCGACTTGTTCTTTCCGTCTTCGGAGATTATGTTCTCAAGCTCCATGTAAAGCTTGGAGTCAAGGCCCTTGAACAGGCCGTTCTTTATGCCCTCCTCGATTACGCTCGATGGCTTGTTCATTATCTCTTCCCAGTTCTTTATTGTAGCCTCCGGGGTTGGCATGCCGGTGCGGCTCTGCTCCTGGATGTGCTCCTCCTTGGCTATGTTTATCAGGCAGTTCAGGTCTCCCCCCTTCACCTGCTTGCGGGCGAAGTCGATTACGTCCATTAGCTTGGTGTCGTTCGGTGCTACCTTTTCGGCGTTTGTTGTGAAATCCTTAAGGTCCAATACCGGGGTAGTGGACTCATTCATTTTCTGAATGGCCTCTCTGACCAATTCGTTTCCTGCTGTGGTGTCGCATACGGCCTCGTTAAGAGCGTCGTAAATTGAGCCTACCACTGCAGGATAGCTGTTTGGGCCCAAAAAAGCGGTATTAAGGTTCTGTTTCATTTATGTTGTTTCTTAAAATTTCAATTGCTTTATGTTGAGTAGGAAATTCTCTATGTCCTCCACGGACACTTTTTTGTCCTCGTATATGTATCTTAGGAGCGGTTTGATTAAAATCGCGTTTAGCATTAGGTTCCAGTCCGGTTCGGGCAGGAAAGGAACCTTAGTTATGTCTATATCGTCCGGAACAGCTATCACCTGCGCGTCCCTGCCGTAGTAGAAGTTCATCTTCTGGCCCTCGAAAGGCGGCTTGTACTCGTCCCACAGGTTGTTCTTCTCTACGAAGTTGTACCAGGAGAGGGCCACCTTAATCTGGAAATGGCTCTTGTTCGGGCACACCCAAACGTTCTTCTCGTTTTTGACTACGCCCTGCAGGCCGCTGACAGCCGTTATCCTGTAGATGCAGTCCTTCTCCTTGCGCATCTTGATGTAGTCGATTATCTTCACCGTTTCGTTGCGGAGCATGACCACATCATAGCCCTTGAGCATGAACTTCTCAATTAATGTGCGTATGATTTTCTTTATTCTTCCATTGAGCTCGCCCTTACGCAGCTCGACGCCAACCTCCTTAAGGGTCGGCTTGTCAAGGAACTTACCGTCCTTGTATATGTCAGCGAGCACGTATTTCTTTTTGGCCTGGAAAACGCCCTTTCTCGTGGTACGTTCGTGCGTCATCTTCAAATAGCCCGGATTTCCGTTCCGCTTATCTATGTCGTCGCCTATGGTTTTCTTTATCAGGGCGTTTATGAAATTATCCATCAGGAACAGCACAAAATCCGAAAGTTCCCTGTCGCCTTCGGCATCGTACCTGGGGAGCTCAATACCCATAAGCTGGTAAACCATGCCTATGTCCATGTACCTCGAGTCCGTGTCGCCGTAGACGCATATGTCGTTCACGCTGTCAGGCACGTATTGGGTGAACCTCTTAAGCTCGCTTACCTGCGGGTAGAATTCCTGAACCTTCGCGAGCTCCTCTTCGCCCCAGGCCTTGAAGAAGTTGTTTATGGCCCTGTCCACAAGGCGGGTGTAGTGCCAGCTCCCAACCGTTGTGATGTCCTCTGCCAGGTCGAAGTCACCCAAGGAGAAGTATATGGAAGCCGCAGTGCCGTAGAGCGAGTTCGCGTCACGCTTCACTATAAGCTCCAAGTTCTTGTACTCTTGTCTGGTGGCCTCCGTTTCGGCCAACAGTTTGGTAAGCTCGTCAACGCTCAGCCTGTCGAGGTATTCATCATCATCTGTGAGTTTTTTGAGTTCAAGGTATCTTTGTGAGAATTGGTTTTGCGACATTTTCCATTATTGTGTTGTTATCAGTGTTATCCGCCAGCCCTATCAGGCGTAGCTCTGGTTGTCCTCGAGTATATCGAAGCCGTACTCGTTCAGGTCCAAATCGCCGAGCATGTCGTCGGATGCGGAGGACAAACTGTCGCGTGTCTCGCTGACCTTTGTTGTCAGGCACAGGATTATCGCCTTGCCGTACTTGCCGAGTATTATTACCTTCTCGCTGTCGTGGGATGTGAAGAAGTTGAAGGTGTGGTCGCCTGTTATGATGAAGTCGCCCTTCAGTATATTGAATGAAAGAGTCTCACCCTCCCTGAGCAGCTTGCCCTTAATGGTGTTCTTCTCAATCATTTCCTTGTTTAGCGGGTACTCCACATTGAAAACCTTGTCATTTACGCGAATGCACTTGTGGTCCACAGTGAATGTTAGGTACTTGGAGTTGTCGCTCACCGATTTGTGCAGCTTGCGTATGAGGCCCTTTATCTCCTGTATCTGCTCGTCAACGAACATTATCTCCATCATGTCGGGGTCTGGGGAGCACTGCTGGAGTATCGACTGATAGTCGGACACCTTGTTTAGTATTAGCTCCTCCGTGGTCAGGATGAAAGTAGTCTTAAGCGCCGAGCCCTGCTCGCTCTTTCCCGATATTGTCAGGGAGCTCGCCTGCTTCTTGCCCTCCACTATTGCTATCGTGAACTCTATGTCAACGTTCTCCTGATTGTGCACGCTTATGAACTTCTTGAAAAGGTCCCCCTTGAGTATGTAGAAGTTGAAGTTCAGTTCGGCGAATTCACGCTTGGCGGCCTCAACGTCGAACATCTCCTTCTGGGCCTCGTCCACCACTATCAGCGTCTCCATGGGTATGGTCCAAAGCTTGACGAATGACTTGGTTGAAGAGAACGAGCAGGACTTGAGAAGGCCGTCGCGGAACTCCATCATTATCTGGTTTGTAACCTGCAGGGACTGGTTGAGAAGCCTTGAGAATTGCGAGAGGTTGAAGTTCTTTATTATTATGTTATTGTTATCCATACGGTTGCGGTACGTTTACACTGTTCTTTGGAAAAACAAGGCGCGGTACCTGCCCGCGCCTTGTAAGGTTATTGTATGGTGGTGAATGTTATTTGGTGGCGTCGTCCTCTTCAGTCTCGGCGTCAGGCGCAGGGGCTTTGGTAGCTATTGTGTCAAGGAGTATTTGATGGTTCTCGTTCTGCGCGCCCTCGGCTGAGAATTCCTTGTGGAAGCCGAGAAGGTCCTCAACGGTTATCTCTGCCTTCTTGAACCAGGCGCCGCATGACAGATTAGAGAAGAAGTGGTTTTCTTCCACGATTGCCTTAACCTTCGCGTAGAACTCCTCGCCTTCCTCCTTAAGCTTTTCGAACTTGTCCTCAACCCAATCCTCTGCGCGCTCGATAAGGCTTTCGTCTCGGGTTTGGTCTTCATCTTCGTCTCCTGTTGTGGCGGGCGGAAGGTTGGTTTCAGGAGCGGCCGTATTTGAACTGCCCGGGTCGGTGTCGGCATCAACGTCTTCACCGGCTTCATTACCCGAATTGTCTCCGCCTAAGTCGTTTGCGTCATCACCTGGCTGGGTTTCAGGCTCAGGCGCAGGCTCAGTTATAGTTTCAGGCGCTGGCTCAGTTATAGTTTCAGGCGCAGGCTCAGTTATAGTTTCAGGCGCTGGTTCCGGTGCAGGCGCAGGCTCAGTTATAGTTTCCGGTGCTGGCTCAGGAGCAGGCTCAGTTATAGTTTCCGAAGCTGGCTCAGGCGTTGGTTCCGCAGCGGCATTCTCTGCGGCTGGTTCCGGCGCAGGAGGCTGTTGGTTCTGCGACGCTATGTCGGCCTCCGCCGTGCCGAGCACGTCGTCGGTAACTGCGCCCATTTGCTGGAAGGTCTTGTCTACGCTTTCCTGGATGTTTGATGTCTGTTCCGGAGCCGCTGGCTGCGCTCCTGCTGTTTGTTCTGGTGTTGTCTGTTCCTGTGACATGATGAATTTTTGCTTTTATGGTTTGAATGATTTGTTTGTTTATGCGAGTTCCAATTTCTTCTTGGCTATGAGCTTCTCGAGCTTGGGAGTTATGTTCAGGTAGATGTCCTCGGCGTGCCCCTTGAATATCTTGCGCTGGGCTATGAGCTTCTTCTCAATGCGCACGAAGAGCTTGTCGGTGGTGCCGTCGTATATCCTGCCCATTGGAGTCAGCGTGTAGCCCATTTCCTTGTACTTCAGCCACTTCTGCATCTCTCGGTCGTTGAGCGGCTCCCACGTGTCCTCGTCTATCTCTATGGAGTCCACCTTTCCGTCCGGGGACAGGTACATGGAAATCATGCTGTTCGGGTAGAGCCCGCTGAAGTCGAGCCCCGCCCCGGCGAGTATCTGCTTCTTTGTAGGCGTCTTCACGTAACCGCCCTTGTACTTGCGCTTCACTGGCGTATTGAATTCGGACGAGAGAAGGAATATCCCCTCTGGGCGCAGCTCATTGTAAACGAGTGCTTCGGATATGGCGTTCTGGCTTATCTTCGCGTACGGTATGTTGTTGAAGTAAGACTCGAAGAAGTCCACGTTGTATAGGTTGGTGGCCTTGTGGTTCAGCATAACGAGTATGGTGTCCATGAAGGCGTAACCGCAGAACCTGTTGTACTGCTCGTTGTACAGCTTGCGCAGGTTGCCGTCGTACATCACCTTCTTCAGCTTGAGTATCAGCTCTGAAACGAAGTCCAGCGAGTAGGAGCCGAGGTTGTTGTAGATGAGACTTCCCTTGAACTGGTCCATATAGTCTATGACCGGCCTGTGCGCCGGAAAGTCTACCTTCACCTCTGTTCCGTCCTTGCGCTTGAAGCGCTTGGTTATCTTCCTAAAGGTTGGCGACATCTTGCGCAGGTCTATTCCGTTCTTCTCCATCCTGTTGATTATCCAAACCCAATCGAAAAGCTCAATGTTCCAGCCTATCATGCTGTGGAAGTACTTGTTGACGCACTCCGCGAATACGCTGAGCATCTCCCCCTCCGTGTCGAACACCCTAATGTCGAACTCGTAGTCGTACTTGTTGGCGAAGCTCGCGCCGAGCGCGTTCATTATAACCCCCCTTATCTCAAGCCTGTCGCTTTCGCCGAATGTCGGCTGGTTCGGGTTCTTGAGTATGAAGAGTATGGAGTTAAGGTTGATGTCGGTTATGGCTATGGACAGTATGCGGTTTTCGGCCCGTTCCGGCGTGGAGTACCCGTACTTGTCGGTTATCTCCGTCTCTATGTCGACCGAGTACGGGTTCGGAACGTTCAGCTGCGAGGTGCGCTCGTACACCTCTGGGTAGTCGTCGCGCAGGTCCCTTGTGAAGAACTCGTTTATGTTGTGGTTCTGGAAGTACTTGGCCGGCTCCCTCTTTATGGCGCTGTTAGCCTTGAATGAGCGAAGCCCCTCAATCCTGTCCCTGTCCCAATCCTCACAGGCCACGTACCTGTAATAGCCCTTCTTGAGCGGGAGGTTCTCCACCACAATGTTCTTAGCCTCATTGACGTAGGAGATTTCAATGCTATCCTTCTTTTGGGTGTAGTCTATCAGCATTCAGCGGTGTTTTTAACCATCAAAAGGCGACGCATCACTGCGGCGCCTTCCTGGATTTATTGGGGTGGGTTTGCCTTATTTAGCCTGCTCGGCTTTCTGCTCATTCATCAGCTTCTCGTAGGAGGCTGCGTCGTGCTGGTGGGACTTGCTGTCCTCGTTGAGGGACACAATCTCTTCTTTCTCTTCCGGCTGGTTTTTGTTTTCTTCGTTGCTCATGGCTTCTGTTTTTAAGTTAGTTTTCCGCGAAAATTATTACTGTCACGCCTGAAACGGCTACCCTCGTGTCGAGAGCGGACGTGTTCGCGTCCACGTACTTCAGGGAAATCGGCACGAGTTCATTTAGTGTACTTATCCACATAATCCCGCGAACATAGGGTGTGTTGAGGTTATGGGCAATATTCGTTATACCGGCACCCGCCGAAAACGCGCCGTTTATGTAGGTCTTGTTGTTTATGCGGTATATGGAGCCTCCGACTGCCCTGTAAAGCGAGCCGTTTACCAGATAGTAACCGCTGTTGAAGGAGCCTGGAACGGAGCCCGTAACGGTCACTATGGGGCTTATTCCGAGAGCGTCGTTTATAACCTTGGCGGCTCCCCCGGAAACGGCGCGGGTGTTAGGCCTAAGCAGCGCTGAAGGCACCGTTAGTATTTCAGCATCGGTGTCGGCGGTGTAGGTGCCGTAGGCGTACTGCCAGTTCGTGCCGTCAAAGGCGAAGGCAACGCCGAGTGGGTAAACGTTTATTACTGTTCCGGTCTCCGGACCCGTTGAGTTCAGGGCGGCAACCAGTCCCGAATAGTCCTGGTCGGACTGGGTGACTTCGAGTATTACCGTGGAGGTCGCCGATGCGAAGAAGTTAACGGGTGTTGTGACATCCGCCTCGAACCAATATAGCTGCGATATGTCCGTAACCCAAAACATCAGTCCTGAATACCTCTCTGCGAGCGGGAGCTCCGTGGCTATGTTTGCAAGGCTTGAGATTGTCTCCCTGTCGTCGTATGGCCTGTTCTGGTTCAGCCTTATATTGCTGAACACTATTCTGGTCTGCTTCTTTATCATTGTCTTATCCTAATGCTACGAATTGAAAGTCAAGGTTTGTCTGCGCCGCGAAGTAGCCAAAGTCCAGCGTGCATACCGTGTATGGGACTTGGGCGCCGAAGTAGCTCAGTGTCAATGTCTTCAGGCCGCTTGCCGCCGGCACCAGCATGTCGTCGCCTATCTCTATGTTCTCCCCGTTGAATATGCCGTAAAGCTTCGTGCTCGACAGGAGGGCGGTGGGTATCAGTATGGTGTAGGCGTTGGAGTCTCCGGGCTGCAGGAAGAAGCGCTTGTCCTTGGCCCATGATAGCAGGTCGGTGTAGTTCGTGGTCGATGACAGGCCGGTATCGTAGCCTGTCTCGGAGTTGCCTATGTTCAGGTATATGACCGGAGGCGTTACTACATTCCTGTCCTGTATCAGCTCCCAGACGTCATAGCTCAACGTGTACGGAGAGTTGTACTCCACTGGCTTGTACGGGTTCCCGTAGTTGTCGTTCTTCACGGCGGATGAAGCCTGCCATACCTTAGTAAGCGCTATGGACTGAATGTTCTCGAAATCGAACGTGAAGTTCACCGTTCCGTTACTGTCGCTGGTTGTCGTACTGTTGAATGACTGCTGCGCGCCACCAACCTTTGTGACCACGAGGACCGCAACAACGCCCGACACCCTGTCGTTCACGGCCATGGTGTAGTCCAGGCGCATGCTCTTCTGTACCGAGGTCATCAGAAGGTGCTTGTCCGATTGCGTGTAGTACTCGCCGAGAACCGTAAGCTTAACGCTCGTGAACACCGGCTCGGTCCATACCGGGTTCACCACGGGAAACAGCACCTTGTCGAGAAGCGGTTTAAGGCTCTGGTTTCCAAGACCCTTAGCCCAAGGCATAACTGGCGAGTCGCCCTGTGCAATAGCCGCTGCAGTGTCGTAGTTCTGGGACTCCTGCAGGTAGTCCAATGGTACGGGGTGGGCGGCTATTGTCGGCTCGTCCACAGTCACATTGGATATTTTGTTGCCCATCATGTTAAAGCCGTGGAGCCATTTCCTTAAATTCATATCCTTACAGTTTCAATGATATTAGTGATTTTTTGGCCATTATCTGTTCCCTGAACTCTGGGAACTTCCAGCCGTATATTATGCTCACGAAGAGCTTTTCAAAGTTCTTCCGGGCTTCCTTGTCGTCACCGAACTCGAACATCCTGGCGAACGATATGCTCTTTGGCGATGCGTCTATGGAGCTGTACCACTCGTTCCCCACGTTCGTGAAGCCCCAGCCGTGGTTTAACAACCCGCCTATGAAGCCGTCCTTGGTGAAGTGGTATCCGGGCAGGCTCTCTATGTAGCAGTTGTACGGCCTGCGCTCGGGCGGAAAGCTCGCTGACTGGTCGGCTATCCTTGGGCCGCGCCTCCACGTGAACTTCGGCTGCTCGCCGAAGAACACCCCATTGTCGTTGTACTGGCCGTCGAGCCTTCGCTTCATGTCGGCAACTGTTTTGGGCCTGTTGGCCCTTACGCCAGCGGTGACAATCTCAATCTCGTTCAGCGTGTATCCGAACAGTCCCGGCCTGAGCATGAAAAGGTCAATCGCGGTATTCAGCACGAATGCCTGGTACTCGGGACGCTTCATGTTATCGAACGTGGCGCCGTCAAGCAGCTTTAAGTGCATCTTGACATCGGTCTTCTTGGCCGCTGTTATCAGCTGCCTGAGGTTCTGCCATATATTGGAGAGTTTGAGAGTGCCCGTCTGTGGTGGTTGTGCTTTTACGCCCATGTCATCTATCTGTTATTGGTGTGTTATCGATGTTATCTATATCCTGAAACAGCGGCAATGTTAGGACGTGCCGTATTATTTCACATTGATGGCGCCGCTCATAGCGAATGGCGTTCCGTTAGTCTCGAAGTACACGTTGTACTTTCCGGTTTCAGAGTCGTCCTTCTGCACGAATGCCTGCACTATCTCCTGGTTGAGTATCTCCACCATTCCGTCGTCGCCTATCACGAAGTCTGAACCGGACATCTGTATGTCGCCTATTATAGTCTCGAACAGCGGGTTCTTTACGGGCGTAACCACGGCGAAGGACGACACGTTCTGGAACACGAAGCGGTACGCCACGCCGTCGCCCGCTATTATCAGCCAGTATGCGCCGTTCTGCGGGGCAATGCCCTGCGGCGCGTCCTGTACGGCCTTGTAGATTATTCCGTTCTGGTATACGGTGTCGCCCGCCGCATACCCCTGGGAGTTTGCGGGGTCGTAAGCCTCTATGGTCATCCTGCCAACGAGAAGCGTCCAGTGCGATAGCAGCGAACCGTCGCCGCTCGATATGTAGTACCATGACTTATCGGCCTTCACCCATACCATCTTCTGCTCATAGCTCGTGGCCACTGGAAGGTTTGGGAGGTCGTTCTTGGTGGAAACGTACGAGTCCTTTACGAGCGGGCCCGCGAAGGTTAGCTCCAATTGGGCAACCTGCGGCTGCGGCGCCGTAAGGGATGATGTTCCTGGCTGTAAGCTCATTGTTTTTCGTTGGTTGAGAGCACGGCGATTAGCTCGTCAATGCTCAGGTTCTGTGCTGTATTTACGTAGTCCGTATCTTCGAGGAAAGCGCCCCATATCCTGTCAAGTTCGCGCCGCTCGGCCTCGTTGGCCTGGGACATTTCACCCTTTAGCTGCATGAGCCACAGGGCCTCCGCGTCAGTGTATCCGTTAAGCTGCGGTATCTGCTCCTCAAGCCACTTGTACTTTTCCTGGCTCTTGTTGACGGCGCGCTCTACCTGGTCCTGAAGCGACACTATGGGCTCATTGGCCTGCTCGAGCTCAAGCAGCATTTCGCCGGGCGATACCATGGCGTAGTCGTTGCTGTACCCGGTCACTCTTAGCCATTTGCGGTAAATGGCCTCAAGCGCGTTTATGTCGGGCTTGTCGGTTTCGTCCATGCTGGCGAAGACCCAATCCCTAATCCACCGCATGTCCTCCTGCGCGGAACTGTTGGCGCTTATGCGCCCGTCAAGCTCACGGTACCTTTCAATGTCCTCAACCTCATCGGCGCCCTGGAACTTAACGTCGTGCACGTTCAGCTGGCCGTACAGGTCAACCATTAGCTTGTTAACCACAAGGTCCATGTCAGACCTTATGGCTTCAAGTATTCCCTTCTTAACGTTCGTTGGGTAGTCGAACAGGAACCTGAAGGTTACAACATCAACGAAGTCCTGACAAACTGTCTTCAGAAAGTCTATCTCGCTTATGAGCAGCTTACCGGTCTTGGTATCATATATCTTTTTGTACCGGGCCTTCTGCGCATCGTCGACCATCCACATTATTAACGAGTCGAGGTTTTCCCATACATTGCTAAGTTTTATCGCCATTTAGAAACCGCTTTTTACCAGCAAAGCCCCGACACCTTTCGGCGACGGGGCATTCTGAATGCTGGAACTAATTAAACTAAACCAATTTAATGCCGTTAGAGGTTTGCAAGAATGTCCTGAATAGACTTGCTGCCTGCCAGTGAGGTGTCGTCAGACAGTTCAAGATCGTCATCCAATCCCAAATCATCTTCCATTTCCTCCTCGGCCGCTTCCACCTCATCGTCGGCCTGTAGGTCAACGTTCTGTATCGCCTGCTGGACCGCGTACTGCATGGGCACTTGCTGGGCAACGCCCTCAATGACCTGCTGGCGTATCTGCTCCTTAGTGTCGTCGTCAACCGGAAGTTTAGAAAGCGCGTTCTGCAGCGCTGCCTGCACAGACTGTCCGGCCTTCAAATTAGCAGCAATAAGCGCGTTCGCCTTAGAGAGCAATGAAGCCTTGTTCTTAACGGCGCCGATTGTTGTCAATTCGCTGAAAGATGCAATGCGCGCGCGAAGCTCCTTAATCTTTGCCACATTGGCACGGATCTTGAAGTTGGTGTCCGCCTTGTACTTGCTGTTGGTTGACTCAGCAACCTTAACAAGCAGCTCCTCATTTGCGGCGCTAATTTCCTTGATTTTGGCGGTCAATGCCTTCTTGCGGGCAGCAACGATTTTGTCTGTGCTTACGTTGTTTCCGCCGCGAACCAGGTCAGTAAGCTCGGGAATGCCGATTTTCGCAAGTATCGAATTGGCTTTCGCTTTCTCGCCGCCCATGTAGAGGCGTGCAGCCTTGTTGTATTGGCGAAGATTGTCAGAGCTCAGACCGGCAATCAATTTCTTGTTTGTCGTGTTGTAGGCCTTGATTGCTGCCAATGCCTCTTTTGCTGAGGCGCCTTCAGGAGCGCCAACAGTTGCCGCGAGGTTGTTGAACTGCTGCAGGGCGCCTTCGTGCTTGGCGGCGGCGTTCTTCAATTTGATGGCATCGCTCTTCAAATCGGCCTTTTTGGCGTTCGCCTTGCTAACGAGTTCGGCGCGAACCTTGGCGGGTGAACGGCGGGCCTGTAGGCGGCTGTTAACCTTTGCTTTTGATTTCGCCGTTTTCTCCTCTTTTGGCTGGAGCCAAGAGTCGCCGAACATAACCACGATGTAAGCCCCAGTACCGAATTTGTACTGTTTCATAACAGACTTGGCGAAAGGCAGCGCAACGGATTTGCCGTTAACGATGTCCGCCTCCAAATCAATGCCCACAGGGGTGTCGCCCATTGCGAGAATGGTCAAAATGTTCTCATCATTGCTGAATGAAGCCTGGTCGGCCGGCGTGAGTTTCTCCATGAATTTTTCAACGTCCTGGCGCGCGCCGAAGTTGAAGTTCGCGAAGTTGGCGTAAGCCGTGATTTTGAAGTTGTTCTTCTTCTGAAGAGCCTTGCCGCCTTTAGACGCGGTCTTTGATGACCAGGCCAACACGGCCAATTTGGCGATGATGTCCGGGCGCTTGCTAATAAGGTTGATGAACTGCGATTTCAGTCCGTGTCCGGAAAGAACCGCCTTAGCGTTCTCGGCCATTTGCTCCGTCACTTTGAGGACGTAGTCTTTTCTTGTAATTGCCATTTGGTTAATGGGTTAAATTGTTAATAACTGCAGTAATGCACGCACTCCAATGATGACTTCTCGTTCCCAGGTTCAATGGCTTACAGGCCGTCTCTATTCCTCGAACTTATGCCCAAATACGATATGCAACAGGTAGCTACAACTGACTGCTATTCGCTTGTGGCAAGGTACGTCATGCTTACATGGCTTTGTTCATTTTAACTTGATATATTGGCATTTTGCGATACCCTTGATTGTATTTACCCCGCGACAGTGTTACGGTAAAAAGCTGTTGGCCGTTCCAGTTGTGGTCACAACCTTCAACTTGCCAGCGAGTTTGTCGTTGACGCCGGTCAGCTGCTGAACTATGGCCGCGAGCGCCATCCCTATTTGGTTCATAAGCTCTGTCATCTCCTCGTGCTCAGTGGGCTTCCCTACGGCCTTAGCGGCCTTCTTGTCCTGTGGGCCGTTGTTGAAGCCGAAGGATATTGAATTGTCCTTCTTGTCGTCTCTGGCTGGCGCCTGGGCAGCATCGGCCTGGGCCTTGTACTGCCCCGAAACAAGTCCGAACAACTCCTTGAGCTCCTGAACCACAAGGGTGAGGTTCTCGCCTGCGTTCTTGTCCAGCAGGTTGCGCACGTTCTTCTCGAACATTGTGGCCTTGCCCATGTCTATGGAGTTTATCGAGGACGCTATACCCTTGAACTGCTGCTGGAGCATGTTCATGTTGCTGGCTATCTTCTTCCACTTGACGTCATCCGCAAGGTTGCCAAGGAACTTCTCAACCGCAGAGTTTATGCCGTTGAACCTGTCCACGTTAAGGTCCTTCATTGAGCTTACGAACCTGGATATTGTTGTTATGGACTTGGAAGCTATGTCCTGCTTAATCGTAGCCGCGCGGTCTATCGCCCATATAATGGTATTTATGACCGACATCAGACTTTGTGTGAACAGCTGAAGCTTCTTAGGGTCTGACGCGAGCGGCAGGTTCGCGTACTCGGATATTGAGTCCATTAATGGCTTGAAAGCACCGCCAACCCTGGACAGCATGTCTATCCCCTTTAGCGCGCTTGGGTTCTTGAACGGGTTGGCTATCTTCCTGCCGCCTATGTTGAACGTTGCCGTGTCAGAGCCGAGAATGGTCAAAGGCTCGATAAGGCATTGGAGCATTACGGCCAGGTTCTCCCCCACCCGCTTCATGTCCGCGGGGTTCAGCTTGCGCACGGACTTGATGTACAGCTTCCCGTTCCTGACCCCATGCTCAACGAACTCCATGTTGGCCATCATGCCTATCGCCTTGGCGACGTCCGAGGATATTCCCATAAGCTTGGCCAATGCGTTTATTCCCGGCATCGCCTTCTCGAACCTGTCCTTGTTCCTGAGTATGGTGTAAATCATCGATGATGAGAAGCTGTCTATTAGCTTGGCCGCCAGGTTCACCTTTCCCTCATTCAGGTCCATTTCAGACATTGCCTTAAGCGCGAGCGCTCCCAATGTCGCCGCGGCGAATATTGGCAGCAGCAGCACCGACTTGGCCGCGGTCCGAGTGACCTGTATTATGCCCAGGTTGTCCAGGGCTCCGATCAGTGAGTTGACGCCAACCCCGTAGGCTGTGATTGCCTTTTGGTCGAAAGCGAGTAGCGATATTGCTTTGAGCGCTGCCGCTCCAAGGAGAGCGCTTGCTGCAATTGGTAGAAAAAGAGTAGCCCCAATGACACCAAGAGCAGCGAATGGAGCAATTTTGGTAAAGCCCCATGTGAGGTCGAATACCGCGTCTGCAAAGTTTTTCGTATCATAATTCCGTACTTTGGATATTAGCATAAGTGAGCCGGCACCCAGAAGGGCTGCGGCGGCTATCGGCAGGAACAGGACAGCGCCTATCGCGCCCAAAGCGGCTAGCGGAGCTATCAGGGCCATCATCGTGGTAAGGCCGAGAGCGGCCACCCCGAATTTGGCTATAGACTCGTAGTCTATCGTAAGCTTGGATATTGCCCACAGGCTGAGCGCGAACAGCGCGAGTGAAACACCCATAGCCACCATTGAAATGGCTCCAGGGACTATCACCTCAGCTAGGGCTCCTGCAGCGGCCACTATCACTCCGAGTATGGTTATCGTGCCGCCAAGTATCAGGGCGTCCGCCATGGTCCAGCCTATCTTCTTGAAGACCCAAAGGGCTCCGGCTATTACCAGTATGCCGCCTGCCATCATAAGGAAATCGGCGCCCGAGCCGCCTTCGAACAGCTTCATAACCAGTCCGAGACCGCCCAGGAACAGCAAAGTCTTTCCGAGAGCCTCCCACGGAAGCTCATTCATGGCATACATGGCGAGAACCATTATGCCCAAACCCATTGCGAATTGAAGCATCGGCGACTTGCCGTCCCCGTTGGAGAAAAGCTTGAGCTCAAGGCCCAATAGGCCAATGAACGTAAGCATCTTCATTATGGCCGTGAGCGGTATCTCAGCGAACGCGAGCAGCCCAAGAACCATCAATCCAATGCCGAACGCAAACGAGAGCAGTGGGGATTTTAGGCCGCCCTTGTCTTCTCCGAACAGCTTGAGGGCGAGTCCGAGCCCCGCCACGAAGGTTATCATCTTCAGGACCGAAGTGAAGTTTATGTAGTTGAAAGCAACGAGCGCGAGAACCATTATGCCGAGCCCCTCACCGAAAGCTAGCAACTGCTTGCCGAGCCCGCCGTTCGCGCCGGAACCGCTGAAGGTCCGCAAAGCCAGTCCGAGACCGCCAATGAATATCAGCATCTTGGCCCCTGAGGACCAGTCCACGAAATTCATCAGGGCCATGGCAACCGTAAGGATGCCTATACCCATCGCGAACTTGAACATTCCCGAAGTCTCCGCGGGTTTCATGTAGAGCTTCATAGCCAGACCGAGTCCAGCAATGAATACCAGCATCTTGGCACCGGACTCCCATTGCACAAAGCGCATCAGGCCCATTGCAAGCGTTAGTATCCCTATGCCTTCAGCGAATTTCAGCATTCCCCTGTCCGCGTCCTTGTCGCCGCCGTACCTTTTTACGAGCGTGACGAACAGGCCTATTGTTGCCATACCGACAATGAATATCGGATTGGTCACAGACAGGCTCAAAGCTACAAACGCAGCGGAAAGCACGCCTATTGTTATCGCGGCGGGCTTTATCTGTTTGGAGAGTTTCTCCATTACTGAACCGAACTTGGTAGTCCCATCAGTGAATGTCTTCATCTTCTTTTCAGGCATTTCCAGAAGGCTCGCGTAGGCCTTTTCGAACGCTCCGAGCCCGCTTATCATTTTCTTGGTTATGTTCGCGTTCAGTATCGCAATTGATTTGGCGAACTCGGCCACATTGAAGAAACCCTTCACCTTCTTTTTGGTGTCGTGGAAGCCCTCATCCTCTTCCTCCCCAACCTTGTGTCCGGCCTTGGGAGCCTCGACCTTTTTGCCATTGGCTATTCCCTCAAGGAATTTGAGCGCTGACTTGGTGTTTGCGGATATTGCCGAGAGATGGTCGTTTGATTTCTTGAAGGTTTCGGTGTAGTCGAGGGGTCTGCCGCTCTGCATCTTTTCTGCCTTGGGCTTCATGCCCTCCTGTCCGGACTCTATGCCAACGACGTGCTTGCGTATCGAAAGCAATTCTATGAAGAGCGCCTCAAGCCAGTTGTTTGTCTTGTGCTGGGCTGTCTGAATGTTTTGGTAAACGTTGAATTTTTGAGTCCTGTCGAATGAGAAAGACTTGAACGCATCCGTTACGGAAACCTTGATTTCCGTGGCGCGTTCAAGTATTGAACCAAGCACTCCGCTCTGCTGCCTCTCCTCCTTGCCCATTTGAGCAAGCATGTTAACCATGGACGAGAAGCCCATGTCTACTTGCGTTGGTTGCTCAAGGGCGGCTGATTTCATAAAGTGCCGATTTGATTGAAATTTTCTTCTATGCTGACCGTAGGACCCAAATACCTCATTTTCGATTGGTTTGTGGGAAAATTAACCAGATTTGGTTCGTTTATTTCCACACAGCTATATATTCTTCTACTGAGTTAACGTTTTTTCTCCATAATTAAACTGGCCGTTTTTGGGGCAAAACGCGGGGCGTACCCGCTATATCTTGCCCGCGTTCGTAGTTTCCTTGGCCACAATGCTCTTCATAATTGCCTGAAGTTCGGACAACTGGTCTAGCGTGTACTTCTTGCCATCTGAGAAAACAGTCCAACGCTCAAGCAGCAAGTCAAAGTTCACAGCAATTGCCTTTGTCACGCTTCCTCTTTTGCCGGACACGGTAAGGGTTATTACTCCCATGAAATCAGAATAGCAGTATATCGTATAGGAAACGTTTCTGCGCCTAACGCTTGATGCGTTAGCCTCAATGGCCATCATCAGTTTGGTCTGACGGTCCTGGGATATGTTCTCTATCTTCATCTGATTTTGTTTATTTGAGCAGGCCGCTCTCTTCGAGTATGGCATCCAATGAGCTGTTGACAAGCTTGTGCTTGCTGCCGGCTATTTCGTATTCGAGCTGGAACTTGTACACCCTTGCGTGGTAGTTGCGCTTTTCGCCCTCTTTCTTGAGAATGGTAGCGGGTCTGTCCTGGTACCTGCCCCTGTTGGCTATGTTGTACTTTTCATGGTACTCGTCCGTGGTGATGTACTCCTGCGGATTGCGCTTGTCGCCGCCCAGTTCCTGCACCGCAAGGTAGGTCAGTATGAAGTAGTCGAAATGGCTGGTCTTGCCTATAATGCCCTCCGCGGCGTACGAGCCTGGTATGTCCTTTGCGGTGTCCTTCTGCGAAAGCGTGCCGCCAATGACCAGGCCTATTGCGTTGGTCTCCGGCTCATCCACTATAGTCCACATCCTGACGAACGCGTCCCTCAGCGCACGGTAGGTCAGCTTGGCAAGCATGTAGTATTCCCTGCTTCCACCAGAGTCCATTCCCCAGTCCTGTTTCGCGTAAAGCTTGTCAAGTATGCCTATGAACTTGTCCCCGTTCAGGTCCAGTATGGTGAGAGGATGCCCTTTTGGGTTGTTTATGTCCACTGACCAATTGGTGTCAATCTCGGAACGGCACTTGACCTTGTATGTCGCAGCAAGCTGCCCCTCGAGCACCACGACGCGAAGCCACTGGTTGTCAGTGCCCTTGCTCTCTATGGTTAGCTGCTCGATGCGCCCTTCGGCGTCCGTCTTCGGCTCGACCGTGTATCTCCCAGAGGATGAAACCGACTTAACCACGGCAAGGAGCGGATTGCTTATGCCGTTGGATTTGAGCATGGTCTTGGTTGAAGCGAACCCGTACTGGTAGTAATTCGCTATGGCCTCGGCAAGGAATTCCTGCATTGTCGGCCAGTTGGAGAAAGTGTTCCCTTTCAGGACCAGTATCGTCTTGTCGCGGCTTTCCTGTATGTACACGACAACGTCCCGTGAGGATTGGAAGTCCTCCGGAACGGACACTATGAACCTGGTGCCCTTGTTGACGCGGCTCTCGCCGTCGGGCTTGAAGTTTATTGACACGAGGCCGAGCTTTAAATCAGACCCGCGCAGCTGCGTCTTGTTGGTGTTCGCTATGGTGCGCATGTCCATTATGCGGTGCCTTATCACGCCCTTGGACAGCTTCTTAACCTCAGTGGCGAGCGCGCTCATCTCCTGTGGAACGGAGCCCTTCTTTATGGTTACGAGGGTCTTTGTGTAGCCCGTCTTGTCCTTGCGGATTGGTGTCGGAACGATGTCGAAGTCCGCGAGCGTGACCTCCTTGTCGCCTGTCGGTATCTCGTCAAGCGCCTCCTCAATCTGCTCCACGGTCTCCACCATTTCAGTGTCTTCAGGGAGCCGGTTGCCGGTTGCCTCGGTGTAGTCCTGTATCAACTGCCTGTTCTGCAGCTGCAGCTGCATTTCCTCGGCATCGGTTCTGTCGAGCAGTTGTGCGTTCAGGTCCTGTTTCTCGGTTTTCTGGTGCCTTATCTCGGGGCGCTTCTTCTGCCTGAGCTGCATCAGCGCCTTAAGCTCGGCGGCCCTGTTCGTGTCCTTAACTGTTTGGGCTGCCAACTGCTCATTCTTTTCAGCGAGCCTCTGCGCTATTGTCTTTGTGTCTACAATGTCGTTAGGCAAAAGGGGCGCAAATGCGCCGGCGTCCTCGTCCTCAATGTCGTCAAGCAGGGACTTTCCAGCGCCTTTCTTAGCGAGTCTGATGTTCAAGTCACCGCCGCCATTTCCTGTGAATTTGGTGGTGTCTATTACCGCTTCGTTGAGGTTGTTCAGTCTGCTCATTTCCGTGTTTTTACTTCAGTTTTGGTGCTTTTATTGTCGGCATCTTAGGCGCTTTCGGCATATTCTTCTTGGCTTCCGCCATGTGCTTGGCGGACTGCTGCATTAGTTCGTCCTTCTTGTTTTCGGCGTCTTCGGGGCTTTGTTGCTGTTTGTTCTCGTTCTCTATGTATATATTCAGGTACTTCATCAGCAAATTGAACTTAAAGAACTCCAGGTTCTCTATCTGCTCAAAGCTGTTGTGGCTCTTTACGGACAGTATTATAGCCGACTCGTAGTAGCTGTTCCAGTCGATTTTGCTCGCCGAGTAGAGTTCAGACCAGGTAGGGAATGCTGTCTTCTTTTCCTCCTTCGGCCCCCATATCTTAGTCGAATATTCCTCCGAAAGCCTGGTTATCGATAAACATGTTCTTCCATCCTCCGGGAAATCGCATCAGGGTCTCCTCCTCAGAGCCCTTGTACGTGTAGGCGATGCGCTCCATGTTGTCCAGTTTGAGCTTGTTTATCACCGTGAGGTAGCTGTTGAGTAGGTCCTCATTGTACTGTATCTTCTTGAACTTGGTCTTGAGGGCGTCTATTGTCTCGTTGCCGGTAACGAAAAGGAACGGCGCCACCAGCAGGAACTGCTTGTTGAACGACTCGTCGTCAAGCATCTTCTTGCTCTCTGTCTCGTCCGCGTTCTGGCTGTCTCGGTACACCTTGACTATGTGCCGGAACACCTTGCCAGAAGCCTTGAAAGTAGGGACGCGGAACACTATCGGCTCGGACTCTTCGTTAACCGGTATCGTGAATATGCGGCCGTCAAAGCACGCGAGAAGGCCGGCGCTGAGTGTCTTGTACTTCAGCCTGGAGGCGAGCAGCTCTACCTGTACGGGCTCCTGCCAGTTCTGGCTTATTGTGGTGTACGTGATGGGCTTGTCGTGCAGGTAAAATTCGCGCAGGAGCAGGAAGAAGAACAGCCTGTCGCCGTCGTTCAGTTCGCCAGTGTCTATTGTCTGTCCGTTGTTCTCGTCCAGTATCACGAAGCAGGCCTTAACCAGTTCCTCGATGGCAGCCACTATCGCGGGCTGGTCCTGCTCGTTGAGCGTGGAGAAGTTCGCGATCTGCTTGGAAATTGGGCACTTGTAGGCGAAGGTCCAAGACGGCGGGTACAGCGCGCCGCCGAATGGCATGTTCGGCCTTGCGAGTATGCGGTAGCCGTCAATCATTTTTGGAGCGTCCATGCGCACTATGTTGTCGTCCTCGTCCTCGGGCTGAGTCTCGGTTTCGATTGGCGCTGCTTCCGGTTCGGTTCCTTTGGCGGTGCTTTCAAGCTGTTCGAGCTCGGCCAGTTTTTGCTTCTTGATTTCGTCTTTCTCTGTTGACATGTTATGCTGTTATTTATGGTTTCTTGTTCTTTGTCAGAAATGCGACAAGGCCGGGCGGGAGTTGCTCTCCGCCGGCCTTTGCCTCGCTATTGTTTCCCGTTGATGTTGGCTGCTTCGCGTTCAAAGTCGATGCTTGGTCGTCGTTCCCAGATAGAATTTTCTGAATTAGTTGGTCAGGCACCATTGCGGTCCCCCTCCTTTTCAAATACATTCCTGGAGTTCTTGCTTTGTCGTACAGGTCTATGCCCTCCGACTCGAGTGTGTTAATGACCAGTATGGCCTGTTCTCTGAAGCTACGGACATCCGGAATAGGTGCGTCCTTGTTGGTTTCTTTGGTGGGTTGCGACTGGCCATTGCGGTCGTCTTTTCTGCTAACCCCAGCATCAACGGGTTTTTGTGTCTTGTCTCTTATCCTTATCGCCATTGTCGTCTGTTCGGCGTAATGAACTATCTATGCGTTTTTGTCTTTTGCGTTTTTTCCGCTATCAGCTCTCGGGGAAGTGGTCGAAGCCGCTCGAGCCAATCTGTATTCTTTCGAATTCAGTCTCCGAACCGTCTATTGACACGTAGCCGTCAACGTATGTCTTGGTGAACGTGTACCTGTTGTTTGAGTTGTCGGTTTCGGTGTAGTCGCGGGCCTCTATCACTATTTTCGACTTCGGCTTCACCTTGCCTATGAGGTTTCCGAGGTGGTAGTCGGTAAGTATCTTGACAAGTATCGGCCTGTCGGCGTCTCCCAAGTACTCTATGTCATCATCGGATATTTTGGATATGGCCTTGCTGCCGTCAGCTATCGCCTTGGCCCTGGAGTTGTACTCGCGGGTGTTCTTCTTGTCCCAGGCCAGGTCCTTCTTGAGGTACTGGAGCAGGGTCTTCACTGTGGCCATGCGTTCACCAATGTCTGCCTGGTCAATGTCCTCAGCGTCGCCCGGCAATAGCTTGGTTATCTGGAAGCGCAGGCTGTCCCAGAAAGTTGTTTTGTCCGGGGCGGCGAGGAACTGGCTGCATATGTCCATGAAGTATTCAATGTCCTGTTCGCCGAGGCTGCTCCAACCCTCAGAGTATGACGCCAGGTGTATCACGTCGGTCTTCGCCTCAACCTTGGTCTCCTCAATCGGGCACTGAACAACGTAGTACGCCGGAGCGTTCTTCCCGCGGGAAGGCCCCTTGCTGACGCGCAGTCCGGGTATCGCCATAGCCTTAAGAGCCTTTTTGAAGTCATCAACCCCCTTTTCAGGGAGCGAGCAGGACAGCGCCCATTTGAGCATCCTTTCCGGTATTCTCGAACTTTCCGGCAGTGGAACGCCTTTGCTCATTTTGGCGAAGTAGCAGTTCTTGTGCTTGGCCATTGCCGTTCCTAGGTAGTCAGCAACCTTATCGGCCGATGACGACTTGTCAGGCACGGCGCTTGGCGGAACCGGAACCGGCTTCTGCTGCGCGTGTATTGCGTTCAGTTCCTTAAGTAGTTCAGGGTTCCCCGTATCATTGTCCTCTGGGTGTACCGCCCTGCGCAGGGCGGCTATCGTGTTGAATAGCTCATTGTCGTAGGCGTCCCCCAAATCGTCACCGACCTCATCTACTATGGTTATGAGCTCACCATTCTGCTCGAATTCGAAGGTCAGGCCTGGAAGACCTGTAACGGTGAAGCACCGCTTCCCGTCATCCGCTCCAGTTGTGGTTTCTGTAACGTTCTCAGGGAACTGCGCGTAATCGTCTGCGAACCCGTTGGCGAAAGCGTGGCTGTAGTCTACTATTGACTTGCCCTTAATATGGACGTAATCGGCGAAAGACTTGCATATGGCGTCAATGAATTTGGGCCTGTTGGCCTCGACAGCCCAGGCGCCGAGTATTCCGCCCTTTTCCTTCTGGTCGTAGCCGTCAAATACGTTTATGAGCCTTCCGCTCGCGGCGAGCAGCTTTAGCAGGCCCTCAACAGCCTCCTTAGGCTCCTCGGTCATGTATGTGCCGTCAGGCTGCCAATAATTGGAAAGTCTCTCGAAGTCTGTGGGCGCCTCCTTTTCGGCTGCCGCCCAGAACTGGGACCACTGCTGCCATATGTTGGTAAGTTTGAATGCCATTGTTGTGTTTTTGGTTGTATCGTGTTCCTTAACCGTTTATGTATCTGTCAATGTTCTCCGCGGTTTTCCTGTGCCGCTCCTTCAGCGCGTCCTCGTCGTGCCATGGCTTAACTCTTATGTTGGCGCGCATGCCCTTGCCTGAGCGCCACGGCTTTTCAGTCGACTCTATCTCGTATCCGTTGGACTTAAGCCAGGCCAGTATAGCCGAATACTTCTCCACGCCCGTGCCGCCGTACAGCTCTATATCGCCCTCGGATATAGAGTAACCGTCGGTAATTGTGTGCCAGCCCTTTACGGCTGTGGTTTCCGACTTGGATGCCTCCAGGCCTAATGACCTTACGCCTTTAACGATGTTCAGGGTGTTGTGAATGAATTGGCGCGTTTTGCGTTCTGCCTTGTTGATTTCGGCCCTTGCGGCTCGCCACTTGGATGCGAACACGTGGTCCTTGCGAAGCTTTTCATTGGTCGCCTTGGCGTTAATCCTGTCAAAAGCCTCCTGCGCCATATTGGTTTCATTCACCAGTATCAGGTACTTCTTGAAGTCCTCGTCCGTAGTGCGCTTGGGCCCGTCCAGCGCGGTCCATGCCTCATAGGTTTTGGCGAGCCTTTCTGAAAGCGCTTTGAAGCCGTCCCCGTTCTCCGCGACCATTGCGGCAATGGTGTCGGCCTCCCGCTCCGTGTAGCCGCCGAACATTCCCCTGAAAAGCTGCGAGTTCGAGAACATGCGCATCAGGTAGTCCGTGCACTCCTTCGGCTGTGCCCGCATCGCCCTGCCGTCCGAAGTCGAGAACACGTTCGCGAGCATTTCAAAAGGCTTGAACTTGGGTTCTGTGGCGCATAGCTCGGGCCATACTTCCCAGAAATTACTTAGTTTGAGTCTTTCCATAATGCTTATGAGTTGTGCGCCTTCTGCACCTCGAGTATCGCCTTTTGAAGCGCGTTGACTAGCACCTTCTTGCGGGTGGCCCCGTCCATCTTAACGCCTCCAGCCTCTGCCTTAGCCTTGCCTTTCTTGTACTCTCTTATCACTGAGGCTACCACTACAGAAAGCACTACTGCTGGACCGACCGCCAAAGCCCAAGGGCTTACAGGCGCGTCCTCATTCAATTTTGTGTTTCCCTTCAAATCCTCATCAGTATGGTACTGCTCTATGGTGAAGTATGCCACACTGTCTCCGTTTATAGCCTTGCTCGGTTCGCTTACAACGTCGATTTCAAAGCCCTTGGCCTCAAGCGTCTTTATAAGGTTCAGGAATTTTTCCTTGCCTATCTGGTAAAGGTCAACCTTCTCAGGCGACCATCCGCCATCATTTATTTTGTAGCCTTGTGTCCAATTGCCCCATTCCTTGACCATCCCGCTTCCGTTCCAAGAGGCTGCTGGTATGTTTAGCTGTCTCATGACCTGACGCAAACCGGCGTGATTGAACTTAAAGCGGTCTATGGCCTTAAGCGCCTTGGACACCTCTCCTTCAAGGCGCTTCAAAGCGTCCTTCTTCCACTGCTCCATTTTCACAGGGGCCTTCCGCGGCGCTCCAAGAGTAGGCTTGCGGTAGGAATTCTTGGTTTTGGCGAGCTTGTGCTGGGCGAAAGCCAATTTCTTGACAAGAGCGCTGTACTCCTCCTTTTCGGAAATCCCCGTCTTTGTGTCGGACCAGTTTATTTCAGGCTGGGCCTCAGAGGCCTTGTCAACTATTCCCGCTGTAACAGGCTCAGTATCATTTTTTGACTCTTCGGTCAATACAAAAACATTTAGATCGTCATCCCAAACTCCAGGTTCTCCATTCCGGGCTATCTTAATAAATGCTTTACGCTTTTCACTCCAAATGCTTTCATTTTCACCTTCCGGCAGCTCGTCCACGTCGCTCGCAACCTCCTCTACCTCTGGGGTCGGTTCGGGCGCATGGGTGCCCTCCCACCCTCCGTTGTTGATGTACTGCTTCATCTCCTCGATTGTATCGAATGACACGTCTGCCTCGTCGTCCTCGTCCATCCAGTACTTAGGACTGTCCTTGCGCTTGTAGAAAAAGTCTCCGCCGTAGCAGTAGTACTCCTCGTACTCTTCAGGGTCTGAGGACTCCATCACCTCGTTTATGATATGCACGGCATTTTCGCCTGGCATGTTGTCGTCAACGTATATTGGAAAAGCCCAGTCGGACGGCCATTGAGAGAAGCCCTCAGGCGTCATTGGGTAAATGTTAGCCGCGAACCGCTGACCCGAACCGTTGAACTCGTTCTCCCTTAGGTCATCGGCCAGGCGCATTACCATAGACTTTGGATTGGTCCTGTAGACCTGCTCCATTCCTGCTATCTGCATGGCGTCGTAGCCGTCGAAAAGCGGCTGTATCTCAGGCGACAGGTTGAAGAACAGGTCTAGCATGTGCAGGGCGAAGTCCTGGGGCTTGACGAGCACGAAGCCGCCGTGCTCCTCGTCAACGAGCTCCTGCATCAGGGCCCGGCACTCCTCATCCGCGTTCAGGAAAAGGTATCCCCAGTTCGTGTAGACGTTCGAGAGCTTCAGAGTGTTTGTATTCAATGACGAGTTGTGGTCGTCGTAGCCGAATTTTGCCATTTACCGTATATGTTTAATGGTTTCAGGCAAGAGACTGAAACCAAATGAAAGATATGTCAAATCCCTTAAGTTTACGCGAGGCGCGGGTCGTTGGTGATGTCCTGCACGTAATCCACTGAGAAGGTGCAGCTCAATTCGCCGGCCTCGTGGTTGCCGTAGTCCATGGCCATGTCCTCAATTTCCGACATTGGAAAGCAGTTCAGGCCGGTCCTTCTCCAGTACAGGGTGCCGTCGCGGTTGAACTTCTCGCCGACGATGGCTGCGTTGGCGTAGTCCGCCTTCAGCGTCTTCTCGCCGGTGAGTGGGTTGTACTTGAAGCGTGACCAGGCCACTATCGCGTTGTACACGAACATACGTGAGTTGGTGTCCAGGAAGTTGTGGAACTGAACCACCACATCGTACACCGTCTCCTTCTCGTTTGAGTCGTAACGGAACTTTATCCATTTGTACCCGCCCTCGATTGAGCCGCCGGCCTTCTCAACGAACAGGCCCGTAACGGACTTGATGTACTCCGAAAGGAAGCCGTAGTCTCCGAGCTTGGTTTTCAGGTTGCCCATGAGCACGAAGTGCGCATTGTAGTTGCTGCTGATAACGGGCTCGTAGCGTTGCACAGCCGCTGTTGAATTAGTGGTGTGCGGGAATTGAATCAAATTTGACATATCTTTTGATTTTTAAATTGTTCTTGTTTCTGTTTGTTATCTATTGCCTTGGCTATATCTTGAACATTGCCACTTCCCTCTTCGCGCGCTCTACGCGCCCAGTCAGCCCGTAGGCCTTGGTCACGAAGTTGCGTATTAGCGGGCGTATCTTCAGGTTGAAGTCCGTAGACATCGACTTGCTTAGGTTCAGCATGTCCACAACAGCCTTGAGCGGAAGGTTCCAGCCGTAGTTCTGCAGCTTTCCGCTGTCTATGCTGCCAGTGTACTCCTCAAGGAAGTTCTGACTTGCATAGCCGCTTGGGCCGCCGCACTTTAAGTTGTTGTCATAGCCTTCCGCGGAGCCCTCGTCGTAGTTATTCTTGCGCATGCTGTCATAGACAATCTTGCTGCGGTGGCGCGAGGACGAGATTGATGCCAGAAGGTTCCTTGCGGCCGTCTTGTACTCGAGCACGTTCTGCCTGCTTATGTACTGCAGTGCGTAGTCGTTCTGCTGCATGAAAGAGTTCACCAGCAGTATCATATCGAACAGCAGCGTCTGCCCGTCCGGTATCAGCTGCCTAACCCCGTTTATCGACTTGTATATGGGGTTGACGTTGCCGGTCAGAAGGTCGTTCAGGAGCTCGATGTGGAACCCGTCGTCCACGCTCGTTATCGAGGCCTCAAGCTGTATCTGCTTGGTCTGCTCGTCTATGTAGTTCATTATCGCCTCGTATGAGTTCGTGAGCCTGTAGGCGTTTCCCCATCGGCGGGTGTTCTTGCCCAGTATGTGCTTAAGCCCCTCGAACAGTTCCACTGTATTCATGGCGTCATCCTCAGGCATTGAAAGCGTCGTGGCCTCGTTCAGCTTTGAAAAGTCGTGCCTTACTGGCTCTATGAGCAGTTTGTCCTCCTCGTCGGTCGACAGCAGTCCCTTGGCCTTTGGGTCCTTAATCTCTATAAGCCCCTTGACCACTGCGAGCATTTCCGTTGAGTCGAGCATTTGGCCGTCAACGCCGGTGGACATCGCGTCAAGCGCCCTGAGTATTCCGCGGGTTATGCCGGTTCTCTTGACGTCGTCCATGTCTCCCTCGACGCCGCTTATGCCGGCCACCATAGAGCCGAAGAACTCTGAGCAGCTCACCATTTGCTTAGGCTTTGCGGCCTTTTCGAAATGTTCAACTATGGCAGTGTCGGATAGTTTTTCGGCCTTCATGGACTCGTACATCTTTTCGACGTTTTCCATAGGAAGGCCGGTGCTCTCGCATATCCTCTCAATGGATGAGTCTCTGTCAGTCCGCATAAGCTGTTCCGGGTCCTGCTCAGAAAAGTTTCTCATATCCTATTTGTTTTATAAGTAAGTTATTTAGGGAAAACGGATTTTCGCCGTTTTCCCTGTTTTTTGTTTCCTTGTCCGCCCGGTTAGTCCAGGTTCAAATCAAACACAGTCTTGTCAAGGCAGTCAACGCCGGTGTACTCTACGTGTATCAGCTTGATTTTAGCCTTTGACACGTCAACGGTGTTGTTGGTGGCGTCGCATATCACGATAGGGTTCGGCTGTATCGCGCCCGCGAGCACGAGGCTCTGGATGAAAGTGTTGACCTCGGTCTGCGTTGCGAGGTACTCGTTGTACAGGCCCTTCTTGAACGGGTCGTCAATGGTCATCGCTAGCAGGGTGCCCTTAACGTAGGCGAGCAGCTCAGAGTTGTGTATGGCCTGAAGGGAGGTGTTGATTTTCTGGCCGGTAAAGTTGCCGTATATCGTGAAGCTTCCCTTCTGCGCTATTATCGGGTTCCAGAGGAACTGCTCATATGGCAGGCGGTCGTCGGAACCGTTGGGGCTGTCCTCAAGGCCTGTTATGCCTGTCAGGTAGCCGCTCGCATTGGCAGCAACGTCGTAAGGGAACTGCTTGTTAATGAACACGTTTGACACTATTCCCGCAACCGGAGACACATTGCCCTTAGCGTCAACGTTACCGGAGCCGAAGAAGAAGCTCATCTCAGAGCCTTGTCCGAACTTGGAGAGCAGGACTGTGGAGAAGTCCGGATTGCCGCCCTGCGCGAGGTAGCTTGGGTCGAATGGGAAGCCAGGCCCTTGCGAGAACAGCGGGTTGGTGGACTTCTGCAGGTCCTGCAGGAACGGCTCGTTGATGATGTTACGGACGAAAGTGTTCTTAGCGTCGAGCGTGTACGCCAACTGGCCGTACTGGTACTTGTAGCTCCCTTCAACGAAGGACTTGAAAGCGTCCACTACGTAGCGCGCCGTGCCGAGAGCGGCTATGCCCTTAACGAGTCCCGGCGTGTTCATCACGTCGAGTATCGCGGACTGGGTGGCCGAGGTGCCGTCGGTGAATTGGGCCGTACGCGGCGTGTAAGCGACAAGACCGAAAGGCATGGTGGCTATGCCGGCGATTGTCTTGAATGGCTTCTTGCGGGTGTATGACGCGGCGTTAACCGGTCCAGAGCAGGTAAGCAGGGCAACCGAATAGGTCTTTGTTCCAGCTATTGTTGTTGGAAGGTCGGCCGGTTGGTTGTTGGACGCAGTTGAAGCGCCAATTGTGGTTGGGTCGCCGTTAACCGCAATGGTGGTTATCTGCTTGGCTATTGATATGCTGGACACGTAGGCCGCCGCGGCGTTCACTGCCAACACGTAGTATTGGTATGTGAATGAAGGCTGAACAGTCGTGTCAGTGTAGGTAAGCGCTGAAATCGCGCCCTGCAGGAGTACCCAAGCCGAGTCGGTAGATTTCTTGCGGTACACGCTGTAAGTGTCCGCGTGCGTAACCGCCGTCCAATCCAACACAACTGAAATGGTGTCTGTGGGCTGTGGTATAGTGAGTACGGTCTTGGCAAGGGCCGCAAGCGTTATTGGGTCCGTAGCGACGTTCTGCTCAATGATGGAAAGGCCAGTAACGACAACCGTTTTGGTGTCCTCGGTGTCCAAATCCTCGAAAACGATCTCGTCGCCAATGCGCGTGCCCTGCTCGTAGATTGAGAGTATCTTGTTCCCGTTTTCCTGGCCGTCCTGGAAGATAGTGCCAGTAACCGAAAGCAACAGGTGGGTGTTCATGCCCACAACGTCAGCGTCGTGAACCTCATCCAGGTCAACCGTAGGCATTCCGTCGATTTCCTTGAACATGTGCGACAGTATGCTGATGCTCGAACCTGTGAGCTGGTTAAGCGTGCCGTCGGCGTTGTACACGTCCGTGGCGTTAACGTTGAGCACGGGCGGCTCGGTCAAATCGGTTTCCAGCAAATCATCATTGATGTGCGCTATCACGCCCGTTTGAGGGTACAGCGTGTTCATCAGCGTGTCTATTGACAAATCGGCCGCGCTTTCGCTCAGGAGGTTTGGCAGCAGTGAGCCAGTGATTGTGCGTATGAAGCCGGACTCAGGTATGAGCGAAAGGGCAGGGAGGTTCTCGTAGTTGATGCTCCCGTCGCTGTTGAACAGCTGGCCGTAGTAGCGGTTGGTTGAAACCGTCTGCGGGTCGAAAGTGTTCGCGAAAACGTAAACGTCAACGAATGTGTCGGCCAGCTTGATGCCCATGTCCAAACCAGGATAGTCGTCAACGCTCAGGCTCATAGCCGTAAGCGTGTTGCCGTACTGGCTGGTAAGCGACTGGTAGTTGGCCGGTATTGCCGAGGTGACGAATATGCTGACGTTCGAAGCTCCGACGTTTGCGAAGTTCAGGTAGTTGGCGCGGGACATCAGCGGAGCTATGTTTTTGGCCTGGGCCGTCCAGAAGCCATTGGTGTTGAAGACGTTGGCGTAAGCCGTGGTCTTGTCCTCCAAAAAGGTGCTGTTAGGTGATATGCCGGCGACTCCCACAAGGTCTTCTGAAGCGAAGACGCGCAGGTTTATCACTCCTATCGGTCCGCCGACAAGCGCGTCGTTGCACGTCCTAAGTGAGTAGTTGCCCTTCTTCTCCTGCGTGCGGGAAGCGGTTCCGAATATTGAGGCCAGGCCTGCGGTGTCTCCTTGCTGAAATACCACCACCGTATTAACAGGACCGGCCGGTACATTCACAAAAATTATCCGTAGGTTAGGCGGTACTGCAGTCGTTTGAACAAGCGAATTGTCCGTCACGATAAAGTAAGTTCCTGCAGCTTTGGCTGCAATTGCTAATAACCTTGGGTCCATGATTTTTTGCTTTATTTTTGTTTATGAATATTTTTACTATTATTGTTTTATCTATTGCTGAGGCGCATTGGCGGTTTTCTCGTCGTTTTTCGCCCGCAATGTCTTGAGCAGATGCTTAGTGTTGTTGAACTGCAGGCTTCCGTACTGCTCGGTGATGGGCTCCTTCTCGTCTCCGGGCTCCGGTCCTGTGGCGTCACCGAGTTCCTGGTTACAAAGCACCTCTGTGCGCATTTTCTTGAGCACGCTCGGAAGCGACTTGTAGCTGTTCTGGAGCTCCTTCATCAATTTGAGGTGAAGCGTCACAAGGTTGTTGTATGTGCCAATCATTGCGTAGTCCTCGGCCTGTGTGCTGTTGACTCTGCGCACTATGTTGGCCAGCATTTCCTTATTGACCGATACCAGCGACATCATGTCGACAAGGTTCTCCAACTGGAACTTGGCCACATCCTTGATGTACAGCTGGTGCTTGTCCGAAAGCTCTACGTCCTTGAAGTCGATTATGAACTTCGTCACTCGCGTTACGAAGTTTTTCGCCTGTATCTCGTGCTTCTTGTCGACCTTCTCTATGTCGATGTCGCGGTACTCGGCAACAACGCCGTTAGTGGGCTGAAGGCCCAGATTGCCGTCGTATTCCGTAAGCTTCAGGACATCATCGTCCGTGGGCAGCTCGTCTATCGAAGCAAAGTAGTCCGTTCCCGGGTCCTCCATCTGCTCGAAGTCATCCAAATCATCGTCCGGTTCGGGGTTTTCCTGAGCGTATCTGTTTACCTCTTCTTCATACTGATGGTATGTTTCTTCGCTGTTTTCCATCCTTTGTTATCCTGTTATGGTATTTGTTATAGGCCGAACTTGTTCAGAACAAGTATCGGGTTAACCGCGTCGGCTATTATCGATTTTTCGTCGATGTCGAGTTTTGTCTGCCCGCACAGCCAGTTTCCGCCGTACATTATCAGCTGCTGCGGTGTTGAGCCGAATGGGTCGGTATTGAGTCCGCCATTCACTATGTATATGTTCTGATAGGCTATGGTTTTTGCCCCGTCAGCCAGCAGAAATATCCTGAGAGCCAGTTGGTTTATTGACTTGGTCCAATCCAGTTCAATCTTGTAGTACTCGCCGGCAACGAAGGCATAGTCCGCCTTTTGGGTAACCTGCGTGGAGTTTAGCACTATGGACAGCTTGCACGCTCTCGACATTACGAGCGTCATTGCGGGAGACAGGTCGAACAGTTCACCGTTGAATTTGGACTGCAGAACGAAATCAAAAGAGAATGAAAGAGTCCCGCCGACAGTCAGCCTGTTGCCGCTCGTGGCCGTGTAGTCCTTCAGGTCGTATGTCAGCGCAACCTCCCTTGAGCCTATCGCGGCGCAGTTGTACATTGTCACCGGAAAGAGCGAATTGCCGTCGGGGTTTACTGAAATTATGTCGAGACGCTTCGAGTAAAGGGAGCGCTGGCTCTCAGTGTCCTTCAGGTCAACGAAATTGGTGCTGTCCACTAGCTTGTTAGAATAGTTCTGGTTGACGGCCTTCTTCTCATCAGCCGTTAGGTGTGAGATCTTTTCGGCGTCAAGCACCGCATCTTCCCGCATGTCCTCAAGCTCCTCAATGACGTTGAAGCCTTCAAGAGCTTCGTCCATACCATCGAATTGCTCCATTTCCTCACGGAGACCGGGCTTCATGCCCACAGTGGCGTCCTCCTCGTATTTTGCTAGGTAACACTCCCACCAACCGACCTTGCCCATGAAGCGCTTGTCTGAGGGCTGCACATTGCTCACCTTGAAAAGCCTGTCAAGCATTGGTATGTACAGGTAGTCCTTCTGGAGGGGAACCGTGTCCTCTCCGAACGCGTTCTTGAAGAGCTCGTCAACCACGTGGATAACGAAATCGTCCATCAGAGGCATGTCCCACTCGGTGTAGACCTGCTTCTCTGAAGGTATCTCGTTGTTCGGTGAAATCACCAACAGCTTCTTAATAGAAACCACGTTCCTCATCACATGGTTAGCGAAGGTGTTTTGCGTGGCGGACTCAACCGGCAGCGTCTTAAACCAAACGGCAACGTGCCCATGACTGTACAACGTGGACCTGCACATGTCCTTCCACCTGCGTATGTTCACCTGCTGGTTGTCGTAGAAGTTCCATTTGGGGTACCTGTCTATTACGTTGTGGAACGGCCGCACGTGTATCACGTCCTCGTCGTTGAAGTCCAAAGACGAACCGTTGTATGATATTTCCGCAACCCTGCAGATGTAAAGGTTCTTGTCGGTGTTCTGCCTGATGTAGAGCGTGTCCGTAACCCTGTCGCTTGGCTCGCGCTTCATGAACCAGAGGCTTATCCAAACGTACTGCAGGTCCGGATACTCAGCATTGGCCTGCAGGTACTCGTTCTCTGCCTGCCAATCATCAAGCGGCTTCGGCTCGCTCCAGTTCCTGTTGTCGTAGGAGTAGGCAGCCTTTATGTCGAAAAGGTCCTGCTGGTCTACCGCAAGCGAAAGCTTGTCAATGTCGAATTTGGTGAATTTTTGGACCACGTACAGCACCGCGTTCTCCCAGAAAATCATTCCCTGATAGCTCGCGAAGCCGTCGTTGCCGTCCTCAAATATCCCTATGTCCTGGCTTTCTGACATATTAGTTCTTCATGATGAATATGGCGGTGTAGCTCTGTGGCTCCACGCTGAAAGCTGTGCCGCTTCCCGCGGCGTCGGCTGTGGCCGTGTGCGAATGGGTTCCGTCATAGTCTATGACGTGGCTGTGACTTCCCTGGTTGCTTGTTCCAAGAATGTCTTGAGCACCAGGACCAGATATGTATGGCGTGTCAGACCCTGAACCGTATGTGTGGTACGGCGATCTCGTAAGAGCCAGGGTGTGCGTGTGGCCTCCTCCTACTTCTACGTTGTGGGTGTGCAGGCCGCCCGCATCCACTGTCACATTGTGCCCGTGTGCCGCAAGGTTGGCTGTTACAAGGACCTGTTGGTGGCCCGCGTTTCCGCCATCGACCGCAGGGGTAAGAGAGCCCTTAATGAACTTGTCTATCAGGTTGTCGGTGAATATCAGGCCGCCGCTTCCGCCGAGGGCCCTGCCGTCGCATATGGTGAAGTTGGATGGAACCGAGCCGGTCTTGTTAGTCCACATGATTATCGAACCAGATGGCAGCACGCTGTTCAGCTCCGCATAGGTCGGCCTGTTGAACAGGAGCTGCCTTACGGAGTTGAAGTTCCGCATTATGAACAGGAACATATCCGATGTTACAACGCCGCCAGCAGATGAGGCAACCGTGTCGAATGCGCTCGCTCCTGTGGCCCAGTAGTTGTTGGTAATGTCCGACTGAGAAGTGTACACAGGCTTTGCGGTTTCAATGGTGTAGCTTCCCGTGAGGTTGCCTGACGCGTCTGTTGTCAGAACTATTGAAGGCTGGTTGGCGAAGTTTATGACCGAGCCGCGTATCGTGGTAGAGCCGTTTGACTTGCCAAGAACGGCCGTAGAACCGTTAGCGGAAAACGTAGTGTCCGAGGAGTTGCCCGCCTGGAGTATGTTGTCGGATTTTATTGAGTTGGTCGCCCTTATGTCGCTTACGGAGCCATTGGACAATTGGGTCCTGTTCCAGTAATTGGCCTGAACCCACGCCATGAAATTGTTGAGCTTTGTGGCGAGCCATCCGACATTGGCCGAAGTGGGTATCTTGCTGCCCGATGTGACGTTCACCGTTATTGGGTTGGCGTCGGCCTGGTCCCCCGAAGCGAACTGGTTGGTCTCAATGGAGTAGGTGTTCACCACGTTTCCCGCACCGTCGGTGACTATCACATTGCTTGGAAACTGCTGCAGCTTTAACGAGTTCGTCTGCACAACTACCTGTGAGGTGGTCGAGCCGATTGTCATCGAGCCAGCGGTATTGTCTATGTGGAAAACGCTTGAGCCACCGTTCGGCGAGAAGTCCACGCTGCCCCTTGCGGAAAGGTCGCCGCTGAGAGCCAGGTTGGGTATCGCGAAGGTGCTGAACTGAGCCTTGGACCAGTAGTTGGCGGCCAAATTGCTGTTGTTGGCGTTTATCTTCTGCGCGAGGTGCGCGTAATGGTACGTGGATATAAGCGTCTGCGATGACGTGGAGTATATCGGCAGGTCGGCGGGTGAGGTTATCTCGCTGTCTGGCGGGTAGATGGTGTCCAAAAAGTATGACTGCGACAGGTTGCCGTTAGCGTCCGTAACGAACACGTTTCCCTTGAAGAAGCCGTACTTCTTCGCCACTGAATTGTCAATGAACTGGTTGGCCGTAAGCGTAGCTATTCCCGTATTCTTTACGAGCGTGAGCATCGCGCTGAGGTTGGTATTGCCGGTGGTGTTCAGCGAATCCGATGTCGTAATGTCCGATATTTCACCGGTATTGAACTGGTTCTTGCGCCAGTAGTTGTTTGCGGCGTAGGTCGTAACGGCGTTTATCTTCTGGGCAAGGAACGAGAAATAGTTCGAAGTCAGTATGCTGTGCGAGCTGTTCGGTATTACGGTTATTGGCGCCAGGTCCACGAGGTCAGCCCCATTCTCAGCGGCTGTCTCAATGCCGTAGCTCTTCAGTATGTTGCCAACGCTGTCCGCCACGAGGACGGCGCTCGGGTAGTTGGGCCATTGCTCGGTTGTAGCTACGGACTTGTTCACCGAGCCGCTCTCCTGTACGCCGAATTCGGAAACCCCGCTGTTGAAGCTGTTGCCGGAACTGGCGCCAGCAGTGTACTTTCCGGTGTTTACCGCCTTGGTGTCCAGGTCGCCCCCAACCGTCAGGTCCCTGCTAACCTGCAGGTCGTTCATGAAATACACGATCTTGGCGTACTTCATGTAGGTTGCGTGCAGCAGGAGCTTGCTGTACTCGGAGTCCTGCGAGCCGGCGTCCGACTGTATCACGAACTCGTCTACCTCATTCTTGTATATGGAGCCGAAGTTCCGCAGGTTCGCCTTTCCCTTGTAGCCGACCAGCAGCCCGTTGTTGTAGGTGTCCTGCAGGAATATGGCGGATGGTATGTTGTTGACGCCGGGAGCGTATGCCGAGTTCAGCGTGTTGTTGCCGTCCGTTGAGACGGTTGCCATCAGCATGTTGTAGTACTGCTTTATCGAGCCGAAGACAGTAGTGCCTGCATTGTTGACAGGGAACTCATTGTCCTGGAAGCCGAAGTACTTGTGGTTAGTTATCGGAACGCCTATCTGGCTGTTGTACCCGGGTATGTACGGCGAGTACACCGTTGAGCCCGTTATGGATGTGGTGGTGAATGTGTTGTTGGTGTCCGGGTAGTTCTTGCCAAGCGACTGGAAATCGGAGAATATGTTCTTTATGCTGTTGATTACCGAACTGTTCTGCACGTAGTAAGCCACATACGTCTCAATCTCCTGCTCTATAGATGCCGCCAGGGAAGTCTGCTGGTTGAAGGCTATTCCAGTGTCCGAAAACGTGTTTGCCCCGTAAGAGTACGAGAGCATCTCGGTGTTAGTCAGCACCACGATGTCCTTGTCCACGAGCTGCGTAACCCCGAGGGCCTGCATCAGCAGCTGCTGGTTCTCAAACGTTCCGAGCTTTGAGTTCAGGTATATCAGCGATATGTCGCTTCCGGCCTGCAGCTCATTCGGGAATATCGCCTGGAAGGACTGAAGTGAAACGAAAATGAAGGAAGAGCCGCGCGTGCCGGCGGTACCGTCGTCGCCTTCTGGACCACCCTGTCCGGGAACGCCCTTATACAATGGGGAATTCTGTATTACCGCGAAGTTCCTGTTAAGGTCCTCGAGGAACGTGTCCATTGTGGTGTACGTTATCTTTTTGAGAGTGTCTATGTTCTGTCCCATTTCCTGTTATTTCCTTATGAAGTTGAATACCAGCATATTAAACCTTGTCTGGTATGTATTTGCCGGTTGGAAGTTTATTATATACGCGTTTGTGGTGGACACGGTAAAGGCGACCTTTTGGCCCAATTCATTGGTTACCGTGCCGAGACCGTACATGTTGAGCAGCAGCCAATCGATGTATGAAGACACTATGTACTGGTCCACATTCGCGTTTATCCTGCTTATATACGCCGCGTTGTCGTTCACTATTATCGCCTCGTCTATCGTTATCAGTGTGCCGAGAAGCTGGCGCATATCGAACTGGGTGCCGAACGCCTCCGTGACAACGAGCGTCTTGTCCATGCAGAACAGCGAACTCACCACGTTGCCCTCAACCTCAGCCCAGAGGCCCGTGGCGCTCACGCCCAAGCCTCCGAAGTTCGGGTCCCATATGTTGAGTATGGATGACTGCGGCTTTGTCGAAACTTCAGACTGGAACTGAAGCTCATTGTCGAGCTTGCGCAGGTAGGGCAGGTAGGGCCCGTGGAACCTGTTGAGCGCGTGCAGCTTCGGCGTAAGCGCGCCGGCAGGCCCCGTCTTCCATATGGCCAAGTTTACGTCCGTGCCCACGACCGTCATGTTTATGAACTTGTCCGCCTGCGAGCCAGAACCGCCCGTTGCCGGAAGCGAGCCAAGGTTCGCTGAGTCCTGCAGCTGCGAAACGAGCAGCTGCGCCAGATTGTTTATTATCTGCTTTGAAGTGCTCTCCTTGAAGACCGTATCCGTAAGCATCACGTCCCTAAGCATGTGCCATATCTGGTTCCTGTCGAATAGGGTTATAAGCTGCTTGGGCGTCATGCTGTCGAAGGAGCTTTCAAGGAACTGCGCCTTTATCTGGTCGAGTGTCCATCCGTTGTACAGCCCGCCTGGGAAGTAGAAGTCAGTATCTACCAGCTGTCCCGGTATTGCCGTGTCCAATGCGTAGGTTATAACGCGCGATAGTTCGAACCAATCCTCGATGAAGGAGAAAACCTTGTCGTGGTTTAACAGCCTGAACTGCTGGTTCGAGCCGTCAACGAGTATAGTGGCTATTATGTTGTCGTCGCCGTATACGTTTCCGGAAACCGGTACGGATGACAGTATTGTGGACTTATCCACTGGGAATATCTCCACAGGGTCGAGGCTCCACTGATTTATGAAAATGCTCGGAGTGTCGAAGAATTGCACCTGAAGGTCCCTGCACCAAAGGTAGTTTGGCGCTATCTGGTGTATGCCGACTATTGTGAAGTCAACCGACATGTACTCGTAGACTGTCCCGTCAACGGTCACTTTGGAGAATATGGAGAACTTTCCGTTTCCGGCCGGCAGGAACATCTCATCCAATGGCTGAGTAACCACGGCTGAGGACCTCTTGAGGCATATGTACCAGGTGCCATCAGTGTCCTGGATCTTCATGTCCGTTGTGAGCGTGGAATTGAAGACTGTCTGGATTGTCTTGTCTCCAAGCATCAAGCCGCCAGGCTGGAAGCCCGCTATGTTGGTGGACTTGGTGTTGTAGGACTCCTTTACAGAGTATAGCGCCCCTACGTCCAGGAATGCCGTATTGCCGCTGTCAGAGCCGCGCATAAGGTCGCTGAAGTCCAGGTACTTTGCTATCCTGAGCCTGAGCAGCCTGTTCGCGTCGTCTATCTCGAAATTGTAGGCAACAGACTGGTGGGTATCGTCATTTGGGTCAAGGTAAACCGAGAAAAGGTAGCCAGAGTACTTTTGCGGCAACTGGTACCTTACGCCGAGGAACACCGTTTCGCAGTAAGCCTCCCCGGAGTAAAGTGCGCCGTTCGCTATGAGCCTCGAGCCTATGGCCGGCGCGTCCGTGAAGTACCTGAACCGCCTCACGTCCTGTGACACGTACGCCGGAGCCTCGCCCTTTATCAAAAACCAGTGGAAGCGCAGCGGGTCAAGCTTAAGCAGCTTGGGGTCCGGGTTCCCGTTCTTGTCCCAGAACTGCATGTCCATATTGAAGGTGTTCGGGGTCACGAACGAGGTGCTGCCTGGAGTGTTGAAGGACATCAGAAGCACCCCGTTGTCGTTCGGGGTGGCATCGTATGTCACGTGGTCTTCCGAGTTGAAATTGCCGTTTCCGTCCATGCTTACGTAGGGAGTCACGTCAATAGCCGTGTTCTCCGCGAGGAAGTCGGTTATGGCCGCGGTGGAAGCGTCCTTCAGTTCCTGGTCTTGAACCGAGTCAGTAACGAATTTCTTTGTAAGTTCGGCGCAGTATGCCCCGATGTCGTACTGCGGAACAGCTGCCAGGTCGGAATTGTACGTAAACCATGGCAGAGGCCTGAGCTGCAGCAGGTCCTCGGTAACGGTGCTGAATATCTGAGCGGTTGTGTACTTGGTGATTACCGGCTGCTTGTTAAGGCGCACTATTGTCTGGCCGGCGAAACTGAAGGCCGTTACGAGCACGTAGTCAATTCCGTTTATTATCAAATCAGACCATGTAAGTGCCGTTGCGACGTCGAGCGCCGAACTCAATGCGAGGTCCTTATTGGTTATCTGCATGAAATTGCTCCTGCCGTCCTCGTAGGACATGCTCGGTGGAAGCATTACGGTGTAGCCCTCTATCAGGTCGTCGTCTATGTTAGCGGATACTGTTATCACGTCATTGACGTCGCACGTGAAAACAAGGAACCTGTTGGAAACAGTGGTCAATTTGATGCACAGCTGCTTGAGCGTTGCGAGCAGCGTTGGGCGTATGTCCGCCGGAAGTACCGTATAAGTGAAGTAGGTGCTGGTGTCCGGATGCTTTACCGTGAGCACGTCACCGGCCTGTATCCTCTTGGCGAGTATGCGTATCTGTGCCGGTTGGGCGTCAAGCGCTATTATGGTGGTGGAGCCCTGAACGAGCTGGTACTGTGCGAGCTGCTGAGTGCCCGAAAGCTGCTGCTCCCATTCAATCCTTTGCGGGTACTCCTTTACCCTGGCAGTTACGAATGACTGGCTGTAGTCGGAAAGCTGTATAGGCTTGGCCGTTGTCAGGTAGCCGTAGAAGTTGTTGAAGTGGACTTTGTCGTTAACGTAGTCGAACTCCATCTCAATGTTAACGAACTTGGGAAAGAATATGCCGTTGTTCTTGAAAGAGTTCAGGAACATGTTGTTAAGCACCGCGTAGTACGGCTGGTTCGACTGGCTGTCAAGTAGGGTTATGGCCTGTTGGACAAAAGCCGCCTTCTGTATCGAGAACCCGTAAATAGTGGCCACGCCGCCATCCCAATCCATTTGCACAGGATAGTCGTTTATGGCCTGTTCCTGTATCTGCTGCAGAATGCCAAAGACGCCGCACTGCTTCAGGTCCACAAGCGATATTATGCTGGAATAGTTTTGAAGCACGGACGGGTCGGTTATCGCCTGGTTAACCGCCTGTGAGACGACGAAGTGGGTGGGCAGCGCGCCGTCGCTTCCCAGGTACAGTGGAACGTGCCATGTCTTGTGCGCCGCGGGGTTGTAGCCGCCGTACGCGGTGTTGCTGTTGTCCTTGAGCACTGTCGGCGTCCTGAGGAAAGCCGCCGCCTGCGGCAGGAAGTCGGCTCCGAGGTTCACGGCGACCCTGCGGTTGTTGTAGTCGTCGAGCCAGAGCTGCTGGTTTATGTCTATGACGATCTTGTACTGCCCTGAAATCTTTATGGGAGCGAAGTTCAAAACGCCCGTGGACGCTTCGAACATATTGGGCGAAAGTTCATTAGATATGTTTGGAAGCATCCTTAGCTTGGATTTTCAGGTGTTTCATTTCCGAATGCGGCGGTAACGCTTGACACGTTTAGGGAAGGTATCGGAACGACATTGGATTTGAGGTTTGCTGAAACGTTTATGTCGAACTTGAACATCTGGTTGTTGAGGAGCATGTCCAGACCCACCTTCTTGCTGTAGGTCATTGTGTCGTTTATCGTAGTGTCGGTCCTGCCGTCAACGTTTCCGAGCCGGTCCATCATCCTGAACTCGAACATGAAGGGAACGACTATCTGTGCGCCCGGAGCGAGTATCAGCGAGGACGTGGTGTTGGAGCCCACAACGCTTATAGCGGCTATGTTGCTGAATATCGGGTAGAGGAAGGCGCCGCAAGTGGTCTCTCCTATCGCGAAGAAGTCGTTGTCATTGAAGCCCAGGCCAAGCGTGTCGTTCACGGTTTCCTCTGACTGGTACTGGAGCGCCTTAACGTTGTCCGTGTACAGCTTCTCGCGCGCGAACTCGGGCAGCATGTTCTGCTTGGCGTTCACGTCGTATACGGGGTTCTCGGTGGTGAATGCGACGAAGTCGGTTCCAGCATTGGACAGCAGGGCGCATATCTTGACGTTTCCGTCGGTGTCCAAGTACACTATGTTCTTGTCCGCCTCAAGAGCCTGGTTGTTTATGTAGTTCGGGTTCGGATTGGTGGCTGCGTTGGCGAGCTTGGGCTTCACGAGCTTGAACAGGTCTTCGGTCTGGTTGGTGATGTCCAAATTCCTGAAGTAAAGTATCTGCTTGCTGTTCTGGACCAATCCAGTCTGCGTCCTCACGGGCGTGTTGTAGTAGTTCGCGGCCGTTGTGGAGTCGAACTGCGAGCCCGGCACGAGGCTGGTAATCTCTATCGGCTGCGCGTTATTGTTCACAAGCTGTATGGAACCCTGCATCCTTATGATACTGCCCCACTTGGTGTTGTCCAACAGGTTCAGGCTGTCCGAATAGTTGCCAGCCTGCAGGTTTATTGTTGAGTTGTTCTGCACCACGTAGCTCTCGCCGCCGAAGTCCACTATAGAAACGGTAACGTTGTTTAGCACCGAAGCGCTTTGAAGGGCCGCTATGTTCGACTGTATCTGTGTCAGGAGCGTCTTCAAATCTATTATGTTCTGCTCCGGGGAGTAGAAGCCCGAGGCTATGTCATCGGCTGAGTGCATGAAGAAGCGGTCCTGTTCCTGTATCTGGCCCGATATGTGCTTGAGCAGCCCGGCCGTCTGCAGTATGTTCTGGAACTGCGCGTTCTGCAGGTCAGTAACGTTCTGCGTCACTATCGTGTTAAGCGCGTTGTTGGCGAGCGAGGTCGGAAAGTCAATCCTCAGGGAGTCGCTCCAAGGCGATGTCAGGGAGCTTATTGGGTACCCTGCCTCGGAAACCGCCTGCACCTTTACCTCAACGCTCTCCCCGGGGCCTATGGGTATGTTCGCCTGGTTTATGTTGATGTCGGTTACGCTGTCAAGGACCGGCACCTCCCAGGCCGATGAGCCGTCCGGCTGGAGGACCTTGTTCAGGAACCTCGTTGGCAGCTGGTTCCAGGCCGAAAACACGACGTTCACCTGCACCCCATTGTCAATCATGGTCAGGGATGTCGAGTTCACCGTGTCGGCGTTAGCGGACAGGTACCTGTACTGCACGTTGTAGCCTATGATGTTCTGGGCCTTGGTCTGCGGAGAGAATATGGGCGGCTGTATCGGCCAGAAGCCCAGGACCGCGTACTCCGGCGTCAATGACTTGAGTCCGGCCTGAACCGCATCCGCGTCAAGGTTCGCGGCAACGGTTAGGAGGTTCTGGTTGTCGACCGCTATAGCGTTCTTAAGGGCCTGTATCTGGTCCAGGGCCGCCTGCTTGGCCGAAGCAGAATTGAACTTCTGCGTGTCGATTTGGTTCTGTATGGTGTTTATCTGGGTCTGCTGGTAGTTGATGTCCAGCTGTATCTTCTGCTTCTGCTGGTTGAGCGAGCTTATCTGCGCCGTGGTGGTTGCGTCCGTTACGTGCGCGTTCGTCTGTATCACGGTGAAGTTGGCTGGGTCGAGCACTATTTGTGCCGGGGCGACGCCGAGGCTCAGGGGTATTGTGGTCTCGTTTATCAGCGCGAATATGTAGTCGGAAAAGTTCGTTACGAACTTCTCGAAGTAGTCGTCCAAAGTATAGTTGGTGCCCTGGGCAGTGACCTGGTAGGTGGATGTGTCCAATTTTATGCCTACGGACGGATAACCAATCGCGTCAAGGTTCTGCGAAGACAGGAAGATTACGAAAGTCTTGTTTGGAGTGACAGGGACACCAACTATATTCTGTTCAGGGTTCGCAAGAACCTGATTGTACTGAAGCACGCTCACGCCAACGGCCACGGAGCCCGTACCGGCGACCCGGTTCAGTGTCGCCACGCCGGTGAAGGTGTCTATAGCCGCTATCTGGAACTGTGTGGAGCCGGCGGCGGTAACCAGCAGGTCCCCAATCTTAAGCGTTATCGGGCTCCCTGTGGTGTACAGGTTCTGGTATGTCCATGAGGCGAACTGCACCGTAGCCGTGTTGCCTGTCATTGAGGCAGACGTTAGTGTGAAGTTGCCGAAGTACTGTATCTGCTCCTTCTCAAGCTCCAGAACCGTCTCATCCTTGACGGCCACGATTGTCCCCTGACTCATCAGGTACTCTATCGTGGCGACGTCCGGATTGGCGGGTACCTGGTCCCATCCCACGGAAACGTCATAGTACCTGCACCTCACGGGCGTGATTATGGTGCTGTCAATGAGTATTGGTATCTTAACGTTCGGGAAAACCATCTGCTTCAGAAGCGATGAGTTGTCCACTATGCAGTTCGCGGCGGCGTCCGTGGCGTTTTTGGCGGTTCCGAACTTGAACCCGGACAGGTACTCCGCGTTCATGAAGGTGGTCTTTGCGTACTGGGATATGCTGCCGTCAGCCGCGAGTATGTAGGATATGTTGTCCGAGTTTGTAAGCGAGGTGAAGTTCGCGTCTATGCGGGCCAAATCCTTTTGGAGGTTCTGGAACGTGTTTATCGGGTAAGTTGAAACGCTGCCGTCCGAGTTCTTGAGCGTGACCTCCACGACAGCCTGCGAAGAGCCCGAAGCGTTCTGGAAACCCACGAGAAGGTTGAAAATGTTCTCGTAGAGCATTTCCATGTTGGCAAGTATAACTTCGGCACTCGACTGCATAATTATTTTGTTTGTTGGCGTTATTGTGTATTTATGGATAAAGCCCGAGAAGGAAAAACCTTTCTCGGGCAATCAATCGCAATGTAGAACGACGTACGGTTTACGATTTTCCTTAGTGGCTTATCTGGCCTGTGTTCTCTATCAGGAGGTATGGGATTATCTGCGCCTTGTACTTGTCCGCGCCGAAAAGCCTTATCGCCTCGCTGGTGGCATTGTTTATGAAGTCGGGCCACTCGCTCGGGTATATCGTCTGGCACCCCTCGCTTGAGGTGATGCCCCAACCGCCCTTGTGGATGTTTATGCCGAACCAGCCCTTGTCCTGGTACGGCGGGTCGCCGTCGCGTGTAACGCCGACCTGGCCGCCAGTCTGTATAAGCGCCGGGTACTCTCCATTGTGTATTCCGAACTGGTGGGCGTACCATGTGCCGGCGTTCAGGGAGGCCATGCCCTTGGTGGCGCCGGTGCCCTGACCCTTGCGGTACGCCGTAGGGTCGGTGTTGGCGTTGAAGTTCATTGTCATGTTCGGTGTGTCCAGGAATATGGCGTCATCGTACAGGTCTCTCGTCACGGCGGCCCCTTTGCCCATTGACAGGTAGTAGCTCCTGACGCCGACAACCACTATGGGGTGTAGGGTGCGGTCGATGCCTGTTATAAGGGCCCTAAGGGCGTCCTGGGCCAGTTTTGGCTTATCCTTTGGAAGTATTCCGTTCGCTGAATTACTCATAATATTATCGATTTTTGTTTTTACCTTTTCGTTTTTACCTTCGACTGTTCAATCATGTTGTGGGCCATTATGTGCTCGAAGTAGCTCCAATTGTACAGGAGCTCGTGCGAAATCTCGTCTATCAGCAGATTGGCCTCCAGCGGGTTCAGTCCCCTGAACCGGAACCTGTGTCCCGGGAACTCGTGGTCCAAGTCAGTGAATGGTATCTGGTACCAGTCCCCCTTAAGCTTTAGAACCAAATTCCATGTGCCGATGAACTCCACCAGTCCCTTTTTGAGTATTCCGTCGACGGTGAAGTATTCCATGCCTGTACTGTATTTATGCCTTGCGTTTCTGCCTCATTTTCCCGTCATTGCCCGCCGAACCTTAGCAGGCCCTTCTGCGCCAAATCGAGCTTCATGCTCCTGGTTGTCTGCGTGCCGGCGAATGTCTCAAAGCCGAAGCTTTCGTACAGCCTGACGAGCGATTCGAGCGGGCACGCACCGTCCTCGAAGGGGCAGGCGTTTATGGTTATTACGGTCACCCCGGTGTAAATGGCCCTTATCCTATCTATGGCGGAACGCATGAGCTCTTTGGCGTGCCCCTGGTTGCGGTACTCCTTGAGCACCTTGAGGTGCCAGATGTATGCAACGTTGAAGGCTGGCTTGTCTATCTTCAGAAACCCTACAGCGTTTCCGCATGCGTCGAACCTGTCCAGCCTTTCACGGTCTGGGCTCTCGCGCATTGCTATTGTCTTGGGGAATGGGGTGCTTTGCTGTGCGGCCATTTATCAGTGTGTTTATTCCCTAATATCCGGATTACTGACCCCTTCTTCAATTGACAGTACCGCGTGGTTGGCCTGTATCCTGCAGAGCAGCCAGTTGAGGAGCCTTCCAGGCCAGGTGAGCGTCCCTCTGACCACGTTCTTACCAAGGGCCGAGCTTATGGTCTCGCCGTCAAGCCCGAAGCAGTAGCCGCCGGCCCTTATCATTACCACATTGAACAGCGGACCGCACACAGTGTTTCCAAGCATGTCAAGACCCAATGCTATGCGGTAGAACCAGTTGTACCATCCAGTTGAGTCCTCCCTGGCCAGGGCGAAGTAGATTACCGCGAACGCCACGCACAAGGGGAAAAGCAGGACGCACAGCGCCATCGCCACCATTATCAGAAGTATTGCCGTAAGTATCTTCATATCCTTAATTTTTGGTTTACCGCTTCATTATTATGTCCCCGACGCCGCCCCCCTGCTTCAGCAGTTCCTCAATCTTTTCGGCGTCGTCCAGGTTGTTGCATATCTCGTCTGCGTTCATGGTAACTCCGCCCGGCAGTTCGAAGACGTGGCCTCCAAGCACCCTTTTAAGCTCCCGCTTCACGCACGCTATCACGTGCCTTTCGAAGTAGGAGTCGTTGTACAGGTACTCTATCGCCACGGCCTTCTCCACGTCCAGCATCAGCGAAAGGCCCTCGTGCGACTTGTTGAATATGGTCAGAAAGCCCGTGCCGGGGGTGAAGTCGTACACTATGGTGGACTTGAATACGCTGTCGAAGACCTTGCGCTCCTGGGCCACGCACGCGCGCTCTATGACGAACAGGTTGTTGTTTATGCCTATCGCGCCGGCGGTTCCGCCATAGGTTGTAAGGTCCATGGCCTCGGTAAGCTCCTGGGCCCTGTACGCCTTCATCTCCGTAACCCCCCTAACGAGTATTATGTCCTTGGTCAGCTGTATGCCGAAAGACACGCTCGAACCTGAAATCTTGGCGTTCGAGGAGGAGTCGTCCTGCACGTCGTCTATGTAACGCTTTATGGTGTCAGAGCGTATGTATATGGTCTTGCGCGCCCAGGTCTTGGAGTCGAACTTGTAGAAGTAGCGCGCGGACGCCTTAATCATGGCTACAATCATCTGTTCGGGAACGGTGTATGGTATCTGCCCGAAAACGGTTATCCTGTTGTTAACCCTGTCGACGAATTCCCTGTCGGCTTCGGTCAGCCGAAGCGCCCCGTTGGACTGGTTGCTTTTTCCCTGGTTCTCTGATTGTACCCTTATCATCTTCTATGTATGTTGTGCTGGCTGTGCGCGGATTTTCAGCAATTACTGCTCGGTAGGGACGTCAACCTGCACGGGCTTGTCGGTCTCGTTCCTTATGGTGTCTCCTGGGGCGAGTATGGCTGACTCAACGCGCTGAATGAACTGCAGGGCCACGCCGGCGACAACGCTCGCTTCAATCATTTCGGGCGCGAGGTCGTTGAGGAATGAAAGCCCCTTGATCGTGAAGTGGGTGGCCTGGAGCGTGGCCCCGTAGCCGCCCACCGCGACGCACATCCCCTGAAGGAAAACCACCCACTTGGGCGATTTTGACTTGAATGAGTTCCAGGCGTTCCTGCGGAACTGGCGGAGTTTTGATACTTGGCCAGTGACGGCAACACCGCCAGTGCTCTGGTTTTCTGTGATTTGTGGCATATCTTTGTGTTTTTAGTTTAATGTGAATTGGTGCCTGTGGTTGGCCGAATACGGTATGGACACGTGCATCCTGTATATGTTGTACTGCTGGGCGTTTCCGGCCAAATCGTTTATATTGGCCACCGTGAGCGCGTACTGCGAGGTGATGTCCACGCTCAGAGCGTCCAAATCCACCACAGAAGCCAGGGTCCTGTTCGGCGGGAGCGCGACCATGAAGTATGTGTCATCCGTGCCGGTATTGATGGTTCCGCCCTGTATCGCGGATGATAGCACATTATCAAGGCTTGAACCCCTTATCTGCGACGATAGGTTGAAGTCCAATATGTTCCCGGAAAGGGCTCCATAGAACACGGCGTAATCGCCCTGCCACATCTTAGGCGAACCGTTGGCCGTCCCTGCTTGTATCTGTCCTGTGGGGTATGGCTGACCTAAGCTGTCGTTCTTGACCGCGCCGGCGAGGAAGGATATGTTGGCCTGCAGCACGAGCGCGTTGTTGGCCTCGAGAGCGAATGAGTTGACGGCCAGGGGGCTGTTCGTCCCGGCCAATGAGCCGTTCTGCATCATGTGTATGCCGCCTCCGACCGCCGGGCCTCCGGAGTCGTTCACCTGAAGGGACGCCGCGAAGGTCAGAGGGCCGATGACGGTTCCGTACTCGTACCTGCCGGGCTGCTGGCCGGCCGTGACCGACTCAACGACAACTGGCATTACGTATGTGGGGTTGGTCTTTGTGAGAGCCTCAAGCGCGCTCAGCCTTCCGGTTATCGCGGCAAATGTCGACGCGAGGAAGGCGCTTATCGCCGTCTTTATAAGGGCCCAAGTGAAGGTCTTGTCCTGTCCCACGTTCGGCCCTATTGAGCCCGAGAACTTGTATGTGTCTTGAACGTCCGTTGCTCCGGGCACGTTCCACTGCTGTGTGTTTGGCATGAGTGTTGGTTTTACTGTGTGTGCTATTCGCAGCCCTGTGCGGGTTCTGATAAGCCTGTCCGACATTGGTTATATACTATTTTCGTAATGTTTGATTGTTATCGCCCGTTAGAACCCTCCGACTCCCGGACCGGGTGTCTGGTAGTTGCACCTTATCCTCGTCGGCGCTCCGTTGAACCCTGTTGGGGTGGGCGTCACCGCAAGGGTGAAGCCGCTCACATCCACTATGGTGTAGTCCGTTCCTGGCTCCATTAGCAGGCCATTGACGAATACCTCTTCGGTGCCCGCGACGCACTCCTGGTTGAAGGTGAACAGGTTGTTGGAGCCATCCACCGGGCCGCTCGGGGTGTCCCTAACCACTTGGAGGTTCCTGTACATGAAGTCCCATTGCGCGAAGCCAACAGTTCCGTCAGCCACGCTGAAATTGCTGACTCCTCGGTAGTAATTGCCCTGGCAGCCTTCGCCCATTGTCATTACCTGGCAGGCCTCAATCCTGTTGAAAGCCGGGTTAATGCCCGTTGAGACGGCGAAGCAGCTTTCGTCCAAATAGTTCCCTATGGCCCCGGCCCCGAGAAAGCACAGAGGATAGGTGTTGATGTCCTGCATGATGGCCTTTACGGTGTTGTTCCTCGAACTGGCGCCGAAAGTGTAGGTGGCCTCCCCGCCCGAGTAGAAGTAAACGTTGCGGTGGTCGTACTGGGCCTCATTCAATTGGTCATCGACGCGGCGGGTTATCATTCCCGGTATCGCAACCTGCTGCTCGGGCACGCCGGCGGAATTGTCCGGCAATGGGCTGTACAGCGGAACCTGCGCCTGGTCAAGGTACACCTGACCGTAGTAGTTAGCCGCGATGTCCGGACCTATCTGGGTCGCCTGCGTGACGTCGCTTATCGCGGAATTGTCGTAAGGGCCAACCTCGTAGGACGTGCCGTTTATCTGCACCCAAAAAGTGCCTGTGGACACGCCGAGGGGATACAATCTGAAAGCGAACCCTATGGGAACCTGTACTATCGCGTTTTGCGAGTCGCCCGCGCCCGGATTTATGGTCTGCACCGACTCCCCTGTAGTGGCGTTGTAGAGCATCAGGGTTGCACCAGCGAACGGCGCAGCGTCCACGCCGTCGGAATTGACTTCCAATTGCGTGTTGGACCATCCCTGAACCGCATCGGCGGATATTATCGGTCCAGCGGCAATGTCGTACCAAATATCATCTTTGGGGTACTGCATGGATTGCGCCTTGCCGTGGAACTGCCCGGGGTTCAGCGCCTCAAGGACGAGCCACTCAACCGGCCCTGTTGTTATGCCGCCGTTGTACCTGAATTTGCTCGTGAAGTCAGACATCACGTACTTTTTGCCGGGCTCGAGCTGCTGGTTGGCAGCGAGCGCCGACAATTCGGCGTAACTGCTCCAGACAATAGCTTCAGCGTCCTGTCCGATGAACCAGCACAGGTGGTTGGCCGGAACCGTTGCCGGGTCAACGAAGAATTTGCGCGTGTACGGGTTGTAGTTGACAGATACGGTGTGCGCGTGGCCGTCCTCAAGGGTTGATGTGACGCTTACGGACTGTGTGTTTTCGAGTATGTACGCGTCGCTCTCGGCGTCCAATGGTTCGCCGTCGTCGAACATGTCCCTTGTGACGAGCGAGTTGACCTGCTGCCAGTTCAGGGTTGCGAGGTGGAAGTGCGCGTTAAGTATGTTCCCTATCTGGAGAAGGAGGGCCGGACCGGATGAGTTGTCGTTACCCGACCAGTTGTCGGGGCGGGTCACGTATGAGCTGTTGAGCTCGGTGTTCCTCACGGCGTTCTGCCCGTAGGTCACGAATGAGCTGTTTATGAAGCTGTTCTGCTTGCCATTGAGTCCCACCTTAACAGACTGGCTCTGTTCGTCGATGTAGTTCTCAACGCCGCCGTCCTCTATCAGGTTCAGCTGGCCGAAAACCCTGTTGCGCTGGCAGCCGTTCATTATCTTTGACAGCCATGCGTTAGGTCCGACAATGTTGTCATTGCTGTTCTGTCCTATGGATATTCCGCTGCCGTAAACCTTGTTCCCCGAGGAGCTGCCGTCAATGAAAACATTGTTTGCGCCGCCTTCCTGGTCGAGACCGGAAACGTAGTTGTTCTCCGCGCCGTAGTTAATCATAACATCTGTGGCAGAGTCTATCGTGTTGCCGACCGCGTAGCCAGGCATTGTCACCCTGTCGGAGCCGGCCGTGAGCCTGTTGCCAACGCACCCGCTACCGAACATTGCTGTAAGCGTGCGCGGGTCCTCTATAACGTTATCCAATACTGTGCCGTCTTGGGCAAATATGGGGGAGTCGCCGTATATTGCGGGAATGAAGGGCACGCCGTCGGTCCAGTCCGGAAGCGGCGTAAAGGCAGGTTGGGCGAGCTCGCCAGGCTGTAGGAGGTATGGTATGCTCGGAGGGTTTGGCGCGCTTCCGTTCAGTTCCCCAACTGCATCCCAAACAGCTATTGCAATATTCTGGCCTGAAAGCCCCGCGGCTATCACGGAAGATAACGGGAATTCGGGTGCTGTTGCAGCCTCGAATTCCACTATGTTGTTGTCGGAGTAGTTTGTCTGCGTGCCGTTGAAGTTCAGCGAAACTACGTTGTTGTTGAGCTTCCTGCCGAAATACACGGAATAGGTGTCCGCAGCGTCAAGGTACTGAAGAGCGAGCGCGATGTCAGGTATGTTTCCCGGAGTTATCTGCAGCAGGATGGCAAAGTCGCTGTCTCTGTAGACCCGCAAATCGAACCAGTCGCCTATGGATGAGCCGCCGGCCCAGTCGTAGTTTCCACCGAAGAGAGTGGCCAACTGCATGCCCACAAGCCCGTTGGCCGTGTCGCCAAACACCTGCACCTGGATGTTCTCGCCGGTCAGGTCGTTGGAGGCGACGTTGGTGGAATGCGTCTTACCCGCGGCCAGGGACGTTATTCTCGGCAGAGCGTTGCCTATATCGGTGTGCCCGTTCACTATCAAATCGAAGCCGGGACCGTCATAGTCGTGGTCAGACCAAACCGCAACCGCATATTCCGCCGTGTGGTCTATAACCTGCAGCGCAAGGTTCTGGTTTTTTGTTCCATAGCCGAACGGCGCGCCATCTACGGCTAAGCCGGTGTCAAAGCCGTCAGGGGCCGGTGCCTGTGGGGCCGGTTGGGTGGTATCCCAAAGATTGAATACAGTCCCCTCGGTGAATGATACCGTGGAGAGCTCAGTGGTATTGTCGGCGGCGGATATGAACTGGCCGTTCGCGAGAGAGTAGGTTACGCCTCCCGCGTCCACGCTTAATGAGCCGTCGGCGAAGTCGCCGACCAATTCGTACACCGCCTGCGCCGACATCGCAGCCTTGGTAACCGCGGCGGTTACGTCCTGGTTGTTCCCGTTGAGGCTGCCAACCTGAAGGTAATTGCTGCCATCCGATGTGTCGCCGAAAGGGCCGACATTGAAGGTGTACGAATTGGCGCCGGTGTAGTCCTGGGTGAGGTTCGAGGCCTTTATTTCAAGGTTGGCCTGAATATCCGCCTGGTTGAACAGCCCAACATAGAAGTTCACGTCTTCGTTGCCCTGAACCGCGGGCGTTCCCACGTTTTCGAGGGCGTATTGAGCCGGCTCAACGGTATCCCAAAGCTGAATAAGAACGTTGTTGTCCATGCGCCCGCTCCTTGTCGAGGAGCATACAGCAAGCAAGTCTATCGGCGCGCCGTCAGATACCCTTACGAGCTGCGCGAACTGCTGGTTGTTGGGCCATGTGGGCGCTGTCGTGTAGTTCACCCCGTTTATCTTGAGCTTGAGGTTCGTAGGCCAAGTGTGGGGGTTCGTCGTTGAGGAGCTCGCCACCATTATATTGGCTATTGCGTCACCGTTCCATGCTATCTCAGTGTTCAGGCCGAACTGCGAAGAGAATGGCGAGTTGAAGTGGCTCCTGAAGTAGGCCAAATTGACGAAGTACTGCACCCCGTCCTGGGAATTGGACTTCTCAACAGATATTACCGACACGTTGTTCGGGAAACTGCCTGTGAGCGCTGTGTTGTCGAATTTCAAATAATACTGCGAAGGCGTGGTATGCACAAGCGGCCCGACTTCCCACAAAACATCAGCCTTAAACATTGCTGTTGGCGGCCCGGCAGGCTGCACTGCCTGCCGCACGAAGGCTGCGAGTACCGCTCTGATGTCGTATGGCGCTTTGTTTCCGTACTGGTCCTTGCGCGAGTATATTCGGCCCATTATGGGAACGTCCTGGAGTGGGAGCTGTGGAACATCAGTGGTCTGCGGAAGAAGCGAGTAGACTTCTGGGTTGTCCAAATCCCAAAGCTGAACTAAAATGTTCCCGCCCCACGACCTGTCCGCAAGGTTTGACTGGTCCTGCTGTGAAATCCAAGCGGCAACGCCGTCCCCGTCCACGTTCATTGCAAAGTCCTCCCCGTTGATTTTTACCTTAACGGCCTGGTCGTTCACGTCGAGGCCGCCGTTCGCGTAGGTGGGTATCACCTGAACGAGCATGTTCTGCGTCTGCTGGAAAAGGTCCGTTATGCCGTCCGGGAAATTCCACGACATGAACGGCGAAGAGTCCGACTGCACGTACTGCATCGAAACGCCTCCCTGCGTGAGGTCCGGAAGGTCCCGGAACTGAAGGGCTGAAGGGTCTATTCGGTACTTTGTTGTTCCAGTAATGGGGTATGAAAGCGACTGCGCGCCTATAACGGATTGCTCGATGTCGTAGTATATTTCATCGGCTGGCCACAGCGCGGATTTCACCTTTTGGTCCAGAGTCTGCGCGTCAAGGGCGGTAACTATCAGCGGCTCCACGTCGGCGGCCCTGACCCTGGTTGTCAGCCCTTGAACCCAAGTTGTCCGGTAGTCCGTTATCCTGTAGTTTCGGCCCCTGACAAGTCCGGCAACGCCTATGAGTGTCAGCAGGTCATTGTAAAGTATGTCTATTGGCGCGGGGTCGAAACGGTAGGGGTTGTGGTCCTGCCAATTGTCCCCTCTGCTTAGTCCGCTTTGGTCCTGCTCGATGTTCCTGGTGCAGTTGACTCCGTAAACCATGTCGTGCTGGTTCCAGACCTGGTTGTCATTGAAGTCGTTTCCAGCGGTTATGTTGTTGCACAGCTCGTCGAAAAAGTTGTCATTGGAGGTTGTGCCCATAGAGATATTGGTACCCAATATCTTATTGTTGCTGGACTGGCCGCTTATCGAAACCGCGGAGTAATTGGTGCTCGTTGCCTCTTTTACGAAGTTGTCGCACGACTGCTCCTGGATGGATGTGTTGGAGGCGAACACCCTGTTCCGCGAGGATATTGAGCCTATGTAGATGTTGCGCACGTGCGTGAAGCCTCCGCCATCGTATGGTGATGCCCCGTTGCCGTCGGCGTTCGTCCCGGTCACGGTGTTTTCAACGGAGTATTCGTCGAGTGTTACGAGTACCGCGTCGGTTATTGTGTTCCGCGAGGAATTGCCCCTTATTATTATCTTGTCGGAACTGCCGAGTATCCTGTTGCCGTTCGACTGCGGCGCTATGTTGAGCGTCCTAAGGAAAGGGCTTTCGGCGTAATTGCCGAAGCACTGCGTGTAGTCGTCGAATACCTCATAGTCGGAGTAGATTGCAGGTATTTCCGGCTGTCCCTCGGACCAATCGGCCAATTGCTGCTGAATGGGGTTTGGCAACTGCCCGGCCGCTGAAAGGTCCGGAATGTCGGAGAGCGATGTTGCGGGTTGGGCGTTATCGTTATCGAACAGTGTTATCTGTATGTTACCTGAAACGCCAGAGGCTATTGGGGTTGTCGCCGAGTATCCCTGAGAATACCGCGCCGCCATGTTGTTGTCCTGGAATGCGCTGAGGACTCCGTTCACCGAAATCCTCAGAATATTGGATTGGGCCTTGCGCGACAGGTACACCGTGTATGTTAATTGGCTCTGGTCGTCAGCAAGTTGTGGAATGTAGATAAGCGGTTCAAGCCTGTTAACCGACCCGTCATTGTAGGACTTCGCGAATATGGTTTCAGCCGTTTGGTCGCAAATTACTTCCAATACGTAAGCGTCGCCCCTGCCCACCGTTGATTGCTGGTCGTTGCTCAGGGAGCCGCCCCAATCGTATCTTCCCGTAAGCGCGCTGTCGTCTATCAGCAGCCCCGCGAGCGAATTGGCTTCAGGCGCCTGCCCGTAAATGGTGAAAAGCGCATTGGGCGTTATCCCGCCGGCGAGCTCCCGAGTCTCATTGGCCGCCATTTCGCCGATGGATGTCACCTGGCCGTTGACCATAACATTGAATGCCCCGCCTTGCTGGTCCATATTGGTGGTTATCTGCGCGCTTAGCGGGTACACCGGATTGAAGTAGGTTTGCTGGTAGATTGGCTGGGTCCTGTTGAATTCTCCGTACGCGAAGCCCAATTGGGCCAACATACTCGAGTTCGCGTCGAGTATGTTTATTTGGTACGTCTGCGAGTCGTTACCGAGGGAGAAAGGCGTCAGGTCGTAGGCGTCCGGCTCCACGGTATCCCAAAGCTGTATGAGCAGGTTCTGCGATACTATGTGGGACATCGGGTCGGCGCCAAGGAGCGTGGTCCAATTTATCGGCTGATTGTCCGATACGCGCAGCAGTGGATTGTTTACGCTCTGCTGCGTGTTACCGTAAATGGTGTTCACTTTGTAGTTAACCCCGTTTATCTTGAACTTGACGTTGGCCCAAACCGATATGTTTGGAGCTTCGTACTCTATGTTCGCGTTCACCGTGTAGGCGTTCCTCGCGCTGAAGAGTATCGCGAATGGCACCGAATTCGCCAGGAGCTGCGCCTCGGCGTTTATCGGGGTGGTGTCGCCGCCGCTGCCGTCTCCGGTATGGAAGCCGTCGCCTTCCGTCTTTCCCGCCTGGTTCAGGTGCCATTGCAGGAATGAGCCAGTTCCGCTTGAGCCGCTGGCGTAGCTGTCCAGGGAGAACACATTGTTTCCCGCTCCGGAATAGTCTCCGGTAAGTGCGGTTGAGTCCAGCTTGAAGTTCGCCCTGCGGTGCGTGAGCTCGCCTATCCGGTATGGTATGGACATACTGGACTGCGCGGCGGGAGGTCCCGCGGGCTGGTCGGCCTGCACGAGAGACTCGTACATTGCCGCGCGCAGATCCCAAGGCATGCTGTTACCGTTTTCGTCCACGCGCCGTTTTATAAGGCCCTTGGTTGGGGTGTCCTCGAGTGGCAGGCCGTTGCTCGCCGGGGTGTACGGCGGCAGGGATGTGGTGAGGTCCTGGGGCTGCTGGCTGTCCCACATCTGTATGTTGACGTTGCCCGGGAATTGGGCCGCTGAAATGGGAGACACGCCGTCGCCGTTCAAGTAGTAGGTCGGGCCGTTGGAGCCGGAGGATACGAAGGAGTAGTCCTGTCCGTTCACCATGAAATGCAGGCCCTGAAGGTCCGCGCCGTCGTCATCGTTCTGTATGCTCACTATTATCTCAAGGGTTCCGTCGCCGTTGTTCGGCGATATGTTCTCGGAAACCCTGCCCCTTATGGTCGGGTCCCAGGTTAGGTTGCTCGCCGAACCGATGCCTATGCCGACGGATGCCAGGTTCGGGTACTGACCCGTAAGCGCCGTGGGGTCTATCATGGCCAGGGCGCTTCCAGCGCCGCCAGGCACTTGGCTTCCCTGAAGTATTGTATCCACCTCGGCATTCCATTCTATAATATCCGAAGGGAACTGCTGTGAAATTACGCTTTTCTCAAGGGTTGACGCGTCTATTGCCCTGACCCAAAGCGGTTCAATGTCGTTAACTATAACTTTGCCTGTGATGCCCTGAACCCATGTGGTCTGATAATCAGTCACCTTGTACGTGGCGCCCGGCTGGAGCCCCGCTCCGGCGATGAGGGTCATCAATTCGGAGTACGTCTTCTCAATCACTGAAGCGCCCCCCTGCGACCATGGCCAAACATTGTTCGTGCCGTTGGCGTAGGTGGTTCCGCTCAGGCCCGCGTCCTTAATCCACATGTCATAGCATGAGCTGCCGAATGTCAAGTTGGTCACGCCGTTCGACACTGTTATGTCGTGGCAGCCGCCTCCTATCACGTGTCCGCCGCCGGAGCCTATGTCCATGCCGTTTATCCCTCCAGCTGACATGTCAACATTGGGCGCCTTTACCTTGTTGTTGGCGCAGCCGCCGCCGAGCACTATGCCGCTTCCGCCGCTGTTGCCCTTCAGGCCTATTTCGTTGCCGCTCGAGCCGCCGTTGTTGAAGGCTATGTCCGCGCTCCAGCCGTCATGCACCGTGTTGTGCGAGCATCCCGAGCCTATGCGGCTGACGCCGTTCCCGAGTAAATTGTAGCTCGAGCCCGAGCCAATTATTCCGGCCACGCCCTGGTTGGCGTTGTCGGCCACCGTGTTGTTGTTAGAGCCCGGTGATATTACGTATCCGTGCTGCTGCCCGACGTTCTTCCCTATCCTGTTGCCGCATGAGCCCGCGCCTATGGTTATGTTCTGGGAGCCAGAGTCTATGAAGTTCTCGTTAGCGCCGGCGGCTATGGCCATTGGGTATATTAGCGGTATCATGACGGCTACCGGGTTCTGCTGGTTGGTCCCGGTGAAGCCGAAGCTGCCGACTATGACGTTGTTGGCGCACTGGGCGTCCGGGTCGAAAACCGGCACGCCGGCGAACTGTATCGCCACGAAGTCGAAGTTTATCTGGTTGCCCCGAACGTCAGTGCGCCGTATTATGCGGCCGGTAACGGGGTAGTTTATTTCAAAGCCTACGCTCAGGTTGTTGTAGGCGAATTCGTATATGAGCTCATCGTCTGGGTTCTGGAGAGACTGCGCTATTCTTGAGAATATGTTTGCGTTCGCCGCCAAAAGGACCAAAGTCTCGCCGACATCCGCGGTGTGCGCCTGGCTGTCGGCCGGCGACCACCAGCTCGTCTTGTAGTCCGTGAGCAGGTACCTGCCGCCTGGGACCAATGAACCCGCCTGGGCCAGAGCCGTCAATTCCGCGTAAGTTCCAGAAACCGGCTGCACGTTCCCCCCTCCGCCGCCCGTCTGCACCGCCGCGAGCCCGTTGTCCGAAACGTCATTGCCCCACATGGCCATGTACGGTGCCGTGTTGCCGCCAGGGACTATTCGCACAGTCATGGATGGGTAACGCACGCCCAAAGGCACCGCGGCGTTCGCGGCCGCTATGGATGAATACGGGCCTTCCCAGTATATCACTGGTGTTGGGGTTAATGTCTTAATTCCGAATGGAAGCTCGAGAAAATTGCTCATGTTCTGTATTTGTTTTGGTCCTGAAACCTATTTACTTTTTGTCGTTATCGCCGGTTTTGTCCATTTGCGCGTCGAATGCGCCTATGCTCCGGCTTCCGCCCCACTCGTTCTTCTGCTGCCTGTTCCAGTAGTAGGTCATCACGAACCACGCGACGGCGCCGAGCTGCAGGAGCGTTATCGTGAGCGTGAGCCTTATGGCCAGCGCGTCCCGCATGTTGGGGCCCTGCAGGCAGAGGTACACGTTCCTGCCAATGAGCAGGAGGTAAGATGTTAGGTACAGCAGGTTTCCCATGTTAAAGGAGCCGACGCCCTGCCTCCTGTTTATTGCCATGCACCACACCCAACCAGCGGCTGTAAAAGCGGTCGCGCCGAGTATTATCCATACGTAGTAGGAGCTGAGACTCATTTCAATGAGCTGCTGCTTGTCGGGGTGGCTGATAGTGGTGTTCATGGTTATTTGTTTTTGGTCTTACTCTGTTTCTGGCGTTCCTGCCTCCTCTTCGTCCTCGGCCAGCCTCTCGTCGCCGCGCTTTATCGCGTTGAAGAGCTTCATGAACTGGGAAAGCACGTTCAATGTCTTCCTGCTTCCCATTATGAAGCAGAACCAGCACACGCCTGTGTTCATGGCCTTCGCCAGAAGTATGTACGCCCCGAAGCCCTTTTCCACGAATTCCAGGTCGAACGCGAATATCATCAGAAATGAAACCACCCCGCTCCAGAAAAAGCTCTCCTGCACGTCCGACACCCACCCCGTCTCCCCTCGCTTACCGGTTATTTTCTTGATTACCTTGGCGGTCATAGTTCTGTTTTTTGTTGTTTCTCTTAGGTTTATTGTGTTATTTGGGATGCCCCGCCCTTCAAGGGAAATGGCTCGGCGCTGCGGATTGGCGCAATTAGTATCGGAAGGTTACTGCTGAAGGTTCTCTTTTGGCGCCCGGTGCCTGTTGCGCTTGTACCACTCGCGCAGCCCCACCCTCACGGCGAACATCAGAAGCCCGAGAATGGATACCAGGTACGCCGATTTCGTCAGGAAGTTCTCCACTATTTCGATTTCATGCTTGAACTGCCCGTACGTTATGAGCGTCCTGCGCATGTCGTTCTGCCCCTTTAGAAGCTTCTGGGAGTAGCGCTCCTGCTCCTTGGCGTACTTCGTGAGTATTATCGCCTGTCCCCTGAGCGTGTCGTTCTTCAGTATCTCCTTCTTGGTCAGGTCGTGGCTCTGCTCAAGTGTGTTGTAAGTCTGCACCTGCAGCCTGTATATGTCCTCTACCGTGTGCGCCCTGTACCGCACCTGCTTGCTCTCATAGCCTATCTGGTTCTTCTTCTGAGTTATCAGGGCGAACTGCTTGGCGTCCGCGTCGGCGCGCTTGGCGGTGTCTGGCTTTTGGGCCGGCGCGGGAACGGGCGTTTGGTACTTGGCTTCTGGGTATCCGCTGCGCGGCGGCACGAAGCACAGAACGACCGCGAAAAGTATCACGGCTATTGAGGCTAATGTCTTTGTCGGTTTCATTTTTCCTTATTTTGTTGGGGTATAATGGCTATTAGGGGTTTCAGGCTATATACGGACAAGGCACGGACGAGAAAATCCCGCCGTGCCTCGCCTAAAGTGTTCATTTAGCATCAGTTATTCGTTTTAGGGCTTTTTGGGCCCGGGAGACTCCGTAGACTGTACTATGAGGCCCATTTCCTCGAGGAAGAAGTAGGCGTCCCTGTAGGCGAAAACCATCACCCGGTTCTCGCTCTGCGCTACCTGCTTGTCGCCGGTTATCTGTATGGTCTTCCCCTCATCGTCCTTGAAGTCGGAGGCGCTTACTGTGTTCAATTCGAGCTTGGTAAACTTCACCTTGTTTAGCTTTTCGCGCTCTTCCTGGTCCTTCTTCTCAGCTGTCGCGTGTTCAGGGTTCAGTGGTTTTCCGTCCTCCTTGTCCTTTTCGATAATTGCTGCCCGGTCCTTTGCGCGTTCGTCAATAAGCTCAACCTTTTCGTTGTGCGCCTTTGTCAATTTCTTTACAATGGGCCAGTTCATATTGATGTTGTTTGCCAGGTCCATTGGCAGTGTTGGGAATGAGCGGAGCACAGCTATCTGAGTCTCTATGGCGAATATTTCGCCTATTGTTAGGTCGAATTTGTCTTTTTTGAGCATGGTTTTATTGTTATCTGGTGTTATTTGTTTGTCTTACGGTTTTGCCGTGTTAGTCGCTGAAGCTGCTGGCTGTGCGGAAGCGGCGGGCTGAGCAGTGATAGTGGTTGGAGGCGCTGTTACGAGGTCGTCGTAGTTTGCGGCTACGTACTCTTCAATGGCGGCCGCGAGCTTGTTGTCCGCCACCTGCTGCTGGGTCAGGGCGGCGGAGGCTGGGGACTGTGCGCCTATCATCGCCGTCTGGTGCGGCATGCCATTGTTGATCTGTATGTAGGCGTCCTTGCCCTCGATGTCTATGGCGCCGTCTGTTGAGGTGTAGTGCACTGAGTGCTTTATCGTCACACCCTGGAGCGTGATTGTCGCCTCCCGATTCAGACCCGCTTTGGGGGTCAAGTCTTTTGTTGTCATTTCCTTATTGGGTTCTAATTACTATTTACCTGTTAGTTCTTTGCGCGTTTATCCAGAACCGCGTCCCCTTTATCGGCTGGCTCAGAACTTGTACACTGCCACGCTGCTCGCGCCCTGTATCATCAGCTGCTCTATCGTGTATGGCATGAAGCCCGACCACATGGCCTCAGTAGGGGCCGAGAGCCCCGTCTCAAAGGACACTACCGCGCCTGTGCTGGAGTCCACCTCGTAGTTACCGTCCACCGTTGGGTAAAGGTCGAAGGTGTCGTTTGAGCTGAAGCCGAGAAGCGAAGTTACATCCTGGCCTGAACCGTCGCCTATCGTGTAGCTCGTGTCTGTCGCGAAAAGATAGAGGGTGATGTCGTAGCCGCACCTGTTGAATATGTACCATGGCCCGGAGTAGGACTGCGAGAAGCAGTATATGTCGTATATTACGTTCGGGTCGGCTATAATCGCCCATGAAAGGTTGCCAGCATTAACGTCCTGGGCCTGGTCGTATATGAGCGTTCCGTTCCTGTAAACCTGCACACGAAGCGAAGGCGCGAGCGCGCCGAAGTCTGGTGAGCCGCCTCCCATGTTCAAAACAACGTTTATCCCCTGACCGCCCCTGACCAAATGCGTCACGGTCTGGCTCGCCACAATGGTGTCCTGGTTAACTCCGTCTATTCCGAAGAAGGTCACGCAAGGCACGAAGGCAGGACTCGTCTGCTGATTGTTGTATACGTTTACTTCTGTTTGGTAGTTCAGGAAATCCGACTTCACGGGCATGCTCCCATCGGTCGGCATTCCCGACGGGTCAAGCTGCAGTATCGTTTCGGCGTCGGCGACGCCGACGCACTGGCTGCCGCTCGTTGACTGCCCCGAATTGTAGAACAGGGCCTGGTTGGTTACTGCGTCGGCTATCGCCGCCCGGTCAACCAGCTGGTTGGAGCTCAGGCCTGCCCAAGTCGGCATTGAAGGTCCTCCACTTTAGCGTTCAATTCCTGTATGGCCTTCAGGGCTATCATCAGAGAGTCCTGGAGGTTGACCGAGTCGCCCGCCTGGCTGAGGAACTCCCTGGGCGCCTCCTCGGCTATCACGCCCACGCGCCTCTCCGAAGGGCGCTCCCTGTACACGTAGTCCCTGACGCGGAGCCCTCGCACCAGGTCCAATGCGTTTATTCGGGTATCCCTTATGGCGGTCTTCAGCGAGCGGGAGGACGACTGGTAGAAGGCCGATGCTGTGACGTCGTTGCGGAACCACCCCCTGCCTCCCATGGCGAATGATATGTTCACTGTCCCAGCCTCTGCTATTGAGATTTCATGGTCAGAGAAGGTAGCGCCGTACGTGTAGGTGAGGCCGTACATGTTGGCGAGAGTGTTCCAACTGTCCCCAATTGTCCATATAATCATTTGCGTGTTCCCCTGCGCCACGTAGTTTCCGGCAATGCCCTTAACCGATTGGCTGTGGAAGCCGTCCGAGGTTGAGTACACCACAGGCGCGGATACCGAGGACATTGCCTGAACGTCCCCGCCTCCAGTCATCCTGAGTCCCCATCCGCCAGAAGTGGTGAGCAGTCCGAAACCAGAGGAGTCCCCGTAAAGGTACCCAGTGGTGGAGCTTTCCCCGTTGTAGGACATCTTCAATCCGAAAGACGAGCCGCTCGAGCCGTACAGGTGCATTGTGGAGGCGTCCCCGGCGTAAATCCCCACGGCGTACGAGGCGTTGTACAGCCCGGTCGGGCCGGAGCACCTGAACCAGCCGGAAGCGCTAACAGAGCCGCTCACACCGCTGTCATAACCCGCGAAAACCCTATCTGCTTGCAAAGCTGATGCAGCCTGTATATTATTGGCTATGAAGTTTTCGTAACCCGTTCCGGGATTGTTCCTGATGGCTATGCGCCCGCTGGCCTCTATGCCTATGGTGGAGGCCACGACCCCCTGGTAGTGGAAGCCGAGCGTCGGGCCGCCGGACCTCGCGGACCAAACGCCCCAGTCAGAGGTGCTGTATCCCGAGCCCGTGCCGCTCGAGCCGTAACCCCATATGGACGACTGGGAAGCCGATGAGTAGAAGCCGCCGGCCCCTATATTTCCCGTACCGGCGTCCAGGTTGTACCCCGGCGTGGTTGTGCCTATCCCGACCCTGCCGGCGTAGGTTCCGGTAAGGCCCACGTATAGCTGCGTGGCCGCGCCATTGTATGTTTGGAAATAGTACCCGGCCAGAGCCGCGCCGTTTGGGGCCCTGTAGGCGCCGTTAGACGGGTCGATGTAGTAGCCCGCCAACACCTCCCACCCACCGAAGAGCTGCCCGTTGGCGTAGTAGCCGAGTGTCGAGCCAGGGCTGCCGGCCACGCCTATTGAGTTTGAGGCGCTGAGGTTGGTGGCGCTTAGGGTTCCCGTGCTCGAGTTTATCGTAACCGCGGCGCAGGAGAAGGCGAAAGTGCCTGGATTTCCCGTGTGCGGATTTGTGCCCTGCGATACGCCCCACAGTACGGGATAAGAAGCTGCGTCAGTTCTACCCGCCAATAAATCAACATATTGTGAGTAGCCAGAAGAACCTGAATATATCGAAGAACCGGTAATGTTGATGCCCCAGGAGCCGGACGCCCCTGCGCCGGTCAGCGATGGCGCGTAGTTGTTCCAGTTGTATTCTGTAAGGAACTCGTAGTAAGACCCGTATGCCGTTGCGGTGCTCTGCTGCGTGCTAAGGAACGCGCGCGGCGTGCCGTTCCTGAGGAAGTGCATGGCCACCATGTTCGGCACGTCCCCTCCGGCGTACCCGTTTATCCAGAGGGTGTCGGACCATGTGGCGACCGAACCCGTCATCGCCACCTGCAGGCCGGCCCCGTTCCCGAAGTAGGTCTGCGGGTTCGTCTGCACCCCTCCGATGTAGTTGGTCGGGAGGTAGGCCGCGTACGCGGCAGACGTGGCGTGGTCTGCGTTCGTCGCGTGCCCCACGTTCACCGCTGCCGGGTGGTTGGACGTCAGCTGCCAGTAGGTTCCGTCCCAGGTGTTCGAGATGTAGTAGGCGGTCGGGTGCGACACCGACCAGAGCTGCGTCTTGTCGCTGTATGCCGCGGTGCCCAGCCCCAACATTCCAGCTACCGCGGAGGAGTTGTAGGACCTGATATAGGTGTCCGAGCTGTTGAAGCCGGCCACGTATCCGAGCCCGCTGGCGTTTCGCTCCCCGCCACCCGATGGCGTGTTGAAATAGTTCGCGAATATGTAGCCGCTACCGTTGTACTGCACTATATTGTTCGGCGAGCTCGTGGCCGCGTAGGTCAGCCCGTTCCAGGTAGAAAAGTTCAGATTGCCGGAAAAGTCAACAGTCCCGTTCGGGTGGAAGTACATGTTGTCGTCGCCGTACGCCGTGTTGTAAAGCGACAGCCCATCCTCAGAGTTCTTGTTGCGCTGGCCGAAATACCACTTCTCTGTACCTGCAGTGCGCCAGACGAACATGTTCTCAGTGGTCAGGGCGTTCCTGTTTAGCTGGTGGTATGCGCTTGTACCGTACATCGCGCCGTCAAGCCTCATCTGGCCCGCGCCGCTAACGCTGAACTGCCTCTGCGTGTTCGTCGAGGTGTAGAGCCCTATGAGGTCGAAAGCGGTTCCAGTGGCCTGCGCGACCTGACCCCACAGCATGGTGCCCGTGTATCCAGATGATATGTTGTTGACCACGTGGAGCGGGTTCACTGCGCCGTTGACCGTTACAGTCAATGTGTTGTTAATCGCCACCGGGGCGCCCTGCAGGTTTATGCTTGTGGCGTTCTCTGCAGCTATGTACACGCCGCTGCCGGCGTTGAATTGAATGTACCCTGTCCTTGAGGAGTCAGCAGAATTGTAGAATGACAGGTATCCTGCATCCGAAACGGTGCGCGCGCCCTCGGTTGTTGAAAGGTAAAGGGTGTTCGTCAAAGGGTATGAAGCACCAGCCGAGAGCGGAAGAGCCCACGTGCCATAATTGACTGAATTCAGGAAGGTGGTTCCAGAGCTGTGCGTTATAGCGCCACCGTGCGAGAGCAGGAAGTAATCCGTTGAATAGGAGTCCGAACCACCGCCAGGCGCTATGTAAACGGCCCCGGTATATCCAGAATTTCCTGAGCGCCATGTGCCAATGGACATGTAGTGCGCGCCTCCGACTCCCGAGACAACGGAGTATTGGCCTATTACAGGCATGAAAGTCTGCTGGCCGCTTCCCGGATTTGCCAGTGAGCCCGCCCAGAAAGGCGCGTTCTGCACTCCAGTTATGTCATTCGCCTGAAAGGGCACGCCGTTGTATGAGCCGGCCGTGAGCGACAGCCCTGAGCCGTTGTTGGCAAGCGTCATCCTACGCGTCCAGCCGCCTCCGTTGGCCAGGGTCCACCAATCCATGTTGTATGCTGAGCTCAGTTGCGTGACAACTCCGGCGCTTATTCCCGAGTCCGAGCGCCCAATCTGCATGTACGAGCCTACGCCTATGGTGTCGCTTCCCTGCTGTATTATGTTCACATTGGCGTTGAAATTTGCAGTGGTGCCGCTCAGGGCCCCAGTCAGGGTACCGCCGGAAAGAGGCAGGTATCCTCCAAGGCCTATCGCTGTGGCTATTGTCGAGGCCACCGCCGATAAGCTCTGGCGTCTGTAGTAGTTGTCTGAGCCGTTGGTGGTCACGAACTGCCCTATGGGCCCGCCCTCACTGGATGGAGAGTCCGAATTTATGTAGTAGGCCTGAATGTATCCGCTGCCATCGTACCTGACAACCTGGTTAGCCCCGGCCCCCGAATTTCCGGCAGTAGTAGCGTTGAGGTAGGCCGCGGTTCCGAGCCCGAGGAATGACTGCACCTGGTTCGCCGCGAACTGGTACACGTGCCCGTTGGAGTAGAAGCCGTTAATAGATGATGGCGCTATGTCCGACCTCACGCCGCTCGCGAACTGGTTGTCGTACCCGTTCCAGAGCGTGGAGTTCCCGGCGCTGCCCGCCGTTGTGGCTGAGTTCGCGGTTGCCGCGTTTCCAGTCACGCTAATACCCCAAACGCCAGATGCTCCGCCGCCTGTGAGTGTAGGGGAGTACGAGCTGTAGTTGGAGTCCGTGAGCATTTCATGCCACCCGTTCCATGTCGCGTCTATCCCCTTGCGGATGACCATGCGCGGCGTTCCTGAGCCGTTTGCCCCGGTCCCCACGAAACCGAGCTGGTATGACGCGTCGCCGGTCGATGCGGTGTTACCGTCGTAGGGAATGAGCGTGACCACGCCGCCGAAGTTGCCGGTTGCACCGCCTATCACGGCAGAGTTCACAAAGTCCAAACGCATCTGGTGGCCGCCGTTGAAGTTGGGGGTAACAACGGACATCGGCCTGTCAAAGTCCTGTACAGCCATCGCGTACCCCATGTCGGCGGTTGCCGAACTGTCTGCCTTTGCGTGAAGCGGCAGGTAGGCTGTCGAATTGTAGGCGTTAGAGCCGAGTCCCAGCCATCCCTGGACCTGACCCAATGAGGCCACCGCAACAGAGCCGCCTGGCTGCTGGGCCACCATATTGGCTATCGATGACACCGTCGTTGAAAGGTTTGCCTGCTGCCCGCCCCAAAGCGTAGCCGCATCAGCCGTCGAGTGCAGCGGAAGGTACGCGGCGGAGTCGAAGGCGTTGGACCCGAGCCCAAGGAAATAGGAAATGGAGGCCGCAGTGGAGGGTTTCCAAGTGGAAGCCGACTGGTCGTATCCGAGAATGTATTGGAGGGCCCCGCTGTAAGACACAGGGGTGTAGCTGTTGCCGTTCCACAGGGCCGAGTTGTCTGCTTCGGCGTGAAGCGGAAGGTATGCCGCGGAGTCGTACGCCCTCGCGCCAAGGCCCAGCCATGACTGAACCGTGCCGACCGCGTACGTCCTGTGGTAGTTGTCCGATGGAGACTTGCCAACCATGTACCCCAGTGCGGAAGAAGAGTCGTCAGTGGTGAGTATGTATGTGTTGTTTATGTATCCCGAGCCGTCCCGCTGCACAACCGCGTTGGCGGCGGCGGAGGCAGATGCGTTCAGGTACGCCGCGGAGCCGAGCCCGAGCCATCCCTGCATCTGCGCGGCGTTAGCGGGCCCCTGCCTGTTATTGGTCCCGTCGTAGGCCATCGCGTAGAGCACCGATGCAACGAGGCCGCCGCCGTAGTACGCCAGGCCGTTCCACAGCGCGGAGTTGTCCGCGGTCCCGTGCAGTGGCAGGTAAAGGCCGTCAGCGCCTGCCGAGGTAATGTATGTTGAATTGTCGTAGGATATGGAGGTGCCGGCCATGCGCACAAGGCCGGTACCGTTCAGGATGCTAATGTCCGACGTTCCGTCGAAAAGCACTCCCTGTATGCTGCGGCCTGTCGCAAGCTTTGTAGAGGTGGCAGAGTTGCCGGTTGTGTTCTGGTTGAATGTCGGGAATGAAACCAATCCAGCAGCGGACCCCGTGGGTGTCAAATAGTCCGTTCCCGCAACCAATGGCGTCTGCAGCGCAATGTTACCTCCGCCGAGCAGTGACGCGGAGTTTATGTTCTTTATGTTGGTTCCCGAAACCAGTGCGGCCTGTCCGCCGAGACCTGTGAGGGTATAGGCTGGCACATTCAATGTGCCGCCCGAGAACGTAGGCGTGCCGCTGCTGCCTGATGTTGTGAAGGACTGAATGCCCCAAGAGTTCAATGCGTATCTCGCGTCAGTATACGTGAGGTCAAGAGATATTGTCGAAGCGGCTATCGCTATGCCCGTGCCGTTGATGTAGTTAAGCCCGCCCGCGCGCGTGAACGTTATGGCCGTGGTGCCAAGAACTATTGAGGAATTGGTGTTTAACCAGGTCTGACCCGCATTGTTACCCGCGTCTATTATGACCGCGCACCTCACGAGCTGGGAAGGCGTCGAGGCGTCGGATGTTCTCGTCCACGCGCCTCCGCTCGTCAGCCAAACGCCGTTATTGGCGGCGTTGGTCTGCCCGTGAAGGAACGCGCGCGAGTTGGACGTAAGGTACCCGGAAAGCACCTGCTCGCCAGAGAGCGTCACGTTGCTTCCGGAGTCGGTGTCGGCGCCTATCCACACGACGCCCATGGCTATGCTGTCGGCGTAGTTCTTGTTTATCGCCGAGGTCCCGTTGACAGGCGGGGTTGTTATCTGAACGTCGCCAGTGAACGTGCCGCCGGTCTTTGGCATGTAAAGGGCGTTCTGAGCGCTGGCCCACTGGTATGTAACGAGCGACCTCGCGACAAAGTTCGCCTCATAGTCGCCTCCGTTTATCAGGCCCCTGCTGTTTATCGTGTCCGATACCACCATTTGGGACGGGTCCACGTAAACGTAGGAGTGGGCCCCTGGCTGCGAAACGCCCATCTGGGCGTTTCCGCCGTACGCGCCTGAAAACGCTGAAACTCCGCCCGAAAGCGACTGCAGCACTGCCTGAGAATTCGCCGGGTCTATGGACACGTAGGACTTGCCGCCGGTGATGTCCCCGATGCGCGTCTTGTGCACGCCGTCAAGGTCCGTGTCCCTTGTGACCGGGGCGCCCAATGAGGCTATCCCCGAGGTTATGTCTATGCCCGACCCGGGCGAAACGGCGCCCAGTGACTGCCAGCCCAGCCCTCCCGGGTTCAGGCGAAGCGAGCCGAGAGCGGTGTTCCAGTAGATTGGGGTGTTGGCGTAGCCGCCCTCGGCGTCCGTTGGAGACGGAGTTGGGTCGGCAGTATAGGTGGGTATTCCAAGCTGTACGCTTATGGCGAGCCTTTCGTCTACCTGGCCTACTTCGTCACTTCTGTGCTTGGTTCTGAGCGTCATTTTTGTCTAAAAGAAAAGGCGGCATTTCGATTGCCGCCTACAGGTATCTATGTCAGCAGGCCTTTTAGCAGTTCCCTGTCCCAATCGTCCAGGTACTTGGCGGCGCGGGAGTAGTCTGGGTCGTTCAGGTCCAATACGCAGGGCTCGAGCTCTACGCTGCCCTCGTTGTGCTCCATGTCCAGGCGCTCGTGCTCGTCGTCCACGACCAATTGGTTTCCGGGAGTGAACACCAACCGACCCCATTGGTCCCTTATCAGGTTTTTCCTGTCGTCAACGGATGCCTTCAGCGTGTCGAATTTTCGCTTTCTGCGCACGAGCAACTCAAGCTCAGGCTTTACAGCATCGCGCATCTGGTCCTGAAGCTCCTTCACCGCAAGTGTTGTCTTGTCGTTAACGTTAAGCGGTATTTTGTCGAGTGTCGCCTTTATCTTGTAGAGGCTGTTGAACGTTATTTTCATGTTATCCTTGTATGCTGTGTTGATTACTGGTCCGCTTCCGAAAGGGCTATAACAGCAGCCTGGTACGTTAGGCCGGCCTGCTCGACAGCAAGCACAAGGGTTGCCTTAAGCGCGGCTACTTCAGGACTGTCGGCGGGTGAAGGCGTTCCAGTTATTGTTATGTTTGAAGGGAGCCCGGGCACGAGGGAGCCTGAAGCGCCAACACGGTCTGTTGAGAATTGGAAAGTAACCGACTTGAGGGCCGAGTTCAGGTTGCGCTGGGCCTTTGTTTTTGGGTCAGGCGGAAGCTTCATTGTTGATGGAGTTTGTGGCATTTTATTAGTTTTTATGGTTTTAGTTTTATGTTTATTTTATGGCAGGAAGAAGTTGTTCGGTATTATCAGCCAATTGAACATGGTGTCGCCGCTTATCTCGCCGTCCGGCCATTCCACATCGAATGACTCCTGCGTCTGGTTCTGCACTATGTTTCCCCTGGAGTTTCCGGTTACCGGCTGTATGAAAACCTGATAGACGTCGTTCGCCTGCACCGCGGGAAGCTCTATGGTTACCGCCGAATTGGCTCCCATTGCGGCTTGGAAAAAAGTTCCGCTCAGCACAAGGTTCAAGTCCTGGCCGAAATTGTATATGCTCCTGCCGCGTATTATGTTGAACGTGGGGTCCACGGTAAGCGCCAGTGCGGCCGGCGACGCGTAGTCGTCGAGTTCGCCGAGCGCCACCATTCCGCCGAAAACCGCTATGTAGTCGTCTCCCTTTAGGTTCAGAAGCAGCTTGTCCTCCTGGCCGGTCTGCCACTCGTTGTTTATCTTCCAGAACTGGAACCCGCCCACGGCCACGTCTGATGTGCCCTGCGTGGACAGAAAGTCTATCTCGCCGAGTCCGTTGCTCAGGTTCCATCCAATCCAAAGCGCGCCCGCGGTCTGCTCGGCGTCGCCGCCCTGCTCGCGAAGCGCGGTCAGGTTCCCCGTGGGGTCCACGCCGAGGTTGAACGACCCGCAGTTGAGCAGCGCCAGCATGCTGTTTATGGCCGCAGCGTCGTAGTAGCCGCCAAGCGCCGTCGCCACGTAGGACTCCATGTCAGCTGTCAGGGCGTAGCCTGAAAGGTCTGGAGACACGGCGTTCCACGCCCCGCTGTAGAACGCCCGCAGCTCATTGGATGAGGTGTTGAAGAACAGGGGCACCTTGGTGGTTCCGCCCGACTCGTCGGTTGGCTGCATCCCCACTGGGTCAACGCCGCCCGTGGGTATGGCGAACTGCTGCGCTACCGATAGGTAGTCGTCTATCTGGCCGATGCCCTCGCTTCGTTTTTTAACTAATGTCATGTTCTCGTTTGTTAGGATATTATCAGAAGCGCCTCAAGGTTTGATAGGTCTATTGTGTATGACAGCGCCTGCTTGGCGACGTTCACGTACTGTCCGGAACCGTTCTCGCCGCTCGGCCAGTCAATGTCCAGCACGGCCAAATCGCTTTCGTAGTCAAGGCCTATATGGTATACGGGCCCGGTTGTGGAGAGTGAGGTTGCGAGCACACGCAGCTTCAGCCCGTTGGGCAGTGAGGAGACCGGTATCGACTGCGCGCCTATCACGCCTCCCGTGCTTGTGGTGGACAGGTTGGCCCAAGTGGCCCCGCCGGCGTCGTTCGCCCACTGAAGCGTGTAGCCGCTTGTCTCCCCGAGAGCAGGCACCAAATCGCCGCTCAGCACCCAGTTGCCGCCAGAAACGGATAGCGACAGAACGTTCAGGTCCAATTGCGTGAGCGTTGGGTCAAGGGCCGATGAGTTGACCCAGCCAGTCTTCATTATGGTGGGCAGGGTCTCTGAAGAGTACTTGTTCTTGTCTATCAGCGAGTAGGCCGCTATGTTGCCGAATGAGCCGTACTGCGCGGAGAACAGCGACCAGTCGAGCACGAACTGCGAGAAGCCCGGCTTCAGGTAAATCTCAGTCTTGCTTCCCGAATTGGTCACGGCGAGTATAGCCGCCTCAAACGCGGATTTGCTGAATGAGCCGCCGTCGCCGGTAAGGACATCGTCTGAAGTCTTGCCCGTAACCGAGTAGCCGCCGGCGAGGACGGCAACCCCGCCCGTTGTCACACCGAAAAGGTTAGCCCTTGAGCCCGAGCCGCCGCCGTTCCCTATCAGGAAGCCGTAGCCTCCGGACGCGGGAGAGGTGTTCCACCTTCCGAGCACCACTGCCCCCGCGGCGTCGGCGAGCATTCCGGCCCCTATCGCCACTATGTTGGCGAAATTGCTTGAGAAGTTGTACCCAATGGCCGTTGCGTTGGCGCCGTTAGCCGTTACGGATGAGCCCAGCACTATGCCGTAGGCCCCGCCGGCCCTGCTGTCCTCAAAGCCGAAGGCAATGGACTTCTGTCCGAGTATGGATGAAAGAGGCGTTGCGCGCGTGACCATGTCCAACACGTCATTGGGCAGGTTGGCGAACGAGGCGCCGTATACCGTGTTGGGGTTCGGCGTCATAACCCAAGCGTTATTGTTGGCGAGCCTTCCGAAATATGACTGTCCGAAACGGGTCCAATCCGCCGCCGTAAGTATGCCGTCGTGGGTTGCGTCTGCGTTCGGTATGGAATTGGCCGAGGTTGGAACCCAGACGCCGCCCACATTGGTGTAGAAGTAGCCCGTGCCGGTGACGAAGCGCGTGGACCCTATAGGGCCAGAAAGCGCGCCCACTGTGGCCACCGGAGTGTTCCAGTAAGATGAGCCGGCCGATAGGGCGTTCCAGGCGTCAATTTCGGCCTGGGTTACGAACAGGTGTGTGGAGTCCGTCACTATGTCTGTTGCAGGGTGCGTGTGCACCGCCTTGCCGACAGCCTCCCAAGGGGACCATGAAAGGGCCCCTGTCGCCTGGTTCGAGACGCGCTCCCAGACTATTGAATGGTTCACGAACGGGCCCGTGCCTGTGGCCGTGAGCGTCTCGAGCCTCTGCAGAACCATCCTGCTGGTGCCGGGAACCCCTATCGCGCTGTACGGCGAGACCTCGAGGTTGAAAGCGTAGACCACGCCCGAGGGCAGGTTAGTTATGCCTGATGAGGAGTAGTTCGCGTAGTATCCAGGGAATGAGTAGTTGTTCAGGTCCGCTCCGCTCGGTATCGCTATTGGAACGAGCTTGGAGTGCCCAATGGGCGTGGGGTCGAGCGGGCCGGAATTGGTGTAGCCGCTCTGCCCCTTCACGAAGCGCATGTCGTCGCTCGCGGTTATGCTGTAATTGTTAAGGCTGGTATTGTCCGCATTCGCCGGTATTGTCCAGTACAGGTTCCCTATCAGGCCGGTATTTGTCGGCATTGTCGAGTGAAGGTTCTGCAGGCTGCGGATGTAGTGCGTTACCAGGACGTTGTCATTTGTGTCCGGCCCGGCCTGCACCCCGTCAAACCTCACGTACACGGCCAGGGCCGGGTTCTGTCCGTACTGCTTCACCATCTGCAGCGTTATGCCTATCCCGTGCGGGTTGGCGTAGGAGAGGCACTGCAGGCACCAAGGGTCCACGACGTGCCCGTTGGCGTCGAGGGTGTTTTCCTGGTCCTGGTACGTAAGCCTGAACACCGCCTGCGATGTGTGCCAGCTCATTACGAACTCATGAACGATTTGGTGCTGGTTGTCTATGCTTTGGAATATGCCGAAATCGACTATGCCGGCCAACTGGTAGGACAGCGGCGAATTCACGAGAGTCACCGAGCTGCCGTACCAGCTGACAGGGAACTTCGCCTGGTTTGCCTTCATGGACTGCTCGCCGGTCATCAGTCCAGGCCTTCCCTTGACCGTCAACGCGCCATTGCTGATGCTATCGTCTATGGCGCCGAGGTTCATTATGATGTCCCTTACGGTTACGTTCTCGTTGTCCTCCGTGGCGCTCATGTTGAATGAGTCGTTGAAGGTCACCTGGTCGCCAACGCCTACGCCGGACCATGAAGCTCCGAGCACGAGGGACGGCACGCCATTCACAGGGTAGTAGGTTGTCGCGTACTCAACTCCGTGTATGGTGACCCTTATCGGCCTGTAGGAATACAGCGCCGGGTTGCCGGAGCTTATGGAAAACTGAAGAATAGCACCCGACACTGCAGCCACGGTGAGTACTATGGGATTGGCCTTTAAATGCTTATTTGGTGCTATCAGAGTCATATCGTTTTGCCTTATTTATCACTGTTGATTTCATTTGATTTTTCCCTTTCCGCTTACCCGAGGGACTCCTGTGAGACTATGTTCACGTCGAAGAACAGCTGCACTGGGTTCATGTTCTGGTCTGCTATCGGGAAGTTGCCGTGAAGTACCGGTGTAATTCCGCCGATATTGGTCAGGACGTGGGACGTGGGCTGGCCCACCGCCTTTGTTGAGAGCTTGGCGGCCTCGTCCGACTGTGAGAATACGGTCCAGGCGAAAGTTACGTTGTTGTCGGTCATGAAACCGTCGAAAAGGAGCTCGAGGTTGACGGTCCACGAGGAGTTCCATAGGAATTGGCTGAAAGCCTCGTATATCGTGTTAAGCAGCGCCTGCTGGTTCGCCTGCTGGTCTAGGCTGGTGTCGAACAGGACCTGAAGCGCGTAGCTGTTGGTCTCAGAGTCGAAAAGGTTGTGCGAGCTGAGCGCGTACTCATTCGCTGAAATGAGCCCGTCAAGTATCGTCTTCTGGTCCGAAGGCACGAGCCACGAACCCGTGCCGATTATGTCCTGGTACTGCTGCTGAAGCGAGAGCGAAAGGTTCGGATTGAGGTAAGTCTTGAGCGAGACGTATATGTTGCTTATCTGCTTGGAGGACTGGTTGGGCACGACCTTCTGCGTTAGCAGGGTGCTGAACTTGTCTATGAATGCCGTGTAGGACACGGTATCGAAAAGAAGCACCACACCGTGATTGAAACCGATTGCCGCCCGCAGAGCGTTCTCATCGGTGCCGTTGCTGCCGAGTCGGAAGCCGGACACCACGGATATTATGGCCTCCGTCGAGGAAGGGTTCACCTCGAGCCCCTGGGCGGTAATCATGTCCGTGGTGGTGAAAGACGCGTCGGCCGGGAGGTTGCCCCCCTCGCCGGCGGTTGACTTCCAGGCTATAGTGACCGTGTCGTTCAGCTGAGCGCCCATGACGTAAACGACTATAGGCATGTCCGCCCTGTTGCTGAACTTTACCATGAACAGCAGCCCACCGTTCAGGTTGGCCGAGTCGAAGAATGACTTGACGTTCAGGTACTGAACCGAACCCACGCTGACCATTATGCTTCCATCAGCGACGGCGTCGCTGCTCAGGTAGTACCTTTCGATGTACCTTCCCGTGGACACCTGTGTCTGCTGCTGCGGCTCGCCCTCTGTGAGGGTTAGCAGCGCCGCGCTGTTGTCTATGCGAAGCACTTTGCTGGAGTCGTAGTAGAATGCCAGCCCTGAGTTGGTTTCTGTGAACTGGGCGTATGGCGGCAGGTACAGCGGAAAGCCTACCCGGTTGAAAAGCGCGGAACTGGCCTGAATTGACGCCATTCCCGTGGCTGGCGTCTTTAGGGTTGGCTCGAAACCGTTGCCGGCGGCCAGCGAGCGGAGCGAAGTCACGTGGTTCGCTGTGAGCATGTTGCGCTCCTTCTTGAATGTCTTGAGTATGGTTTCGAACTGCTGCGCCATCGCGTCAAAGCCCGAGAATAGCTGCCAGAACACGGATGTCTGGCTTCGCGCTATATTGTCCGGAATGAACTTCTGGAATATTTTGGTTAGAGTGTTACCTGTTGATGGCTGGTTCGACATTTCCTTATTATTTTTATTGTAGCTCGGTTATCGCATCAGACCCAAGCAGATACTTCTGTACGAAAGACCTGTTGGCGCCGGCAGGGTAGACGGTCATCACGATGTAGATTAGGTCTTGGCTGTTCACCTTCAGTATGCTCACGTCTATGCTGTGCTGGAAGGTGCCGGCCTGGCTGCAGTATGCGGTAATGAACGAGTCAATCTCGTTCTGTATCTGATTGACAGTCACGTACTGGTTGAAAAGGTACTTCGTGATGTCTATCGAGTCCCTGGAACCCCATGAGCCGTCCGGACCCACCGACAGGGCGAGCTGGACCTCCTGGAAGAAAAGCTGCAGGTCGTTGGTTATGACATTGTCCGATATGCCGGTACCTGCCAGGTTTATATCTATGTACGGCTGTGATGACATCTGATTTTCTGGGCCTTATCGGTTATATATCACCTAAATTCAAGGGCGAAAATTCTGTTTCATTTCGCTTTATAGTATAAACGTAGGGTGTTTTTCTGCAGTTTTTCACGCTTTTTCCTTATTTTTATCGAGGATTGCTTGGATAATTAGCCGTTAATTAACGATATTTACTCTGTGTTACAAAATTAACCTATAGTTAGTGTTTCTACCAATCCTGACCTGATTTAACTTCTTTGGGATAACGTACGGGCTCTATTTTCTCACACTATATACTCACACGAATACGCCGACATTTTCTGTTATGTGGTAGTGCGCTTTGCATGGGTAGTTTCCTATGGATGGTGTGAAAGAGACCTTACCGTTCGGGTGCTTTGCCAGGTCCCAACCGAAATCCCTTCCGGGGCGCTCGTTTATTGGAAGCACCGTCTTAGACCCGCACCCGCAAAGGCACCTGTGTGTGGAGGTGTGGTACTTTTCCGATATGTACACCACGCCATCCTCCATTGTATTGTAGTCGGGCATCGTATCAACCCAGACCAGTGTAACCGGAACTTTCCTGTCCAATGCCATGTTTCGCTTTTCGTTAGTTTCGTACCGGCGGCCGCCCTTTTATTGGTCCGCCGTTTTGGGTATCGTATCTGTATTAGCCCACTGGCGTGTTGCCGCGCTTCTGCAGCTCAAGGAAGCTGTTGAAGTTTGATAGGCTCTCGAAGTACAGGTTCCACTGCGAGCCGTCGCCGTTGTAGTCCTGGACAAGCACCAAAGAAGCCGCATTGTTGCAGGTCTTCAAATTCAGTTTGTACTGGTACCCAACCGATGTAGCCTGGTTGTTGAACTGTGTCGAGATCGGGAGCTGCCAGTAGGAAACCATGTTAACGTACGGGGCTATGAAGTTCACGCCGTGCAGCTTGTCTATTCCGTCCGCGTCCTGGTAGAAGAACAGCAGTAGGTTGAAGTCGAAAGACTCGTTCGGGGTGTCGGTGTCGAACGTGCAGTTGTCGAAGTCCAGTGTCTGCTTTGAAAGGGGATCGGTGAAGGTGAACTCCTTATCGCCGGTGTCGAACAGGCCGTCGCTGTCGTTCTGCGGGTCCGAAGTCACTATGTCCGGAACGTTGGGGTTGTTAGCCCAGGCGGTGGTGAGTATGCTGCACTGGTTCGGTATTACGCCGACGATTTCGCCCCAGCCGCCGTTGTTCTCAATGGTTATGAAGTTCGAAGTGGCCACCTTGTTTACGAATTTGATGGAGGCCTGGATGTCGGCGTAGGACATGCCGCACTTGTTCAGGAGCTTCCAGAAAGCAAGCTCTGTTCCGCGTTTGGAGTAAGAGGAAAGGAAGTTCCTTGATATGTTCTCCGTGTAGTACTGAATGCCCTTCGGCAGTATGGTGTTTGGGCTCGTGGAAATCACGCCCTGGCTCGTAAGGTCCAAAAAGAAATTGGGCACCGCGTACTGCGGCAGCTGCATGGCCACCATCCTCGAGAAAAAGAAGGGGGTGCTGTTCTGGTTGGCCTTGTCCAAATCGAGCAGTGCGCCGGTGGCGGTTATGTAAGTGGATTGGTTGGTTAGCAGCGGGCCTATTTCAGGTAAATTCATCTTCGCTTCGTTATGTGTTTTTGGTGTAAAGTCACCGAATAATATGTATCATTCGCGTTATAGTTGGTTTTTCCCGTTACCCTTCGCCGATAAAGGGCGGGCCTGTCCTGGCGCGGCGGCCGGTACAACACGGCCCGACGGGACGAAAAAGAATTTTCAGCGAAATAAGCATACCATAAATAACATAACAAAAAGGACCCCAAAAACCAAATAAAATCCAAACAGGAAAATGAGCAGCAGCCCTACAAACCAGTACTACCAATTGGGTAACTATACCGAGTTCATTACCGGTGAGATGCGCGCTCTCACCATGAAGACTTACCACGACCCGCTGTCTCTGTCATTCAAGGTGCTCATGAACTACGACAAGACCTACGGTTTGTTGGCTGATGAGTCATACACGGACAGCGCGCTCGCATACCTAAGGAGGATTGGCGACAGTGCGAGGTACACGATGCTTAAGCAGTGGATTTCCGTTTGGCAGCAGTTCTGGTCTGATTACGACTTCCTTGTAATGCAGGTTGACGGGCTTTCCATTGTGGAGAACTGGGCGCCGCAGGACAACTTCAACGAGAGCGAGAAGCTGGTGTTTCAGATACGTGAGACATCCGACATGCTTTTCACCGGCCTCATGGCGACTTACAGGCAGATATGGCATGACGACACGAGGCAGGTTGAGGTGCTTCCGGCCAATTTGCGCAGGTTCGACATGAGCGTGCTGGTGTTCAACTCTAACTACTACCGCATGGACCTCTACGACCAGGACCCTGACAATTCGGTGGACCCCAACAACATACCAATAGACAAGATACAGCAGGTGGTTTTCCCTACCCTGCGCAAGCTGTCTGACCAGCAGTTCTCGCAGAACGGCACCATGGCGCAGTTCAACCACGTCATATACAAGTTCGGAGACGTAAACATAAACCCGCTTGAGACCGGCAGCCAGTTCGCCGGCACCGTTTCCAATGAGATGCAGGGAACGCCGCTCATGCAGAACCTTTCACTGAACTTCCGCTTCGGCAACTACACCGGCAGGTTCAACAACAGCATGGGCAACTTCGACTTCGGCAGCGTCCTCGCGGCACTGGCGGCACAGAACAGGGTGGCTGCTCTCGGCACGCAGGCCCAGCAGCCGGACGCTTCGCTTTTCAAGCAGTTGACCTCCTCGCTTGGCAAGATGGCAAAGACGGCGGCGGTTCAGCTTCCAGGACTTGTCAGGTCCGAGGCGCAGAAGCTCACATCGAGCAATCAGTTTCTTGGCCAGATAATAAGCGGCTTCACGGCTGCGAACGCTTCCTCAATGGTTCAGAACGCGTTCGCAGCCGGCATAAACTACGTGGACACAACCGTGCTCAATGCGGAGGACAGTCTCGCAAGCCTCATAACAAAGAACTTCAATGCGCTTCTGAACCTGGGCAACAGCGTTCAGGGAGCCGGACTGCTTCCGCCGCAGCAGGTCTCAGACGTCACCGCCGGGACCCCCTACGTGCCGGCGGTGAACGCCCCGGCGCAGAAGAACCCGCAGCTCGGCGAGTACAACGCCTACAGGAGGAGGGGCTTCTAATGCAGAACGTTACCATAATGTTCGCCAAAATCGTAAAGGTGGACGACGACCAGAAGCTGTACCGCGTGAAGGCGACGGTTGCCGGCTATACGGAGCAGATAGCTGTGGATGACCTTCCATGGTATTTCCCGTTCATGGGCGTGCGGTACCTGCCGGTGGAGAATGACTGCGTGCCGGTTCTCATATTCAACGGCAACTTTAGCACCGGCATGTACCTCAACAAGGTGGACCCACCAGCTAACGGACTGTCAGACGACGACTACCTCAACTACGTGGAGCTGTTCAAGCGGACCATTGATGATAGGAACGTCGAGCTGAGCTATACGCCTTCACTTGGCATAAACTTCATTAACGGAAAGGGAAACCTGAACGTGCAGGACACCGAGGCGAGTATGAACGTGTCCGACAACCAGATACACATGACCGATAAGCGCATAGACCTCGGCACCAACGGTCAGGCTACAGTGCTCGGGGATGACAATGTAACAGCCCTAAAGAACGCTCTCACTGAGATAAGCACCCTGCGCCAGATGGTGTTCACCATGTTCAATGTGGTAAAAACCGCGTCGTCGGCGCCCATGCTCGCCTCGCTGCGCATCGCTCTCACCGCGGCAATACCGGTAAACAACGCGCAGTTCCCGCCGGTGGAGCAGAAGGACATGCAGTACCTTGACACAATCCAATCAAACAAGACATTCATAGAATAATGGAAAGATTTCCTGTAATCCTATTGGACATAGGCTCCAATCCAGTCCCACTTAACGCGGTGGCCAAAAGCAACTCTTTCTTCATAAGGGCCACGCAGCTTTTTTCGGTGTGCATACTCGAGTCCGTTGAGTCCAATAACCTTCTGTACTCAGTCACTCCCAAGGACCCACCAACAGGCGGCGGCATTGACGGAATGTTCGACATAGTCCCGTCTAAGATATTTCAAAGGCTCGACAACAGCAGCTACACGCTGTACATTGAGTCCGACTGCGTCATACAGTACTACGGCATAGACAACATACTGAGGCAGATAAGCATATCCTACCGCCCAGAAAACGTGCTCGACGCGCAGCAGGCCCAGTACGCCGACCTTCTCGTGAACTACAGGCTGCCAACTTTCGAGGAGCTTGAGCCGGCCTACATTGGCAGCAACCCTGCCGACATGCTCCGGAGGTTGCTGTTGGACTTCAGGGCGCTGATGCGCGACAAGGGGAAGAAGAGCGGTATCGAGAAATTCCTTGAATTCATAGGCTTCGACCCGGCCTCCATAGTGGTAACAGACGAGTGGAAGACGCCTTCTGGTGGCATAACCCTGACGCCCAACACCCTAACGGACGTGAAGACCGGCAACTACCACCTGCTGTTCGAGAACTACGAGACGGACCCTAACAATCCGTACACGGACCTGAACATGCCGTTGCGAACCATAACGGAAACGGACCTTACGGATTTCTTCAAAAAGCTGTTCTATGCGCTGAGCCTGGCAAACGTGTACTTCACGCTTCCGGAGCAGTCGATAAACTTCTTCGGTGTCGTGTCGTCGGCAAACGGCCCGCAGTTCCTCAGCGCGGTGGCGATAACGCACATATGGTATGAGAACCTGGTATACGGCTGGCGCGGGGACGTCAAGATAGACATATTCGAAATGAACTACCTGGCCGGACCGCACACATGGGTGGCCTGGAACAACGTACAGCGACAAACCAATGTTGACAAGTTCGCTGCCCGCACCTACGGAAACTCTCCTGACCTGATAGACGACATATACACGGTTCCGAGACAGCTTTACGCCGATGAGGATTTCACCATTGATTTGGACCCAACACTGCTTGAGGACGTGTTCGCTTCAGTTCTGCACCTTGAGCTCGCGGGCCCTTTGGGGTACTACTGGAACTACACCATAACCAATCGGGAAAATCCAATGATTGCTTTGGCTCCGGCCAACAATTTTATATTCGACAATCCCGACGGTGGCGGCCTTATAGGCCATGATGAAGTAATAGTCGTTACAGCCGCCAATGGAACGTACGACGTGGTGGTGACCGTTTGGGACCTGCACAACAACAAGGACGAGTGGACATTCGAGTATGTGGTGAATGACGTTAACACGCGCCTTGCCATAGAGGCGTTCGACAGCTCAACTGTTTCCGAGGACATTAACACGCTGCCGGGCTTTTTCAACCTTGAGATAGAGGTCGGAGGCGGCAACGACGACCCGGCATCGAGCGGGGTGCTGCAGATAGTTGACTCTCTTGGCGTTGTGGCCCTTTCAAGGAGTATAGCATCGCAGGGGGACACAGGCGCAGTGACATCACCAACCTCAAAGGCGCCATACACGCTGGTGGCCGTTGGCGTGCAGCAGACCCCTTTCAGGTTGAAGGTTAACGGAACCGTGTTCGATATTGCGCCTTTCGACAACCCAACCCCGCAGGCGCTCAAGTACTCAAACGACGATGGCACCGAATTGGTGCTGAATGACGGCGGCAACCTTGAGACCAATGACGGCCTCGGTTTCCAATTGGCCGCCGACGACACGTTCAGCGGCTTCGGGAACATGGCAGGCAACCTGTACCTGCAGGCTTGGTTCGACTTTCAGCCGGAACCGGCATACGAGCCGCTCCCCGACAATGCCGTGGCCACCCTCGATGATACGATACTCGGTACGATAGACCTTGACGTTGACAGCCCTTGGGAAGCCTCTCCGCACAACGGGAATTACGTGCTGCCGGTTCCGTCCATAACGGGCGACGACCTTGTGGGCTACTACCAGTACCCAACCGCCGGTTTGGCGCTGAGGTACCTGTTCTCGAATGGGCGGTACCAGCCTTCCGACATAAACAAGAATTTCGGCATGGACGCGGCCACTGACATGCAGGCGGATTTCATGGACAATTGGATTGACCTCATCTCTGTCAGGGCACAGTCCGGACACACGCTAATGCTTCGCAAGACCGATGAGCTCACCCTTCTCAAGACACTGAAGAACTATTTCGACGTTACGGGATACGTGTCCACGCCAGACAGGCTGTTCATTACGGCAATGGATATAGTAGAAGACCAGTCGGCCCCTCAGACGGTAACTCCGTGGATTTTCATAACAACAGTGGAGGCCGGCATAGACCTCGTGCGCGAGCTGTTCGACCTCGTGTTTGTTCCGGACGGCTTCAACGAAGAGGTTGATGACGCGTCCGCGCTGCAGAGCATATACGACATACCGGAAGGCAGCGGCATGCAGAAGGCGAGGCTTCCGGTCAACTATGACTTTCCGCTGTTTTTCAGGCCATCCACGCTTCAGCCGGACTTTGTTAATTGGCCGCCGATAGACCCTGACGACACATGGGACAAGCTCCCAGTGATAAAGTCGATATGGCCGCGCCTGTACAGGGTTGGGTCAGACCAGCCTGGAAACCAGGTGCTTTCTCTCGGGGACGTGTTCCTGTGCCGCTTCGACCCCCTGTTCATATCGAACGCCAAGGACCTGATATGGACCGTCAGGAACTCATTCACTAAGGCGGTGCTTTTCCAGACGAGCGACTTCGCGCTGAAGTACCGCATAAACGAGAACACCATATACGACATAGTTCTGCAGTTCACCGCGGGCTCTAACGGCAATTGGAGCGATTACACCATAACAAAGGAGGCGCTGTTCACAAGCTTCTCATTCGATTTGGACGCCGCGGCTTATTGACAGACATAACACTGATAACACATGAAAAGAATAGTATTTGGAATTGACCTCTCATTTAACTCCACTGGAATAACCACCGCCTGCTGGGACGACGGCAGGTGCACAGACATGGCCTTCCACAGGCTCGTGTTCGATAAGGTTCCAGACCCAATAAGGAACATAAACCAGCAGACCTACCGCATGCCATCTAACGTTGACGTCACCGACCTGATACAGACCGTAGGGGAAGACGACTTCTACAGCGAGGACCAGGCGCACATAACCCTTAAGGCCATGGTGTGCGTGAAGCGCATAATGCAGATAGTTTTCGAGCAGCTTGTCAGGTGCGGGTGCCCCGTGACGGCCAGCGGCGAGCAGTGGGGGTTCGGCCCCTATGACATCCAGTTCAATATCGAGGGTTTCGTGATGCCTTCTATGGCTGGCCAGATGCAGCTCAGGGTGCTCGGAGGCCTTATAATGCTTCAGGGCATGCTGCGCTCCGAGCTCATAAAGTTGAAGATAACGCTTAACGGGCGGGCTTCGCTTAGGATAACCATAACCTCGCCTTCCGAACTTAAGCTGTTCTTCTCGGGGTACGGGGACGCTGACAAGCAGGAAATGCTGGACGCGTTCCTGGTTACCTTCGGCGGCGCGGCCCTGCTTCCGGACACCATGTCGCTCGCCAAGGTCAATGACGTGGTGGACTCCTTCGCCCTCATGCTGAATTGCCACTGGAGGCTCCACACCACGCAGGAGCGCAGGATGACGACCTCGCAGAAGAAGAAGGAGGTCAGGCTCGAGGCTGCGATGGCGAATGACGCCAAAAAGAAGAAAAAGAAGAAGCAGCCGGCAAAGCTTAACATACCGATAATAATCATATAACAGCATAACAACGCATAGCAGATAATGGAAAAAATGGTAATGAAGGGGCTCGCGACCAAGGTGTCTTTGAATGAGCTCATGATGGGAGTGATAACCGACGCCTACGACTTCGAAGACGCCGGAATGCTAAGGATAGTTTCTGACCTGAAGCCGGGCTTCACCATACTGTGCGTCGAGGCCGACGTGTCCGAGGACGTCACCAGCTTCATCTCCAATCTGGCGGCCGACCCGTCCTATAAGGGCGAAGCCTCGGCGGATACCCCATTTGAGAGCACGGTGTACGACTTCGTGGTAGTTTCGCTCCAGAAGCATCCGGAAACTGGGCAGGACACTGTTATGTCCATGTCCCTTCAGGAGCTGTTCACAATGAACGGCGTGGTGGAGCGCGGGGCCGGAGACGACGACTTCGGCAGCCTCAGCCAGAACGACTGGTCGCCTGAGGTACAGGAATGGGACATGTACGAACTCCTCAGCAGGGAGCAGCTTCTGAAGGAGCCTGAAATACCCACCGACATGCACATTCTCGGATAAATAAAATAAAATGCAAGACACTGCGACATCACCAGAAAGGACAAGAGTTTCCGCTTACAGCCTGATAAAACAGGTGGTTGAAAAGCTTCACGGGTTGGGCTTCAACACCGTGTGCGTGGACACGGAAGCCACTTCTGAAAATGAGCTGGAAACGCGCTCCCTTTTCACCCTAAAGAAGCAGACATCCCTGCGCGGATGGGTTTGCCAGGACATTGACCTTGGAACGGCGGCCGTGAACCACTACGAATTGACAGAGATTTTCAAATTGAACGTGGTTTCCGAGGTGGTTAAAAGGCTTTTTGGCGTGGGCTTCCTTCACGAGGATGACCGTCAGCAAATGATATAACAAGTAACTGTCCCATCGTATAAAGGTAGTACATCTGATTTTGGTTCAGAGTGTTGAGGTTCGAATCCTTGTGGGACAACAAAAGCAAATAACATGAAGCAGTACAGGGCCCTATTGGCTATAGACTTCGACAAGACGGTCGTGGTGTCTAACTACCCGGACATAGTGGGCCTGCACCCGAACGCGCGGGAGGTCATAAACAGGCTCGTAGACGTGCACGACTGCTGCGTAATCCTGAACACCTGCAGGGACGGCGAGCCGCTTCGGGAGGCCAAAAATTACCTTGAGGCCGAGGGCGTGCAGACCCACTACCAGAACGAGCAGCACCCGGACATGCACATAATATTCGGATGCGACACCCGCAAGATGAGCGCGGACGTGTACGTCGACGACAAGGACATACACGCGCTCTGCGACCCCACGTTTCCTGATTGGCTCAGGCTCGAGCAGATGATACTCAGCGTGATATACGCGCCCGGGTTCTTCAGCATACTGCGCATGGAGCCAATGGCCAACATAGCCGAAATGACCAACAGGTCCTGGAAAGACATGGAGCGAATGCTCGATAGCGATGAAGGCAATGACTGACGGCAGGAGAAAGATGCTGCTGGCGTGTCCGCCGAAGCTAACCGGCGGTTTCGCCGTAATAGGCTCGAATACGCTTAAAATCCAGGGCACGAAATTCACGGACGAGGACCATCAACGGGTTATGGAATACCTTGAGAGTGTGATGAGCTTATCACTATCAGCAAATGAAAGAAAAGAACCTAACAGCAATGGAATGCGTTCCGGACAAAGGCGTTGAACAGCCGAAGCCGATACTCATTGAGGCCATGTTCGAAGGCCTTTACAGGCGGCACAAAGAACAAGTCAGTATTTCACTTGAAGGCAAAAGGCTAACAATCGAGGATGTCCTTAGGGGCGCGGAATACGTAAGGCGTCGCAACGAAGAAATAGCGGATTATTACAACAAAGCAAAAAATAACAGATAATATGAAAGAAAACGATACCAAAATGCGCCTGCAGCAGGAAGACCTTGAAATGGACTACTTTAGGGTCCTCAAGGACAAGTACCCGTTGGGCATGCAGGTATTTCTTGACTGGATTGACGAGTACAAAAAGGCCATAAACTGGAAAAGCCTGTTCAATGCTGGACATTCAACACAGCCCGGGCTTTCAAACAGTAAACAGACCGTTGCTCCAAAATACCATGAACTTCCTGGCGCGATGCAGGTTGGTATATTCATTGAATTCATGAAGCAGCGAGGCGGATGCGAGTACGAGGTTGACCTCTTTGTATATTCCCTTCGTGAGGAATTCGAGAATATGGCAAAGATGCTGCAGCTGGAATGCGAACTTGACGAGCCTGTTGTTGAAAAGGCCAAGGTTGTCGTTCTTCCTGAGAACCGCAAGTTCGGAGAGAACACATCAATTGTGGGAGGACTCCTTAGCTCACAGGGATAATGTTCGCAGAGGTAAGCCGCAGCAGATACGGAGAGATGGCCATTGAGTGGTGGAACCAGGGACTCCCTAAACTCCCGCCATTCCTATTGGACAATGAGCCATCCTGCCCGCATCATCTGATGGTAAGAGCACACGCAGAACTCGTGGGCAAGGTGCCCGTGCAGACTCCGATAAACATATTTGTAACGGACCAGGCTTGATTGTCTGGCCCTTTTCCCATTTAAACACATAACCAAAACACGATGAAAAACCCCAATGTCATTCTATGCTTTATGGCGGCGCTCGCGCTTTCGCTGCTGATGTACGAAGCTGACGGCCAGTCCAAGTTCCCAGTGCTTACGGCCAAGGACATACAGGCCGAGTTCGCCAAATACCCTACCAGGAAATCTGACCTGTGCCCGGCCTGCCGCCTGTGGGTGAACCCGTACTACTCATCTATTGCGGACACCGTGAGGCACATGCCCTTGCTGGAGCACTACGTGTATACGAAGCAGCACAGGCTGATGCAGCAGGCTCTCGGCACAGGAAACCGCAAGGGCCCTGAGTCGGAGTGGCACCACGTGACAGCCGCGAGGGACGTGACTGCGGTCTACTCGGCTGCGAACAGGATCATAAACAGGCCCGACTCGCCCTACGAAATAGCTTACGGGCACTGCGGCGCCGCATGGGTACTGCTAGCGTGGTGCCAATGGGGCATGGTCTATTCTGACGTTTACGACTACAACGCCGCTATGCAGTACCAGGGGCAGAACGTCGGAACCGAGATAGCCACGGAGGACAGGTGCAGGATGCTTACTGGTTGGTCAAGGTCTGGAGAAATAATAGCGGTTACGGCACGCATAGACATATGGGCCGGTACCTGGGTGGACCCTGCCAAGTACGCCAAAGACGCAAAGGTTAAGCCGACAACCTACACTGACGGCAGGAACACCGTAACGGTTCCTGACGTGTACTGGAAGGTTATGGTTTACAGGGACTCCTCAAACGCGCTGCATGTGGAATGCTTCTGGATGCCAAACCTGCCTACCGAAACAAAGGACCTGGTGGCCGCCCGCATAAGGACATACGACTACATTGTGCAGCAATTGGGATTTGACCCTATCAAGCAAATGCCGACCACCCTATAGCCGCGCATAGGTTTCGGATAACATATAAGTTCAATAAAAGTTTCAATAATCTTCAATCAAATTTCAAACAAATTCATTAATTTTTCAATCATGTCAGATCAGAATTCGACCACGCAGCAACCAGCCGCAAACAACATGGACGCCTTGAAGGCCGCCATGCTCACAACAAAAACAGACGTTTCACAGGCCGTTAAGGCGGAGGATATTCCTCTTGGTGGTGGAATGGACTACTCCCTAATCTTCTTTGAACCCCAGGTAGGCAAATCCTACACGGTCAAATTGCTCCGCAACCTGGAGTCAACCACCCTTGCGGGCAACAATGACATCATACACCGCAAGGTATACAAGAACCTTCCAGACCCTACCCGCCGCGGCAAGACATTCCAATCAGTTTCATCAAACAACGCGAAAACCGACAAGGTTCTCGACGCGTTCTTCCAGCTCCACGCTCTGAAAAAGAACGGCGACGCCCTGGCCATACAGAAAATCGACGACTTTTTGAGCGTTACAAATCAGGGCTGTTCAGTGGTACAGGTGCTTGAGTCGGATGATGCCGCTGAGATAGGCATCATCCGACTCTTCACCTTCTCGACATTCGGACCAAACGCGACAATCGCCAACCTGATTGATGAGAAGCTGAACCCGTCCGAGGCCAAGCAGAAGCAGGGGTTTGAGAAGGAGGACATCTTTGACTCGTTCGGCTCGAGCGCGCTTTTCATCCAATGCGACGAGGCCGACTACGACGGCCGCAAGGGGCGCGACTTCACGAAGTCCGCCTTCACGAAGAACATTCGCGGCGCTTACGTGAAGTTGGAGGACGGCAGGGAGCACACCTTCACGCAGGCCGACAAGAACGCCGACGGCTCATTGGCTGATGGGCTTGACGACTTCTTCAGCGCCCTCATCGCCAACATGACCAAGCCCGAGCTTTCAATCCACAACTACTTCGCCTACAAGGCGTTGAACGACCCTAAGAACACTGAGGACACCAACAAGTACCTTATCGACTTGGCTTTGAAGATTGACGAGATAATTCCGGTTATCCTGAACGCCACCTCCATCCAGGAAATCAAGTCCTACGGCACGGTCGCCACAGGCTCGACCGAGGGAAGCGACAGCGCCACCACGCTTTCAGGCGCTTCGGCGCAGGACATCCTGAAGAACTCCGCGCCAACCGAGCTCGTTGACTCCGTGCTCGCGGCAGGAGCATCACCAGTTCAGGCGCCAACGCCGCCACCTGCAGCCCAAACCCAACAGGCGCCGCCAGCGGCTGAGGCGCCCGTACAATCCGCTCCAGCGGCTGAGGCACCGGCTACAAGCGCTGAGATAACGCAAAAGTCTCCGGATGTTGAGGACATCCTTAATTCTTAACGAACAACAAAATCGAAATTAATTGAACCGAAAGGGCCCCGTGCAAAAGCGGGGCCTTTCCCGTTAAAGGAGGATATATGAGACTGACAGCTGTTGAGGGCAAGAACCACAAGAATTTCATACAGATTTGGGACCTGAAACCCGAGGACCTTCCGCACTTAAAGCTAATTGAGAATGTGGTGAGTAGGACGGAGTACAAGCCCTTTATCAAGTCGCTTAACAAGAACGTAAGCCAGTCATACTTTATAAATTCGACATTCGTGCCTTTCCAATTTTGGCAGGATATCAGGCAGAAAGTGGGTCCAGCGCTTCCATACAAGCTTGAGATAGAGAACGACCACATATTCTACAATAACAAGCTGACTCGGTCGCACTTCAACGAATACATGGAGTCGCTCATACTGCCGGAGAAGTATGACATCTGGAAGGCTGAGTACCTTTACCAGATGGAGTCCGCATACAGGGCGATACTCTTCAAGACTGCGCGCATTGAGGTTGGGACTTCTGGGGGCAAGACGCTCATAACCTACCTATACTGCAGGTACATGATTGATCACGTGGTGCCCAAGGGTAAGAAGCTTCTGATAATAGTTCCACGGCAACTCCTCGCAAAGCAGCTTCAGGCCGACTTCAAGGAATACGATGAATTCAGCGACAGTCCATTCAAGGTAGAGACAATATTCTCAGGCTCCAAAAGGATAGAGGATGCTCAAATAGTGGTTGGCGTCTACAACTCGCTTTCGGATTATGATGCTGAGTATTTCGACGACTTTTTCGCGGTGATATGCGATGAGGTTCACGGAGCCAAGTCGAATTCCATACGCAACGGGATATACGCCAAGTGCTTCCATACGGAGTACTTTTTCGGAATGACCGGTTCGTTTCCCGAATGGAAGACCCTCGATTACCTTAACATTGTGAGCATGTTCGGCCCCAGAGTGCTTGTGAAAAAGACTTGGGAACTCATAGCCGATGGCAACGCATGCCCTGTTAAGATAAACAAGGTGCGCATACACTACTCCGGCGAGGAGAACGATATGAGCAAGAACCTTAAGGAAAGCGGCTTTACAGGCATTGAGAGATACCACATAGAAAAGGCATGGTTTCACTCGCACGAGCAGCGCACAAACCTTATGTGCAAGCTGATAAACAGTCATGAGCTGAACCACCTCGTACTTGTTGAAAGCGTGGACTACTGCAAGATGCTTAAGGACTTTATACAGGAGAGGTGTCCAGAACGTATTGTGGAGATAATACACGGAAGCGTGAAAGGAAGGGACGAGATACTGAACCTTGTAAAGGGCCGCGACGACTGCGTGCTCGTGGCTACATACGAGACGATGTCCACCGGCGTGTCCGTACCTTCCGTAGCCCACGTCCATTTTCCGGACGGAGGTAGGTCGGAGATACGCATTAAGCAATCCGTTGGAAGGTCAATCAGGATATACCTTGCCAAGCTTTTCGCAAATGTATGGGACTATCAGGACCTGATACCAGGATGCTCGTTTAAGAACCACGCGTCGGCACGGAACAAGATATACGAGGCCGAAAAACACCCATGCGTCGAGTACGACGTGTATTTGAAGACAGCCGCCTGATGAGACATCCCGGCTTCGACGCGAACGCGCTCTGCGAAACCCTTGATGGCTCATGCGACACTCTCGACTCGTGCCTGGACACGCTCTGGCCTGGCATGAATTCATTGGACTTTGCAGGCGAGGATTGGGACTTTATAAACAATACTACATTCCACTGCGAGACCTGCGGCTGTTGGTATGGGGTTGATTGCTGGTCGGATGAGGACGACATGTGCTCTGACTGCTACGAGACTAAGAACGAATAACAAGAAATAACAATAAACATGCTTCAGATAAGGACAAGAAACAGTCGCGGGACAAAGCTTCCTCCCAAGCCAAAGGAGATAAGGCAAGGCGAAATGCTGGTGTGCCAGAGCCCATCGCCAACAATGACCGGGGGCCGCCCGTACAAGGTGATGAACCACTTCGCGTACCTCAACAGTTCAATGAATTACTGGGACGAGTTCCTTATAATCAAGAACGATAATGGATATACTGTGAAAGTGAACCTGAACCGCTTCCTAAAGGCCGAGGAAAAGCCCGCGCCGAACACCAGCAATGTCGCCAGGCTCAACGGGTACAATGTGGAGCTGCGGCTTAGGAAGTACCAAAAGCCCGCCAACCTGTCCGTTGAGGCTTACGACATTGCGGACGGCCTGAAATTCGCCACGCTCAGCGTGAACCCGGAATATGAGACGTTGGGGCACGACGAGGTCGCTTTCAAGACCTGGTCGGAAAGCGAGGGAATGCTCGAGCAGCTGATAGAGCAGCAAGTAGTCCACCCGCCGCACAGGCATTTGCGGATAATAGGGTTTGAGGTTCCAGTCTGCAGACTGGTTTCAATGCGTCTATGGCGGCAATAGGCCGATTTTTCCGATAACGGCGCACAGCATAAATACCTTTCAAACCACACAGTACATAAAATATACAGGGAAATGACAACATCAGAACTATTGGACGCCATTATAGGGAGAATGCCCAAGCAGAAGGATTTCATCCACTCCGGCGAAAAGCTGCGCACGAGCGAGCACCTCGAGGCATTCGTAACCAACAACCAGGCGCTGCTCTCCTCGATAAGGCCGAGCCAGGTGGCTGACCAGCTGCTGCTCACATCGGCCAAGTTCCTTGACATGAACATCGGCGCGAGCATCGCAAAGAACGTGTACGACGAGTGGTCCGTGATGTTCATGCTGGCTTCCCTTTCCGTAACGGACAGCAAGGCCGAGCGCAACAAGCTGATGAAGATGTTCTACTTCGTGCTGATGAACACGTCCAAATTCGACATGTACGTTAAGAAGGGCGCTCGGAACATGAAGGTTTCTGCGGACGGCTTCGTAATGGAGTTCTTCTGGCTTGTGCCGCTTTTCGTTAACGTCCCGGTTCTTCTCAGCCTTGACATATCAGAATTCATTGAAAGCAACGAGGACATCGCTAAGGCGGTCGACGGCTACAGGGAGGGTTACGCGTTCTACGCCGAAAACTTCTACAGTATGGACAGGACGGCTTACAAGCAGTTTTTGCAGGACGGCGTGGCCGAGCTATCACACTCTAAGGCCGCCTGATAGTGTCTGACCAGAATACATTTGAGTCGTGGCGGCAGCCCTACCAGTTCGACGAAAAGAACGAGAAGGACGTAGCCTCGATATACCGCCAAATCGCTGTTCATCCGGACAGCGATTTCGACGTATTGGAGAAGACCCGCGAGTTCCAGGAAATGCTCCGGGACAGCCTTGACAAGGAGTCGCTTATGCTGGACCCGGCCGAGCTCGCTGGCGACGTAAACAAGTTGAACCTGACATTCGTTACCTACATAAAGCACTGCGCCTCAAAGGGCGCAGGCGACGTGGGCTTCGCTTTCACGGTGTTCTGCGACCACTACGACATGGAGTACGCCAAGGCATATGAGCGACTCCACGACAAGCTTAAGGCTTTGGTGGTCCGCGGGCTTAAGCGCATGATAGGAACAAACGAGTACAAAAAATTCGAAAGGCGCGCAAACCCTGACAAGCCGCGCTCGCTGTTCGACCTCTACGGCGGCGGAGCGGACAGTCAGGTGTGACGATAAACAAACAAAGACATGGAAGAAAAGGATGACGCCTCCAACGTTGGCTACGCGATAAACTACAAGTTCGGCCACCTGCGCACGGGCCTTGAGGCATTCATAGCAAACCTCGAGAAGAAGCTGCAGTTCATGGTGCCAAACCTGCCCGTGTTCGTTATGAACACCGGAGACTCGAGCTACTGGTTCCAGGGCAAGTGGGTCTCTTTTGGGGACGTGGAGCAGCACAAGAAGAAGCACACCGAGATATACCAAAAGGTTCCGCGGGTGGTCCTGTCATTCGATGACGTGCAGTTCCAGTCTGACCAGAACAGCAACCAGTTCACGCAGTTCCAGTACAAGTGGAACGACCAGGTGTGGAACGCCAAGGGCCGCAGGCAGGCCACCAACATTCCCGTGGTTATAAGCTGGGTGTGCCCAAACTACATAATAGCCATAGACAGTCTTGAGGCCCTGGGTTGCATAATGTGTATCGACAACGTTTTCACGTACGACGTGCTCGGAAACACGTACGAGGGCTCTTTCGCCTCACAGTCGTTCTCAATAGAGGCCGGCGCTGTCACGCCGGACGCGGGCGCAATAAACACAACGATAAAGTGCACCGTAGACGTTATAATGCAGCCTATGATGGTCCGCGCTGAGACGATACAGCCAATAGACCAGGCCAAATTCGCTGGAACTATGTTCACCATAAACGCTGATGCGCCTACCTACACTGACGCCATAAACCCGACAGACCCCTCGGACCCCACACTGACAAAGAACCAACAACAGTAACTGACCGATAACACCGATAACAATGATACTCAGACTCATAGGCATATTCCTGAAATTCTTCGACGCCACAGAAAAGAACAAGTGGCTGATGAGGCTGTACATGCTGTTCCTGCCAATCACGCTCCTGCTGGACACATTCTGCTTCCTGTGGTGCTGGCGCGTTGTGATAGTTCCAGCCCTTTTGACCCAGGAGAACGTTGTAAAGTTCTTCGACGAAAACGAGTTCGGCTACAAGTGGTGGAAGCTGTACAAGAAGGACATGATAGAGCCTGACAGCTTTCTGGACACCATAAAGTTCGATGAGCTTAAGGTGCAGGTCGAGCGCGAGTTCACCACCTCAATACTGAAGATAATCCGCGAGAACACCTCAACCGACATAGAGGAGTACGTGTCCCTGATATGCGTTACCAGCATAGACCCAGACAGCAAGTTCCGCATATACAACGTCTCGATGCAGTACTACCGCTGGTACGTGGTCCGCATGAACTGGCTCAAATCGTTGCCAATATGGCTCGTTACAGCAGGCTCGTTGTGGCTTGCGGCCAATTGGGCAATACGCTTCCTTGCACTTCACCATTTCACATTTTCGGTCTGAAATCCGAACATGCCCTATGCCCGCGCCTTGCCGCGGGATTGAATTACTATGCACAAAGCAAATCAATCAATAAAAGATAAAACAGATAACAATGGAAATGACTAATCCTGCCAAGCAGAACACCAACATCTTCTACGAGAAGATAAAGAAAGACATAACCGAAAGAGTCGAGGACGGTTCACTCGAAAAGGAATTGGAGCGCATCTACGGCTTGTACGCCAAAGACGGAAACGCCGAGCTCTCGCAGAAGGACTTTCAACTGCTTGGCATGATGGCCTACATGACAGGACTGGACTACACCTCGCAGCAGGGTGGTCTGACAGGTCCGGTTGTTCTGAATGTGTGCAAGCGCTTTTCGGACCTGAACGTACCGACCGTAGCCATAGACTGGTTCTTCGGCATTATTAGGAATTTGGAGCCAATAACGCTTGAAAAGCCGAAGGACCTTACCACCACAATGGTAGAGAACATTGTTCCCCTGCCAGCTGACAGGTTCATGCCCATACGCACCGCAATAACCACCCTTCTGAACAGCACGAGCTTTCCGGTAATGTTCGCCAAGGACATCGATGAGCTGAAGCGCAAGAAGCAGTTCAGCTACCAGGACTTCCTGAAACTGAACAGCATGATTTACGAGCAGATCGAGCTTCCTGGCAAGTACATCAAAATGATGAGCAAGCTGTACAACAACGATGACTACCGCAAGGCCCTGAACGACGGAAGCGACTACTTCGATTTGAGCAAGTTCGCTCTGATATACTACGAGAGCGTTTTCTCATTGAAGGAGTTTCAGGCCGTTCACGGATACCCCTCGATACTCGACTACTATGACGACCCCGCCCGCATAGCTGAGGGACCGCTAGCCCTTCCAGACAGGCACGAATTGCCGCAGACAGAGCACGTTGCGCCTGACCCATCACTGGTCAACAAGCCCAAGTACAATCCAGGCATAATTGACCAGAACGACAGCGACAGGTTCATCAAAGCCGTTATGGAAGAAAGCGGCGGCGAAGAAATTGTTGGGGGCGACTCCTTCATGCGCTGCTTGGACAGCGTAATCAAGGATGAAAAGCTCGGACCGGACTTCTACAAGTTCATCAAGGCTAACATGAACTTGCGCAGGACCGGCGCCAAGGCCTGGACCAAATGGGATGAGATTGTGGACACGCTGGCTCTGGACATTGAGGCCCAGAAGGAGGCCTACAAGGAACTCGTGCTCCGCTACACCGAGGAGATACCCGCGGACAACATTCAGCGAATAGTCGGTTACGTTAACGAGCTGATATACTCGCTCGTGATACAGGGCGGCGAGCGCAAATCGGCCCTTATGCAGCAAGTGACGATGAACCAGATTAGCACTTACAAGCACCTCCACCAGACCATCAACCTTATTGAGGAGTGCAACATCGACGGCTCGAAAACGTCCGCATACGTTGACCTGCACGACTACCTGTTCAACCATGACTATCCGTTCGTAAGGCTGTTCGAGGAGGTTCAGGCTATTGACTCCATACAGCTGAAATTGAGCATATACGGTGGGGTTGCGGACTTCCTTAAGGTTGAAGTAAAGGAAGAGAACTCTTTCGATACCTATAAGGTTGGCCGTCCCGAATACGAGCCTAAGCAGAAGGCCGAAGCGGGTGAGGCCACCGTTAAGCATATGCACCACAAGAAATAAATTTCATTTAAAGACCAGGAAATATGAAAAAAGCGATATTAGGAATAAAGGCCGCAATAAGGTTTGTGGTGGCAATACTTACTTCACGCGAATGGGCGTTTATGTACTGTATCACTGGAACCGTGGCCCAGGTGTCGCACACGTATTTCCTGGTTAATTCAATATCCTCGCTCGAGGGCGGTTGGCGCACGGTCCAGGCGACACTCCTTTCAATCTTCATAAGCTCATCCCTCCTTTTCTTTGTTGCGATTTCCGACGATGAGGACTCTGACGCCGCCCGCAGAATACACCGAGCCGTTACGATGTTCACTTTCGTTGAGATAGTCATAAACGTCTACTACTACGCGCGACACATAATGATTGACCCCATGGCCCTTGGCAAGCAGCCGAACCTTGTTGGTTATTTTGACTTTGGCTTCGCGATGCTCATATCAGTAATGATACCCATAACCATAAAGTTGTACGCCAGTCACATAAGAGCAAAAGATTGGATTATTGACATAGAGCACGACCGTTCCGCATTGGTTTCCGACGACCTGCACAAGGACCCATCCGATGAGCTGCCTAACAAGTTCTGGCCGGAGCACGGGATGGGCAACATGGACAATGAGCGTTTCTTCAAAAGCAATGAGGAGCTGAACGTCAGGTGGGAGCCTTCCGAAGAGAATATAGAAACCGTGCTAAAGCCGCTCGTGGAGCAGTTTCAGGCTGAACTCATTGAGCTGCGCATGAAGGAGCCTGTTGTCGATGAGGCGATGGCAAATGAGCTGGTGCAGAAGGTCCTTTCGGAAAAGGTGCAGCACATTGACGAGCAGATGAACCAGGCCTTTGAGCGCAATTCAGCCCAGTTCCTAAAGCAGTTTGAGAACAAGGTAAAGAACATAATGAGCAAGTCCTTTGACGAATTGAACAAAGGCAAATCATAAAGTAATGGTAAAATGGCTAAATACGTATACAAAAAGAACGTCGTCGACGCGGTGCAGTACCGGGATGACGGCTCAGCAAACGCTGAAATAATCGAACTGCTTGGCGAGGCGAACGCTCTTCAGAACATCGCCAAGCCCAACAAGCAGCTCATAGTCAGGACGGCACAGAAGGGGTTCTCAACCGTAAGGGACGGCGAATGGGTCATGCTTTACTCGTGGGGTGATATAGGAATTATGAACGAGGCGACATTTGAAGCCTACTACATGCCCAAACCATGAGCGAAAAGAAGACACTGCTTGAGATATATTCCCCGAAATCCCTCAAAGACCTCTACCTGCCAAACAGGATAGAGACCCTCCTGACCAACACAACAACGGACGCGAGGGGGTGGCGGCTTTTCCAGCACGGGCCTCCCGGAACCGGCAAGACATCCACGGCCAAGCTCCTTACGCTCGGGCACGACGTTCTGTACCTGTCCGGTTCGAACGACTTCAACGTGGAGGTGATGCGCCAGAAGGTGTACCCATTCGTGTCAGGGCACTCAGTGCTCGGCAGGCAGAAGTCCCTCATCGTTGACGAGTGCGAGAACGTTGCCAACAAGATACAGGACGGTTTCAAGGTCGTGCTGGACACCGCCAAGAGCGTGAACTTCGTGTTCAACACCAACGAGCCAGAAACCGTCAACTCCGCCATAAAGTCGCGCTGCGTGAACGTTGAGTACTCTTACCAGGGCCAGGAGATAACCGAGCAGCAGAAGAAGTACATATCGTACGCCGTACGCATATGCAACGAGAACAACATCAGGTATGACAACCGCGGCCTGAAGCTCATATACCAGATGAACTTTCCGGACTTCAGGCACTTGCTCGTGATACTGCAGCAATTCATAGACAGCAAGCGGGACGTTACCGAGGACAATGTGGTTATACTGTCCGAAAACGGAACGGCCAACGTGGAGCTCTACGAGCTGATACAGTCCAACGCCGAGGCGCAGAAGTTCTACGAGGCCGTGAGCGCCTACAAGGGCAAGGAGCGCGAGTGTCTAATATCCCTTGGAGAGCCGTACTTCACATGGCTTAACAGCCAGGGCAAGTACGAGCACACCATGAAGGCTGCCGCGATAGTCTGCGACTACTCGTTCAGGTACGTGACCACCATAAACAAGTTCGGCACATTCTTCGCGTGCATTTCGGCACTGCGCTCGATATTCAGATAACAACAATAACAAGTATATGGGAACAGACATGACACTCACCGAGATAGAGGACGGGCTATTCGAGGAATACGGAATAATATTGGATAATTACCCCGACAGGAAGGCGGCGCGCGAGGGCCTTGAGGGAAGGATGGCCAAAATCGGCCCACACGCTCCTGAACATAAAAGACAGCACTTTACGCCAATAGTGAGGAAAAGGTGGTGGAAGCGATTGTTCTCCTCAAATGTACCCGACATTGAGACTACAGGTAAGGTTGAACCAGACTTTGAGATTTCGCCAGGATGCGCGTGCGTAGTTTCGTATTGGACTGAAACAGGTCCGGACTATTTGATGCCTCTTTGGGGGCCGGTCAACAGCGAAGTACTCGGCTACTCGCCTAAGTGGGTGGACGAGGACTACAACCCAGAAGGCGTGCGCATCTGCTTCATAAACGATGAGGGGGTGTGGTCAAGCGCAAGATGGGATAACGAGCAGGACAGGTATGAGACGGAGCCTTGGGACAGTATGGAGATATTCGACAACAGGCCAACGCACGTCATGCCGAAGCCAACAACCAAAGGCCTTCAGAAGTAAATGGGCGTTCTTTACTACATGGCCACTACCGACCGCAGGGACGAGCTGCAGCCGAAATCCATAGCATACCTCAAGTCCCTCCTGAGGGAACTGCCCGAAAGGCAGCGGTACTCAATAGTGTACAATCCGAAGCACATATTCGAGTCGCGGCTCCCCGAATTCTTCCCTGAGGACGTGCTGCTGTGGCACCCCAACGTTGCCGCGGACAATCTGGACATAGTTGGCAGGCACCACAGCTACGTGCTCCTGATGAACCGGACGATATACATTCAGAAGCTCAGCATGCGGAACCCGGTCAATGAGAACATGGCAATGAACAACGACTTTAAGCTCCTGTACATAGACGAGGCGTTCAGCGACATAACCAATGACAACTACAAATTGGCTGTGCCTGACGATGATTTCAGGATAACGAAAGAGAGGTTCATGGAGCTTTTCGCCAAAACATAAAACCATATAACAGATGAATAGAGACACTACCACAAAGCGAAACCCCGAGTACGTGGACATGTTCGTGGCCGGTCTGACCGGCAGCGGCAAATCCACTGTGGCGAGCTTTCTGCACTCGTACTACGGCATGCGCAAGATGCGAATAGCGGGGACTATAAAGCAGATAATATGCGAGGATTTGGGCGTGACGCCGGACGAGCTTGAGGAGCGGAAGCGCAAAGACCCTGCCGTCAGGCTCAAGCACCATGAGGTAAGCCAAATGCTCGGCAACCAGCACGGCTCATTGAACCGCACAGCGCTGATAGCGGCACACGAGAGCTTCGACCTTACGATAGTGGACGACCCCGAAAACCCAATAGTGGTGGAGGACGTGCGCACTAAGGATGAGGCTATAGTTCTGCTTGACGCCAATTGGGTTGGCATATTCCTTGAGCGCACAACGGATGAGTTCCGCAAGGCGGACCACTTCACAGAAAACAACATGTTCGATAACGGCACAATAGTGGAGCTTTCGAACATGCTGGACTATGGCGAGAGGATGGTGGTGGTGTTCAACGGCTCAATGACAAAGGGCGAACGTCTCGAATTCATTGAAAAGCTTTCGCCTGACGTTACCGTGGCATCTCCTCCCGAGAAGTGCACCGGCGAACAGCTCGTTGAATTTGTCGACATGGTATTGGACAAGTGGCTCGCGCCACGCGACACACATAAGGGGTAGTGCCGTGCCGGAAGAATTAGACATATCCCGCGAAAAGGCGTTCGAGGAATTCATTCACGATTTCAGAAAAAGGCTTCGCAGGAGCCAGCTGGATTTCCTCGAGGATTTTGTGGAAACCTCGGTTAACCCAAAACTCGCGAGAAAAATAGCGGACGCCTGCATCGCAGGCCTCGGCCCGATTGAAAAGACGATGCCCATTGACGACTTGCAAAAGAACCACCTAAAAAGAAATATAGACTTACATGGAAAACAATGAAAAACTTATCGTGGGTGAAGACAACACGTGCCCGGTTACAAAGCTCCAATGCGGTGACGAGTGCTGCTCGCCTGGTTCCGAGTGCAATCTTTCCGGTTCCGGCATAGGGCCCATCACAGGCTTTGAGTCTCAGTGCCCAATGACAACAAAGTAAAAAAGCTTAAGCAATGGCAAAGAGCACCACGGATACCATGCGCAATTTCCTCGAGGAGAGGCTTGCAATTCTTGCCAAAGAGGTTAAGGATACCAGGCGCATGTTGAGCATACTGAACAAAAACGCTTTCCCCGACGTTTCCCCGGAAACATTGGGCATAACCACCAGGCAGTTGAAGCTCCGAGACCTTAAGCCCAAGGAGCCGAAACCGCACAAGGAGGTCTCCAAGTCCGGAAATTCTCGAGGCATAAGGAAGGTTCAGAGACCTGAAGACAACTTCATATTTCAGGACGCCATGCTCGTTGACGACTTCCTGAGGAACGCCAAGAACATAAGGCTTTACCTTCTGAAGCCGCTGCAGGCCGCCGTTGACGCGACAGGGACGAGTGACAAGAACATATACGCCATAGAGGCTGGAACGTCAAAGGGCAAGCGGGACTCCATAACCAAACTCGCCGCACTTTACGGCATAATGCTGATTGACCTTGACAGGAAGTTCAGGTCAGACAATAGTGGATGGTACATAAGCGACGACAAGCCGTGGACTCCCAAGCCGCCTAAAGAACCCAAGGTTAAAAAGGTCAAGGAATTCAAAGAACCTAAAAAGATAAAAACCGCACAGGACCTGAAAGACAAGCTGCGCAGGCGTGTGGAGAAGCAGAACAGCATTGACCCAGCCGACAGCCACTTCAATAACGGCAGGCCGGTGGTCAAAAAGTACGGTGAGCGGGCAAAGGGAGAGGAGGTCGAAGAGGCGTCCACGCTGCCTTTCTCGCTGAGGTACCGGGCGAGCGACCCGGCCCACGGGCTTAAGGCTATGTGCACGCGCAACTACAGGCGCATACGCATATCGGTAAAGGGCGTTGCGGAAATAAGGGGTTGGGACATGGACCTCGCAATGGCGCAAATGTATGAGGAGCTCGAGTCATGGCTGCCAAGGGAGAAGCAGCTCGATTTCTATTCAGACAATGAGCGGTTCATGTCCTGGATTTACGGATTGGCCAAGAACATGGCCGTTTCAGCGAATGGCGCAAAGTCCAAGGTTGCAAGCATTGAGGAGCGAATGGGCATTGCTCCGGAAAAGGCCCACGCGGACATCATTGAAATCGATGAGGAGTTCAAGGCCTTCATGAAGAAGAACCTCGAGTACAAGGCCGGTTGGATGAAGGTTGTCTTTGAGGCACTGGTCTACAAGGGAAAGAAAATCGATGAGGCCGCAAGGCTCGCGAGCAAGAGCATGCATGACGCGGACGCCTGCCTCAAGCTCATAAAGAGGGAGCTGATAGCGAATTTCGGCAACAAGTACAACCAGCTTATGGTTTGGTAGTGGCCGGGGATATGCATGAAATTACGCGCGGGTGTCGAAACTGGTAGACGAGCCGCTTTGAGGGGGCGGTGCCAATAGGTGTGTGGGTTCGAGTCCCATCCCGCGTACGATAACGGAAATAACAAAAGAAGACAATGGAGAGAAACTACCTTGGCATAGACGGGAATTACTTCGGCCACAGGATGCTGCACGGCATGCGTTCGAAGCAGCCCGAGATAACGCTGAACAGCATGCAGGACCACGCGAACTTCGCGGCCGCGCTGAACGAGAGCCTCCTATCCATATACGCCTCGTTCAATAACGAGTACCACACGCTAATGGACGGGCTTGTGTTCGTTTTCGACAACCACTCATGGCGTAAGGACATTCCAGGCTACAGGCCCTACTACCTGCCTGAAGGGTCCGAGGAGCCGATAAACTACAAGGACAACCGCACTGCTATAAAGGAGGAGTCTGACATAAATTGGGATGAGTTCGACAGGCTGATGGAGGAATTCCATGGCAGAATAGCCCCGCACGTCCCCTGCTTCAGGGTCACGGGCTGCGAAGGCGACGACGCACTGCTGCTTCTCGGAGACAAGCTCTCGGCTAACAACATAAACCTTTGGATGTTCGCGAGCGACGGCGATTTGTCGCAGATTGTTAACAACCGCGTTAGGCTGTTCAAGAACATAAGCTCCAAGGCGAACCCCGAGGGCGAGTTCTACATATCGGCCGGAATATACAAGAAGCTGTTCGCAAACGACCAGCCTATGGACATGCTCGCGAGGATGACGCAGACCAGTGAGGACAGAACGCATTTCGACAGGACGTTCCGCGTGCAGCTGAACGGCGGAAGGCAGCGCTCAAACATGAACCGCGTCCCGGGCCAGGGAATACAGGTGGCCGAGCCCCTGCTTACCGGCCTATGCAAGACTATATGCGGCGACAAGAAGGACAACGTGTTCCCCATACTCAGGTGGAAGAAGGGCGGCAAGAACTTCAAGATAACCGAGAAGATGATTGAGGCCGTTTGGGCCAAGCTGAAGTACGGGCCGCTCAGCGAAGAGACCGCGCAGAGGTTCTTCCTCGACAAGGACATGCAGCTGAGCACTCTCATAAACCTGATAGCAAAGGCCCAGGGCGAGACGCCGGACCCCATAGACAAGAAGTCGGTCGGCAACCATTACAAGCACAACCTGAAGATAATAATGCTCCGCAAGGAGTACCTGCCGGAACACGTGGTACAGGCGTTCGAGTCCCATTGGATTACAATAAAGGAGCAGGTTCTCGCGCCGCTGAGCATGCAGGACCTGCTCAGGCTCAACTTCTCAGTGAACACTGTTGACTCCGCCACGGAGCTCATAGCCTCGTCGGCACCATCGATAAAGGCCGCGGCTCCCGGCCAGCAGAACCAGCAGGTAACGGAAAGATCATTCATAGACGACATACTAAACGCATAACATACGATGGAAATCGCGCACAAACAAAACGAAACCAACCCGCACTACGCGGAGATACTTGAGAGACTGAAGATAGGTCGCATCCGCTCCATGGAAGACATTGACAGGCTTTTCGACACCGCTTCTCTAATGGGTGAAACCGCCGAGCTTTTCGTGACTGAGAACACGCTCATATTCTTTGACACGCCGGTCTTCAATTCGGCCTACCTGCTGGACGAGTACGACGGCTTCATGAGAATACACAACAACTACGACCTGCTGGCCAAGGCTCTCAAGCCAATACCCGGAATGGACGAAGCTACTTTCGAGGAGGCCAGACTGATAATATTCGACAAGATAAGCAGGGTGGTTCCGGCAAAGGCCTACTACTGCGACGACATTGAAACCCATCGCAAGCTGTTCGAGCCCTTCGCCCTTGTGCGCAAGATGCCTACGGACACGCCGCCGTCAGTGCTGATAATATCGCCGGCGGCCAAGACGATATTCATCGATATGGAGGCAATGTACCCTATCGACATTGGAAAAATGGTGATGGCGCACGTGATGCTTCATGACGCCGTGGAGATGAACGCGCACATGGTGGAAATGGAGAAAGTAGCCAATGAGGAGCGCAGGGCCAAGGCCGCCGGTAATCCTGACATAAACTAACAAATGCCTGCCTGTCGCCTGATGGAGATGAACGCCACGGTCATTAGCCATTACCCGCGCGTGCCACCCAGATGGCGACAGGCCGACAAAACGATAATGAAATGAGCGCATCACCGGCCGCAAAGGACTACACCTTCCAGAACAAGTTCCAATCGGACTTCTACACAAGCGTGGAGGGCTTCGCGAACTACACGCACTATGAGATAAAGCTGTTCGCTGTTACCCTGCTGATAAACATGTACAAGGGCTTCCCGCACCTCGCGGACGAGGTCCTGAACATGTACTCTCCTCCGTTCGTTAAGGCGATAGAGAGCCCAGCGATAATGAAGGCGTTGCAGCGGACCAAATTCGTAACAGGCTTCACGCGCCCGCGGGTCCCGCAGTACCTCTTCTACAAGCAGTCCACAAAGAAGGCTAAGGTCGAGGGAGTGAAGGAGCGAAAGAAGCCTAAGGACGCCGTGGAGTTCGAGCCGCACATAAAGGCCGAGCTTATGACCCTTCTGATGTGGGACGAAAAGACCTACGAATACCTGAAATGGGGAGAGAAGGCTCAAAGGCTTGGCAACCACCTGATAGGTGAGGACATGATACGACTCAAGGCTGAAATGGAGAAGGCTGCTGAAAAGGCGCGCAAGACCAGGCAGGTACAGGCATTCTGAAGAACAAGTAAAACCAAAACAATAAGGATATGTTGACATTTTTGACAGGAGCGTGGTCCTTCATCACGAGCAAATGGGGCATGGGGATAATCATTGCCGGATTGGTTACTGGCATGTGGTTTCTCCACAAGCAATTGGACGAGACGGCCGCAGACCGCGACAGGGCCTCACTGGCCCTTAAGAACAGTGGGTTCAAGATGGATACCACAAAGACCAAGGACGGCTTGGTCCAGGGCACACTCGCCTCCCTGCAGGTGACTACGGATGAGCTAAAGGCGCAGAACTCCAACCTAAATTCGCAGCTTCAGAACATGGGAATAACCATGAGCCAATTGCTGTCAGCCACATCCATAGCGGCGCACAGCGACTTCCGCCAGGACAGCATAGGAACGCATAGGGACACGACTGCAAAGAACCGTGCGGACACCTCAAGGTTCACAATACAGGAGGGCAAGTACGTGGCGGCGTACAACGACAGGTTCGCCACTTTCACTGTGGACGTTAACCTGTTCCCGAAACGCTCCCCGTACCTCACCAATTTGAACCTTCGCCTGGTCGACAGCATAACGCTGGCGCACACGACGCTTCGCAAGCGCGTTTGGATATTCTTCCATAAGGTAATTGGCGTTCAGACGCACATAGTGTCCCGCACGCCCTACCTGCAGATAGACCGCGTGGAGGACTACGTAATAGCGAAATGACGGTAGGCAAAGAAACCATAGGAGACCATCACTGGTCCGACCTTTACATACAGGCACCATTCGACCCCGCAATCCTTTTGAGGAAAAGCGGGGTCGAATACGTTTGCACGGAATTGGAGAAAATAGAGGGATTGCTCCTCATACGCGAGGACATACATAACTGGACAGGAGGGCGGAACGCCTTCGTTACAGACACAGTGTACTCTTCCATATCCAGGCCGAAGCGGATGGAGATAAGGGTGGCTTTGCCGGGAATGTCCGGACTGGCCGCGAGGCTTCTGACGGCTCACTCGTACCTTCCGTATCATATCCAGCCTGGCGTTGTGGATATACTAAGAAACGGTTACAGGCTCGAAAACGGCTTTGAACTGGTTATGCTATAATAGTTATGGAACAACGGACACTTGAAAACTTCCTGATTGAAAACGGCATCAGTCTTCCCGATATGGCGCTGCTGGGCTCGGGCGACAATGGAACAGCCTGGCGCTGCGGGGGCTTTGTCGTCAAGCAGACCAGGTCCAAATGGGAATACGATTTCGCTGTGAAACAGACCACGGGCGAGTGGCCTCTCTTCGCCAGAATACACGCAACTGCCAGGAACGAGTCTCTCTACTTCTACGTGGCGGACTTCCTGCAGAAGGACGATGAGATAACCAACCTTTTCCAAATGGTTGACACCATGCTCGCAACGCAAAAGGTCCGCCCTCCCAATGCCTTCGAATTCGACTATGAGAGGTTCTGCACCGAATACAACCAGAAAAAGGCCGCAATACAGCGCGCCATGAACATAGCCTCAGGCAGCGACAGAAAAACAGTTACTCCAAAGCTTAAGCCAATCTCCGACGCTGTCGAGTCGTTCTACCACCAATTGGTAGCTTTGAGCCTCGAGTACAGGCGGATTGGCGCTTCTGACCTTCATGAGGGAAACCTCGGCTGGGACGCCAACGGCAATCTCAAGGCTTTTGACATAGACCTGGACGACGACTCCAAGGAGGCGCGCAACCGCGAGGATAACCCCGAAATGTACTGCACTGGGTGCGGCTGCGAACTCGACAGGGAGTACCTGGTAACTGAGGGCTATTGCGACGACTGCCTGTAAAAACATTTTTGAACACCAATGGCCACCGAGACCGCGGAACGCATAAATAGGACCAATGACCTGCTGAACAAGCGGCTTGGGGGAACCCACGGTGTGTTTGACCCTCGTATCATCGTAAACGACGAGGCGAGCAGGTCCGTATGGAACAGCGAGTCTGTTGAGCTTGCCAAGTCTGGCATACTTGACGGCTACAAGCTGAAGGAGTCCCCGTTCCTTAAGACCGTGAGGGACGCCAACCTCCGCAAGGGAAACCTGCCCTTCAAGTACACTGAGGATGAGATGGCGGTGCTTGAGATGTGCATGGGGGATAAGGTGCTTTTCGGCAACAACTTCGTGCAGCTCAAGGACGGTAATGACGGCTGGCAGAAGATTGCCCTTCGCCGGTACCAGGAGGATTTGCTCGCGAAGTACGCGGCGCATAACTGGAACATTCTGATGTTTCCCCGCCAGTCGGGAAAGACCACAACCACTGTGGTTGAGATAGTGCACTTCTGCTGCTTCAACTTCGATAAGGACTGCGTCGTAGTGGCCCAGTCCGAAATGGTCGTTAACGAGATACTCAAGAAGATCAAGGAGGCGTTCAACGGGCTCCCGTTCTTCATGCAGCCCGGCTTCATATCATTCAACGCCAGGGGCTTCACGCTCGACAACGGGTGCAGGCTATCGATAGGCATCGCGTCGGAGTCAGTGGTTCAGGGCTTCTCTCTCGACTTCCTGTTCATTGACGAGTTCGCGTACATACCCGCGTCCAAGGTGGATAAGTTCTGGAACAACATCTACCCGGCCCTTGTCAATAATCCCAAGTCCAGGTGCATAATAGCCTCCACCCCGAACGGCAGGAACAAGTTCTACGACCTTTGGCTCGGCTCGCAGGAGAAGACGAACAGGTTCATATCGAGCAGGATTTACTGGCACGAGGTTCCTGGCAGGGACGAGTCGTTCAAGCAGGACACAATAGCCAACGTGGGCCTCGAGGCGTGGGAGATGGGCTTTGAGTGCTCATTCGACACGCAGCTGAAGAGCATTTTCAACGTCAAGATACAGAAATCCCTGAGGCAGGAGCAGACGCTCAACAAGAACGCCTGGTCCAAGGACAACCACTACCTCGGGGAACTGTTCGACATACAGTTCAAGGCCAACCACTTCATGGCGGAGACCGAGGACGGAAAGAGCGTTGAGGTCGGGACCGAATACGACTTCATGGAGGATTACTTCATAATGGGAATAGACATCGCCGAAGGCCTCGGGCAGGACAGCTCTGTACTGAAGATACGGAAGATGGAGTGGAACAGGACCAAAAAGCGCATAGAGTTCAAGAACATTGGCGTGTTCAGGGACAAGGAGATTTCAGTTGAGGACTTCGCTCAGAAAACGCTCGACCTGCTCAAGTACTTCAACCCTTCGCAGGTTCGCGTCGTGGTGGAGACGAACAACTACGGCGGGGAGTTCTTCGCGCACATAGACCACCTGGTAAGGTTCGACAAGGCGTACTCGTGGTTCGACAACATCGTATTCGCCAAGTTCATGCGGGCAAGCAAGGAGGACTACGAGCGCGGAATACGCTGGGACCAGTACAACAAGAAGGTCGGCGTCAAGTCCTTCTCTTCGCTGATAGTAAACGAGACATTCGACGAAACGCACTACATGTCGGTTGAGGAGTACCTCAACTTCGGAAAGAACGCCAACGACACCTACGCCGCGCAGTACGGGCATGACGATACCGTGATGGTGGACGTCACCATAGCCCATTTCGTCAAGTCGGGCAACATGTACAGCAGGGAGTTCCTCGCGGACGCCGAAACTAACATGCGTCAGCGGTGCAACGACATAGCACAGGAGCTTCTTGACGAGCAGGAGAAATTAAGGGTTGCCCAGGCGAACGTGTACAGGATACCCACTGGCTTTCACCTTCGGAACCACGAGCAGATGTGGAACTCAAGCGGCGGCAGGGGGCGAAAGAACAAAAACGGATACATACTATAACGAATAAATAAATCGAAATGAAGATAATAGGAACAACCACGAGCTTCCTGACCGTGCAGGACTCAAACGACAAGTACCCCACCCTTTACCCAAAGGGTCAGTACGCGGTGCGCCCCAACGACGACGGCACGCTCACTGTGTTCAACGCGGCCCAGCGTGGCGACACCGTGCTGAACAACGTGGCGCCGGCCGACCTCGCCGACGCCTCCACGAGAACCGGTTCAGGAACGGGTGAGGACCCTTACGTATGGACGGCATTCGCGGACATGGACGCAGCTTACGCATTTTTAACAGCACTCTAAGGACATGAAGATAGTAGCAAACGACCAATTCGGAGCGTGCTCCGTGTGCCACACACCGCTCTCGAACGCAGCCGAGCAGAAGTGCGGGCTCTGCGACGCGTGCGGCGCCAACGTGAACGAGTCATACGGCCTCCCGGCAAGTATGGACATACTCGAGGGTCCCAGACTGAACGACATGGACAGGCTTGACGAGGGGGCTGGAACACCGCTGAAGCTCACAACCCTGTGGGAGAACTACGACGACTTCCTGCGCGGTGTTAACGGGGTGATAATAGGGAACTACGGCGTGTGGGGAGCTAACGGCAACGACACCGAGGTCATGGAGAGCGGAATGATGCACGCCGACGAGCACCCGAAGTACGAGTCTTACCAGGACTACAAGGACATAATTGTCGAACAGGACGCTTGGGACGACCTAATATCATCGGTTTGGGGCGACTTCCGTTCCGACCCGCAGTTCGCGGCTATATTCACCGGCTACACCGAGCAGGAATTGAAGGACCTTCAGGGGCTTCCGTCAACGGCATCTGGAGCGGTAAGGGCAAAAATGAAGGCAGCGCTTGACGGTCAGGTGTGGTCTGGAATATCCTTCGGGCACGGGTATGATAATGCTCACTCCGTTAAGCCTTCAACAATGCCAAAGAGCGGAAAGCCCGGAATGGCCACGTCCGTGAGGCGCAAGGCCGGCATGGGCTACACCGGCTCGTTCAAGCGCGAGCCTCTCGAGACCGACCGGGACATGGTGTCGGTTGGCGGCCAGCTGAACCAGATAAGCTGGATCAAGTACCGCTCATTCGAGAGCGAGTGGCCGCTCTACGCCCTCAAGCTCAAGAACCTGAAGACCGGAGCGATAAAGGTTCTCCCGGCCGCCGGGGTCGTAACCGCTCACGGGGACAGCGGCTACAGCGGCTCATACGGCTCTACCGTATACGAGACGAGTTTCCTCGGCTCAGGCACCGGAGCCCGTGGGGCCGTAACCAGCAAGCAGCCCGAGCCGCCCTACATGACATCCGACAAGAAGGAACGCCTTGTCGCGGCCCTGTCCAATCCGGACACCGAACAGCACGACTACCCGAAGGGCACCACAAACGACAGGATAAAGTCATCCCTTGGCATCTGACAAGCCAAAAGCGCTTTGACGCCCTATAACGGCCCCCTGCACTGGAAACAGAGCAGGGGGCCTTACCATTGGCCCAGAAAAGAATGGACAAGTTCACCAAGGAGAAGAGAAGCGACATAATGTCGAAAATAGGCTCCACAAACACCAAACCCGAACTGCGACTCTTCGCAATACTGGACGGGATGGGCGTGACATACCAGAAGCACTCCAGACACCTTCCCGGAAAGCCCGACGCGGTGGTTTGGGAACTAAACCTGGCGATATTCATGCACGGCTGCTACTGGCATAAATGCCCTAAGTGCTACAAGTAGCCCAAGAGCAATACTGAATTTTGGTTGCCAAAACTGGCAAGAAATGTTGAACGTGACTCAGAACACATAAAAGCGCTAAACAAAAAAGGCTACAGGGTGCTTAGGGTCTGGGAGCACCAGCTCCGCAACAGGGAAATAGTATCGCTCGAGAAAGAGCTTATAAAGTACCTGGTGTCCATAGGCTGGAAAGGCCAAGGGCCCGTGGAAACGCCCGTTTAAAGGGCCTACTGTTGGGATATAATAATTACAGCATAAAATCAAGAATTAATGAACATAAGGCTCAAGCGCAGTCAGTATGGAATAGGCTATATAGGGATAGAATTTCCGATAAAGTTTATCAAGCACTAATTAATTACAAGGTAGAAATAACGGACTGATATGTCAGAAAATAACAGTATTGATAATAAATTGAGCATTGAGGAAAAGTACACGCTGATGTCTGAGATAGACCATGTGCTTCTAAGGCCGGCGGTTTACATAGGCAACATATACTCCGTTGTTGGCCCGTACAACCTGTACAAGCCATCTGACAACATGATTGTGCGGCTGGACAAGGTGGGCTACAACGCCGGCCTTCTGAAGCTTTTCGATGAGATACTGACCAATCCGATAGACGAGCGCCGCAGGAAGAGCAGGCTCTTCGACATAAACAGGATAGCCGTCAGGGTGATGCGCGACGGCACCGTTTCCGTCAGGGACGACGGCGGCATTCCGGTGGTGGTGCACGGCGTGCTCAAGATGTACGTCTCCACCATGATATTCGGGCTTCTGAAGACCTCGAGCAACTACACCGAGGAGCGCGAAGGCGCGGGTCTGAACGGGCTCGGCGCGAAGCTAACGAACATATACTCCACCAAGTTCTCAGTAGAGACTGCCGACGGCGCGAACAGGATACGCACCGAGTGGGCGAACAACATGAAGGACCTCGTGTCCGAGACCGTAGAGCCCCACAAGGGACACTACACCCAGGTGGACTTCAGGATTGAGCTTTCGCGCTTCGCCATAGCGGAGCTCGACACTGCGTCCATAAGGATAATGCAGAAGCGCTGCATCGACGCGTGCGCCGCCAATCCGGGACTTGAAATCTCGTTCGAGACGGACGCGGGCGAAGGGGCGCTGAACCAGACATTCAAGTTCGCTCACTTTCAGGAGTTCGTCAGCCTCCACCTGACCGAGGAGCAGCGCGGGCAGTGCGTGAGCCACGACACTCTCAGGGACCATGTGGTGATACTCCCGAACATCGGATACGACTACGGCTTCATAAACGGCGCCGTGTGCTCCCAGGGGACGCACATCAAGAAGGTGATGAAGAAGGTAACCGACAAGTTCCTCGAGGTGTTCAGGAAGAAGGACATGGAGCTGATAACCGAACGCGACATACGCGACGCGGTGTCCGTGTTCGTGTCCACCTCAGTTACCAACCCAGACTACGACGCCCAGACAAAGACCATACTCGTAACGCCCATACCTCACGACTGCCTTTCGCTGCCCAAGTCATTTCTCGACCGTTTGGAGGAGGGCAAGATAGTGGAGAACATGGTGGAGTACTACCAATTGAAGTACGCCGCCGAGCAGAAGAAGCTTCTGAAGAAGCTTAACGCAGAGATAAAGAAGACCAAGAGCCGCAAGTTCACCAACTGCTCTAACCGCACCAACAAGGAGCAGAACGAGCTGTTCCTGTTCGAGGGGACTTCCGCGGCCAACGGGTTCGCAATGTTCGCAAACCCATGGAATATGGCGTCCTATGAGCTTAGGGGCAAGGTGAAGAACACGCTTAACCTGTCAAAGACTGAAATTGTCGAGAACCAGGAGCTCAGAGAGATAATAGCCATACTGAACCTGCAGTTCAATGACGCCCAAAACAACATAAAGAACTGCGCCTTCGGAAAGATTGTGTTCGGCACGGATATGGACCATGACGGCTCGCACATCTGCGGGCTTCTGATAACCTTCTTCGCCATGCACTTTCCAGAGCTGTTCCTTGCCAAGCGCATCTACAGGCTTGTGTCGCCAATAATCATAGCCTCCAAGGGCGACCCTGAAAGCGGCGGGCAGGAGAGGTACTACTACACCCTCGAGGAGTACGACAGGGACGTTCCGAACATCAAGGGGTGGGACATCGCTTACAAGAAGGGTCTCGGCTCCCTTGAGGACAGGCACTATGAGGAGATGCTCCACAACCAGCGCCTGATACAGTTCAAGCTCAAGAACAAGGACTACCTCAACACGGTTAGGACATGGTTCGACAAGTCTACGGCTCTCCGCAAGGAATTGCTCATGGATATTGGAGACGGTGGTACTGAGGGAATGGAGGACGCCGCGTGAGGCATCTGAAACTTGAAGTACCATACGTTCAGCCTTCCATAGGCTGGTGCACCGTGTACTTGTTGGCCAACATTCTCAAGGATAAAAATCTGTTGAGGCTGTGCGAAGACCCAAATTACAAGGCCTGTGACGAGACCCGCGTGGAAGCTATGCTATTGATGAGCGTTCCCGAACTGAAAATGGGACTTGTAACTCAATCCAATCCTGCATACCCACCATTGCCAAAAGAGCACATATGGAACGTGGTGATGATGGAAGAGGCGCCAGGAGAACTGTTCGTCGAAACCCCTATAGTACCATATCACCTAACCGTGCGCCTGATACCGTCCATGTTTCATGCGGTGGGAATTCTCAAACTTGGTAACGTGCTGCACTATCTCGACCCGCGCCGCAAGGAAATGGTTATACTACGGGATGCGGACCATTTGATGGAACAATTCATGGATTGCTGGGTGGTGGAGAGGCCGTACCTGCGTGAGGACAAACGATGGGCGATACTCCGTGGAGAGAACCTTGGTTATGAAACAATTGAAACCGAATGATTATGGGAGACTCATCGAAATACACAAAGCCCTGGTTCGCAAACGGGCTTGAAATGCCCAGCTATTTGTCCCTTAACAGGGTATGGGCGCTAAAGATAGCGAACGTGCGCCGCGACGAAAACCGGCCCGTTATAGCCATAGAGTTCGAGGATAAGAACTTCGGCACAGTGAATGTGTCAGAAAACGAGTTCAAAATGAAGAACTACAGCGCGGGCGGCTACTACGTCGTTTCCGCGAACAACGCCAAATACGTGCCGGCAATAATATTCAACCTCGAATACAGGGAAGTGGGGCCGCAACAGCCCGTAGACCTTAAGTTCAGGGCTTTCAACTACGAGCGCGGAACCTACTTCGAAGTATTGGACATAGTGACCTCAGAACTGAACGGCAGGGAGAGACGGTACGAAATGAACAACGGATACGTCACCATTTGGAACAAGCCTTCAGAGGCGCGTCTGGAGGTAATGCTCAAGGGCGAATGGTACCCGGCGCAGATATAAGAAATATAACGAATAAGAAACGATAACACAAAAATGGACGTAAAATCTTACACAGAACCGAGCGGATTGACAATGGTAGGCCAATTCCACGAGACATTCAAGCACCCTGTTGCCGACAGGCCCGGAATACCTAACGAGAAGAGGGCCGCGCTGCGCGTCAAGCTCATAGGCGAGGAGCTGAAGGAATTGGACACGGCAATGAGGGGCGGCGACGAGGCTGGGGTGCTCGACGCGCTCTGCGACCTGCAGTACGTGCTGTCCGGCACCATTCTCGAGTGCGGCATGCAGGAGCTTTTCTCGAGCGCATTCGCCGAGGTGCACCGCTCCAACATGTCAAAGGCCTGCCAGGACGTGGAAACCGCCGAGGCAACCATAGGCCACTACGGCTCCGAAGCCCACCCAGAGCGCTGCGAGGCCTACTACAAAAAGGACCCGAAAACAAACATGTACCTGGTCTACAGGGCAAGCGACGACAAAACGCTCAAGTCAATAAACTACTCAAAGGCGGACCTCAGACAGTTCCTAACGGTTCAGGGAGGGAATGACTGATGCCTGTTTGGAAAATAACCTGGAACGAGTACAGCCAGCTGAAGGCCAAGAAGATAAGCGTTGACCAGTGGAACATGTATAATTTCATGAATGAGGTGCAAAGCCAGAACGGCTTCATAAACAACCTCGCGGACGTAATCAAAATGGAGCAGGTGCTTGAGGTGCCCGAGTCACAGACAGTGCAACTGAATGGAGGGTACGGGAATGGTTGATTTGTCAACTTGGAAAATACCCAAAAACGTTGAAAAGCCGGTAACCGTCAAGGTACTGTCCGTTAGGCTAGTATCAGGTGAGATGCCAAACGTGGACGGAGAGGAGCTTTACAATGAGGTCCTTGACTGGGCCTTCCACAAGGGAAAGGACTTTGGAGAGCATGCGGGTTTCATAACCGAACAGTTCACGCAGGATGACAGCTTGCTCGAGTGCGATACGGAGTTTGCGCTCGACGTCACAATATTCTAATAACATGGCTTTCGAACAACAGGAGATAAGGCTCGGAGAGTTCAGGCACTACGTGCCCTTTTCGTACAAGGGGGAGGTTTGCGTAATGGTTGAGATAGGCCCTTCATCGGTATTCCTCAAAAGGCTTATGAAGTCGGGCTCTCTCGGCCAGCTGCGGGAGATACGCAAGGAGGCCTTCCACACCGAGGACTGTCTTACGATACAGGACAGATACAGCGTCCGCATGGTCAAGTACCAAGGCGGACTCAAACCAAACAATTTACAGTAAAAGATGAGTCAGGAGATAACAGGAATACTGCACGAAATATTCGATGAGGAGCAGGTGAGCGAGAAGTTCAAGAAGCTCGCCTTCGTGCTGCTGTACTACCCGAGCGGGAACCAGCAGTGGCCTGAGTACATAAGGTTCGAACTCCACGGAGGGAACACCGGGCTGCTCGACAGCTACAACGAGGGCGAGGAGGTCACGGTGCACTTCAACCTGAGGGGCCGGCTTTGGACCAACCCTCAGGGGAAGAAGTTCTGGTTCAACACTTTCGTGGCCTGGCGTTTCCAACGGGGCGACGACCATGCGGTCCGCAAGGGAAACAGCACTTACGGCTCGGGAAACATGCCACAGAGCACGACCTTCGACAGCACGCCGCAGGACGACGATTTGCCATTCTAAACCTATTAAACCAACCATATTATGGAAGTGAATGTTACCGAAGACGAGCACTACGCTGGGCTCGACAAGCGTTTCCTGGCCCTTGACCCCATGGACGACAATGAGGAGCTGTTGTCCCTGTGCCGCGAAGTGTACGGGATACCGGTTTTCAACGACTCGCGGATTGAGAAGACGCGCAAGTGGCTCCTGTTCGGTCCAAAACTGAACGAATACGTGATAAGCGCCAGGGACTACAGGATAAACGTGCTCGGATGCGTGGCCGCTGTGAACTGCCAGGCCTACTGCGACATGATGCCCGAAAACCCGTACCTTGACCACAGCGGCACGTGGCGCTGGCACGACACTACCCGCAAGTTCACTGTGCCGCGTTCTTTTCAGGAAAGGATTGCGGAGATGTTCGAGACATTCGAGAGGCTGCGCGGAGGCGACCACAGGAAGAAGCTTATTGACATGGAGGAGGCGGACGTTATGGCTCTTTGGAGGCACAACCTGGTGCCTCACAGGATGCGTATCACCTCTGGACTGATTGGCAGGATTTTCGGCGACTGGTACAAGTGCTACATAGTGGACACTGGACAGTACTATCTGAAACTGAGCGGGGATTGGGTGCACATGTCAAGGAACCACGCCGAGTACAACGACAGGTACTCAAGGGATTGGGTGCAGGACGAGAATGTTGGCATGCGGGTTTCAATAGCACTTAGGGAACAAATCATAGGACTTTTCGATAAATAGCGCATTATGAACAACGAAACAGTACACGCCTACCACGGCTCATCCAACATGTTCGATGAGTTCAACTTCAGCGAGTGCGGCGAGCACGGAGGCTCTATAGGCGCCGGGTGCGGACTGTACTTCTCTACTTCAAAATCTGATGCCCTGACTTACGGGCCTGTGCTGTACGAGGTTACGCTGCGGCTCGGCGAGTCCCTCAGCAACCATGAGATAACCCTAAAGGCGCCGCATTTCAGGCAGATAATAAAGGCTGCAAGGCCTGACAGCGACAACTGGCCGAGCATAGCTTCAATAACCAACGGCGAAACGTCCGATACAGGCGTTATAGCGGAAATCGTACGGGTGCACGACCTTTCCGTTAAGGAGATAACGGATGCTCTGACCTCCTGCGGATACACCCACACGGAAGACCACATAACCCCTGACATTCCGGACCTTCCGCACTACATAGTCTATGACCCGAGCCGCATAACTATATTGAACGTGACCAACATAGGTCACGACTGACAGGAACCAGATTAATCCCTTCAATCCGTAAACTGAAGTGTCGAGAAAGAAAAAGGAATTGTCCGTATACGACTTCGCCCACAAGAGCGGAGAGTACCTGCGCTTTTGCAGGCTTCCAATAGTGAATGGCTTTGCCGTCAGGTCTATATCAACCGATGATGAGCGCAAGTCGTGGAAGTACTCCTGCTACAATGACAGTGACGGCGCGAAGGCAAGGTCTCTTGAGGCGAAGGGCCTGCTTCCACCAAAGGAGATTTTCAGGCTTTTCGGGACTGTCAACCTGAACAACAGCCTTCACTTCGTCAGGTCGATAACATTCAATATTTGGGCTACCGACCTGAGCAAAGTAAATCCCCTGGTAACCGTTAAGACTCGCCGCTCAACTTTCGGGCTCTACTCGCAGACACACAACAGTGGAATGCTTGGAATACTCGACTGCGACTACGGCAGAAAATTGGCGGCATTGCTCGGCAAGAGGATGACAACCATGGAGGACCACAACTATAGGAACGAAACGCCCAAAACGCCCGATAAAGGTGGCATTTCAATGGATAACGATAATAACAAATAACAACTAAATGGCTAAGACATTGATAACCAACAAAACGCCGGTACTTACGGAAAGGCCCGAGCTTTCAGAGCGTTACATAGACGATTTCCTGAACACGGAGGTCAAGAACTACGCTCACTACGTGGTGATAAGCAGGGCGCTTCCGAACATAATGGACGGACTACGCATTGGGGGCCGCAAGATAATGTGGGCCGCCCTGAACGGTGACCTCAGGAAGTACAAGAAGATAAAGATGGTTGACATGATTGGTGACACCATGAAGTACGAGTTCCACCACGGCGACAGTTCGCTCAAGAACACCATAGAGCAGTTCGGCTCAGGGCACTTGTTCGAGACCGCGCCGCTCAAGATAATCGGCCAGAAGGGCAGCCTTAGAGTTCCTGACGCCACGACTGCCGCGAGGTACCTTGAAGTGGCTGCCACCCAGTACATTGACCTGTTCAAGACCGATACCGAACTGCTCGAGCGCATATTCGAGGACGGCAAGTGGACCGAGCCTAAGTACTTCATGCCCCTCGTGCCCATAGTGCTTCTGTGGCGTACGAACTCTCCGGGCTTCGGCTTCTCGTTCCGCTCGTTCTCCTACCGCTTCGAGGACGTGCTGGACGCGACCATATGCTCAGTCGTTAACGGGACGTGCTCGGGTCTGTGGGACGTGCCGCTCAAGCCGCGCATACTCGGCATAAAGGACGAGAACCTGGTGTGGAACGAGGCGAAGGCTTCGTGGTACAACGTCGGTACCTACTCGTTCCACGAGGACACGCTCTCAATAACCGACCTCCCGTACGGGGTGTCCTTCGCCAAGTACACCATACTATTGAATGAGCTGAAGGAGAAGGGTGTCATTTCCGACTGGTACAACCGCAAGACGAAGACCCAGCCAATACTATACGTGGCGGTGTTCCCCAAGGGCGGACTTCAAAAGGCATACAAGGACAAGTGGCGGTTCTACGGAATGTTCAAGCTTTACCAGAAGATACCCAAGCTCACGCTGAACATTATCGACAAGGACTGCAAAAGCATCGTGTACTTCGACACCGCGCAGGACCTCATAGACGGGTTCGTCAAGCGCAGGCTCGAAATATACCGTCAGCGCAAGGTCCGTATGATAACGATAATAGACCAGCAGATAATCGACCTTGAGGACAAGGCCAAGTTCATACAGCTGGTGGTTGACGGAAAGATTATAGTGGTGAAGCGTCCGAAGGCGGCAATAGCTGAGGACTGCAAGAGGTTCGGGGTTACCGAAGCAGGCATGCAGTTGGAGATATACAGACTGACGCCTGAGGAGATTGAGAAGGCAAACGAAAAGGTAATCGCACTGAAGCAGGAGCTCGCATACATCAAGGCCACTTCAATAGAGGACATGTACAAAAAGGATTTGGTGGACCTTAGGCGCAAATACATGGGTATCGTTCCGGGCATTGGGTTTGTAACGCCCAAGAAGGCACTCCCGAAAGGCGTGATAGAGATATAGCATGCTTGGAGTTCATGCTACCGTAGTTAACGATTACGGTTCGTACAGGTCTGTGCGCCTGTCCAAACGGGGAAAGGCAAGGATTTGGTTTGAAGATGGCGAATTGCCCGTTGAAACGGCAATAAACGTGGTTTGCGCCAGGTGCGGGAAAACATACTTCATAAAATACATAAAGCCGGACAGGCATAAATAGCAAATGGGAGCACTACAGTACAGAATTACGGATGACGTCCTGTTGTCTATAAACACCACGGACAGCGCGCGTATCGATTTTTTGAAATACGCGCAGGGTCCGCAATGGCTTGAAGCCGGCACTATAGACAAGGTCGTGTGGAATGCGGGGCCTTACCAGGCCAAACTGAACAAGGTGGCCACGTCCACGGAGCTTATACCGGTCGGGGACCTCGCGACCGACAACCAACGCATAATGTCTGGAAGTTTGCTCGTAAGACAGGGCTTCTCATGGAATAACGTATTCGGCATAATGCTGGTTGTTAAGGGAATGGAAACCGGTAACGTGCTCATCTCGAGGCTGTGGCAGATTAGCGATATGGCTATAACCGAGGACACTGACGTGCAATTGGTTGACGGCGCCATGTTCGTTTACTCGGTGCCGTTCAACCTGCCGAACATGGGAAATGAGTCCCTGATGGCGTCCGCCATATACGTTACCTACGACGACATACTGGCCGATGGGCCTGACATAGGCCTGGTAACCAACTACCCTAATGACGTTTCGGCTTTCGAGCCCCTGAACTCGTCCGCGCCGCTCCCAGACTACATAACAGCGGCAATATCATTCGACAACAACCAGTACGTTGTCGTCACCCCCCAGACGCTTGAGACCAACAAGACCCTGCAGCAGTCTATACTGGACTACTTCGGCTTCACAAACAATGTAGTTCCTGTGGGCATAGAGTACACCTTGAGGTACGGCAACGATGCAGTCGGCTACTCTACGCTGCGACTCTCGAATGAGGACAATAACTTCGAACCCGTTAAGGTGGGCCTGGACTTTACGCCATGGCTTGGGAGCGGGCTGGTCACTATACTAGTTGTAATGGAGGTGACTGCCAACAATGTAATGCTCAGCAGGCAGCAGAACAGGATATTCGACCTGCAGGACAATGTCGCCCCTTTCCTGAACGCGGTCATAAGCAATCAGGAGATAACCGTATACCCAGTGACGGTGACCAAGCAGACTACAGTGAACAACACGGTAATCGACACCAACCAGTCGGTTAAGATAGTGCCGATACTTCAGCCTGTCTATGTGGAGATGCAGTCTCAGGATATAACCTATGAGAACAAGAAGGTATCGTTTCCGAACGTGAAGACACCATCGATAATGAACGTTGCGGCTTCCGACATATCGCCGCTGCAGTACATTGTCGGCCAGCAGACCGAAGACAATAAGTACTACTTCGATTTGGGAACGATAACCCAGCCGGAAAACGGCACCGCGTACACCGTGACGGACTCGACCACTAAGGGTATAATAACCAGAGGCACCATAGTAAACCCATAAACTGTAATGAGCAAGAAGGACAGAAAGGCTAAGAACGTAAAAATATTCGGAGTTACCGGCTCTTTCGGAAAGCCCGCCCCGCAGCACACGATTAGGGTCAAGCCCAATACGGGCAGAAACGCCAGGTGGTACTATGACGCGAGCGGGGACAAGACCGGTCAGACCCTTGTCGTTACCGACTCAACCAACCCCATGTTCACCAATCACTGGCAGCTGAACGGCAGCCTATTCCTTGACAAGGGTGACTGCGAGTTGATTTCAAACTGAAGACACAATCACCAAATAACGAAAGCCTCCAACCGGGGGCTTTTCCATTCCATAACAAATCCATAAATGTCCGAACTAAGGTCGTCATACTCATCAGATATTATAACAGCAATAGACCTGGAAAACAACGAGAAGTCAATAGACCGCATCGTCGAGGAAAGGGTCGTCGCCTACAACAAGAAAAGGCTGCGCAGGGAGGTTAAGAAGCTACGGGACCAGAAGCGCGCAATGCCCGAGGGCGAACCCGAGCAGGATGACGTCGAATTCGACGAGCATTCGGACTTCATAGAGTCTGTGCAGGAATTGGACTCAGGCGTCGTGATAGATAAGGAGGTTATGGAGTCCATGCGCCTTAAGCTGTGGAACGACGAGGAGACCGCCAAGTTCCGTGCGGCGCAGCGCGAACTTGTCAGGGCCCAGCGCGACAACTACCTTGAGATACGCAAGACAATAGACGGCCTTAACGAAATGCCATGGTACGCCGCCGAGGTCGAAAAGGTAGGCCTGCAGCGCACGCGCAACTTCCTGAAGGTTGATGAACTGATAGCACTATCCGTATCGAACAATGTTCTGTTCCGCAAGCTGAAGCTGATTGAGCAGGGAAGGCTTGAGAACGCGGTGAAGACCGCTCTCGACCCGTCATCGCACCTCGGCTCTGACTACGACAGTCTCGGATTGATAATGACCATGCGCGAAATGTACGCCGAGAGCACCGAGACCGATGACATAGAGCTTTTCGAGAAGTACAACCTGGAAACCAATATAGACCTCGCCCACAGGCTCTCGGCCATAATGTTCAATAAGGTAGCTTCCGGGGACACAGCCAAGAACATAGTCAATGAGTTCCTTCCGGTCACAGGCGCGCTTTCGGCGCTGCAGGGGCTCGTGTACCAGCAGATAATCTCTAACAGGATGCTCGGAGTGCTCTTCTCAAAGGCCTTCATAACCAACAACAGCGTCACCTGCCACGAGACAATGTACGTCAACAACATGACTGCGGAGCACGTGTACCGCACGCGGACGCTTGGGGAACTGCTTCTCGAGATAACTAACGTGGACGTGTCGGAACAGTCGAAGGCCGAAAGGCAGCAGATATACATGACATATGACGGCTTCAGGCCTGCTATGACTGACTACCACAAGTGGAACGGCATGCAGGTTTTCGATTTGGACTTGAAGGACTGGAAGAAGATGGGTGGTGACCTTGAACTCCTGAAGACAGCCCTTCACGCCATGATGTGCGAGTTCCACTGGTACCTTTGGATATGCAAGTCCGCATCTGGGAACGGACTGCACATATACACCAAGTCCACCCCGCCGCACCACGTCTACACCATGGACAGCGACAACGAGTACGTTTCACAGTACTGGCACCAGGTGAACTACCACGTCAAGTCGAGCAACATACACGAGGCCCTGTGGCGCCTGCACAACATAAACGGTAATGGGATTTCCTTCGACTACAGGGACGGCGACGGAAAGCAGGTGTTTGAGAACAGGTACATGGACAACGTAGTTGCGAGGATAACCGCGGGCATACGCCTCGCCTACGACCCAATGCCGCTGATAAACCATAACTTCATGGACCTGCACTGCTCGCTCGCGCTCGGCCAGACGCCTGACGGGTATGAAAGCCAAAAGACAATTGACAGGGTGCTGATGCGAACCACGCGGCTGACCACCCGCCTGAACGAGGAGCTCGTGGTCGAGGAGCCCGTGGAGCATTTGAGGAAGCGCGAGGAGAAGGTCGACCTGTCCAAATTCGTCGCGCTCGGAGGGGACCTTTCCGCGATAGTCCACATTACCGGAAAGATAGACTACAACATAAGGTACAACGTATGCAACACGCTCGCGGCCCTTTTCGGTAAGAACGGACTGCCCATAGCGCACATTATACTGAACTCCGAGCAGCTCAAGAACAAGGGCGAAATAAACTCGTTCTACTCCTGCGCCATGTCGAACCGCAAGGAGCCCACCAAATACGGCCTTGAAATACTCAAGCGGTCAGGCATCATAAAGTCCATAGAGCCCGAGGTCGCCGAAAAGGTGGACAACGACTTCAGGCGGAACTTCTCCGAAAAGATAATGAAGAGCCTGAAGAACGACGTGCTGGTGCCGATGTTCATAATGTCCGAGCACGAGTACATTTCAGACTACAAGGAGCAGCTTTACAAGCTCGTTGTCGGCGACAGGGTGAACATAGTCCTGTCCCCACCCGGCAGCGGTAAGACCGAATGGATAAAGCAGATGGCGCGCGACGGGAAGCGCATACTGCTGGTGCTTCCGTACATAAGCGTGATAAAGAACAAGGTGGTCAATGACGCCTCGATAACGGAGATGTTTGACACCTTCTACGGCTCACAGGACATAAAGGACATACAGTACGGCAGGAACGCTGTGACCACTTTCGACAAGTTCAGCAGGTCGAACTACGAGAAGCTGAGCAGGATGTTCGACTACATACTGATAGACGAGAGCCACCTGCTGTTCACTTCCGCATACCGCATAGAGGCAACGTCCAATGTGATTAAGAAGATGAAGGAACTGTTCTTCATATCGTCCAACGACCCTTTCGCCGCAAAACTGGTAATGCTCACCGGCACTGAGACCGGGGAGCTGAGCTTCTTCAGTCAGGTTGCAAACGTGATACGCATGACCAAGCCAAGCCACGAGAAGCTTATGGAGTTCATGGTGTGCGGGGACACATTGGACTCAGTTACGAGGCTTGCCGCGAAGGCGGTGGAGCTCCTGCGGGAGGGCTACAAGCTGATGATACCCACCAACAAGGGCGAGATATACTCAGAGAAGATAATTGGAATGGTTTCATACCTGCTGCAGCGGCCCGTAAAGTACGGCTACTACAAGCGCTCGAACACCGAACAGGAGATATGCAGGCTCATCAACGTGGACAACACAGTGGGGGACTACGAGATCATATTCTGCTCCAACTACCTGAGCGTGGGGGTTGACATCAACGATGAGTGCAAGTTCGCCTCAATATACCTCGGGGCTTTCAGCGGCTATGAGATTGAGCAGTTCAACGCGCGCATACGCAGGATGGGCATCAGGTCGATATACTGCATAACCACCACGAAGATGGACGGCACGATAAACGACTCCCTGATGAACGAGCCCGACCTGCTTCTGAAGATAACCGACGAGGACCAGATGTTCTTCATAGACGACAAGGCCATCGCTTCCGCCAAGACCGAGTTCATAGCCACTTACGACCCGGTCCTGCACCGCATAGTAACCCCAGGCTTCTCGCTGCTCAACGGCAAGATAGTGTTCAACCTCGAGGAGTACGAGCTGGTCTCATTTGAGAACAAGTACTCGGAGTGCATGCAGCACCCGATAAAGGTCGCGCGCGAGCTGGCCAAGTACGGCTACAAGGTCTCTGTGAGCACCGAGTACGAGGGGCTGTCTGAAAGCGAGAAGGAGACCCTCAAGAAGATGGGCATAGAGGCGGCCAAGGAGGAGAAGGTGCGCAAGCACAACCTGCTGGTCGGCACATACGTGGACCTCGTCAGGGGCGACGTGCACGTGAACGAGCACGGGCTCGAGTTCTCCAACGTGGTCGAGTGGGTGGGCAAGCACGCAGACAAGGTGATAGAGGACAGGGAGCTCACTCGGCTTGACTCCGAGGGCAATCCAGAGCCTTGCCACGTGGCGGTGATATTCGACCTTTTCGCCACGCCGCAGCAGGTAGTGGTCCGTTCGCGGGAAGCGCTTGACAAGATATACCGTTCTGCCCACTACATGGTGCGCAAGTACTCAATGGTCAAGGCGCTCGAGATAATATACTCGTACGTGGGCGACGACGGGATACTGAAGATTAAGAACTTCAACCGGGCCATCAACCTGCTTAAGCTGATAGACAGTTCGGAGGCCAATGAGCTCGCGGAGCCGATAACGCAGGCGCTCGGCAAGATGTACGACCTCGTGGACAGGTTCGAGTCCCGCAAGGATTTCCGGATAGGCTACGAGACCCACCAGGCCATTATTGACGCTTGGACCAACGAGTACATCGACAGCCTTGGCATCAGGGTGAACACCAAGTACGGCTTCGACAAGATACGCGACGGGCTGCAGGAGATGCTGGCCGACCTTGCTACCAAGTCCTCGGGAAAGAACGGCATAAGGTTCACCTACAACAGGCTGCCCGAAACGGACAGCGCGCAGGTCCTGAACAGGCGGAGCATCGACGGCATAGTCGCGAACATGTTCAAGCTGAGCCATGAGCTGATAGACAACAGGCAGAACAAGCTGAAGCAGAAGCACATCGTGCTCGCCATACAGCAGTTCTGATTTGTCCTGAATGCCTATAACTGCACGCGCTTACGGGATAGCGTATAAAACCACAACTATTATGGCAGACATAAAGATTACAGGACTTAGCAAAATTGGCGCGAACGCCGTTGCGATGTTCTTCGAAAGCGGCGCATTCGAAAAGGCCTTCCTCGAAAGCGAGGAGTGCCGTTCCGCAAAGGGCTCAGGCGACAGTTCCGATTGGGACTTGGGCAAGCCTTCCGTTGAGTACGATGCCGAGGGCCGCTTCGGCCTGACAATACACGAAATAACCTTCGACAACTAATGAAAGCAAAATTCGGTTACCAGCCATTACCTGAAATGGTCAAGCTGATAGAAAGCATAGAAAACACGGGCTACCAGTTCTTTCCCGAAGAGACATCAGGAGTAATGGATGAGGGCACGCTCAACAGCCACGTGGAAAGCGTCATAATCCATTTGGAGATGGGCTACCAGGAAATTATTGACGGTCTGCAGAAGCAGCACTACAATTCAAGGTCCGTTGGGCCTTACGCGCCGTACCCAAACACGTCAAAGCCATGATATACGCCATAGACTTTGCGGCATTCGCCTTTTTCGTTTCGGCGCTTGTTGTGCTGAAGGCATCAGACAATCCTGAACTCGACCTGAAGTTCGAGTGGTCATTCACGACATGCTTTGGATTGTCAATGCCCGCTGTTTTTATAGTGCGAGACCAATCCGCAAAAACTCACGCCACCACTTGGTGGAGGCTTGGCGTCGTACTGCTTTGCTTCCAATTGGTTCTCAACATCCATTGGGCGAACAGGCCAGCCGCAAAGCGCATCAGGTTCTGGGCATTCAAACAGCTCATTGGCCAGAACCGACATTAAAAGATACTGATATGGGGAACAACCTTGAACTATTGGACGGCCCGAACGGCCCTTCAAGCTTCTGGCGCCAAGTGGCCGTGCTCATACCATGGCTAATATACGCCGCGTGCTTTCCGTGGATGAGGCCGGAACACCCGTGGAAGCGGCACAAGCACACGCTCGCTGAATTCGCCGAAGGTGCCACGCCACTGCTCATACAGTGGGGATGGTACTTTTGGATAATACACATCGAAATAGCAATAGGAATTATCGTAATGCTCCACAAATACGGAAAGATATGAACGTGATATACACAGACCCTGAATTCGTGTACTTCAGCGACAACACGCACATGACGCATTTGGACTACGGCCTCTACCAGATAAAGAGTGCCGGAATGTCACTGCTCCAATACTCAAACATACAGGAAGCGAGCCAGTTGATAACTCTTGATGAGCGGACAGCGCTTGAAAACGCGTCCCCAACAGGCATGGAAAGGCGCTACATGGAAAGGGTTTCAACTTACCCGTGCATAGCACTTAAGTACGTGGTGCTTCGAGGCCCTGGGAACCGGTACTCATGGCAGTTCGCCAACAGGCGCATGCCGCACAAGGCAATAGTCGATGAGTACTCCGTGCTGTTTCCAGAGGCCGAAGGTTGGGCGGTGCTCGGTGGCGGCTTCTACTCCTACCAGTGCGAAAACGCCATGAAGAACACGCCACGCGACGTGCATCAGTCATTCGACTTGGAAGCCTACCTGTGGAAGGAACCCGTGCTTTGGCTGTTCGGCCAGTCCGACAGCTACCCGCTTAAGGCCTCGGACCTGATAGTCGCGCTCGATCACCTGCCGAACGCGGAGCACCTCAGGGTAATGGTAATGTTCGAGCACAACGAGTTCACGCACTTCAAGACAGACTAATATGGCAAGAGACTTTACTGGAAAGCGAATGCAAATGGGTAATGGCATGTTTCTTGAGATAATAGAATACAAGGGGCCGCACGATGCAACCGTAAGGTTTGACGACGGCCACGTGGTTGAAAAGGTGTCGTACAGCAACCTGCTTGGTGGAAAGGTCAGGAACCCATACATACCGAACATATACGGTTTTGGCTATTTGGGTATAGGAAAGCACAAATGCAATGTTGACCAAAAACCCTGCGTAAAGTATGTTGTTTGGCAGGCAATGATTAGGAGGGTAATGGACAAGAAGCTGCATGGAAGAAATCCGACATACGCTGAAACAGCAGTATTCAAGGGATGGGCTGATTTCCAGGTTTTCGGCGACTGGTTCGAAGAGAACTACGTTGAGGGTTGGGAGCTGGACAAGGACATTCTCGTAAAAGGCAACAAGGCATACCATCCGCTCAGGTGCTGCTTCGTGCCGAAGGAGATAAACAACTTCTTCTGCAAAAGCGATGGCGCAAGGGGTGTTTTACCTATTGGAGTAATGCTTAACGGTAAATATTACAGGGGACAGCTTTTAGACAATAACGGCAAGAAGATTTTTGGGCCACTGTGCGCGACACCCGAAGAAGCCTTTCTTTGGTATAAGGAGCAAAAGGAGACTAAGCTGAAAGAGCTTGCTGAAAAATGGAAAGGCTTTATAACCGATAATGTTTACATAGCACTTATTAATTACACTGTTGAAATAACCGATTGAACATGTCAGAAAAAACCAAGTACTTCGCGATGCAGCCGAACCAGGAGATACAGGAAATCGGCAGGAACAACTTCCATGACCTTATGGGAGACCTGATAAGGAACAACGGCAAGGCGGTGATATTCAGCACCATACAGGGAAACGTCCTCCTGAACCCGTCAGCAGTCCACATAGTGACAGAGGACAACATATACAATAACCCAGTACTCAAGGAGCAATAAAATGTTTGGAAATGACAAGGAGACAGGGCACGCCATGATAGCAAACCCGATAATGAGCAAGACTAGCCACTGCATGCCTGGCAATGAGGCCTTTGAAGGCAAGCTGGTGCAGGTGATTGAGCGGAACCCGGAAGGCGACTGCCTGTGCCTCGAGCCCAAGGGCAAGACTGGAATGGCGACAATTGACGCCTCTGACGTTCTGTTCTTCATACCAATGAAGAAAGACCAGGGAAACCACCTCGTACCGACCAATATGACCACAATGGAGGAAATCAATTGGATGGCAATGGTGCAGACCTTTCCCGGAATATACAACGCGGCCGTGCTCGCATTCGCCACAACAGGGAACAGGGTTCCCAAATACTCTGACTATAAGGCGGTTTGGAAACTGTGCGAGAGCCCCACCGCGGACGTGTCCGCCATATACGCTTTCATGCTATTGAACGGCGAGGAGCTTAGAAGGGCCGCGAACGCTTGATTTCATCCGATACGGGCGTATTAAAGGTGCTGCAGGACCTGCGTGTCCTTTGCCCCGAGTTCGTTCTAGGAGGGTCGGCGGCTCTGCACCATCTCGGCTTCCTTGAGCGGGTGCCGAATGACCTGGACCTCATAGTGAGGAGGCACGGCGGAAAGCTCGTCAACATCCTCGAATTCCCCGAATTCACCGTCAGGGTGCACGAGCCTATGCATATCCGGGACTGGAAGGTCGACGTGATGGTTGTGGACCCCGAGTGGAAAATATCCCGTTACTGGGACCACTGGCTCGGGTGCAACGTGCAGCTCCCGCACCAGATACAGTGGGTGCTCGAGCACGTTGCCAGGACCGGACTGACAAAATCCCCCGAAAAGCGCGTCAGGGACATCGAGGCGATGGACGCCATGCGCAGGAACATCTACAAATCTATATGAAAGAAAACGAATTGTGTCGGTGCGAAATCGGCAGCCATTTGGACCCATTGCCGGCAACTGTAACAATTGACGGGATAGCGGTGATATGCGCCATAAGTCACAGAATATCCAATGGCATTGAGTTCAAGCTGGATAAGGAATACGTTATTGCAGGAACCAAGCGCAATTTCCTAAGCGACGACAAGGGCCTAACCTGCCTAAGGTGCGGCAAGGAATTAAGATACTTCAACAGATGAGAAAGAACATACACCACATAGCGAAAGGCTTCAAAGGCTTCAAAAGGTTCAGGCTCAGGTGGCGCTGGGTGCTCATCTGGCGCGAGTACGTCGCGATGTCCGCTATCTGGTTCGATGACGGCCACGAGCATTGGGGACAGCCGTTCAATATCAAGTCTGGGTTCGTGATAACGGGAAAGAGGCACGACAACTGCTACGCCACAAAGTCGGCCCTTAGCGGCGGCCTTGGCCCCTCTGAAGTGCGCATGCCATCGGGGGATATTGTTAATCTCGCCAGGCTTACAGGCCCGAGGCGCATAATACAGGGCTTCGTCACCAGCAAGAACATCTTCCTCAGCAGGGAGGAGGCCGCGGTGCTCGCGTACAGGTGCGGGCAAATACTCTGGTGGAAGGAGGGCGACCCACTGACTTCAGAGGAGATATACTGAAACCAAAACACACAATTAACATAAGGAAATGAGTAGATACAGCACCCCTGTAATACCCAAAGCCGCTTCTGGAAAGGGCGGCAAAAGCCACGTGCACGGCGGCAAGGTCAAGCCTCTGCCGATAACGGTACAGTTCTGCAAATACGGCAGAAGGCACTACTGCTTCAGGGTCCCAGACGTCGGATGGTTCGTTCTGCTGAACGTTCCAGAAAAGGTCAAGACCCAGGGAGGGGCCAGGAGCTGGTTCACAGTGCATTCTGTACTCGGCGTGAACACCTCAGAGGCCGTATGCAAGTACATACAGATGGACATCGGTTCCGGAGCTGACAAGAAGGCGATAGCGCGAGACTTCCAGATGCGCGCCCTGAACGGGGAATTGGACAACTACCACGAGAAAACACAAGAATATGAGCAACGACAAAACAATGCAGCAAAGGCTTCAGCAGCCGCTAACACTCCCGCACCAAATGGCGTTAAGGCTCCGCGAAAAGGCAGAGCAGAATGGGGAAGTTATAGAGACCATGATTGAGCGGACCTATGACGGCATGACGCCGAACCAGCGCGAGGCAGTGGACAAGTTCCTGACCATAGCGTGCGGCGCCGACTACATCACCATGACAAGGCACGGCGAAACGCTCGAAAGGGCTTCGAACGCGCACGCAGAAAACAGGCTTGAAGACCTAAGCACCAGGCAACGCATCGACCTTTTCACTACATTCGACTACATGGACATATTCATCGAGGAAATGAAGGACCGGTGGGCGCAGAAGACCCGAGAGGGCAGGCAGGGCTATGACGGTAAGGAAATCGTACTCCCAGTGCATGATGAAATTGCCAACAGGCTCGGTCGTGTGAAAGCGGAAGAGCCTGGAATTGGAATTGGAATAGCCAATTGGGGGTTCATTTCTTGGTTCAGGGAAACGCTTAAAAAGTAATGATATGCCGATAGATTTCACAATGCAAACAACGCCGCACCAGCGGGCCAAACTCGCTGAGATGATTGAGGCGTTCTGGCCGGACAAGTACGGGCCGCGCACCTGCGGGGAGGACGGAATGGTTGAAACCAACTCATTTCCGAAAATACACTGGTTTGAGCTGTGCATGACATCCCTTCCAGACCGGATACTCGGCAGGTTCCCGAGCGAGGCCAAGGTCTTTGGAGGCGTTAACGGGTTCATGACAACCCTCGTGGTTTCGGAGCACCCGATAGACTACCTGTACCACGAGTTTCAAACAAATATGGGAGGGACTCAACGTGCATGAAATATGGCTATGGGTCAGGCACCAGCTTGAGACCAATCAGTTCTTTTCCGCGGCCGCGCTCGCTGGCTCGATGGGTTCCATACTGTACTATTTGAGGACTGTCCCGCAGGCCATTTACTGGAAGGTCGAGGGCCTGGTAATGTACCGGGTCAACATCAACCAGACCGACCCGCTGTACTTCGACTTTGAGAACTGGTTCTACGCCAACCACTCCGTAAAGTACCGCAACGTGGTGGCGACGACCCAGGAGTACGAGGCTTTCGGAAACCATGTTGACAAGTCCGCGCTGCCCAAGGAGGGTGACAGCGGCAAGGAGGTGGAGAAGGCGCGGAGGGTGTTCTACAGGCAGAACCAGGGCAAGTTCGTGATACGCCTTAACGGCAAGCGGGTCTATATCTTCAAGAACAAGGAAAGGCTCACGAACACCAACAGTGTGCTCAGCATGTTCTTCAACGAGTACACGATAATAGGCGTCCGAGCCAAGAAGGAGATAAACGAGCTTCTGGAAACAATAGTTGAGGCAACCAACAAGAAGCAGAACCCCAACTCGGTGCGCGTGTACGCTGCCGACTACGGCGGATGGTACTACCTCGCCAACAAGATAGACGTGAAGCCTCTCGACAAGGTGGTGATGACCGACGACACGGTCACCGACCTGCTCGCTGACATGCAGAGGTTTGCGGGCGACAGGGATTGGTATGAGAGAATGGGCATACCATACACGCGCGGCTACATATTCGACGGAGACCCAGGAAACGGTAAAACCACATTGGCATTGGCGCTCGCCTCGCACCTTAACAGGGACGTGTACACCATAGACTTTAACGAACTGAACGGCAACATGTCTTTGAAGATGGCAGTGAAGAACATAGGCGAAAACGCGATACTCCTGGTGGAGGACATCGACACGTTCTTTAATGGCAGGGAGATAAGGAACAAGAAGTCCGAACTGTCCTTTTCGGCTGTACTCAACAGCATATCGGGCGCCATGCACAAGCCAGGCATGATTGTAATATTCACGACGAACCGCAAGTCCGAGCTCGACCCGGCACTGATACGGGCGGGCAGGATGGACTACCACCTGACCGTCAAGAACCCCGACGAAAGGACAATCGAGAAGTACTTCGCACTGTTCTACGGAAACGGGCGCAATGAGGAGTACCTGCAGCAGTACTTCAGCGAGCAGGCCTTCCCTGCGGGCATCTCAATGTCCGACGTGCAGAACATCTGCATGGACAACAGGGACGACCAGACCGCCGCAATGGATGAGGTGATGACGCGTAGTGGCATACAGGTGAACCCAAGAAGCGTGGAGGGAATTGATGTCAAATGAGAAGGAGGCCTTGCTGACCGACCGCGAAAAGGTCATCAGCATGCGCTCTATTTTCGAGTCCTCAAGCCTCGAAAACACGAAATACGTAAAGAACGTAGGCGACTTCATCGCCAGCAACTTCGACAAGGTAGAGGGCTTTGACTGGAGGTGGTCATCGCTAATAACGAACAATCCACTACTGTTTGAAGACACGGACTATCTCCGGGTAAAGCCCTTCATAAACGCGACAATAACCGATGCGGAAAAGGACGCCTACGTGAGAGGCGACCTTCGGGAGCTCTACGCCACGTTCGAGAACATGCTCATGTGCAACCTGCGCCAGTACGACCGCATAATGGCGTACTGCACCATGGTGTTCCTGCACTACGTGCGCGTGGAAGAGGCGCTGGTGAATAAGGGGCTCGATAAGGTTGTTTGGGAACTGGAGATGACACCGACCAGGATATGGTGCGCCGCCATGAGCGGCCCGCAGAGCACCCCATTTGAGCTGGGTTACGGCTGGGGAAGCGGGGTTGTTGGCAGGATGACAAAGCCGAAGAACGGCATGTCACTGTTACAGTCCGCATGGCCCATACTCTACAAGCTGCCCGCTTTCGCCAAGTTCATGGAATACTCAGCGCTTCGCTGCGGCACATTCGGCTTCAGGGCCACATGGGTTTCCGACACGACATCAAACAGGAAGCTCGCGCAGGCCTGCGCCAAATTCACCAAGACATCCGTGGCCATATCGGAGCAGCAGCTCGACACCTTGCACGCCTGGTGGAAGGAGACCGAGGCAATGAAGAACCGGCTGTACGAGGCCCTTGACAAGTGCCTGGTGCAGATGTTCAACGGCGACAGGGGTCAGTACTCCATATACGTGTTCCCGCGCGAGTTCTACATATACACCTCAAAGTTCACGATACGGGTGCACTCCACAAACGGCGTGATAGGAAAGGACTACCTCGCCAACAGCCACGAGTGCTTCATAGCCGAGGAGCACCTGGTGCCATCCATAAGGGCGCAAATAGACTGGGCCCGCTGGAAGGTCCCTTCGCAGTACGAGTACGACAGGAACGTGCTCAAATCGCTTCTGACCACAATGCTCGACACGACCTACAGGGACATAGTGTGCATCCGGCGCATGAACGATTACGGCACGCTCACCAGGGTGAGCTTCAAAGGGCACTTCGCGAACGTGAGGATTGTCGAGGACTTCATGACTGACAACCGCGTGATACGCACCGTTGAGAAGGTTCTCGGAAAGGCCAATGCGGCACGTTACCTGATAGAGCGCGGGTACTGCGTCTTCGGCGTGGAGAAGGACATCTGGGCCATTGAGGATATTGGCCGGGCATCGCTGGTGAAGCACTACTCCAACTACTGCGTTCCGGTAATAACGCACATGTTCGACGTGATAGCTGCGCACGAAATATCAAAGAACGACATAATAGACGTGGTTGTTTCAGGCACGCTCAACCCGAACAAGCTGAACAACGAGGAGGGCATGCGCTTCACCAACCTAATGACCAACGACCCCAAGCTGATAATGTCCACAGGTCTTGAGCGTCAGAACAGGCTAACGCTCGGCAAGCGCAAATCCTACTGGAAAGCGATCGAGGATTAAAACGCCTGATGAAGGCACGTAAACGGAGGATAGCCATACCATGCTCACGGAAAAGGAACAGGAATTGTACGAGTCAATAGGCGAATGGTCGCCTGAGCTTATAGAGGCTGTTGAGGCGCGGCTGCGCGCCATGAGGCTCATGCGGGCACTGGACCGCTGGCCAAAGGGGCCTGGAGACGACCCACGCGTCAAGGGACCGGGCTGGGACCCGGAGAACCCGCCAATGCAGCCAGGGTGCGGACCATTTGCCATAGGAGGACCGAACCCGCTCAGGGATTTTGGTATTGTTGGCGTTGGGCACGCCTACATGGCGTCTAACACAATGTCGCGCAGGGACTGGGCCAAGCAGCTTTGGATGGAGGGCCCAGACACAAAGGACCAGAAAAGCCTGCCGATGACGGCTGTTTGGAGCCGCCTGGACAACGGTTACGTTGCGGAGCCGGATTATCTGGCCTGGGCCGAGAACAGTGGCAGGATGCAAGTAGTGCGCCGCCTGCCGGGCCACGACCACTCGCACGTCCTGGTTGACGAGCGCACAGGCTCTGACATCATAAACGAAAACACAAACAATATAACGGTCAAGAGCGCGGCATTCGGTACGGTTGTAGTCAGTTCACCGACAGGCAATGAAAAACAACCAGCAGTACAGCCAACGCGCGCCGAGCGCCGGGCAGCATCAAGAAGTAAGTACAAAAACAAGAAATAATGGCGGAAACAAACAGAGAGGATCAGGAACTGCCTGAACCATTGGAGATTGACGGAAGGGTGCTCGAATACAACGAAAAGGCGATAAGCGACCACCTCAAACTGTTCTCTAACTTCATGTCGCGCGGGCACCTCATAGAGCAGCTGAACCACCCGCACGTCAGGGACATGTTCGGAAGGACCAGTTTCATGAAGGGGCAGCGCATAACCGTGGACATGACCGTAGAGGACAGCATGCTCTCGCACCTTTTCATGGCCGCAATGTACGGCACTTCCGAAGTTGACGGCAAACCACTGCTGTTTGGAGGGTGCACGATAAACCAGATAAGCTTCAAGGGCGCCACGGTGTTCTCGTACCACGAGCTCTCAACCATAAGGGCCGCTACAGACATGTTGAACAGCAAACTATTTCCAAATGGGGAACAGGGACAATAAGCCAAATTTCGGGATAGAGGCCCTGAACCCCGAGAACCCGCACAACGGAATGAGCGTGGCCAAATCGCACTGCCACTGCGCACAGGTAAAGGTCGTGCCAGCATGCCTGGGAGACCCCGAACTTTACCTGTGCGCCGATTGCATGCAGTTCTGCGAAAAGGTTTGGCTTCCGATATGGGGAAAGGTCGGCAGGGGCACCTACAGAAAACACAAATGGGATATGGCATCAATGATTAAAAATATGGAATGGATTAAACTCGACAGCAGCAACAGGCCAGAATTCGAAGAGCGCGTCTTTTTGGCGATGTTCCTCGAAGAGGATGGGGACCATGAAGACAGGACAACGGAGCTGTTCACGGTTGGCAAGCTAATGGGCATAGACAAGAAAGGGTTCCGCTTCGAAAGCGAGCACGGTTCCGGCGACACGGTTCCGGCGACACGGTTCTGAACGACACTTACAGGAAGAACAAGCAATTGCACCCTTTTATACCCACGCATTTCTGCAGGATAGAAAGACCGGCCATGAAATTCACGAGGCCCTCATAACCATACCTGATGGAAAACAGCAAAAACCTAAAATGGTTTGAAACCCACAAAATGGGTCAATACCTCATACAGCAGTCCGACCGATACGATACGCTGTTTCAAGAGAACTTCGAGGCGCAGTACGCGGCATCGCTCGTCAACCTGCTCAACTACGGAAGGCCCTCGGCGGACCGCACGGGAACGGGAACCATTAAGGTTCAGGGGCAGCACTTCCGACTCGACGTGCGCGAGGGGGCGCTTCCAATGCTGAACGGCAAGAAGATACACGGAGAGAAGATATTCATTGAGGCTTTCTGGATGATGAAGGGCCGCACGGACTTGCAGTTCCTGCACGAGCGCAACGTGCACTACTGGGACGACTGGGCGGACGAGAACGGTCAGTTGGGCCCTATATACGGGAAGCAGATGCGCGACTTCGGCGGAAAGGACCAGTTCTCAGACCTGATAAACTCCATACGCAACAACCCGGACAGCAGGCGCCACATGATGAGCCTGTGGAACCCTACGGAACTCCACCTGCAGAAGCTTCCGCCGTGCCACCTAATGTACCAGGTGGGCGTGTATCTGGACCAGGAGACTGACGCGCCTATGATGGACATGCACGTCACGCAGCGAAGCGGCGACAGCTTTCTGGGAATACCGTACGACTTCGTGCTTTTCACGATGTTCTTCAGGGCAATATCCGAAATGGTGGGCATACCGTGCGGCCACATACACTATCAGATAGCCGACTACCACATGTACCTCAACCACGAGGAGGCCGTGCGGAAGTACCTCGACAATTGGGTTAACGACCCGGAAAGGCTCATAGGGAGGAAGACGAGCCTGTTCATAGCGCCGTCCTACACGCGCAGGGACTTCGAGGTAGACCACTGGCTGGACGACATGCTCGAAAACGGCCTGCAAGACCTCAAGATTTACGACTACAAGTCATACCCGCACATACCAGCGAAAATAGCCGTTTGATATTATGGAAGAAAGAAAAAACATGGATGATGACAGGCTGGTCCAAATGATGGACGGGATGCCGGATGCTTTTAAATCAGAAGAATTCACGCTTGAAACGGAAAAGGGCATAGCAGCGAACTTTCAGTCGTGCGCCGGCCTGCAAGTAATTGACAAATGGTCTGAACTCGCCCGTAGTGGCAGAGACGGTTTGGGAGCAATATACCAGCTTCAATACGAGGTGCAGCGAGACGTTTACAAAATAGACTTTGACTCCTTGCAAGCGGATGAGAATAAGCTGATGGAATTCGTGAATTGGAACTGGAACGCTCAACAGGACGAAATCAGAGAATTGTATACAGCCCTTGGCGGAATGTCCAAGTGGGGCATGGCTTTCTGGAAGACATGGAAATCAGACCACAAAAAGGCGCAGGCCGACGGCTTTTCGCATCTTACGGATACTGACAGGCTTGAGGCTTGGTTTGAACTGATAGACCTGCTGCACTTTCACTTCAACGTTGGGCACGCTTTCGGAATAGAGGGAAGGGACATCTGGATGGCCTACGGCTCAACGGTCAAGGGCGCGCCACGTTTTGGAGGTACGGGCATGCCCGCTTGGTCGCTTTCGATGTATGCCCACATAGGCAAGGGTGCGCCGTGGGAGTCGTACCGAAGCAACAATGCGATGTTGCTGACATACATTGACAACAGGCAGAAGGAGTGGCAGCAGCAGTATTTGATATTGTTCGACTTTATAAATGGCTCACCAATGGGCGAAAGAACATTCGTTGAGGAGCAGGAAATACATTCCGTGTGGTGCGAGGCCCTTGTGGCACTGCTCAAAATGGCTAAGGTTATGGGAATGGGAATGCAGGACATTGTGAATATGTATTTCAGCAAGAACGCGCACAACATAGAGCGTCAGAACAGGCCGGGAGGGTATTAAAATTTGCGGTCCGCCGCCCTATAACCGTAAAGCCCAATGGGATATGAATACTAATAAGTAACTAACAAAAACCATAAACAACAAAATCCAAAAGCGATGAACATCAACCAAGGCGAAGAGCAATTCGACGAAAACGAAGAAACAACTGGAACCAGCGAAGCAGCTGAAGAAACAACTGGCGGAGACGAAGCCGCAACATCCGATGACGATTTGTCTGACGCCGAACCGGCCGATGAGGATTTGACCGAGGATGACGCAGACCCGTCTGACGCCGAAGACGAAGACGAAGACGCCGACACGGCTTCAGAAGACTAACCTTCGGTTTTAGGATTGAACCGATTTGTTTAACCAGAGAAACGGGTCCCGAGAGCAATCTGTGGGGCCCTTTTTTGTTTCCACACCAAAAATTAGTTACACTAAATTCACTGACAATGATTGAGAATGAGAACAGGGCGGTGCCGAAAATGGCGGTGCACGGCATAGGGGCAACAACTGCCGACAATGTGGTGGGAATTAACGGCCGGTTGCCGTGGAAATTCGGCACGCAAAAGGCGGATATGGCCCGCTTCAAAGCGTTAACCACGGGCAATATAGTCATAATGGGCAGCAAGACCTATGAGAGCATGGGCAGCAAAGCGCTGAAGGACAGGTACAACATAGTGATTTCACGTCGCGTGGGGTACCAGGTTGATGGGGAGACCATACTCGTGAACAGCCCTGAGCGTGCTTTGCAGATAGCCTCGCAGCTGTTCGCTGGGGCGCTGATGCAGGAGGGCAATGAAAGGGCAATGACCGCATACGTAATAGGAGGCTCTGAGATATGGTCCAAGTTTCTGGAAATGGACGTAATAGATGTGTTCCACATGACAGTTATTGCCACCACGGTTTATGCGCATGGAGACAATGAGTACGTAATATTTCCTGGAATGCCTGACTGGCCCTACGGCTGGCGTGAACTGAACGAGGAGGTCCACCAGCCATCAGAGGGCAACATACACGGGTACCGCTTCGTGGACCTTCTTCGGTGCGACCCTGTGGCCGATGTCGAGACTGCCAGCACTGCGCCGGCAAGCCTTGAGGACAAAGGATGGGTAAGGATGGTAGACGATAAGCCTAAGGAGTACGGAAAGTACGAGGTTTACCGCGCGGGCTGCAAGAAGCAGCAGTACCAGACCTGGAACAACACGGGCTGGGCGTACGACAACAAGGACATAACGCACTGGAGACGCATCGTACCGCCAACGAAAATGTAACGCTATGGAGAAACTGCTAACCGACTACCTTCAGTACATGCTCGAAGGCGTCAAGGATGACATCACCGGCTTCAACCACTGGTGGATGTTCCTGATACTGCCGGCCGTTTGGTGGCTTGTGGTAATAATAGTGAAGTACACCCTGCTTACATGCCCCATCTGGATACCGTTCCGAATGACGTTCAGCAGCCTTCGCGGGGTCGTGTCGTACACCAAGAAGAAGTACGAAAAGGCCAAGAAGAAGGCGGAAGGAGAAGGCGAATGATACTCAGCAGTACAGTCAAGCAGCGCCTCCTGAACGCAACTTCCAAGCACTCGGACCAGTACCTGCTGATGAAGGCGTCCGAGGAGCTTCTCGAACTGTCCGAGGAGCTTCTTAAGTACCTGAAGTTCGCGGACGTTAAGGTAGGCAGGCGCAAGCAAGTCCATGACGTTTGCGTGGAACTCTGCGACGTGATGCTCGTTATCGCCGCTATGCAGGAAAGGCACGGCAGCCCTGAAAAGGACATACTGATAAAGGACCGCATGGAAATCGATAAGGAGATTGAGATGCACGGGCATTGGGAGCACAGTTCCGGAACCTTCAACTCGGTCTCCTCTTTCACGGCACTCGCGCGCATGCTCGTGCAGTTTGTGACAAAGCGCAAGTCGACAAAGGACTTCGGCCCGATGGCCGAGGGCATCATGGAGGTAAGGTGCCATATCTACAGGCTGTGCGCCCTTTTCAGGTTCAGCGACACGCAGGCCGAGATAATCATGAACGAAAAGCTCACCAAGCTTGAAAACTACAACAGGGAGATACCAAACTTTGGAAGCATATGAGGGATATGACCAATGCCGAGCTTATAGCAATGCTGTGGCTCGAGGAGAACAGTGAGATGCCTCCACTAATGCTCGAAAGCGACCTTAGGTCAATGCATAACAGGGGCCTGTTGGACCATGCATTTAATCCAACAATGCGGTGCCTGTCCGATAGGGGTAAGGAGATACTCGCCCATATAAGGACTGAAGCCGCCTCAAAGTTCGATACACTGATTAAGCCATGATAACGATACTCACGCTTCAGGCTCGTGAGGCCATAGCCGTCTTCCCCACGGGGCATATACTGGATTTCACGGCGGAAGCCGTAACCGAAACCAACTACGAAAAGCGCATCAAACTAACCGCCCTTCCACTATCTGATAGTGGAAGGGATTTGTGCATAATGTACGGCGACATAGTGTCGCTCACTGATAAGTGGAAAATACTCGAGTCGTTCAAGACATTCGAGTACAACCTACCGCATCTGTACGCGGACAAATACGAAAAAGCTAAACCACTCATAAAATGCTGAAAACAAGAATACTGCACACAGCAGACATCCAGGTCAAGCTGCGCGAGCGGGACCTGACCAAGCCGTACGCCTCTGTGCTTGCGGAGATACGGGACATTATCGTTCGCGAGGGCGTTGAGGTATACCTGCTGGCCGGCGACCTTACGGAGTATGCGGCCTCGAATGACGCTGAGAAGAAGGCGATATACAACCACCTGTCAGAATGCCTTGCGATACCCACCCTGGTTGAGATTTGCGTAATGAACGGCAACCACGACCTTCACGACATGCGGAAGGCGCTTGAGGCCGAGAAGGGGCACAACGCCGTTGACACGTTCAAGTCGTTCATAGACAAGCTTGAGCCCGAGCTCAGCAAGAAGGTGACCTACCTGAAGGAGCAGCGGTACTACAGGTCACGGGTTGAAGGGCTCGGATGGATTTCCTACTCTTTGGAGGACGGGCCGTCAAACGGGGCTAACATCAAGGCGGAAGGCATAGACCCCTACACCTTCAACATATGCGTGTACCACGACATTCTGCGGGAGTACGTTGACGCCACAAAGCTTCCGGTAAAGAAGGACAGGTACGAGAGGCTCGCGTCCGTTGAGGACTTCCTCTCCACGCTTACCCTCGCAGGGGACATTCACGTGAACTGGACGGTCCAGAGCATCGACAAGTCCAAAACCTTCATATATCCAGGCTCGCCTATACAGCGCGACCACTCCGAGGGCACATTCGCCAAGGTCCGCAACAAGCCCGGACTGGCGGTAGGCGACCAAAAGGTAGTCAAGATAATAGACATCGAGAACGGCTCATGGACCGTAAGGGATGAGCCGCTTACAAACCTGATAAGCTACGTGACGTTCGACATGACTACCTCATCGGTTTCTGAGAACTGGCTGCAGCAGGTTCTCGCGGTGCTCAGGCTCGACAGCGTTTGGGGAACGTGCAACACGTTCATAAAGTTCAAGCTCTCGAGCACCTACTCAAAGCACGAGCTCGAACTGATACGCGTGACGCACGAGCTCGGCTCGCAGCGGATGGGAACCGTTTCAGTTAACTGCCAGTACGACAAGTTCGTAATGAACCAAAGCGAAGTCCAACCTACTGAGGCCGTTACGGAAGGAGAGGGTGAAGAGCCTGAAGAAACCATGGATGAGATGGTACTCGATGAGGCCAAGCTGCACGCACTGTTCGTCAAGGTGCTCGAAGGACACAAGAAAACGATTGAGAAGGAGTTCGTTGAGGAGGAGGACGTCAATGAGATACTGGCCGAGATAAGGCAATTGTTCTCTGAGCAACTCTCGAACTCATTGACCAAGACCTCAAACTACGTGAACGAGCTCGAGAGCATCGAGTGCAACTGCTTCATGGCCCTCGGCAAAAACAAGATAAAGCTGAACATACCAGGACTGACACGCATAACCGGCACCAATGGAATAGGCAAGACCACCATGTACAATATGCTGCGGTGGGTGCTGAAGGACGAGATAATGGAGGGCATGCCGAAGGCCAAGAAGGTTCAGAACTCACTGCACCTGTTCAACGACAAGCTTCCGGAGATTGACACCATAATGGTAAGGCTCATATTCCGCGCAAACGGCACAAAGGTGCACGCGATACGCTGGGCGCAGCGCGCGTGGAAGCAGAACACCACAGACGAGATGAAGCGCTCCCTGAATTGGAAGCAGTACGTGAGCGGCGTGACGCGGAACCTGAAGCTTCAGGTTCACAAGGAGGGCGCGGAGCCAGTGGAGAAGATAGGCGACGAGGCCCAGCAGCTATTGGACAGATGGTTCGGTGAGGTTCCGAATACCATAATGATACTGAACCAGGCGAAGATACTGTCGATGCTGAACATGCCGCCCGCGGAGCTGACCCAAATGGTCCTGAACTACATAGGCGTAGACTACCTGCAGGTGCTTGAAGGCAACCTCGCGTCGGTCAAGTCATACTACGACCTCGTTAAGCCAAAGGTGAACATGACCCAGCTCAAGGAGGAGATAATAATGGCGATTGCCGACAGGAACGCCGCCCAGAACAAAATTGAGCTGCTCGACGACTCCAAGGCATTCACAGAAAACAGGCTCAATCACATAAGGCGGGCAATAGCCGAGGGCCACCAGAAAAAGCTCGAATTGGGCAACGTGCCAACGCTCATTAAGGAGCAGCAGGTCAAGGTGGATAACGCCAAGGCGGCCGTGGACTCATTCGAAAGCAGGGAAAAGCGGGAAGAGCCGATATTCACTGAAACCGAGCCAATTGAGCCTGACACCAAAGAAGCTGATAAGGAAGAGATTGAAATACTTGCTGATGAAATAGGCGCGCTGAAGACGGTAAATGAAGCATACGCTGATGACATAGCCGCCATGTGGGACATCCTCGAGAAGCAGACACAAGCGGAAATTGACGGAGGCTGGGAGGAGGTTACAAAGGAGTACTGGCGCATCGAACAGGACTACGCCAATGCAGCGGCAACCGCAAAAATAGAGCTTGACACCGCAGGTGGCGCTTACCTCGATGCGGTGAGGGAAACGCACGAAGTCCTGCAGGCCAAGGAAAAGACATTCAATGAGAAGGTCCAGGAAATCAAGGACAGGCAGAAAGCGCTCAGCGACAGGCTGTCTTCCAACAAAAATCAGCTCGAGTCGGGCATATGCCCCACCTGCAATAAACCAATATCAGGGGATGCCGGGCATTGGGAGGTTCTCAAGCAGCGGCTAAAGGACGACAATGAGGCGATAGTGATAGAGTTGACGCAAATCACTCCTGAACTGGAAAAGCAGCAAAGCCTCGCCGCAGCGGCGAAGACGCATGTCGACACCTACGGAATACTTGCAAGCGTGGCCTCGGCTGAAAGCGACTGGAATACAGTGCTTGCTGAGCACGCGTCCTACAATGACGCGATACGCCCATTGGCTGTCGCGACCGTGACTGCAAGGGACAAGTGGAACAGGCTCAAAACAACGGCCGAAGCCGCTAAGGAGCAGAAGAAGGACTACAGCGCCGATGAGAACCTGTACATCGAATTGGACGTGATTACCGCAAGGCTTACCAAGCTCGCCGCGCTTCGGGAGGTGACCCTGCGAAAGGACGCCACACTGCTGGTGTTCGATGAGCAGGCCGGTGCCAAGGCCAAATTGGATATGTGGACCAAAGGCGCAAAGGACTCATCAGACAAGATGGCCCTGCTGTACCAGGGCATTGAGAAAATAGTCAGGGCGGCAACCGAAGCCACGGAAAAGTACTCAAAGGATTTGAAGTCATACGGCGACAGGCTAAAGACGCACAACGAAGCCTTGGACGCCGTGCGCCGGCACAACCTCACTGTCGATGAGCACAACCGTAGCATTGACCAGCTGAAGCAGACACACGCTTTGGAGGCATCCACTCTTGAAAACCTGAGGCTTAAGGAGCCTATGTGGGATGAGGCGGTGGCCGGGCTTGACGAGCAAGAAAGGAATGAGCGAGACGAAAACGAGTCAATGTCGGTCATGAACACGCAACGGGCGCAGCACAGCCTCGCGCTCCAAAGGCACGAACTCAAGATAGAGTCCAATGAGAAGCTCATCAGAGAGTACGTGGAGTGGCAGCGCAAGTCCATGGTTTTTGCGATATACGAGAAGCTCATCAAGCGGGACTTTAAGGACATAGTGTTCAACTACTACAGGAGCTTTTTGAACAACACGCTCAACCTGCTGCTTGAGGGGCTCAGCTTCAAACTGTTCTGGGACGAGAGCGGCGAGCTTTACATGGTGGAGATGAAAGACGGCCACGCCGTATTCAGGCCGGTTCAGCTCGTATCAGGCATGGAAACAGCATTCCAGGGACTTGCGCTAATATACGCCATATCCACCCTGAATGTCAAGAACAGTGTTTCATGCATATTCATAGACGAGCTCTCGGGTCAGCTCAACAGCGGCAAAGAACTCTCTAAAAAGGAGAATATAGTGAATTATCAGGAGATGTTCATAACGCTTCTGAACCGCTTTGAGTCCAAGAACCTCTTTGTAATAGACCACAACCTCGAGCAGATGTTCGAGACTCATGCGTTTCAAGTAATCCCCTCAGAAAAGGGTTCCATGTACATAGACATAAACTGATAAGGACATGAACAAGCTATACCCTAACAATTCCCCCATAAAGTACGCAGTGACCGGAAACGCCATTGTAGCTGCTCACATGCTGGCGTACTGCATGACCCTTGACATACCCTTTTGGTGGAAGGTCGGACTTGGCATAGTGCTCGCCTGCGTCCTGTTCGCAATCTGGTTCGTTTGGAAAGGGCCCAGGAAATGATACTGGAGACGATGACTCTCGACCAGGCGTGCGCTGAGGCGCGGGCCGACGCCGAGGTGATAAGGACCTCGAGCACCCTGTCGCGACTGCAGGACGAGTACCTCAGGGCCCGCCAGAAGGCCAAGGTGCCCAACTCCCAGACGTGGAAGAGGCGCTTCATGATTAAGACGAAGCGGAAGAACACCTGGATGATACTGATAGACAAGGTGCCCGGGCGGGACAAGGCCGTCTGGTGCACCATGCTCGTGTACTTCTACACCTCCAAGGGCATACGGGCCATATCCGTGAACTCCGCCAAGGACTTCAGGGAGGGGTTCATAGTGGTCAACAGCCACGCGGTCAAGCGATGGAACGAACGGCTCGGAAAGGGCATAGTCCAGCCAATGGACATGATTGAGGCCTTCTTCGACGCTAACGCCGAGGTCGTGTTCAAGCTGCTCAGGAACGAGGAGGAAGAGGTGTTCGGAGTGGTCGACGGCGGCTTCCTGCTGGGAAACAAGCACGGCAAGAACGTCACGGTCGTCAACACCTTCATAAACAGGGAGCTTGCCGGCAGGACGCAGCTGCAGTACGAGGAGTCCATACGCGCCACGATGCAGGAGGACCTCGACCGTTCCAGGCCGGCGGAGGTTGAGGTCCAGCGGGTTCCCAAGCACAGGCGGAAGTGACGCACATTATCCGATACCCTATAACGGAACATCCCACGGGATAGTGGATTTCATAAACAAATTTAAAAATCCATGAAAATCAAAAACAAGCCGGCGGAAACTTTCGCCGGCTTTTACAGGTATAAGCAAAATATGAACAAGTACAGCGAATACTTCAGCACATGCCACACCCCTGAAGAGATGGCTCTTATGGGCGTCTTTGGGGGCGGGTACTTTTACGAGCAGGCTATTCCTAATACGGAATTCGACAGGCAGGCGGACAAAACCCCAGAAATACTTTCGTGGCCGAACCTGAGGAACTGCCCAGACTTCAAGAAAGTGAACCACTTTCACATAAGGGCTGGTTTAGATTTCTTTTGGTGGCGCGACAAGGGACTGCTCGACCCAATGGACCCTTACGGCTGGTACCAGTGGTACATCAACTACCATTCGGGCAGGCGCACATACGACGACGCGAGGCAGATAGACAGGTTCCGTTCATTCGTCAGCAGGCAATGGAAAGGGCTGGCCAATAAGATGGAAAGGCGCGGCGAACCCATGGGAAACGCTCGGGAACTGTACCCGCGCGCCTGTCAGTCCATGCTCCAATGGGGCTGGGACTTCCGCGTCGACCCATCAAAGCACCTATTGAAATAACAACACAGAAATGATACACTTCCAACAATTCGAAACAGACGATGAGCTTGCCGAATGGCAGCTCGACAACCCCGAAAAGCGCGTCCACACAATTACTCCGATACTGCTTGAAACCCGCATCGACCAAATGAGCGACACGGACATTGCAACAAGGCAGACGGTCAATTACGGGGTAATGGTAACCTGGTCCAATTCCAAGACCAATGGCGTGGGCGCCCACCTGAAGTGCATATCCCTTCTCAGGAATGTGGTTAGGGCTTGGGAGAAATCTGATGACATGGTGACTCCAATCCGTGAGATAAAAGAGGCCCTTTTGAGCCACAGGGAAGGCAATGAAACCGATACCGAAAAGCATGGCCGGCAGCAGGAATAAGCACAGACCCAACGGCGCCAACAGGAACCGCGCGAAGTCTAAGGCCAAGAAGGCGGAGCACGCCGGCGAGACGCACGCACAGCGCGTGCACCGCATCAGGACATTCGCGGTTGAGCAGCGGGCAAACAACACCTCCCTAAACTGGGAAGGCTACGACGGATACGAATAAATTAACCGATAAATAGAAACCAAAAACGAAAAGCCAATGAGCAATGAAAGACAACAGGAGCGTCAGCTGTCCGAGGACGAGAAGACGGCCGCCTGGAAGAAGCTGAAGCCGGTCCACTACAAAGTGGAGGAAATTCAGACAATGACGAGCCGCAACAGGCTTGAACTCTACAGGGGAGTGCGCAAGAAGAGGTGGCACGGCCTGAGCAGTGCCACGACATGGCACCTGATAGTGAAGTCAGCCGACTGCCTGCCGTACCAGCTGGAGCGCGAGATACTGCGCCAGCACTACCCGCTGAGCGTGTGGGAAGCGCACAGGTTCACCAAGACCCTTGTAACACAGGACGTGGTGACAATCAACCCGCTGCAGATGGCCGGACTGGACTACCAGTGGTGGACCATACCTCCGATAATCGTTGACCTTACCAAAGTTACGGCCGACATGCGCTTCTACCACGACGGAAACTACAGGAACGAGCCTGGGGAGCGCGGCAAGAAGGAGGTCGCTCACGCTCAGGACAAGCGCGAGCAGGCAAAGCAGATACTCGGTTCCGACAAGCCGCAGATGACGGCCGAGGCTATGGCCTCGCAGATAGCTCGCGACAAGCGCTCGGACACCCACCCGGGTGCGGCCGACCCAGCTAAGGTGTCGAAGTTCGTTAAAGCCAAGGGAGACCCCAAGGACCCTGCGGTTCCAGCAAAGAAAAGAGCACAGCAGCCGCGCAGTAAGAAGCAGGCGGACGGCGATGCCGCCAAGCCGAAACAGGCAAACGCGCCGAAAACCAATAACAGAAGAAGGGGAGGAGAGACATCGATATGAAAACCACGCTACAGATAATAGGAATTGTTGTCGGCCTGATATTCGCAGGACTCGTGATACGGTCATGCAATACCGGAGTGGGCCTGTTCGACGCCACCGTCAGCACCGAAAACGTTATAAGCTCGTACGAGGAGTTCGAGGACGAGTACGCCGCCTGCCAGAAGATATGCCAGAACATACAGGTGCTTAAGGCGAAGAAGACGAGCGACGCGAACTTCTCCAACGAGGACCGCATATCCGCCCTTGAGATGAACCTGTCAAAGGTTGTCAGCGAATACAACGCAAACACGCACAAGTTCCGCAAAAGCCTGTGGAAGCGCAAGGACCTTCCGTACCAATTGGACCCAAACACCATTTGCACACAAACACCGTAAAAACATAAGGAAATGAAAACCAGACTACTGACAATAATAGCATGCATCGGGCTATTCGCACTGATGTCCTCGGAGGGCTGCGACGACAGGCCATCGAACACCTCGGCCAAGGATGAGCAGGCCCATACGGAGCTGAACCAGCGCTCCCTGAACAGGACGCAGCCTCCTCCAAACGTTAAGTGGTCGCTCGAGCGGGAGAACCTTATAAAGCGCTTCCTGCTGATGAACGACCGCGGCGTGGTGTTCTACATGTACGTGTTCATAGAGGGGGACCGTGTGCCTGTGGGGTACTACCAGATAAACAAGGTCTCATCCGTCAACAGCCAGCTTACGAATACCATGCAGCTCGTGTACGGCGGCTCCGGCGGAGGGTACGGGGTGCTCCCCTCGCCCGCTGAGGACGGAAGCTACGGGACCAACGGCGACGGGGTCTTCGGCTTCACGCCCGAGGACATATACATCGAGCACAACATGAAGTACATCGCGTCCACAGTGCCGCTCCACTTCCCAGCCGTTCCGAACAAGCTGACAGATGTGAGCGTCGCGACACTGCAGGGCCTTAAGGCAATCATGGACAAGCTGGACGCCCAAAAATAATGCCCGAATTCGGCCGGTTATCCAATACGGCATATTCCCATAGGATATATGTAATGTAACCAAATACTGACATGCGCCCGCATACTATCGTTTGGTAGTTGCGGGCGTTTTCATTTAACCAAATTGCGAACATGGATTGGTACTACTTAGACCCAGACAATAACGCCAAAGTTCCTGATGGAAGGCACTGCGAACGCTGCAAGCAAAAGATAGTTTCCGGACAGGAGGCTCTGCGAATAGTGGTGCACACTGAAAACCCCTGGTTCAGGAAGGCCGATAGAACCGATGAGAAAACGGCGCTTATCGGCCGAGGGTGCTATGAGAAGATGGTACAGAAATACGGCATAATGGAGACAATACAAAACTGATATGGAAGAAACAATATACAACTACTCTGAGCATACAAACGCTAATAGCGACCTTATGACCAACAGGGACAAGGCGTCTCTAATGCACTTCATGTTCGGGAACGGGGAGCTGCAGTCTTGCCTGCGGTACCAGATAGAGGTCATATACGGGATAGCCCACGGCAGCGAGGGAATGCAGAAATGGGACAAAGACTCATTAGTTACTTGGGAGCTTTGGCACCAATGCGCAAATGACATCAGCACCAGGCTCGCGATATACGGGGACGAGCGCCCCATCACCGCCGAGGACTATTCGAAGCTGTACTCGGGAACAGAGGGAATGGTGATGGTGCACTCCCTTATGCAGTACGCGGCCGTGAAGGGCTCGTGGCGCTTCAAGTGCCTGTGCTGGGCCCTGTTCGACTACTATCCTATGCAGGCCCTGATAGACAGGGACCTGCTGAAGTACAAGACCGCTCTGGAAATAGCGCAGAAGACAAAGGAGCAGAGGCACAACGAGTTCGATTTCGAGGAACTGGACGACATGCGCATATCTCTGCTGGCATCCATTGTCGAAGACCTGCGGAACCTAAGGAAGTAAACAGAAAACAAATCCAAAAATCATGATAAACCAGAACAATCAAAAAGCCAAGAGGCCCCGCATCAAGCAGCCAGCATCAAAGGAGTTCACAACGGCCCTATTCGCGCCCAAGCAGCAGGTCCCGCCACAGCCGAAGACACCAAACATTTTCGATAACGCCTTCAGATAGGACATGGAAAGCGTGATACAGGGTCTGCCGTACGCGGTGGACATGCCCCCGTTCAGGGGCGACAGGCTCCTATACATGGAGAAGGTAAGGATGGACCAGCTGGTCCTGCCCATCGCTTTCGCGGACTGGTCGGTCGCGCTGCAGCAAATAGCGCGCCAGCTCCCCGAGCGGGAGATAACGGCCTACGTAACAATCGACGAGAAGTGGCTCAAGCCGAACCAAGTGCATCGCAGGCCGGGAGTGCACGTGGACTACAACTGGCATGAAGGCGCGACGGCACACGACGGCGCTGGAAGCGGCCGACACACTGACGGCATGCCGTACCACAGGGCTGTTGTGCCAACAGCTCATCCAGACCACGTGCCTGTCAAGGGCGTGCATGACTTAGGGTCAGGACACGGGCACCGTAGGCATCCGGGACATGACCACTACCCAGGAGCTTCAAAAGACGAGACGCACGGCGGAATGCTGATGCTCTCCAACGTCTACGCATGCAACGGCTGGCGCGGACGGTTCGAGGGGAACATACTGCCTGGCGGGGACTGCTCGCAGGTATCGCTTGACGGATTGGAGATGGTTCCAATGGACGCGAACACCGTCTACTACGTCAACGCGCTGGGCATCCACGAGGGGATTGCGCCCGGGTTCCACTGCAACAGGCAGCTGCTCCGCATCAACCTGCACCCCAACCACGTGTTCCCATGGAAGGAGGCGTCATGCATGAAACTGTAAAGGCGCCGCAGGGGACCCGTCTCGGAGGAGTGTCCCAGGAAACTCTCATGAAAATGGAGAAGCAGTTCCTGAACGGCAACAAGCTAATCGTAAGGTCAGCGGCTTTCTGGAATGATTGGGGATTGGACGCCGTGCAGACCTTCATGTGGAAGCACGGGATGTACGTGGTGCCCACAAGGGAGCTTTCCGACTGGGTGTCCAACTGCTGCGTGGGCCGAAGGGTCGAAATAGGTTGCGGAAACGGCGCCATAGGCAGGGACCTCGGGTTCCCCATAACCGACTCAAAGATGCACGACTCTCTCGAGTACCGAATGTACATGCTCGCTCTTAAGCAGCCGCCAACCGAGTACCCCGAAGACGTCGTGAAGATGGAGGCGACCGAGGCCATCAGGCACTACGCCTCGGACACTGCTTTCGGGTGCTTCATAACCCACAGGTTCGATGACGCCACCCAGAGCGGGAACGTCTACGGACCGGACACCATGGGCTTCCTGAAGCTGCTTAAGATGTACGTGATGGTCGGCAACCTGAAGACCCACAGGAACGAGCCCCTACTCAAGCTTCCTCACGAGGAACTACAATTCCCATGGCTTATAACGCGCGCGGCGGACCAGTCCCTGAACAGGATATTCGTTTGGAAGGGGAGCAAGCCATGAACCTCGGAAAGGCCGTAAAAGACCTTCGCAGGGCGAGCGGCTTGGGCATCGGACAGGTTGAGTTCGCCAGGGCGGTTGGTATAACGCAGACGGCGCTCTCTCACATAGAGTCAAACAAGGTCAGGCCGCACCCAGGAACCATCAAGAATATGTGCGAGGTGCTCGGAATAACTCAGGCGCTGCTTCGAGTGCACTCCATGGAGATAAGCGACCTTCCCGAAAGCAGGAGGGAGTCGAACGAGAAGATGCTGATGCAGATAAGTTGGTATTTTCTGGGGTTGCGCCGTATTCTTTTTAATGAAAATGGGCGGCTCGTTCTCTCACCCAGACTCTGACTGACATGCTTGAGAAGAAGGAGGTTCTGCTGAATGCGGAACAGGACGGTACGCTCGAATACCTCATAGGCACGGGCTTCATATCGCCTAAGTATTTCAGGTATTCGAAGTATTTCTACTCGGTTGCCGCGTAGATGGAGATGGGAAACGGCATAAGCAAATCGGTGGACATGACGGTCAGGGAGCACCGAACCGACAGGAGAACGGTCTGGCGGGCCGTCAAGGCCATAAGGAAAACACGATAAAAATCAATGGAAAACAAATGATACAACTAATTAAAGATAATGTGGAAATTGCTCGTTTGCTATGGGCAATACAAGGCGTAGCAGCATACTTCATTTTAAGAAAAACCCGACCAGAACACTATGAAAATCGGAAACCATTTTGGTGGGTTGCATATATTCTCTTTAGCTTTTTACTGGGACCGCTGTACTTATTGATTGGTGTCATTACACTTTTGGTTAGGAAACGTAAAGTCATTAAAACATGTTTGAAATAGGCGAAAGAGTCATCTGCGTGGACCAATCGGTAAAAAGCGAGTTCATACTCGAATTCCTGCACGCCTACCAGCAATGGGTGGTCAAGGGACAGGAGTATACAGTCAGGGAAGTGTACCACAACGACAACATAGTAACTGGGGTGCTTCTCGAGGAAATACGCAACATACCGATATACTTCAAAATAATAAACAGGACACAGGAACCGGCGTTCGCTACTTGGCGCTTTCGGAAGACCGCAAGCGTCGGCCAAACCGAGGAAAGCAATGCCGATGAACTGCTGCTTACAGAGCTTGAGGAACTCGGCATACCTACTTACGAGCCTCTCGAAAGATGATTGACACAAACAAGAAAAACCATGAACGCTACGACGACATTCGAATTCTTCACGGACCCAAACAGAGGTGAAATGATGAGGGTCACCAGAAACGATTTGTTCGGCAACGGCCCATTCCAAATGGATATGCCGGCGGCCGACACGGACAGAATAAAGGCCTTCGCCGAAGACGGCATGAAGGTGCAGGAGGCCTTCCCAAGGCACAGCGCCGATGAGAGGGAGTTCATTCTGAACGGCCTTCTGCCGGACGCATACGAAAAGATACACGAAAAACTAAAGGAAAAAGGACATGTACCCGGTACTCGCGATTGAACTGAACGACAACACCCATTTGGACAAGGTTATAGACTGCCTTGTCGAGAAGCACGATTACCACAAGGCGTGGAAGAACAACGACAGGGAGCTCACGCTTCCATTCAACTGCTGCTGGCGGCAGGGCGTCGATACAATGGACGACGCCGTAGGGCACGCAAAACAGGCGGTAGCCTCCGTGAACCTGCTGCACGGTCTGAAGCTGAAACTAACTCGGTGCGTCGCCACGAACAGCTCCCCGTGGGGAGGCATCACGACACCGCTGACATCAGTTTGACATTATGGAAAATACACCACAAAACTTTGAGTCATTCGAGAAATGGCTCAACAAGCTAAGCAAGCATGAACTGAGCATGGTGGCCGAGCTCGTGAATTCCATGCTAATAGAGTCGCTTGGACCTGAAAAGGACGAGCAAATAAAGGCCATATGGAAAAGGGACGGAAGGCTGATGGCGATAAAGTCCTTCCACCACGACCCAAGACGTGAAAAGCCAAAATCCCTGAAGGACTCCATAGCCTATGTGGATAAGCTTTGCATGGGACTGCCCCAGGGCGAAATCTACAAGCAAGTAGCGGATGATGAAGGCCATTGATAAGGCAATCCATTGGGGGAACACGAACCGGCCAATGGTCGGCTATTGCGCTATAATCGTATTGTTCCTGCTGTGCCTTCCGTTCATCGTGACAGAGGACTAGGACGAGCCGATAGGCCATTGAGGACTTCTTAAATCCGCGGTAATTTTCCGGATATGTAATGAAAATCAAATCATTACATTATGAACGGAAATTTCAACGAGGCGGACCACCTTACCGCCATAAACGAAGGCGGATTTACCAATGATCCTCAAGACCACGGCGGCCTAACATACGCAGGCATAGCCAGCACGTTCTGGCCCAAATGGGGCGGGTGGCCGTACGTGCGCGCCGCGATGGCGAAATTCAACAATGGCGCCACGCAGGCGGACACCCACAACATAAACCTTGAGCTCCGCGGAAACCCAGTGGTTGTCCAGCTGGTGAGCGGGTTCTATATGGCCAATTTCTGGAACGTGAACCTCCTGTCTCAGGTTACCGACAACCAGGTGGCTGACAACCTCTACGACTGCGGGGTCAACCAGGGCACGGGAATGGCGGCGCACATCCTGCAGGACTCGATAAACATCCTTTTGGGTTCCGGCACGGTAGTTTCGGACGGCGGCATCGGGCCCAAGACGCTTCAGGCCCAGGCGAGGTGCGACCAGGAGAAGCTGTACGGCACGATAAACGACCAGCGCCTCGTGCACTACAAGCGCGACAAGGACTGGCCTATATACGGAAAGGTGTGGACATCCAGACTTAAGACATACGCCAAGGCGGCGTAAAGGCCTCGCAGTTCGGCTTCTACCAAAAGGGCGGTGATTTAGGTTGCCGCCCTTTACTCGTTGATTACCAAAGGAATAATAACAAAACAATAATATAAGATTATGGCTGTCACAAGACAATTGAAAGAAATGCCCAAAAAGGGCTCACTGATACGCAACCTGCTGCAGCGCGAGGACAACCAGTCACTCGCAGTGAAAACGCTCGAGGGGGGCGAATTGACAATATACTGGGAAACGAGCAAGGTAGTGCACTTCAAGGCGAGCAAGGAGCTGTTGGACCTCATGACAAAGGAGGAGCTTTACGAGTTCGCCATGGTACCAACGCACGTTCAAACCAAGCGCTTCTCGCGCGGCACGTTCCAATTCGAGACATACTATCCGTCAAGGGACATACGCAACAAGCCCCAGCATGCCAAGGACTGATAGGACGGAGCCGTTCCACACCATAGACGGCCTACTCGAGGTGCTCGGTGACGAGAGGCGGGACAAGGGGATACTGTGTCAGGCCGTTGCAGTGAACGGGGACGCCTGGAACATGTTCGCCACTTTCACGCCCAAATTGGATGGCAGCGACATGTCCCTGCTGCAGCTGCACCACGACGACCTCAGGTTCCTGCACCAGAAGTTCAGTCACGAGCAGTTGGCCGAATACCAGAAAAACCTTGAGGAGCAGATGTTCAAGGTGTACCAGTACAGTGACCATTCGCCGGCCAACTTGAAAATGTACGAGCTAATGAGCCTGTTGAGGGAGTGCCTCAACGACATACTTCCGCAACTGTCTTCGCTTGAAAGCCAGGCAAACCCATCAAACCAAACACAGCCATGAAACTGAACCTCAACAAACAGCAGAAAATAGTCGTAATGGCATGGACCGTAACCCTCATCCTGCTGACAGGGTGGTACGAGCGCTGGAACTGTCAGCGACAATTGACACAATCGGTTATCGACTACGCCTACAAGCAGGAGATTTCTGGAGGAGACACTTCAAGCAAGGTTTCCATAGTGTTCTACGGCAGGGACACGGTATTCTTTCCTACATACGTGCTGCGCTCCGTCGTGGTTGCGGGCCTGAAGCGCGAGAACATGGAACTCCGCAGGATATTGAAACAGTCCGGCAAGGAGCCTCTGCTGCACGAGATAAAGCTTTTGAGGGCCGATACCGCGCAGAAGCAGAAGTACATTTTGGCGCTGATAAACGCCAAGTAGCGCCCGGCGTTAGCAACTTTAGGGCCGAAACTGTCCCGCAGACCTATAACTACATGGTCTGCGGGATATTTCATTTACAACAAAAAACACGATTGAACATGGCGGAAGAGCTCAGCTTCGACAGAGAGAAGTACTTCATAGACACAAAAAGGATAGACTATTTGAAACTGACCGTAAAGGAGCAGCTTCTCGTAACGCAGCTGAACGCGATACGCATGCTCTCGCCCGCCGTCAAGAAGAAGGTTGGCGCCATAATAGGCGACCACAAGACCGGCGTCATGCTGTCGATAGGGTACAATAAAATGTTCGACAGCCTGGGCGTGCAGAGGTGCGAGGACGACGTGGACGACCAGCTTTCGATACCCTACGTTATACACGCCGAGGAGCAGGCCGCCATTCACTACATGAAGATGCAGAACAGGGGCAACTTGGACAACATGACAATGTACGTGTCATACGCGCCGTGCCTGCAGTGCTCAAAGATGACTGCCCATGTCGGCATACACCGGCTCCTGTTCATCGAGAAGCATGAGACCAAATTCGACATAGGGTACTACTCACCGCGTGCGTTTCTCCACCGCATGGGAACAGAGGTTCTGCAGGTCGTGAACATTCCAGAGATAAAGTAAAAACCATAAAGTAACAGTCAGTCAAAATGGACAAAGAAAACAAGGACAGCAAAAAGCGCGTGTACACCATGAGCGTTGAGGACGGCGAGGGCGCAATGAGCATCAAGCGCCGCAACGACGGGTTCACTCCATACGAGATACTCGGCATAATGGAGCACTCAAAGCAGGACATTCTGAACCAGATAGCTGGAAGCATACAGCCGGATGTGGTTGAGCGTCAGGTGGTGCTTGACATCGAGAACCCTCGCAACGCGAATGAGGAGAAGTACGCCGAGGCCAAGGCTCGTGGCTGGAAGGATGCCGTTATTACGGGCATTGACAAGTTCAAGAACCCATTCGGGCCTGGCATGATGCAGAAGATGTGGTCGATCGGGTGGGACAATGGGAACCAGTACAATGAGGGCCAGCGGGCGTTCGTTGCCGGCAAGGCGCTTACCGACAATCCGTGGATAGTTACGCCGGACGCCAAGGACAACGCAGCCACCAACTGGGCTGACGGATGGCACGTGGCCAACAATTCCGCCATGGAAAAGGAGTTCATGTCCAAAAAGGCAACGCCTCTTATCGGGCTTGTTGACGCCGACAGCATCGAGTTCACCTTCTCGAATTCGGAGATAAAGACCCTCAGACAGCTTAGGAATATGTGGAACGCCATCAATGACAAAACCGCTGGGGAGATTGGCACTATTTGTGGGGACATGGGCAAGAGGGCGTACGACAGGGGGCTTACAAAAGCGGATAATCCATTCGGTGTCGGTGACGAGCCTTTCAAGTCCGATTTGGACACATTCGTATGGCAGTCGTGGAATGCCGGGTGGGGAAAGCGTTCACTTTTCGACAAGGACATATCCGAGCGTTTCGACTCAATGGAGAAGAAGGTGATTGGCGAGGTTCCAGTGTACGAAAAGGACGCGCCTGAGCAGTTCCAGGCAGGATACGAGGCCCGCTTCAACGACATGCGCAGGTGCTCGAACCCGCACCTCGTAGAGAACACGGTTTACGCCAAGGACTTCATGAAAACCATAAAGGCCATAGGCTTCGTGGGCGAGTGGGACCTTGGCTGGAAGTCCGCAGATGCGGTGTGCAGGGAAACGGAGTCCAAGCGCGAAAGGCCTATCGAAAGCTCACTGTACGAGATGGGGCGCAGGCAGTACGCTGAAGGAATGCAGCTCACAGAATGCCCATTGGACGGGGATGAGCGGATAGCTATATGGACGCGCGGCTGGGAAGACAGGCACAACGAGTTCCTGGCGGCATACACCAAGCAGGAGTCCGGCAACCGCACGCAGTTCCAGGAGAACGCCTTCCACACCGGGCACGGCGCCTACTCGGAGGGTAAGGACTTGGATGACAACCCATACACGAGCGACGAGGCCGCTAAGGCCTGGGAGGAGGGGTGGCTGCTCGCGTCAAAGTCAGAGCTCTGCAGGAACGCCCGCTACCAGGACAAGATGAACTGGCACTTCGAGGGCGGCAGGATATGGAAGCAGCACGGAGGCTCGCTCGACCAGAACCCTTTCGGCAATACCGACGATTTGGGCAAGGGGCTGCTTACTCCATCCGCGGCATGGGACCAGGGCTTCATATACGAATGCTCCCTTCTGCGCGCCGAGGACACGCTGCCTAAAAAGGGCGTCAGGAGGACTATGGGCCTGTCGGACCTTCAGCCCCCTGAGTGCGAGGGCTTCACCGCCTACGTGCAGTCTCTCGCCAACAAGAACGAGAACCCGTATGACAGGGCGAAGTCAACCGAAGAGTTCGAGCTGTGGGCCGACGGCTGGCAGCTGGCTGAGGAGAGGGCAAAGGACGAGCTATTGATAATGGAGCCCGGCGAGAAGGAGAAGATCATAGAGGCCGGCATAGAGGGCTACATAACCGATGACGAGAACCCGTTCAATGTTGTTTTGGAGCCGCTCAAGCACTCTATATGGCTGCAGGGGTGGGGGATAGGCGAGAAGAACGGCCAGAGGTACAAGGACATAGCATTCAACAAGGGTGTTGAGGACGGACAGAACGGGATAGCGTTCAACCCGTACCAGCACCCAGACCAGCAGCGGGAGTGGGAGAACGGGTACACTTCCGTGGTAGGACTGGTAGAACAATAGGAATTGGTTGACTGACCCAATAAGGACGGACAAGGCCTGCGCGGAAACGTGCGGGCTAAATCCGTGAATACACGACTGACATAGATGAAGAAATCAAGACTTGACAAGCTGCGGACAATACTGCCGTTTCTGATACTCGCGGCCTCTGCGCCAATGACGGTCGTGTGCGCGACGCAAATAGCCAGGGGCAGGTTCCAGTTCATGCCTATTGGGATGCTCTTGCTCGCGTGCTTCGTATTCGGTCTCGTGTACTCAATCAGGCCCCAATGGTTCAACGACCTTTCAGCTCCTAATGAGAGGCTTCTCGGCTTCGGCATGGGCGCAGTGATTGGGCTGTCTTTCGTGGCTTTCTTCGGACTGTTCTTCGCCGTGGGGCTTACGGTTGTAATGGGCCTGAGGGATTGGCACTACTTCGCGATAGGCTCGCCGATTATAATAGCCGGATGCTCTGCCACATACAGGATGTTCAGGACTTACGCCAAATCAAGGAAAAAACATATATTATGAGATACAACACCCCGCAGAGGCCTATACAGCCTGCCCACGAAATCGGCGACCCGCCCAAAGGAACCGTGAAGGAAACTGTGTTCTGGTTCGCCAAGAAGCACGGGCACTCCTGCACCATTAAGGGCGAGGTGTACGGCGGCACTCTGAAGTCAAGGGCGAAGGCCAGGCGCAAGTGGGAAATCACAGCGGCCTACTGGTTCATACATACGCCAATATCCGAAGTCATAAAGGAACCGTTCGTTGTTTTCGAGTACGACGAAAAGGACGCTCAACGCATGAAGACAAGCCCCATATTCAAGGCATTCGACAATGGCAGGCTTCAGACCGAATTCGATGCAATGACTAATCAAGATTAGAAACCCATAAAACAGTCAATAAATGAAAACAATAATCTACTACGACGCGAACAGCATCGACAGCCTTCTGTGCACGTTCCTGTACAAGAACTACATGGGGTACCTTTCCTTGACGGGAGACGTGTTCATACCGTACGACGGCAGGAACCTCACCGAGCTCCCGATAGACCCGCAGACCGCTAACGCGTACGACAGGTACATCTTCTTTGAGCTTCCGCCTAACCAGGCATCGTTGACAACGCTTCTAGCCAACCAGAAGTCGGTCATACTGTTCGCGTACGCGCCGCCCAATTGGCAGCAAAACCTCGGGGCTGTGATAGTGCCAATGGGCGAGGCGATGACAGTTGCGAAGGTGTTCAGCGGATGGCTGCTGACTGAGGCGGACTCAGTTTCCTTCTACCGCCAGCTCGTTACAGTCCTCGCGCTCGTTGACCATTTCGAGCTGTGGTGCTCCATGTACCTGAACGACGTGACGAGAGAGGACCTGAGGTACACGTTCCAATACCTGAACGAAATCGTCAAGACCGGTTACTCTACCACTGGACAGGACCTCAAGTCCCAGCTCCTCGGCTCATGGGCGTCCGCCAACGCACTCGCGGACGCCTCCGCGATATTCGCGGGCTCGGTAGCGGCGCAGGTGCCGATAGGTATCGAAACCCCGGTCCTGTACCAAATCTACAGGCTTCAGGTGCAGGCGAACCAATTGCAGGCTGTTGACAGGCACCTCACACAGAACTACCTGTCCCCATACTTCTCAAACGACAACACGACATTCGTTGAGTATTGGGATGCGGTGCCCGCCAATGACGAGGATGACCACCACCTCATAAAGATAACTCTGAAGCCGATAGATTTCCTCATACCTCCGATACTTGAGCGCAATCAGCAGGCGCTCACCGACCTTGTCGGACAGGACGCGATAGCCTCCATGACAGCGTACAAGGAGGGATGGTACGACACACTCGTTGGCGGCCCGTACCCGGACATGGTACAGGGCCAGGACGGCACATTCAGCCTTACTGTGACAACAGAGGCGTTCTTCGAGGGAACCGTAAGGGTTCAGGACTAAACAGTAATTTACCGATAACACAGGATAACAATGAACAGAAGATACAGAATGCTCGTGGTGCACCACAGCGCGGACATGGACGGGCTGATGTCGGGCGCTATCGCAAAAAAGGCGTTGGAGATAGTGTCCAAGGAATTGGACTTCGACGCGGAGCACGTCGGGTACAACTACGGCACCGACCCCAAACAGGACAAGTGGCTTGACATCATAGCCGAACCCTACGACCACTACCAGTTCATAGACGTTACTCCGCCCCTTGATTGGATTGAAAAGACCTTCTCAATGAAGGGACAGACGTTACGCCTGGACAATGGCCCATGGCACCCGGTAGTGGAGGTTTTCGACCACCACCCATTCGTCTACAAGGGGTGGCAGCAGCTGATTGGGGACATGACGGAGGCGATGAAGGATACCGAGGACTGGCCTTCAGACCACGTTAAGTGGTGGTTCTGTTCGGACGAGAGCGGCGCCAAGATATACCACAACTCCCTTTACGAGATGAGGTTCTGGATTGACCCGCTCATAGACCGGCTTAACATGGACGGTAACGTGATAGGGCGCATACGGAACCTGCTGCCGAAGCGCAAGATGAGAAGCGCGATACGCGAGGGGCTCGACCGGTGGCTCACGCAGAAGTACTTCCAACCAATAGTGGACATGGTGAGCAGGTTCGACACTTGGGGGTGGTACGCCGAATGGTCGGCAATACCCGCAGCCCAAAGAGATGAGAGCTGGGCGCAGCGCTCAATGGACCCTTTGGCGTTCAATGAGTGGTTCTACGGGCTGGAGCGCTCGGACTTCAACATGCAGTTCGTTTACGACTGCTTCTTCGGCAGGAACGCGGGCAATTGGAAGGACATCAAGTGGAAGAGCCACGAGGCTGTGCTCGGCGCGTGGGAGCCCAACTGGGTTGACAAAACCAACGTCGGATGGCGCTACCTGCGCGACAAGCAGAAGGCCGCCCGTAACAAGGACTACACCATGGTGATACTTCCTGGCGTCGGGCCAAAGGGAAATCCGGTGCACTGCGTTACTTGTCAGGGCCAGGCGGACCACTACAACTCGCAGTTCATACGCGAGCTCAAGACCGACACGGACCGAATGGCGAGTATGCACTTGCACGACTGGATGCCCGCCTCCGAAGTGCTCATGTCCTACAAGATAGACTTCATCAAAAGGGTCGTCAAGCTGTCGTTCAGGGACATAGGCGGGAACATCAACTGCGCCGAACTCGCTTCAAATGTGGGACTCGACAACGGCGGCGGGCACGAAGGCTCCGCCGGGTGCAGGATAGGTCTGGACAGGTTCATGCTTCTTTTCAATAACAATAACAGGCCATAACAACAATAACGACATGCGCATAGAGAACAACATCAAAATAGCCGACAAGCGCCCGGTTGAGCTTCAGCACCCCATGGTGGCTGTAGAGTTCCGCACAGAAACCAAGATAGGAGCAATCAAGTTCAAGTCGGGCTGGTACCCGGTAATGGTGAACCAGTACGCCGACCAGCTGATACAGTCCGACCAGCAGGGGTTTCAGAAGTTCCGCGACTGCCAGATACTCTGCATAGCATGGAACTGCGGGCAATTGGACATGACGGCCCATCAGTGCAACAGGGTACAGGCCATTTGGGACGTGCCGATACTTGAGCCTTACCTGTTCCACTGCGCCACCAGCCACTCCCTGTGGCCTGAGGGCAAGCCAAAGCCAAAGCTTTAATTAAATTATTGCCAATTCCAATAAGTTGCCCTTTGCGGCGACATTCCATGGGATATGCACAATAAACAAATATATTATGAGAATAGGAAACAGGACCAAACTGATACTGCTCGTCGCATTCCTGGCCGCTATGTGGCTGTGCTCCTGCGGAATAGTCAGAAAGACGACAACCGCGGCACCAGGCAATTCCAACAAAATACCTATGGGGGAATAGTCGATGAAAGTGGAAAACGAAACCGAGTTCGAGATAAAGTGCCGCATCGAGGGAAGCGACATAAGGTACGCCGGCGCCGATGAGCGCGTGGACATACAGCACGCGCTGGAGCTATCATGCATACCGGCCGGCGACTACGAGGTCGTAGTCACGGTTGAGAAGGAGGGCGATTTGGGATACGGGCTCGATATAAAGAAGAGCAAAACCACGCTCAGCCTCCGTGCCTCATGGCACGACGAGCAGCTTAAGAACCACCCAGGTGAATTGGGTGGATGGTGGTCAAACGACATAATATCCCTTATAGACATTGAGCGCGAAATCTACGAATTGCGCATGCCTCAGGGAGATTTCAGGATAAACATAAAATTCAAGAGAGATGACGACTGAAGCCATTGACGCGTTGGGGCTATCCCATGAAGACAAGGAAAAGTTCAGCCTTTGGCTTGACGCAAACCAGTCCTACTACGACATATCCAAGGGCGAGTCCGAGGATGAGCCGCTGATGAGCGACGAGCAGTTCGAGCAGCTGCACTCCGAGCTCCTCTCGCTGAACGTGCCGGAGCTGACCAAATGGCTGACAACCACCATATGGTCTGAGGGCGGACTGGTTCCAGCCACTGAGGCGGTATCGCAGATGGTTTCCCTCAAGAAGGAGAAGTACGAGAGCCGCGCGAGCGTCCTGGTATTGCTTAAATTCCTTGACAGGCGAGTGGGTCTGATGTACGGGCCCAAGCTGGACGGCATCGCCATTAAGGTGTTTCTCGACCCGCCCATAAACGGCTACTACCAGCCGAAAATGATTATAACGCGGGGCGGGCTTGACGTCACGGACATACTCATGTTCCACAAGGACTTTCAGTTCTCTGAAAAGGACTGGAACATCGGCACGCTGCTGATACACGGGGAGCTCGTGCTGCCCAAGAGGCTTTTCCTCGAGAAGTGGTCAGAAGAGTCTGGCAACATACACCCTTACGTCAACGCGCGCAACGCGGTTCCTGGCGTCCTGAAGCGTGACCCGAACGACCTGAAGTTCATGCCGTGCACTGACGGGATATCGCCGCTTCAGCCACTTGACGGGTCCAACAGGCAGAACATCTGGAAGGCCTTCAACAACGAGCAGGAGATATACGGCATAGAGGCGGCCCACCAGTTCTTCAAATCAGACGATTTCCCATACCAGACGGACGGGGTGGTGGTGGGCTATCCGGCTGAGAAGCAGGAGATTAAGGACAACTACGTCAAGAACATGATTGCCGTTAAGTTCAAGGCGCCATCGGCAAAGGTCACCATAAAGGACATAATATATACCCAAAAGAAGTCTGGAGCCCTTACCCCTGTGGTGCTTTACGACCCAGTGCTGCTTGACGGCTCCTACCCTTCCCGCGCGACCGCATACAACTACAACAATTTGAAGGTGCTGCACATAGGCATCGGAGCCGAGGTCCTTATAACCAAGTCGGGGGACATAATACCTGTAGTGGACAAGGTCCTTAAGCGCTCTGACAACATACCAATGCCCGATGTCGAGTACTACATCTCCGGAAAGCACATGTACGCCGTTAACATGGAGGTGTCCACGAGCTACAAGTTCGTTCTCGGCCTGAAACTGCTACAGATAGACGGGATAGGCGAGACCCTTGCGATGCAGATTGGAGCCATAGTGGACTACGACATAATCAAGCTTTTCGACACTGCGAACAAGCCCGCAATAAGGCTGGTTCTTGGCGGCGGCAAGGTGTGGGACAAGTTCGACATATTCTACCAGACCAGGACACTCACCCTGGACATGCTCATAAACCTGCTACAGTTCAACGGCTGCGGCAAGGTCCTGAGCAGGACGTTTGCGAACATAATACTCGGAGACAAGTCGCAGTCGGTTGCGGGCATAGACAAGAACGTGCTGAATATGGTGTGCCGGGGAGAGGGCTTCAAGCGCATAAACGACGCTATGAAGCTTTTGGTTACATACGGAGTCAGGGTCGTGCGTCCCATAAAGATTGACGACAGCAGCCTAACATTCGAAATGACGGGAACCCCGCCTGGCATGACCAAGGGGGAGTTCGCTGCCAAGCTGAAGCAGCAGTACCCGAACTCGGTGCACGTCTCCCTGACGAAGGACACGAAGGTGCTTTTCGTTGACACCCTGAGCTCAAACAGCAGCAAATTAAATCGTGCTCGGAAATACAACCTCAGAATACTGACCTACGAACAGGGCCTGAAAGGCGAGGCCTGATACCATGCGCCATAAAACTGACGCGGCCCGCATGTTAGAAATAATCGTGCGAGTTGCGTTAGAAAGCCTATAAATATCCGCTCCGCAGGATATGTTATCTATCGAATAAAACAAAACAGCCATGAACGCACAAAGCCCAGGAAAGGTGAAATTCGTGAACGACATCTGGGTAACCGCGTACTACGACGGCCTGTACGTAATCGGGCGCACCTACATGCACGCCAAGACGGGCTACGTGTCCATAGTCACCGAACTCGCCACCACTGAAGAGATACCTTGGGACGACCTGACCAACATCAAAGCCCTATCCATAAAGGGGCAGGAGAAGCCCGCCTCCAAAGCGCAACCCAAGCGCAAGAGACTGAGCAGGATGTTCATGGAAGAGTTCATGGACATCAACTTGAATTAAAAATCTTAAACGTACTAATTAATATAAACTAATGGAAGTCAAATCCTTGACCTCTCTTGAGGCCACATTCTTGTCAAAATTCAACGAAGGCTTTCGGACCTTTGACGCCTTGAAGGCGAACATGTCAGTTTCCGAAAAGACGCTCAACGATATAGTGGAGACCCTGCTCGCCAAGGGCGTTATCAAGTTCAATACGGGAACGCGCGAGTACTACTACGAGACACCGCCAGAGGGCGACAAGGTGATACTCGACGGAAACATAATGCTTCCAATAACGGTTATACGCCAGGTGGACCACAAAAATCCTGAGAATTCCAAGCTTCTCGTGTCCCGCGGGGCATGGTACGAGTTCCCAATAGACTTTGATATAAGGCGCATTATATGGAATGTGCAGCTCCCATCCAGCAACAAGTCAACCCTTTTGGACCTGATACGCGAGTCCGTCCTCAAGGAGAAGAAGTCCCGCCTGCAGCAGAACCCGGCTTACAAGCAGCTGGTCAACAAGATACTTCCGTGGTCTGAGAACATCCTGCTGAAGATAAACGTTGTGGGCGACGACGCAACGGACGTTACCGTGATATTCCGCGACAGGCTCACCATTGATGGCGGCAACGAGGGCGAGTACGTCGAGTTCAGGGAATTCACCGTAAGGTCGGAAATCTCCACAAAGGAAATGATTGCCGAGCTTACCAAATCCAAGGAGGAGCGCGACTACAACAAGATAGGCCTGAACCGGATATTCAACTTCTCCGACTTCATATTCAGCGGGAACGGCATACCCTACTCCTCAGACGGAGAGAGCATCAACTACGCCAAGATAACCGCCATTAAGGGACGTTTCGAACTGACCTTCTACAGGTTCACCAACGCTGGAACCACCACCAAGTTTGACGTGCAGGAGTTCCTTGACGCGTCCGAGGGCATAGACAAGCTCCGCGAGCTGTTCCAGGGTTACGCGCAGAGCCTGGTATCCGTTTCGGACATACTGGTTGAGATGGCCGACTGACGTCAATGCTTAACAACCACATACTGCAGTACGTATACGGCAAGGTCATGTACGTCAACCCATTCAGCAAGCGGTACGAGCAAGAATTGTGGGACAAGTTCGAAAAGGAGCACAATTCAGACGCGGCAATATCCAAAAGGCATTGGGAGAAGCACATCGTGGTTCCGGCCAACGAGTCAATATGCTACTTCGCGGAGTGCGCCGTGCGTGTTAAGGTCCTTGACTCCAAGGACAATTGGCGTACAATACACGAAGACGATGTGGCCAGGCACTCCAAACAGAAGGAAACCATCGGGTGGTTTTACGACTGCGATAGGTGGCATCCTTCGCGGCATGACGTGGACGAGAGCTTCAACAGGGAGGCTATTGAGCAGTACTACGAAAACGTTGTCCTTGACAAGCAGGGAGTTTGGAACGTGACCGACGAGTACGGCGCCACTCAGCACATCATAAAGTATTGCGCGCCCTACCTGAACAGGCCAATGGCCTGGGAGGTTCTGGTGAACGCTGGAATGGGCAAGAAGCCAACAGTGCACACCTACGACCTGCCCGTCACATCGTACAGGCAGTTCCGCGAGGACATGTGGCGTTTGGGCATTGACCTGGTTTGGAAGAAAGGCCTTGTGCTGAATGTGCCAAACCTGCAGTGGAGGCACCGAAACGAGCCACTTCTTTCCCACTACGTGGATATTGCCGACAATGGGGTGCTGCTGCTGAACGCGCGAAACGGAGTGAACACCATTTGGTTTAACAACCAGCTCAGGGCGGAAGTCGACCACAGGGCCAAGAGGCTTTGGATTGCCGGCATACCCAAAACGGATGACAACCAGCAGCCGGCGCACGCCCTGTACCTTATGGTTCTCGCGGTTTACAGGGACTTTGGCAAGGGGCTCAACATGATAAGGAACACTTTCGAAGGGGAGATGAACATAGGCGAGTCTGACGCGATGCGCGGTTTCCTAACCGAGCTTCAGAGGAGGCTTACTATGGGCGCTGACATTAAAAACATACTTGATAATGAGGAACAACCTGAAATTCATTGACGGACCGAATACAGCCCCATGGAAGGCGGTTAGCGTTGAAGGGCACTGGTGCTTCGGCTATCCGATATACATAGGGGAGGCCTGGTACTTCATGCGCTCAAAGATAAACATGCTCGAAATAGAAAGCTACGTTGAGGTGCTTCCGCACACCATGTGCGAGCCCACCGGGATGCTCATACCTATATTCCCTGACAACCAGTCATTCGGCATAATGCTCCACGTTAACGACAGGGTGGACCTGCAGGGAACGGAGGCCTTTATCGAGAGGCGCCAGGGCTACTTCAGCTGGTCAGCGTCCGACTACCACATAGGTACTATAGCATTCTGCGGAAGCAACCCGATGATGAAGGGAAACAAATTCGATTTTATGGTAAAGAAAAACCCAAACGACAATGCCTGAAACATCACCACTTACGGTTTGGATGACAACCCTAATTGACAACCAACTGCACGGAAGCCACAAGCACCACCAACAGCCACACATGCCCCTGGAGAACCCGACTGTTGAGCGGTGGGTGCGCTACGCCTACCTGCTGTACTGCAACGGCGGCAGCATGAGCGTAGGCTCCTACGGCGTGACAAACCACGGGGACTTCCCATACAAGGGAGGCCTCGACCAGGACGAGGCGTTCGAAATGATGCAGATGTCCGCGATAATAAACACCACCAGCTGGTACGAAGACACGTTCGAGACCAAGTTCATACCCCTGATAAACGAGAAGGTGGCTTACTGGAACGAGTACTACAGGCTCAGCAAGGAAAAGGCGGAAAACCCCGCACCACCAGAAACCAAAAATTAACGATAACAAGATAAACGCAAATAGCATGAGAAGGCCCCAATCCATAAGGTTCAGACTCCTTTCGATACTGAAAGTCGTAGCTGGACTGTTCCGCAAGAAACCGCACTGTTCTGAAATTCTCAAGGTAGTTGAAAAGATATAGAGACATGAGCGCCAACAACCAATCACCAGTACTCGACAAGGCATTCAGGGAGATAGAGAGCCCTCTGAGCGCATTCAACAACTTCCAGCTGCAGATAAGCGACCGCCTCAACGACGTCATATACGGGCCTTACTCCCGCGTCGCAGCGCCCAACCAGCTCAACATCAAGTCGGACCTCATATTCAATTCGGACAGCATAATCATCATGGGCTTTGTAAAGCTTATGGTGGAAAGGAACGAAATGCTCGTGCACGCCTTGAAGCCAATGGGCCCAGAGGAGATGAAGATAATGCAGTCCATCAACAGGAACATGCTCGAGGTGGAGACGTGCTTCTTCCAGTACCTGCAGATGTACAACCGCGTGTGCCTGGGCTACAACGACGTTCCCAACCAGCTCATCAGGAACATAGTGAACATGATTGAGAAGCCGAAGTACCATGACCTACTGACCAACTCGTACTTCCTCATCCCATACAAGTCCAAGATCGGCGGAAAGCTTGAGAACCAGCAGGTCTTCATGCAGAAGATGTACAACCGCTTCGAGTACATAATCAAGTTCAGCCAGAACAACAGCGTGTCATTCAACTACACCATATTCAAGGTGTTGTCGTCCGACCTCAACGAGAACCGCTCGCTTGACAATGTTAGGTTCCTCGAGTACGACAAGCTGTACGGCTCTGTGGTGCGCATGGAGGACGCCGAAAAATTCGTGATTAACCTGTTCTGTTACGGGAACTTTTAAGCCAAATTTGAATGGAAAACAATATAGACATAACCACGCTCAGTCCTGTGCTGCAGGACATGTTCACTTTCCTGATGGAAAAGGCCGTGCTGCACGATGGCAAAAAGCAGATAGCCGTCGGCATAACCGGCACTGACAGGGCGATGCTGACCTACGACTGCTTCAAAAACGATTTGACCATACTCGTGTTCCCGGAGGACAATGCTATCGGGTTCACGGTAGACTGGTACTACGGGGCCAATACGGGCTTTGAAGACAATGAGCTTGACGACCACAAGGCATTTGAACCCATAACTGAACGTCTGCTTGAGATATGCGAGCCTTTGGAGTACGTGACCGTTATGCGCCATCCGGACGTCAAGGACGTGCTTTACGACGAGGATGACACCATGCTCGATTTTGACACGGTGTGCAGGTACATTGAGCTGATAATCGAAAGGCACTACTACTACAACAAATTAGCAAACAAGAGATGATTGAATACGGAGACCTTGACTGGGACGATGAAGACCCCCTTGGAGAGACAGCTATAATCCCAGCTCCTGAGGAGGAGCCAAGCCAGCACGAACAGGTGCTGTTCCCGAACGCGGCTGAAATGGACAGCCATATCAGGGTCGCATTGGGTACATGCCTCAACTTCAACCCGCTCTTCAGGAAGGATGAGACCCTCATAATAACTCTCTACAGCGTGCTGAAGTCGCTCTACATTGAGAAGAAGCCTTACGTTCTGCTGTCGGCACCCACCGGCACGGGCAAGTCGATAATAGGCGACATGATACACTACTGCACGGCCTACCTTGACTGGGTGATGGAGGGCGTTGACCCCATAGACGGCGAGGGAGCATACCTGCGGAACTTCAGCGGGCACTCCTACTTCCTGACGAGTTCCAAGGCCCTGCAGGAACAGCTCGAGCAGGACTTCGACAAGTTCGACATGCACCGCTGGTTCTCAATGCTTAAGGGCACGTCCAACTACCTTTGCACGCTCCTGACCGAGGAGGAGAAGGTTCCAGTGAAGTACCCTGACAGGTACTGTCTGGGAATGAAGCGCCCAGACATAATGGCGCTCGGCTGCTACGACACGTGCCCGTACATACAGAAGAGGTTCCAGACCTCGGAGGCCGGCTGCGCCGTGCTTAACTACGCGTACTTCATCAACATAATGAAGATGAAGCAGAACCCGTACTTCGGCATCAGGCCGCTAACGATATGCGATGAGGCCCACCTGGTTCCTGACATAGTGCTCAGCCACTTCAACCTGGCCCTCACGCAGTGGGGCATGAACAGGATATACAAGATATTCCAGCAGGTCGAGATAAACTTCAAGAACGCGGCCGGCGCGATGCTCAAGGAGGGCAGGGAGCCCCTGATGGCCGCCTTCAAGCTGTTCAGTATGGACAGGCCCACGCTGGACGACATACGCGAGCACGTTGACAACTACCTGCTCCTGGTCAAGTGGCTCGCAGCGCTGAACACGGAGATGAAGGCCAAGAACGAGACCTTCAAGCAGATGTTCGACAAGGAGGTGAAGAAGATCGTGGAGGAGATGAAGGGCATGCCTGACATCAAGTACCTGGACGAGCTCGCGCTTAGGCCTGACGACCTTTTCATAGAAAGCGAGTTCGTGACGAACAGCATAATCGAGGGCGGCTCGTACAAGACTTTCAGGCACACCGTGTACGACATGAACGAGGCCGAGATGTGCAGGAAGCACTTCCTGACAAAGGTTGACCGCGCGGTGTTCATGAGCGCCACGCTCGGAAACGTGGACGAGTTCGCTCTGCTGATGGGCATGAAGAAGGAGGAGTACTCCGGCTTCAGGCTCGCGTCCAACTTCAACTTCGACAAGTCGCCGATATACCTGACCAAGTCAGGCTACCTCAACTACTCTAAGTTCAATGAGAACATACACTCAGTCCTCCTGGACGCCATTAAGGTTGCTGAGAAGAGGCACCCAAAGGAGAAGGGCATCATACACACGTCAACATTCCAGATAGCTGAAAAGCTCAAGGAGGCCGTGTACCGGGCCGGCGCCGTAACCCACCCGCACAGGTACCTGTTCTACACGAACTCCGCCGAGAAGGAGGAGGCTGTGCGCAGGATGAAGGACCTGTCTTCTCCGCCGTACGTCATCGTAGGGCCGTCCCTGTACGAGGGCCTCGACCTTTCTGGTGACATGGGGCGCTTCAACATCGTGGTCAAGGCGCCTTACTCAGGCCTGACGGAATACACAAAAAAGAAGATGGACAGGTTCGCTTTCTGGTACGAGAGGCAGACGCTTGAGAAGCTGGTTCAGGCCATTGGCCGTACCAACCGCTTCGTAGAGGACTGGTCTGTAACATACCTGCTCGACTCCTCATTGGAGAAGCTCATATTCAAGACGCAGGACTTCATAACCAAGCGCGTGACATTCCTAAAGCTCTGAACATGAAATGGAATTCATTTGGTTTTGGCGTAGGGTGACTGCTTGACATACTGCTGCTGTGGTACTTCCACTACTCAAGGGATTGGACGCCATTTAATGATGTTCAGACCAATACCGCAATATTCGTACTGTCCTTTTGCGCTTTGACGTTGCTTACAAGCTCACTACCTTGGGATAAACGCACGGGCAATGATGCCCTATAACACCATATCCCATGGGATATGTGGAGCAACGATAAATCATAAAAATCATGAAAATAGACAAGAATGAACTGAACTACGGAGGCGAGGGGGTTTTCGCGGTAGTGCTTCTGCTCGCGTCCGGGGCGCTGTTAATGCTTTGGTGGTTTGGCGTGCTTTCCAACGCATGCCTCGGCGGGGCGACATTGCTCGGCTCGGCAGGCCTGCTTCTCGGGCTATGGAGAATAGCCAGAATACTATGGACAGCGAAGCGGAGGACAGGAAATGGAAACTGAAAAGAAGACAAAGGCGCAGGAAGTAGCTGAAACGGGCATCGTGCGCATCAAGACTCAGCGCGAAGTCGAAAGGAAATTCACCATAGAGGAACTGCTCGAGAGGCTTCCAAAAAAGCTTTACCATTGCGAGCCATTCGGGCTTTCGATTTCAATAGACGGCGGCGGGGCGCTGTGGGTTGTGCAGTACCGCACGAACTTCCCAGACTCAAGGAGCCCCCGGCACCCTGAAGCTCCTATGGTGATTTCGTCGCTAAAGACGGCGCTCTTCGAAATGCACAGGCAATTGTCCCGCAAGGACTTGATACCCGAACGCGTCCCAAATGTTTAGGCTTATGGGAGCACTGAAGTTCTGGGCTATAGCTATAGCATTTACTGGTTTCAGCGTTACAGCGTACATAATATGGTACGCCTACTCCGCAGGCAAGTCCGCAAGGGACAGGCTCGTATCGGAGATACGCTCCCGCAAAAGAACCATAAAAATCAAAGACAATGAGTAATGAACCAGAATACCAGGAAGGCGACGAAGTCGAAATTGTTTCAGTTTCCGACGGACAGCACCACAAAGCAATTGGCGACGGGCACGAGTATTTCGTTGGCCTGACGGGAACCGTGATGGGTCCCGAAAAAGAGGGCAAGGTCTTCGTCTTCATGCCTGAAATGGACTACTTCCTCGGCTTCAGGCCAGTGGACCTCGAGTTGCTCAAGCCAAAAAACAGGCGCTAACTCTTCAAAGCAGTCAGTTAAATAGTTTTCTCGAAACCGAACTGATAGCCTATACAATCCAAAGCCATAGGATATAATTTACATCACAGTTAAATATTTTACTACCATGGGGTACCATAACCGAACCGATGAAAGAAAGAGGAAAGGCCGTAACCAAAACAAGCCTCTCGTATTTCCTGACGTGAAAAGCGGCCCACGTAAGGAAATACGAACGCACAAAAGACATCACCTGTGCGAGGCGTTCAAAAACTTTGAAGAAATGAAAAACAACAAAATTGAGGAAATCGACCTCAACGACATCGACAAGCTAACGCCATACCAGGTGTTCCTTGCCACGATGTTCAGGATGGGAAGGGACACAAAGGCGCTTGCCGCAGCAGGCATCAGGCAGAAGGACATGCCCAAGCTGATGCTCACCACGCGCGGGGACACGCCGGTGGTGCTGTCATACCTTGCTGAAAGCAACGTGTGGGGAATTGAGGAGAACGGCGAGGACGTCAAGCACTTCAACCCCACGGCGCTTACGGGCGTGCTCGAGTTCATATCCGCCTTCCACCCGGAGCACATAAAGCAGAGCTGCATTGAAACCGTGCGCTCTTTTGAGGAGTTGAAGCACATTAACCATATAAGCATTGGCGACACTCAGCGAACTAAGGCAGCGTAACGAACTCCCCAACATAAGGGAGTGGCGCGACAGGCCAACAATATCCTACTGGAAGTCTGGGGACCCATGCAATGTCAATTTTGCATGGGTCCCCCAGCTTACGGAGATAAACGTGATACTCACCAAGAGGCTCAGCGATGATTTCGTGGAGTTCTGCATAAGGGAGCAGGCCCGCATATACCTGCACGTCAACATTACGGGCATGGGCAAAACCACGCTCGAGCCGAACATCCCATCGGTAAAGGAGACGTTCTTCCAGCTCGCAAAGCTCATAAGGGGAGGGTTCCCGGCCAAGCAGGTGCTGGTTTTCGTGAACCCTGTCCTGTCCAACGACAACGGGCTCAGGGCTCTTGAGCTGCTCCTGCGCGTCTTCACGGAGTTCAAGATACTCAGGCTCAGGAACCTTCGGGTCCAGCTGCTTTCCTACAGGTACGCCGACGACAAGCCGCAGCCCGAATACCTCAAGAAGAAGGGTGCCACCAAGTACATGGTGGCAAACAACAACATAAACAAGCGCCCCTCAACCAAGGGAATAATGCCTTACCTGATAAAGACCGAGTCCTTCACGCGCGACTACTACAAGCTCCTCAAGAAGTATGAGGCCATACTGACGGTCGACAAGGGCGAAGAAAGCCTGATTGGCGTGCGCGAACTGCTTCCGTTCGGCCTGAACAACTCATGGACGGAAAGGGACGGCACCATAACTAAACTGATAACATACGAGAACAACAACAGGTGGAAGCCGATAGTGAACGTGATTTCCGCCACGAACCCGATAAGGTGTCAAAACGCCTGTTTACTTTGCCCATTTAGACAATAAGACAATGGCGAGAACCAAACACTACTTCTACTCGGCGGCCCAGTACTACGAACCGCCGCACATGGCGGTTCTGTCTTGCGTCAGCAAGGACAAGCACCCGTTCAGGGCCGTTAAGGAAATGAACGACGGCAGCAACTACAGGTACAGCATCATATCGTGGCAGGAGATAACCAAGGAGGAGTATGACCTGTTCATGGAACTGCACATATACGGAACGGTTGAGAACAACATGTCTTGGCAGCACGAGCAGGACCAGAAAAAGATAGCAACCCAGCAGCAATAATATCATGGAAAATACCGAAGAGTCTGACAAAACAGCCCTGGAAGAAAGGGGCATGCACCAAAAGACGGGAGCATTCCTGAACGAGGAGTGGAAAGCCAAATTCAACGCTTTACGGCACGATTACGACTACTCCTATGGTGAGCGAATTTTCGAAAGGGCCAAGTGGATAGTGGTGGAGTTCGGCTACGTGGCGCATGAGGGCGTCCTGTGCGTCGACTACATGCCTGCATCGTCTGAGAGCAAGACCATTGACGAAATGTGCGGAAGGCTGGGCATGCCAAGGCCGAGCAGAGGATAAACTGTCCGGCCTATATCCGACCCGATACCACGCAAATCCAGTCCAAAGACAATTTTAAAATAGTTTGCCATTTTGCCCTATTCTCCCTATATTAATTCCTTTTCAAGGATAATATAATCATAAGAGAAAAACATATTAAAACATGAGAAAGTAAGGAGGCCTGTATATGAGCAACGTAAATGCGCAAGGTCAAAAGGAAACCGAAATAATCGACTTTTCACAGGTTGATTGGAACAACCTCGACATAGACCAGTTCAACGAGCTCGAACAAAAACTTGCCGAACAGACTGCTCGAGTCAAAGAGGAAAAGGCTAAGAAGCCACGCACGCCAACAGGAAGCATAGCCGTCACCCTCAAGGGCAGACACTACACGATAAGCCTGGTGATGTACGAGAGGCTGAAGGAGATGAAGTCGGAGAAGAGCAAGCAAAAGCTCATCGATGAGATAATAGCCTCGGCCCCACCAGTCCTTGAGATATAGGAAATACCGAATAACAAGAGATAACAAAAATAATTAATTAATCATTAAACACCAATAACATGTCAAACGACGCACAATCTCCTGCTGAAGACCAGGAATTAAACGTTTCCGATTTGGAAACTTCAACAGCACCGGCTGAAGGTACTGAAACCAAGAAAAGCTCAAAAGAGCCGAAAGAATTAACCCCTGAAGAAATTGCCGGCCTTACAGCTGCAGTTGCCAAAATCAACGAGTTCGGCGTTAGCGCTAACTTCGCGAAGGTATTGAGCCTGGTGCCGGTATGGCATGACAAAGACGCTTCAGCTCCGGTTAAGGCTTCGGTTATCGAAAGCTTCGGCGGTTCGGAAGAGTTCAAAAATTACATCGACGGCGACTTCCAAACAGAATTGGCAGTTATCAATGGCTTGCAGAAAGCGGCTTCAACGCTGAACAACGTAAAATCATTCTACGCCCGTCGCGCAACAACCGCGAAAACAAAACTGATCCAGGTAAGCATCAGCGGCGACCTTTACGAAGTATCGGCAGACTTCTTGGCATCACTGTCAGGTATGGACGCAGCTTCGAAACGCGCTGCATTGTTAGCAGACCCGAACACCAAAAAGAACGAAGGCGTAGAGGTATTGTAACCTCCCCACCTGCCCCGTTCAATCGGAATGATAAAAAGCCCTGTGGAAATTCCACAGGGCTTTTTTGGGTGGGAACCGCGAGGGTTCCCCTTACCTTAACTGGTGATGTAATTGTACGGCTTCATCAGAATTGGTTTACAGCATTTAAACAAGACGTAAAGGGCCCGACGGATTTCCGTCGGGCCCTAGCGTTTTCATTTGGTCTGAATTATCAGATAACCTCTATGTCGTCCACGTTCCAAAGCTTGCCATTAATCAGGAGCTTCTTCTTTAGCGGCTCGTCAACGACAATCTCACCGTTTCCGTCCCCGACGGGCAGGTTCGCGAAGTCCAATTGGTCAACATCCCTGGTTGCCTCTGAAACGTTGACGAATGTCTGAAGCTCCTTAAAGGCCATCGCGCCGCCGGCGAAACGCTCAACCTTAATCATCTGCATCAGCTGGTCGAACCTTACAAGGTACCGCTTCCTGCGCTCGGTGATTGCCGAAACCTTTTTTGTTTGATGGTCTATCGATGTTACCGTGAATATGGTGCCCTTGCGCTTGAACTGGTCGCCCTCGCGGAGCCCCGCTACGAGCTGTTCCATGCTCCCTGCTGGTATCACGCACTGCAGGCGCAATCCGAAACCCTTGTCCTCATACCTGAGCGTTCCGCCAGTTATCCTAACGCCGTACTTCCTGTCAATAGGCTTCAGAGCCGCGAGCAGGTCCCTGTGGAGCATCACCATCAGTTGCTTGTCCTCCTTGAAGGATGCTATCTGGTAGCGCGAGGTGCTCTCGTAGGTTGGCGCCTCCTTAACGGAAACCATCATCGATGCCAGGGCCTTTTCGTTTTCCAGGTCTTCCTGCTCTTCCGAACACGCCATTGCCTTGCGGAGGAAACCCAATGCTCTGAGCATCAGGTCCTGTTCTTTCTTTGAAAGTTCCATATGTTTACAGGTACCAGTTTAGGTCAATAACCATTAGCAATTCCTTTGTGGATGTCTTGGTCTTTTCGTACATAAAGCGCTCAAGGTCGCCCAGGTCGCTGCGCTGCAGGTTGGCGTTGGCGTCGTTCCAGTAATGGTTCAAGGCGGCTTCAATGAGCCCGCGGTTCCCAACAGTCATTACAACGCTTATCTCGCGAGAGTTATGGTCTTCATTGGAGGTCTTTTCGTCGTTGCCGAATACTTCCATGTGCACGCCGTCTTTCCAGTCCTTACTGAACAGCTTAGCCGTTTCAGCGCTTTTGCAGTACTCCATAAGTTCATCAAAACTCTCTTGGGAGATGCGCACCGAACCGCCCTCCTTTTCCCTGTAGGCGGTGTACTGTTCCAGGCTGAGGCCTATCGAGAAGTCGTTGCCGTGCTCTGACATCACTCTCATGATGTTCTGCGCTATCGACTCCCATTCGGATTTCTGCTTTACGCTGCTCCACGGGTAATTCGTGAAGTGCGATGGTCTTGTCTTTTTCATTTTAATGGTTTGTTTTTTAACGGACAAAGCCCGCTGATTTTAACCAGCAGGCATTTGACAACACATAAGAAAACATGTCTTAAAGCGTACGTATGACCACGACTATCGCGTCTACCGTCATTTTCACAATTTTAGTCATTCCAGAGGGTTTCGTTGACTATGCAGATGTCCGTGGCGTACGTCTTGCGGTTCTGCTCGATGTGCGCGTAGTTAATCCACTCAATCAGTATTCGCTCGCCCTTCGCTGGACACCTTATCGCCCTGACGTTCATCAGGTGCAGGTGCTCAATCATGCCGTCATTTGGGTCCACGGCGAGCAGCAGGAGCCCCTTGGCGAGATGCGCCACAACGCCCTTTTCATACACCCCGTCCCAGCAGTCAACCTCAATTTCAGAGGATTTGTAGTCCTTCTGCTTCACGGTGTAGCTTCCAGGCTGTGATATGCCCCTTACTATGGCCTCCTTGCCCGTGGCGTTCTCCTCATCGAACTCGAATTGTACTTCAATGTAGCCGAGGGTCTTGTGCTTTGATATTCTTACCTTTTCCATTATTTTACCGTTAAAAGGTTCAACAGTGAGCTGAGGTTCTCCTTTTGGGTAAGAAGCCTGATTTGCTCCGTTCCGCCCGTCCTTATTGACAGTATGTCAATCGTGCCCCTTATGAGGACTACCACCGTTTCTGGGGTAAGTCCCATCAGCCTGAAAGCGGCGAGCATGTCGGCCTCCTGCCAAGTGAGCACCATGTCCTCGTGCAGCGTGGGCATTGGCCCAATTTCCACCTGAGCTTTTTGCTCGGTGCTGTCTGTTTTCGTGTTGTCTTCCATGTTATTGTATGTTTCTTAGTTTCCTATATCCCATGCAAGCCGAAAAGATAGGGATTTAAGACATTCACGCGCACCGGGCATTTCCAATTATTGCCGTATTTGCGGGCGTTTGCCAAGGCAATTTAATTACACGATGCTCTGGGAGCGTGCGCTGGTGCGCACGCTCCGAACAGGCAAAATTTTAGGGGCTCTGTTGGCCCCTAAGAATTTCAGTTTTGGTGGATTGAACGGCAATCCCATGATGTCAACGAGTATCACTTTTGGCAGCAATCCGATGAAAAGTCCCAACGCTAATGCGAAAAGGATTGCTGCTGCTTGTATGTAGATTGGCTGGCCTTTCAGACCGTCTACGATTTTGGTTATTGTTTCCATTTTGGTTGTTTGTCTTTGTTTGATGTTCTCTTGTATATTATATATCCGAAAATCCATGTTAATATAGGGATTTTGAATATCAATCTCAGTACGCGCACCAGAGCCATCAGCACCAGAGCGAGTATGATTATTGGTATTACTATGGGCCATCCCAAATCATATATGATATGGGCCAAATGGTCGATTAGTTCTGAGGTTGTGTGCTGTTGCATGTTCGTAAGTTTTAACAGAAATTATATCCGTTGGACGCCAATACTTATAGGGTTTGTTGTGCTGTGCGCACCGGACAATCCTGCGGAAGCCTCCGAATACTGTTAAAGCCCTGATGAATGCCAACGGTTTCTGGATTATCGGATAATATCCGGTGCGCATAGATGCTGTCGGTATGCCAAAAATGCTTGGGAAACAGGGGCTTTTTCAGTTTTGGAGGCTCAACCCGGCGCACCGGCCCGCAAAGACTATAACATCCAAGCGCACCGGAACACTATTTATTGAATGCCGTGTAGGAAAGCCATGAGGATAAATGCCTTGCACAACCTTAAAATATGCCGAATAACCGGTGCGCGCGACTGTCCATAACTGCCTATTAGCACAAAGTTTCCGATATTCCTATATAATAACGTTTTTTGGGATATATATAATATAAGCGATGAGGATTTGAACATCTAAACGAAAACAAAACGAAAAAACTTTCCAAATCCCTTATAATTCCATCATTTTTGGGATACAGTAAATAAGAAACAAATTAATCAATCCAAAAATTAAAGTCATGTCAAACAAAAACAGAGCCGCTGAAAAAGCCGCTAAAGCACAACAAAACCAATCAGTAGCAGCCAACAAAGAAGGCGCACAAAACGAGCAAAACGAAGGAGCTCAGAACGAACAGCCAAACGCTGGCGCCGCTGACCCCGAGCTTGGAAATGACCTGGAAGACGCCGCGCAAGGCAATTTGTCAATGCACGTTGTTGATGAAAACACTCCGCAGTTCACGGACCGCGAATGGTTGGAAGCTCACAGCCCATTGGACTATATCAACGAGACCGTTGCATCGTCCAAATACGACAAAGAGCGCGAGCCTAAGATTTTGGACGGTTTGAAGGTTATCTCAACCATTCAGATTGCAGGCCAATCAATCAATCCTCTCCTGTTGCTGTTGTCTTCATGGTGGGAAGTTAAGCCCGCCCGTACAGCAATCAAGAAAATGATTGACGACGAGGCCGCTGCTAAGGGCTACGCTGCCGATGTCTACATGCAAGTTGAACTTGCCAAAGAGGTTGACATCATCGCCGAAATGCAAACAGGTATTGACCGTATACGCTACGCCAAAACCTACTACAAACCCCGCAAACCGCTATCTACCAAAGTCGTTACAAAACCGCTGCAAATCGACGGCGAAATATACGACGTTCCCGTTGCGGCTTTCGAAGAGGCCAAAATCAAATTCAAGGATGCCAATGACGGCAACGCTTCATTGAAGGCATACCTTATCCCTCTTTCGGTTAAGCAAACCGTTGCAATCGAGGCGTTGTAATAAAGAAACAATTAACTGACTAATGAAGATTAAGCCCGACGAAAGTCGGGCTTTTTCTGTATACGGCCGTTCGCGCGCACCGGCACTGTTGACCGTATTGGGACCGTATTGGAACCATCAGGCATAATGCCTTGTCAATGGCAGATATTCAATGACTGTCTGGTGCGCATGGAACGCAATTGGTTTCCGTTTGCCATGCAATGCCCGATATTCCCATTGAATAATCGATACAACCGCGCGCACCAGTACCTTATTGGTACGCAACCGTACGCACCGGTATTGGGAACAGAAAAGGCCATGTATTCGGGATTGGTTGCCAAATGCCCTGCATACAACCAATAATTCATGATGTACCGGTGCGCGTAAGCATAACTATATGAACTATTTTCCCGTATTCCCTATATTGTTTGGGTTTTCAGGATATAATTATCATAAGAAACAAACAAATTATTTAAACAAACTTAAAAAATTAAAATCATGAAAGCATCATTCAAATCAGCCGCATTGTATTCAACTAAATCATTCGGCGCAAAATTAAACTTCGTAGTTGCAACCGCAAAACGTTTGAGCATCAAAAAAGACGTTGCATTCGAAATCGCTGACCGTATCGAAGCTGGTTCAGAAGACGTTATCGAACTGCCTGTTTTCAAGGGCCTGTTCATCGAAGCCGCAACCAACAGCGTTAAGGACGCAATGCTTGCGAAAATCGTTCCCGTAACCCACAAGGTTGAAGTTATCGAAACAGTTGCAAAAGTTGAAACTCCTGAAGAAAAGAAAGCACGTTTGGCCCGCAACAAGGCAAGCCGCGCTTCAAAGGCGAAAGCCAAAGCCGCAAAAGCCGAATTGGTCGTAGCATAAAGAGAATGCGGCAACCGCCGCAGATTGTGATAAGGTTTAGGTTGAAAGGGTCCCGAAGCGAGTTCGGTGACCCTTTTATTTTGCCCATAGGCCGCATGCGCACCGGAAACTTATCGTCAGAATGCAGGCCAAACTGTTTGGCAAGGCATTAGTCAAGGACAGCCCCTGTTTTGGTCCCGTATCCGGTGCGCGCAGTTGTGCAATAAGGTATTGGGCATATATTGCGGATAATGCTCGATTATCTTATAATGTTTGGAGTTTCAGGATATAAATGATATAAGAAAACAATCATTTATCATAAACTAAAACCCAAACGTCATGCAGAAACTAATCAAGAAACAAACAACTAAATCCCTTTTCGAAATCATCGTTTCCCTAACATTCGGCTATTTGTCCATTGATTTGCACGAGCATGACATGTTCCATATCAAGGAGGTTTGCAGGGCGGTGTTCCATTTGACAGTTAAATAGCATTCGCATTCAAGTCCCAATTGGGACTTTTCTATTGCCCGTTCCGCCAATGCGCACCGGACAATGCCACAATAAGGGGTTCCCACAAAACCGCAAAGGCATTTGCCAAGGATAACGGCCGAATGGCCTCCATATCCGGTGCGCACAATTGAAAGGTTCCCAAAACATGGCATATCCCACTGAAACCCATACATTACGGGCATTCAATTCGACGCACCCGAGCCATGGGGAGCAACAACCCGGCGCACCGGAAAATACGCAATAATACGGTACTTTCGGGATATTCCAAGCCATTTGCCAAGGCGTGCCGTCAAAAAGGCCCGTTGCACCGGTGCGCTTGGGCGGACGCTTGTCGAAACGTAACGAATGCCCTATAATACGGACGTTTATGGGATATGTACAATATAAGAAAACAAGACAAATCATGAAAGTAGTGCCATTTGACGAAAGTCGAGAAAATGGATGGAACCGCATGCAGGAAAGACGCGCATGGGAATACTATCCGCAATACGATACCAAAGAGAATATAGAAAAGCTCACAGGTGCTTCGAAAAAATTCACGGATGAGCTTCGCAAAAAGTTCTACGATGAGGGTTTCGAGGATGTCGGAAGAACTTCCGAACACTCAATAGACGTGTCTCTTGGCGGAAATGAGGGACAGATTTGCGTATACGCGAAAGGCTTTGAGGTTTATATCGGAACATATACGGGAGACAGTTCCGCATGCGACGTGAACAACCTACGCAAAATGCCCGTCCTGATAGGCACTTTCGAAGAGGTCATAGCATACCTCAAGGAAAACCACAAACGGACCTATTAATGAGGTAGGCCTGGTACGCGCAAGTGTATCGGGCATTAATAGGTAAGAAACGAAACACTAAAAATCATGACAAAAAGCATTCCATTGGAAAGTGAAGAAATCGACCTTATGCACTATGTGCTGTCACTTTCGATAACGAAAACCAAGGCCCAAATGAAGGAAAACCTTTCCTCAGAAGACGGCATAAAGGCGAACATTACCCTGTCTGAGAGCCTTGCGAGGCGCACGGCGCTCAGGGAGAAACTCGAACAATACAAAGACTAAGGAATTTTAAAATAGGCTCGGTGCGCAAGCATTGGGCCTTTGACGGTTAAAACGAAACATAAAAATCATGAAAACGGTTGTAATTCAAATTAGCGTGGAAGTCAAGGACGACTATCCTGTGCACAAGGTGGTTGAGGACGTAGACAGGGCGCTTGTGCGCATGGAAGCTGTTGAGATAGTAAACCACGTAAGACTTCAATAGCCATGGAAGTAATTCCATTGGAAATTCAGGCGCTTGCGGAGAAGCTCCACGGCGCATGGAACAACGCCCAACGCCACGAACAGTCCATACAGGTAATACTGTTCGGTTTGAGGCATGCCAAGCAGCTGTCTGAAATAGGCGTGATGCCCAAGATTGTCAAACTTTCGGGAATACCCACAAAATTCATATCGGACCTTTCAAAAGGAGTGCATCTCGATAAGTACGTGAAATTCAGGGAAAGGTAATAAAAAGGCCCATCGGTTAACCGATGGGCCTTTGACGGTTAAAGAAACAACACTTATGGACAAAGCAGAAAAAACCAAACAGGATGCGGAAAAGCTTATAGCCTATGTCTCCAAGACGGCCAAGGGAGCTGTGGAAGAGCTCCGGAAATCGGGAAAGTTCGCCAAACCGTTCGAGTTCACAATTGGAAGCGACAATCCAAGAAAGTTCATTATGTTCGTGAAGGGCAACAAGACCGCTGGCTCCGAATACGAGCTGAACTGCTGGAAAAGCGTCCCAGCAGTGAGCGCCGAATGCCACGTGAACTTCGAGCACCACCCAACAGCCCCAGGCGAGCACTTCATAAGCTACGCCGGCTTTGGAAGGAGTTGGGGAGTCGACAACCCAAAGAATTTGGAATACGTGGAGAGCGGCTACCTGGCCGAGTCAATCGCGCTGGCCGTGTGGCAGGCCGTTGAGGACTTCACGGAACAGCACACAATCTAATTTAAAAGCCCGCACGTCTCCGTGCGGGCTTGAATTGGTGTAAAACGAAAACAAGTATATGGAACTCAAAAGACCTACAGAGCACCAGCTCAAGCTGGTGCTCTCCAACACCGGCGAAATGTGCCGGTGGCTTAATGAGAACTCCGAAATGGTTATACACCACGACACAATCCTCGACAGGATGCTCGTGATGTGGGACTGGGGAGAACTCGATGAAAAGGGCGTAATGCACGTGAAGGTGGACGTATCAGCGATAAACGGCTTCATGCTAATATCGGATAAGATAAAGGCCAACTTGGGTGACAAGGTGACTCTGGACGCCTACCACTTCGTAAAACTGTCCGACAGGAAGAAGTACCTTGAGGACGCAATGGAGTGGTTCGTAAGGTTCAGGGACGCGGACGTGAAGCGCATCGCCGACAAGGTAAGAAGCGACGCCGAGCGCACGGACATAGGAATTGAAACCCTCAGGGCATTCGGCGAAAGGCTCGAGCGATGGATAAACGCCGTTCCGAGCGGTGACTTCAGGAACACCCTCACGGACCTCAACATCATGCTCGGAACGACCATAACAGCACTGGACGAGCGCAACGAGCTGAAGGAGACGAAGCCAAAGACAATCGACGTCTGGCTGTACGAGGACGACGGCGAGAGCCACATGGCGTCCTTCGCGTACTACGACGGCATCAGGGTAGCCAAGCTTATGAAGCTCAAGCAGACCACGGAGCTCGAGCTGGTGCGCAAGGGCACCCACTTCATTGTCATGTGCGGGGACGTGGTTATCAGGATAACGGCTAACGAGTACCCCGAAATCGAGAGGATTGCCCATAACGATTGACATTATCGGATATGTATGATTGACAGGAATGGCCCTGAGCTTCAACGCTCAGGGCCTGAACTGGTAGGAAACCAAAACGAAAGAACATGAAGATAACGGGACTTACGCTCAAGCAGCACGACATCATGACGGTCATCATGTCGGAGAATGTGAAGGGGCTTACGCGCCTCCACAAACAGAAAAGATTGGAGAGCATATTCGGCTCAACGGCCACTCCCGAGGAATTGGGAATTGTGCTGGAAATATACGAGCATGCGAAGAGTATGAAGCGGATGTTCATTGAAGTAAACAGGGACTGCGCGTTCAGGAAGGAAAGCGTTGTGGACTTCAGCGACACCGAGTACTATACAGAACAGATAGGGAACATATACGATATGGAAGAGGGTGCATCGCATATGTACGCCGAACTGTTCAAGGAAATTGAAGCGGAAGGGGACGAGCTTTCATGAGCTTGTTTCGTTTCTTAAGAAGCCCGGGCGGAGACGCTTGGGCTTTAATTGGTATAAAAGAAACAAACAAATGGAAAAACACAATCATGCCAACATACCCGAAACCGGGTTCGTTGCACAAAAGAACGATTTCGTCGAGGACAGGCGGCTCGTAAGGTTCAATCAGGGAGCTATTTTCTCCTTTTCAGAATTCTCAATATTCCAGTTCATTGCTGGACACGCCATCAAGCTTGAAACTGAGGACGGCAACAACTACGACGAGACCAGGCTCCTTTCAAAGCTATCCATAATGAACATGGAGCTAAGGTGGGGCGCGAATAATGAGATACTTCTCGAGCGCAAGGAAGTCACAATCCTGAAAGGGTGGCTGGACCTCAGAATGAGGCACTGCGAAATAGAGAGGGACCAAAGAGTCGAATTAACAGACTCTGAAGCGTCTCGGAACGTTAAATCAGTACTTGAGAACGAGCCACTTCCCTACCCAGACAGAAACCAAAAATTCAATGCAGATACATACATTGGAATGAAGTACCTGATGATGGAGCTGCGCGAATGGCTGTTCGGAGAGATACTCGACTGAAGGCGAGCCAATAGCAAAAAGCCCGGGCGGAGACGCTTGGGCTTTGATTGGTAAGAAACAAAAACAATAAAAATCATGAAAGAATTTGAAATCATTGACATCAAGCCCTTCGTCCTGACAACGGATAATAAGGCCTTGGGAATTGCCGTTAAGGGGTGCTTCGCCTCGAGCGCGTGGTGCGTGTCTGACGAGGCTTTTAAGGGGATTATGGGCACCAAGTTCGCTTGGCTCGCACCGGACGGCGGAGACTACACGGACCATAGGGACACCTTCAAAAGGTCCACTGAGGAGCAGGTGAAGGACATGCTAAGCGACACGCTTATCGACAAAGCATTATCTTTGGGTTACATTAAAATGCTTGAGTCATGAGCCACATTATATTGATAAGCGGAAGGGAGCATAAGGTTTCCGATGCTAACTGGGATAAAGCCCAGGAAAAGTTCAAGGAAGAGCTAAACAAGGACGATAAGAGCAGGAAAATCAAGGAATGGCTTCTGCTTAATAAGTACGCAAAACCGCACATTCGCGACAAAGTGGATGAACAGCTCGCCAAGCTCTGTAAGGCTTTTGGCGAAGCTTATGACAAAGCCGCTGATAAGACAACTGCTGTACTACTTTTTGGAATTGCTAACTACAAGGAAATTGAAAGATACGGCGTTGCAATGGTAATGCGTAACACCACAGTAACGAGTGGCATGACAGCAGACCTTAACAAAGGAGTTAATCTTGGTAGACTTGTAACAATAAACGAAAAGAAATTATGAAAAGGTTTTGGGTATTCAAGTTCAACCCTGGAGAGCCTATGGGCGGCTTCGGGGACTTCCACAGCAGCCACGACAAGGCCGTCGACGCCGGGCTCGCGGCCCTTCCGTGCGTGGGCTATGAGGTGGTCCAGATAGTGGACTCCCTGAAGAACCAGGTAGTCTTCTACGGCGACCCCGCAAAGAGCGCCGAGTACGTGTCCGCCTGACAGGCATGGAAACAAGCTCCACATCATTGATGTGGAGCTTTAATTGGTAAGAAACAAAAATCATGTTTATAGAAGACGAACTAAAGAACGAGGTCAGGGTGGCGAGGCTGCTCTGGCAGATTGGGGTAATCCCCAATGAGGTTACGCCGCTCGACGAGGGCAACCTGACGGACGCCGGAGTTGACATCGATGGAACCTACATGGTGTCCGTCGCGCTTTACGAGGACAAGCCATTCGGCCTGTCGAGGTGGACGCACAGGGACGGCGAAGGCTCAAGGGTTATGGAAATGCTCGGAGACTACGTAACCGCTGAGGAATGCGTCAAGGCCTACGAGACCTGCAAGGGCTTCGATAAGGTGACGCATTTCAGCGACGGTGCGGAACAGAAGGATCCAATCCTCAAACAGCGCAGAACGGTGCGTATGGAACTCGAGGCAAGGCTTTACGCTTGCGGGCTTTTCGAGGACATGTGCGCCGCTGTCGTGAGGCTCGCCATAACAGAAATAGAGGCCGAGCTTGCGAACAAGCAGAAGGGCGAGGACCCGCGCACGGCCTACAGCATCCAATGGGACAGCCGCAATGACTGCCCGAACCTTCTGATTTCTATGTGGGAGCGCAACACCCACAAGGCGGCGCTCAAATGGGCCAACGAGTGCATGCCGCTCGCGTGGTGGAAGCCGATATTCGACCCTGAGCACCCAATACACAGAAAGGGGGAAACGAGCGATGAGCAGTAGGGGTTACGGAAGGCGCGGCGGAATGGAGCATGCGATAGTAGCTACGGATGAAGAGCTTCAGGAGTTCGCCAAATTCCTTTCGGCTAACAATGTCGACAAGGTCCGGGGCATGGACAGTTTCATGCCGATACCTGAAATGAACACACAGCAACAATTGAATGAGATACGCGAGTGCTGTGGCGATGACGCGGACATGGCAGAGCACGTGAGTCCCGAATACTTCGAAAGGCCAAACGGGTCGCACGGGTGGTCTTGCTCGAGATGCGGTTACGTAGTCCAGTGGGGGTAACCGAAAATTGATTAATGCAGGCCGGCGCGTGAGTGTCGGCCTTTAATGGGTATCAAACACATTTAATTTATGGAAACGACAAAGCTTATATGCCTTTTGGCGATATGGCAGCACTGGAACGGAACAAAGGAGAAGTTCACGCAAGCCGACATGGAGATGCTGCACACCTCGGAAGCGATAGTATACCTGCAGGAAA